CCAGTCAAAGATGTAAACTGCACCCTGATTGCTACCTGCACTACCATCCCAATATGTTGCCCCAACTGCAAGAACGCTACCATCGAAGGATAGGGAACAAGAACCACCGAACCGGTCACCTGCACCTGCATCGGAGGGCTTTAGTGCCGTGGTACGCTCTTTCCATGAACTGCCAGACCAATCATAGATATAGACTACACCTTGAGCACTACCTACTGACCCATCCCAAAATGGTGCCCCTACAGCCAGTGCGCTACCATCGGATGATAGCGAGCAGGAATAACCGAAGTTGTCAAACGAACTTGCATCGGATGCTTTAAGTGTGGTTGTACGTTCTGTCCATGAAATCCCGTCCCAGTCAAAGACATAAACTGTACCCTGATTGCTACCTGCTGGCCCGTCCCAAAGTGGTGCCCCTACTGCGAGAACGCTTCCGTCTGATGATAGCGAGCAGGAAGTGCCGAACCGGTCACCTGCACCTGCGTCGGATGGTGTAAGTGCCGTTGTTCGCTCTGCCCATGAACTACCATTCCAGTCAAAGATGTAAACCGCTCCTTGATCGTTACCTGCACTACCATCCCAATATGGTGCCCCGACTGCCAGTACACTGCCGTCCGATGACAGGGAGCAGGATCGTCCGAACTCATCATTTGCGCCTGCGTCGGATGATGTTAATGCCCCCGCTATTTCATCCGGCGTCATTAGCAGGAGTCTGTCACCTAGAGTAAGGTTGGTTTTGATTGTCGCGCTGTCTTCAACGTCCAAGCTCCCAGCGCTCACGGCTCCGCTGATGGATACGTTGCCTTGGTGGTTAGTCTCAACATAATCTGCTGACTCTTGATATGCCATGGTTCCTAAGTTATCAATTTCACCTGAAAGATATACAACATCGCTAGTTGAATCCCAGACTGTTGAACTGTTTAATTGGACTGTAGTATATACGGATTCCCAGTCAGCGCTATTGGAGTTAACTGTTGTATATGCAGAATTCCATGCTGCAGATAGCATATTAACAATATTACTTGGGGTACTAGCTGCAGTTACTGTAGCTCGAAGACTTACCCCATTTAGTAAGATATCTCTATCTCCACCAGAATATCCAACTGATATTGTTTGATCAAATTGTACTGGTGATATGAAGCGCCATAAATCACATAAGCTTATTGTAGTTGTATATTTCATTGTGCCATTTCAGCGCCTGCAGCCGGTGGTGCACCAGCCTCCGCTGCGCCTGCGGTTGCGGCTTCTGGAGATGTTGGTCCAGGACCGAAGTCAGGTGGGACATCAGGTGTAAACGCGCCACCAGCAGGTAGTTCTGTACCTCCACCTAAGCCACCCGCTGCCATATCACCAGCTATATTTTCCATTTCTGCTTCAGCAGCTAGTTTCTTTCTAAAATCAGGGCCAGTAGAAACGATTTGCTGTACTTCCCATGACAAAGCTGCATCTTTTCTAAGCCATTCTCTGTTCTCTGCCATTTGAACATCCGATAGACCAAGATAATATTTCTGGCAATAGCTCTGTGACATAAGTTCCGTTGCAACTAATCCAGTAAAGTTATTTTTCTTAAGATCGAATATTTGTTGCTCACGCATCACTGCAAAGCTAGTCGGCATATTAAATTCTATATTTAATTGATGCTCTCTTAGATTATATTTCTCCCAGAGACTCTCCGATTCATTATCGTTAGGATCTTTCTCGCGTAATTTCATATGTGTAACAAACGAGTTTCTGAGTCCTACTGCAAACTGCTGCTGTATGCGAATAATGAAACGAGCAAATCGTAATTCTTCTCGTGTAATTTGTTCACCATCTTGAAACGCATCTTGTGGATCCAGCCGCTGTTGTGGTACTTTTAATGATCGATATAATTTCTTGATAAAATACATCAAATCATCTAGCTGTCCTAGATTTGCACCCCCTTGCAATTGCTCTACTGTTGTACCTTCACTTTGACCTCTTTTTGTAAACCAAAACGCGTCAAGCATGGACTGTGGATCATACACATTTGTTACACGCCCCTGTGAGTTATCGAAGTTTTTACGTGACCAGTATTGCTGCATGAGCTTTCTTACATATTCTTCAGCCTTTGGTACTGGCATATTGCCTACATCAACTTTAAATACAAGACGCTCTGGCGCACGAACTAATCGATAGATAATAATACTGTCTTCAACCAAAGTAAGCTGCTTGTATGCTCGACGTGCATTCTCGATATACGGCAACCGCATCGTATGATCTTCGTTCCACATACCTGAATGTAAATAAGTAACCTGATTTTGATCAAGAACTATTAGTTCCTCTTGGCTTTGATTGACCATTGATTTCTTAGGATTAACGATCGGCTTTCTTAAAAGGAACCCTTGGATTATCTGGTTTTGAACATTGTCGTAAATCGGGTTAACTAGCTCTGTAGGAATTCCTACAATACCTATAATACCATAGTCCGGTCTATTTTCTGATATTACATTTTCAAAAAATAGTTCTCCTTCAGTTAGAAATTGTCTGACTAATTCCCATCCTCTGGTCTCCAAATCAAAAATAGTTATAAACTTATCCCATTCTTTTTTAATAGCATCAATTATAAATTTATCATGATCACCAGAAACCGTACATTTTACTATAGTACCGTCACCATCTTTAACAATTGCTTCATCTGCGATTTCATCTATACATTCCGCTAATTCTGCATACGCGGCCATTCTACGATATTCTTGTACACGACGGACCTTATCGGAATCCACATCAGCATACATGATTTCATGATAGCGCTTGTCTATCATTATCTGACCGGCACCAGCATCTGGTTGAGCCTGGAATACAGACTGCTGTGCAACACGTTGATCTGGTCGTGTAACTAAGTTACTAAAGACATCGTACTTTGGATTTTGTTCTAATGCGTTTTGAAGTACCTTATAGGTGTACGGCATCCTCGCTATTAAAGTACTGATAAAATTCGGTCCGGCAGAAATTGTTCCTGCACTACCCATTCCCATTGCATTGGCCATAAAATCTCCTCTTTATATATGTATTTATATTTTTTGAACTCCTAAACGTTTTCATAAATACTGCATTTTAAATATTTACGAACACAATAATAGATTACAACGAAAAGATGGTATATTCCTTGTATTAATTAATGTATATTAATAGTATCGATTATGAAAAACTTTTTACCTTTACTCCACTAACACAAGGATATTGGAACTCAATGTAATTATTGTACTCGGTAGAATTTACAGGATATGGATTTGTTGTCGGTCGGCCGCAATCTTTAGTTAAGAACCCATATCCAGCATTATTAACCGCAATAATGTCAAAGTAGCCGCTGTTTAACATTGTTAGAGACAAGCTAAAAGCGTTCTTTGATATATAATTTATCGCACTATCTTCTACTCGTATACCAGAAAAGCCTGAGTATATTGTAGATTTTGTTGTTAGATCCTGAACGTATGTAATTCCAGCACTTAATGGAGACGTAGGTGATGTGTCGAATATGCTCCAATCATAACTACTCAGATAAACAGTATCGACGTAATCTAGCATTCTACCGTATAAGGTAATTTCACTAGGATTATCTTTTCCTACAAAAAACGGATCTACATTTACGAATTGAGGTCTTGCTGAAATAACAGTATAATCAGTATAATGATCTGTATTAAACTCATCTTCCCGAGCTTTCATTGCTTCATATTCTTCGATGGCTGATACGGATGCAAAATTTGTATCAATAACGTAAATCGGTTTTCCTGGGGGTGGGCTGTTTTTAAACATCCATGATTCGATTGTAAACGATGTATCTGCAACAACTCGATATGGCTGAGAGGCATTAATATCGAACGGATAACTAATAGTTACATTTTCGTTCCATTTAATATGACTACGGATTTCGAAATCAGACCATGGAATAATATCCGGCCATTTCCAGCTTACAACAATATACGGATCACAATATGGTATGAAATTTGTTAAAATTTGATCTATATCAGTTTGAAATCTACCGATTATAGACATGTTAACAGTTAAATCAATCGGAACTGGTTGCAGCAAATGAACCCAAGCAGATGTTGTTGGTGATTTTGTATCAGTCCAATAGGATCCTTCAATTTTACTGAAAACTCTTTCTGGTGCACGTCTAAATCCACCGTTCCAGACGCTAACTACCGGCATTTTAAAGTGTTGATTCTTTTGAACTATTTCATGTAATGTACGTGTTTTTGGAGCATACATAAAATTTACATGAATTTGGTCCTCCGGCTCTTTATCAATATTATGTCGCTTAATAACAATATCGTTAAAAGCATTTGAAAACTGTGCTATTATGTCTCGGATTTCCCAATGAAAAGTGTATGAACGCATTAATTTGTCTCCTTTAAATATTTAACAGAAGAAGTCAAATTTAAAGGAGAAAATAAAAAATCGGAATAATGCATTAGCACTACCCCGATTTCGTTAAAAATTTAGATCTTAGAATACGTCGACATCTCTAACTTGAGCTGTTTTTAATACTTCTTGTTTTAATGGATCGAGATCTTCAATAGCATACTCTTTACCACCGATGGTTATTCCGGCTATATTACTAACTAATACTCGGCGATATATTACTGGTTTATTAACGCCTTGCGATGTAGCAGTGTCTTCTGGTTTTTGAGTATATACAAACGGACTCCATTCATCAGGTGTGAGTACTTTGAAGTTTCCACCTTGTGTTCCTACATAAATAGGTGTTCTCTTTTTACTTGTTCCAGACCGTTGAGTAGGTTGTATTGCTATTGATAGCCCATTTTTACCTCTTACGAGCGACGGCGTCTCATGCTCACCCCATCCAGTTCCTCGTTTGAATCCTCCCTCTTGACCTTCCCGCTCTCGCTGGCGATTCACAGATCTTTCGTAGTCTGCATTAATCATTCCGTTAATTTGTGATACTTTATAGATCGGTAAAAAGATATTACCGCCCTTTTTCTGTTGAGGTATTGTTACAGCAGTAATACTAATCGGTGTTGCACCTGTTTTGTCTGCCTCTCTTATTTTTTCAACAAGCTGTTCTTGTGTTATTGAATCAGCGAAGGTATCCATGCCAAAAGCCATTTCCATGACTCGCTGCTCATAGATAAGCTCCAAATCCGCCGTTGCTTTGTCCTTCATTATATATCTCCTTTATATTATTTATAGCTAGTTCTCCGAAATGTTTACTTATTCCCTCTTCAAGTACATTGTAAGTAAACACCTTTTCTTTCATTAATTCCGGAGTTACAATAATAGTCCGATTAACTGAAAGGTCAACTTTTCTCTTTATAATTGACACACCAATTTCAATTTGAGCGTTATCTTCTATGAATTTTACATTCAACATTTCACCGTAGATAAAAATACCCCCTGTACCTGGTTTTTTGTACTCTACATATATAAATTTACCTTCTGTCAAAGGTTTGTATATCAACTGTAATTCTGGATCTAGTTCATTATATTGTAACGTTTTTAAAATATTCATAATTTTTATCCAATATACAAATAAAATCATAGCCTTGCTCAATACAAGCATTCTTTTTAAGCTCCAAATTTATTTCTGTTTGTATTTTCATAATATAAGATGATTTTATTTCAACAATAAGGTTTAATTTTGGTATATAAAAATCAGGGTAATATCTTTTCTTTTTTCCTTTTTCAAAATAATAAATTGTCGGTGGACGGTAAACTATTTCATTTTCAGTTAAAATATTATTATTTATTACAAAATCTAAGAAACCATCTTCATACCCTTGAACATAAATTTCTTGTCCAGACGGTAAAATATATTGTTTTGATTTAAATGTGTGTATTATTTGATTTCTAGTTCTATGTTTTCTTAATCTAATACCGCACTCTTTTAATATTCGATACAACACTGGCCTTGAAATTGAATGTATTCGACATATATCTTTTGTTAATATCTCTTTTTCATAATCATTACAAATTTGTTTAATATTATATCGTCTGTTTATACGATATTTTTGACTTTCTGCAGGTGTACGTATTTTTATTTTCCACTCTTTCAATAAACTGTTAACTAGAGTAGTAGAAGCGTTAAAAATATTTCCGATTTCTTTTGTTGTTCTTCCTAAATTATATAGCTTTATTATCTCTTCTATTTTATTTCTTATATCAGTTTTGAAAACAGGTGAAGGATAATCATGTGCTTTTCGTTTTTTAATATTTGCTTGTTGTAATTTTTTATTCACTGATGTTTCAGTAATACTAAACATTTCTGCAATATGTTTTAATGTTTTACCTTCTTTATATAATTTACATGCTTTTCTAATAGTTAAAGCTGAGCGTGGTCGTACTGTGATATTATTTTCTTTTAATATTCTACCTATAGTAGGATTGGTAACATTATATTTTTTTGCAAGTTCAACTGTATTTTGTCCTTGTTGATATAATATTACTATCTCTTGTCTCTGTTTTTTTGATAACTTCATATAAATATTTATATGATTTATAAATATTTTTACTGGAGCCGATCTCTAAAAAATCTTGGTAGTTTATCTATATTTCTTTTAATTAGATCAACCGCAGTACCGTCAAGAATATATGTATCTGAGAAATCGGTAACGCTTCGGGTTGTTCTTCCACACATCTGTACTAATGTTATTAGAGCCTTCATTTGATACCATCGAGGATTTCGATCTGCAATAGTCTTTATCCTCTTATCTCCTAAAGGTAAATACGGTGTTTTCATAATTACAGAAAATCTACCGAACTCATCTGATAAATCAGTACCAAAACCTAAACTCGGTGATATTATCACAGTCCCTTTAGTGCTCAATCTATGAGTATGCAATAGATATTCATTTGTTATTCCAGGCTCTCTTAATAAAAATCGTTTATCGTTTTTTATATGGTCTTGTAGAGCTTTAGTTATCTTAAATGTATGAGTATGAATAATGCCTTTATCATCTGGATATTTATCACATACTCTTTTAGCTATTTCAACTAATTTCGGTAATATCTTATCGAGATTTTTGTAGTTGAGTTTGAATTTATCGAGACAATATATGGGTGACTGTGACGGAGTAAATTCAGAATCAACTTCTATATACTCATACTCTGTAATACCTAGAGATTTTGCAAACATTGCATGATCAATGATAGTTGCCGACATCAATATGACATGATCGGCGTGCTTAAAAAAGTTTTGTGCCAGAATATTAACAAAGAGAGGAGTAAACTTTACTTTGTCGGCTTCTGGCTCAATAATAAACTCTGTAGAATACCAATTCTGTAAGATAAGAACTAGTTTCTCATACATGTTTCTGTATAGTCTTAGCGCCGTAATTGCACTTATTAGTTGTCGTTTATTCTTCTTGTTTTTTGCGAACACCTCTTGTAATGATTCCTGCTTTGCTTTTACTGCATCGACTAAATCACTTAACCATCTATAAGCTACTCCAGAATCATTTGTTAGTAGTTTTTTAATTCCCAGCTCACTAAGTTTAATCCGTTTATAATCAATAGTGCAAGAGTAGTGTTTTACTAATTCATCTTCTAACTCCGATGCTTCATCACAGACTATATATTCTCTTCGCTGCAATGTCTGTGGGAGTGTTAGAAATGAACTATAATTAAATACAGCAAAACGAGATTTCAGTGCATCACGACGAGCATTTAGAAACGGGCAGCGTTCTAATTGTTTGCATTTTTCCAATAAGGATGGTGTAATCATGCAAGGAGCAAGATCACACTCGAAGTCCTCATCGACGGCGCATATATAGTTCTGTTTACCCTTGAGAATGTTTGACCCAGGAAACATGTGATCGTATTGATTTTGTAGAGTCTTGCTTACTGTAAGTACCGCACATCCGAACTTTGGTAAATTTTGTAGGACATCTTCATTCTCGTAACCGTTACCAAATTTCTTTGAATACAATCGATGGCTATCTGCTAGTTGCACAAAAACCGGGTCAGGATAACGACTGCTATTTGCAATCGTTGCTGATATATGGCCTTTCCCAGCACCGGTAGGTGCTTGAACAATTATAAACTTCTTCTTTGGTAACGCTTTCTCAATATGAAGTATTATGTCCTCTTGAGATTTTCTTGGTATGAACCCATCTGGAAAGTTTGCTAATAATTTTGACATTATCCCTTTGCTTTATCAATACATTTACGTAAGCATTTCGTACAGAAAGAAAGATGATCAGTCGGCTTCGTTCCCTCTGATGTAATGACACATCGACGACCTATATAACCTCGACCGAAGCACGCCTTGCAGTATTTAGGAAAGGGCTTTTTTAGAGGTACTTGATATTCATCTAAGTTTTTTACTTCGTCTTCTTCGACGGTGTATGTTTGACCTGTCACCAATGAGAATATTAGCTTGAGGTTTTTGATAGTGCATGGTTGATCGTTCGTTGATACTTCTTCATTAATGTTTTTCATAATATCAATATTATAATATATCATTAAGATTTATCAAGATAAATTAAGAGTGGATCTTTAGGGTTAAAAGTAAATGTCGAACTATCGATACTTTGATTTCCGCCATTTGTTACTGTATCTAGTCGAGACATTAATTCAAATTCTTTAGTTCCTACTTGCTGAGAATTGATAGCAGCAATTATTTGTATTGCCCCTTCTTTTGAGATACTTTGATCGTCTTTGATAAAGTTAGTGACAACAGGTTCAATAGCTTCTTCTAGCTCTCTTATTAGTTTGTGATATTTTTCAAGTAGTTTCTTTCCGTCCGCATTAATACTATATGTTACTTCTTCACTTATAACTTTATTTGCTAGCCGTTCAAATAGGTTCATTATTTCTCCGTTACGATATCAATTTCCATTATAGTATCATGAAACCGACTTTTCTTATCTTTTACTAATTTCGAAATTAGCTGCAATGATTCTTTATCTCCGTGAACTAGTGTCGAGAAGCGGTAATCAAAAATAACTTTAGATTTCTTCTTATCCACAATAATATCAAATGGGATCGGTATCTCAAATCGTTCCCTCTTAGTTGATTTGATAATAAACTCTAAATAAAACCCACTTTGTTTAAATAGAAGGAACCGACCGGATCTCCATACTTTATTGTTAAAATGTATTTTAACTTTTTGCTGGAGCAATATTTTTAGTGGGGCCTCAATTGCTGTTTCAGGTAAAAAAATCATAATAGTATTTAGTGTATTATAAAATACATCCACCACATAAAAAAACAACAAAGGAACATCAGATTACCGATTCATAAATACTATCTTATCCTGCGGTGACATGTTCTCCAGAAATAAATTGAAATAAGCCCAGAATTCATCCGGGGGTCTTGTCGGCATTATGGTTATAACATCAACACTTTCACAAGGAATCATACGCCAGTCTTGCCAGAATATATCCCATGCGCAAACCAGATTCTTTTGAATCCATGGATATGGTGGCGGCATTACTGGCGGCTTGAAGTGAAGTGCTATTTGACCAGGAGCACTATTAAGCATAGTAAAATCATTCGAACAAAACATTCTTCTAGTAGGGCTCCATCCAAATTTTGTGCGCCTTCGAACGAATTTTAGTTCAACTACGCTTTGACGTAAAGCCTCTAATAGACTGCCTTGAGACATTCTCATTAGAACACCTCACTACCTACTTCAAATTCCTTATTCATATCCCCACGGTCCTTAGCTACCTTCATTCGGAGCTCCCATGGTGCTTCCAGTCGATTAGCTTGTATTGCTTTCTTGCCAGATTTATAGAATAGTTTTGTCTGCCCGGCACTCTTGTTAAGAGTCTCTATTCGCGCATACATTATATCCTCCCCTTCATAGTTCTTTCCAGGGATATAGAAACTGTACCCAATGTCCGGTATATTAAGTTTTACATATTTCCGCCTTGCTTCGCTCCATTTTGTCTTTGATCCTCTATCAACAGTTGCAACATACATAATACCATCAAAAGTGAACCCATGGTCCTCTTGTAGTTTTTTAATATTTTTTGCTGTTATAGGTGATAGTTTTGATATATCAAATGGAACTTTATAGAGTTTAAATTTATCTGGTTCAAACATAGTACCTTGTGGTATCGTATGATTTCCAAACTTAAAGGGTGGTATCCGTTCCGCATCGGATAGATCTAATGATACCGCTTCATATATAAATTGTTCGAATGTACGTTTCATATAGATATTTATACAAAAAAAGGCGCCATTTAGGCGCCTTTTTGAATAATTGAGTTTAAAGCTCTATTCGATCCAGCAAACTAGATAACTGCTATTTAACCATATGTAGTCTGTTCGTATTATTTCGTATTTCAGAGGCAAGAGGAACGATTTCATCCTCTATTTGTCCTTCCAATCCGCAGGCCTTCTCAGGGCACATTCGCACTATCGGTTGTAGTTTATCATGGGCTATCTCCATGAGTGACTCAAACTCTCTTACAATCTCGTTCAGATATATTAGCTGCTTCATTGTTTGGCCTTGACCTAGGTCTGCTCGTGCATCAACGCAATTTGCATCCTTGTTAATATTATTTTCCCTGTACATATTACTCCTTTGGTTCTACTACTGCAAATACTCTCGGTTCATTGAGAAATATTATCTTTTTGTTATCTTTAGTTACACCGGGTATTCCTTTATCACTAGGAATCATAATGCAATCTCCAACTTTAATATTCCCAGATACCCCCGGACCTGCTTTTATTACCTTTGCGACACGCCATAGATACTGTACCATATTCTTTTGTATCCATACTCCTCCACGCAGGACCTCCCCTTGATCGCTTTCATCTACGTATTCACACATCAGAATATCCCCTAACACGGAAACAATGTTCCAATCAGAAGGAATAGTATCTCTATTGCATGTCTCCAGATCCAATGGTGCTATACCATGAACCTCTTCCGGTAAATGTGCTTGCGCGGCTCTCGTTAAATTTTCAGTTTTCATCAGTGTTTATTTCTCTTTCAATTATATCAAGCAGTTTAGTTCCAACTTCTATCTTTTCCTCATCCGTTAACTTATTAAACCATTCAACTGGATGCTCATATCAGCCTAATTTTTCCAGGCTATGAAGAAAGACAATTATCGTTGCGTTAACTATTTCATCAAGAGTAGTAGTCTTCACGATATATTCAACCTCTTCTTCACATCTTTTAAATTAATGCCACCCCGTTCAATATATAATTTAATCTCTCTCCTCGAAAGCTCAAGGCTATCAGCAAGATGTGCAACTAAATCAGCATCTGGTGGCTTAGATCCACTTTTCTTGGTTTTTTTAAAATACCTAATTCTTTTATTGTTATCTCTAGGTATAACCGCAGTGAACAACTTATACCACATTTGTTTATCATCCATCGCGCGCCAAAGTATATTGCTCGATGCATTTAAAATCTTCGCGAACTGCGGTGAATACATTGATAGCCATCTCTGAGTCATGTAAGGAACGAACTCGCTCTCATCCTCAACATTACTTGAGAGCTTATTCTGTTTCTTTGAAATGATATCCGCAAGTTGTTCGAATATGTTCATATATTACATCGTCTTGCTGGCCATCCAATTACGAATCATATTATCATCGAATGTAGCCGGAAATGCACAATACTTGTGTGTATTAGCAGGCATTTTTTTGATGTTAACTTTATCTGTATCATTCAAAATAATCATAATCGGCTGTGATTCGCTTGAATATATCGTGTTCCCTATTTTTACTCTCATTGTTTTCCTTTTTTTCTTTTAGGTATATTTTCTTGTGGCTCTAGAATAATTACCTTCTTTAACTGTTCTCTACTCATCGACGGAGCATTTAAAACTGCTTCCCGTTTCTTTAAAATATCTAGTTTATCCTGACTGGCCATATTAGATTACTACCTTGCTTGTCGCAACAAACACATCTTGTGATGTTGCATAAAACGCTTGACATACCTTCTCCATAAATGCAGTACACGCCTGATCTTCCATATTCGTTGAATATGCAAATGCAGGTGCTTTCTTACCGGCAACGACATTAATACCGGTATGTCCAAGTATTGATCCGTTTTTCTCACCTACAATGCTTACACTAGCTTTACCTCGCTGCTGTATAACTCCACCTTGCTGAAATTCCTTGTTTACAAAGATATCATCACCTTCTATGTCTATTGGTGCTTGTATAAGGCTTCCTAATAAATCACCCATTATTGAGCATAGTAGTCTCTGAAAACATACACCGCCGTATAGATTTGTGAGAGGTAATTCGTAGCAGAAATTAATCATATCATCCGAATAGATATAATCCTTACTAATTAGATCTTCCAGATCAATCATAAATTCGGTTTCTACTATTGTAGGAGAGCGGAATGCGATAATGTTGCCAATCGGTAATACTTTATCTCTAAACACTTTATACGCAAACCGATTATGAATCATTGAACCGTCATAGTAATCAACACCAAATACTTCTTTTAACTTCTCTCTTGTTAATATCATTTGTTTCCTTTTATAATTTGTTTATAATGTCTGATCGTGCTTGTGAAATGGCTTTACCTAGAAGGTTTCGACCCCATCTATCTCTCTCGAGAATATTGGGATTATACTCACTCATTCCAATCCCCCAAATATTATCAGTTGGGGACGCTTCGACAAGCTCATATGGATCTGTCATTAGTAATAGTTCTCCCCATGTCGAGTTTTGAGAAAACTTATCAAAATTAATCTTAGTTACTGCGCCTAAAGCAACAGCTTCCCATTGTTGTACATCGAAGTTTTTAATCATTCTTCCTATAGCCTTTTGATTCCGTGGATGGTCTGTGTTCTTGATATGCTCGTAAGCTTCGTGATCATTGAATACTTTTGCTTTAAAGAGCATCATTGCTTGTTCGGCACAATTAACATCTTCGCCTACTAGATGAGAATGAAATCTACAATCTGCCCACTGTGAAAATATACCACCGTAGAAAAAGATAATCTTTTTATTAGGATATACTGTTGCACCTAATAGCTCACTATAATACTCCTTATCATCCATTATTCTCTTCCTCTCTCAATGCAACAATTTTCTCTTTTAGTTTCTGATTCTTCTTGATCATAATTAGCGAAGATGTAACCAGATTCGAACCTGATGCCTTTCCATTCTCATAGACTATTCTGCCACTAAAATATACATCTTCTCGGAACCAACTTCACCTAGGATTCATCAGCTCCTTCTTCTAATACCTTACTTACTTGTTCTCATATGCAAGAGGATCCACCGCACCATTTACCTTAAATGCAGTCAAACGCTCCATACACGCCGGGCATTTGCCGCAACTCGGCTCCACACCGTTGTAGCAAGTATATGAATCTTCGTAAACACTTATATCATGCTTTTCAAGAATACGCTTTACAGTTTCTTCTTTCTTTTCATTGATAAGAGGAGTTTCGATTCGAAGATCAACCTCACCCAAACAAACTAAAAACGCGTCATTTTCTGTTTTTGAAACGTTTGGCATATATTCACTGCCTTTTACTGGATTAGTACGACCGGCTTGAATAGCTGCTTCTAATAGTTTGAAGAAAGGTGCTCTACAATCACGATATGCTTCAAAGTCTTCCTTACACGCGCCATGTACAATTACATCACAATCATTCTCTTGTGCAAATGCTGCTGCAAACAAACAGAAAATAGCATTACGCTGCGGCACAACTGTACTTCTCTGATCTGCCATATCAGTAGTCACATCAATATTTGTATCAATAAGACTACAACCGCCAATCTGACTAATAGGTACATCAAGAACTACTCTCTTAATTCCTCTCTTATCACAAAACTTAAAAGCTGCGGCGTTTTCTTTATCAAAATGGCGTTGACCATAATGAAACCCAATACTTATAATATTTTCTGGTCCATACTTTTCTATATAATCCAACATAATTGCTGTTGAATCCATACCACCGCTATGCATTATTAGTTTCTTACTCATTTTATCTCCTTTTTATGTGATAGAAGTATATCGGAGAACTCGTTTTTGAGTATATCGGTTGACTTCTTGTTCATTAACATTGTAAACAATATCCTGCTTCTTCTAGTGGTTTACGATGATATCGAATAATATATTCGACTATAGATAGATTCATTCTTCCTTTAGTCTTTTTCATTACTTCGCCTGTTATGATACGAATGCATTCTGTTTCTATTCGAACAACGGGATTATTTTTAATGTACTCTTTCATTTTATTATCTATAAAATGTGAAAGAGCTATTAAATCACCATCTATATTCTCTTCATTCATGTCAATATATTAATATAGATCTCTTCAATTTCAAATATTTATCTACTTAAAAAGCGTATACGTACTTCCATTGACTGTCTTGAATCTTATTTTCTCAACATCTTCAGATACAATCTCTGTTATCTCTGTTGTACACCACCAATCCCTGGATGAAAACATCCCACCTGTAACTGTACCAATATATAATCCGTATCCTAGAAGTGATTCAGACTTTCCATCCCAACTATGCATTTTTTCATCAAGATGCGATGGTACTAAATTTAAGACAGATCCGTAATGTCCTTCACCATCTCTATCTCTAGCTAATCGTGCCATTGTTATCCTTGGTATACATTGCATCTACATCGGATACAAACTCCAGCATATATTGCCTTAATTCTTCTGTATCCCCTTCTTTGTCTATCTTAGATACCTCCTGCAGGCACTTATCTATATCATCTCGAATTTCTTTAGCTGTAAATGTTTTTACAGCGCATATACAGAATTTAGCAGTGTCGATATTTTCTGTATCCTCGTCTTGGGCTTCCCAGAAGGTATACCAATTTCCACTACCTCTACTACCCCATCTGCTATAACTCATTTATCTCCATTCAATTTTAACATATCCAACACCTTTTAATTTTAACTTAATGGCTGATATTATAGCCTTCCAGGCAGATTCACCTGCATATATTTGTCTATAACCAAAATCAATATCACTTGTATAGTACCACTCTAAAACTTCCCATGTATTACTCATTTACTCTCTACCAATTTATTTCGATACTTTATTTGCCCGCTTCTATCAATTCTCTTTTCGAGCTCATCTGTTAGTGCACCCATATTAAACACAGCGTCTCTCGACAATGTAATTGCATGAAGCCATACTTCTTTACCTGACGGACTTAACCGCTTAAAAATGTATACGTAGGTGTCTCCGCGTTTAGCACAAAATATTCGTACATTAGGACCTTTACATGCTATTCGCTCCGATCTAGTTGTACAATCCAATACATAATCAACCATTTGCTTTACACCTTCTGCAGATACCCCGGGATGTACTTTTATTCTTTTATTCATAATCTTCTCCTCATGCTTCATCATTTACGTAATAATATAATACATCACACGTATACGCAAGAGTAATATAAGATAAGCTAATTATATTAGTTTAGTTTGATATTTATAGTATAACTTTTGAATAATTATGATCACATATTCTATAATACCTACACCGATAATCACTACGGAGAACCAAAACTTAGCTAATATAAATGCAATAAAATATAAAACCAATCCAATAACATAAATACTTAAAAATGCCCATGAAATTTGATCGGCAGACTGTTGTCTGTATATTTTTAGTATTTGTATAAATACGGCTCCATTAAGAAGGCACGATGAGAGTGTAATTAGGAGATCAGATTCCATAACATTATGATAATATAAGCGATAAATAAATCAAATTTTACGTGAAGTATAATAAATATTTGTACATAGGAGAATACCATGGATTATAAAAGAGTTTTTACACGTATACTAACAGAGTCTCCGTACCCGGTCTCAACGATGGATCAAGGTATGGGAGATGGTCAACCACCAATGCCGAGCGACGAAGAGGCTTGGAATCAAAACAACAAGAATATTGTTGATAACGAAGAATTGAGCAATCAGTTTAGTGTCGAGGGTCTTCCTGTAAATGTTACCGAAAAGTATGTTTCCAAAATTGCTGATTGGCGTCAGAATATAGAGCAAGTAGCAGATAAGATGGAAGAGATCTATACCTTTGCAACTGAAAGCGCAGATAAACCTGGCGCGGGTGAGATTTTTTCGTCTATCGGAGGGTTGGTAGAAGGTATTATGACAGATTTTGGTACATTGAATGGTCAGCTAAGATCTCTCGGTAATAAGATTAAAGTTTCGATGAAGCGCGCTCAGGAGAAAGAGCAAGGAAGAAGATAACGATTCAATTTCTATATATAATTTGATTTCCTAGAGAGGCTTCATATAATATAATATATGGAGCTTCCTCTTAATTATATAATTGAAAAGATTTATACACACGGTGTCGGTCCTAAGTATAAAAAATACAGCAACACCTACAACTTCGGTTGTCCTATATGCAGAGAAGGTAATTCCCTACACCGAAAGCGTAGGGGGTTCTTTCTTGTAAACGATGGATACATTTGCTGTCATAACTGTCAGCGTACGTGGTCACCAGCTGAGTGGATCAAAGAAGCGGCCGGATTAACGTACAGCGAAATTCTACATGAAGCTGAAGAATACGACGACTGTATAGACGAAGTTATTCAGAGACACGGATGGAAAGAAGAGAAGCGAAGCAATCCTTATACTCTACCATATGATTGTATAAACTTAACAGATTCGATACAAGTTGAGTATTATAAAGACAATCCATATGTGGTATCTGCTTTGAACTATATACACCAACGAAGACTGGATGTTGCAATAAATAGACCGAAAGCTTATTACGTCAGCTTGAACGACAAGCTACACCGCAATCGACTAGTTATTCCTTTCTATGATGAGAAAGGTCAAATCGTTTTCTATCAGTCAAGAGCACTGAGTAGTCAAGATGAAAAGTTTGCTAGATATCTATCTAAAGTAGATGCACCTTTTTCGGTATTTGGTATTGAACGAATAAGAGTTAATTATGACTACATATTCTTGTTCGAAGGTCCTATCGATTCAATGTTTGTTATTAATGGTATAGGAATGGGTGGTCTATCATTGAATGATACACAAGAAAAGCAACTCGAAAAGTACCACTTCCATAAGAAGATATGGGTATTAGATAATCAGTTAGATAATGCAGATGTTGCAAAGAAGTATAGACAGCTTATTGAACATGGAGAATCAGTATTTGTATATCCTGAAAAGTTCAAAGAATTTAAGGATATAAATGATATTTGTACGGCATATAGACTAGATCAAATCTCACCGAAATTCTTTATTGATAACTCATTTACTGGTATGCAAGCACTCCTGCAGCTCGGTATATAAAAATTACTTCTTTTTTGGTGGCTGACGCTCGGTATTTTTATTACCTTTACCTTTGCCGGATCCGTCTAGTTTTCTCTTACCGCCACAAGATCCTCGTCTTTCATGTAATATACTCTTCTCTATTTCAGTACTTACTGCTTCGAGTAAGGTATCAAACATAACTAACGAAACCGATTCATTTTTAGTTTTTTTGTCTTTGGTAGACTTACTTTTTGTCCAGCCGCCACCTTTTTTGCGCTTTATACCTGTTGAGTCAGAACAAATAGCGTAGGCTGCGGATTCATCCTTGCCTTGTTTTTTCACTTTCTTTACACAACTGTCTAGTTTTTTCGGCATATATTACCTCTCTTTACTTGCATCTTTAGATCTTTTCGGCATTTGTGTTGCTTGTTTATTCTTTTTATGAGGTCTACCACACTTCTCGGTGATTTCAAATTTAAGCGCTTTCAGAAACTTCTCCTCGAAATTACGAATAGGTTCTTGCTTATCTTCGTCAATAACCATAAATCTATCAATTTCGTTTTGTAGTGCTTGTTGAAATTCTTCACTAAGCTGAATTTGCTTAGGGTATCGAGACACGTATGTTGTCTTCATTGTAAGTATAGTTTCACATAATTTTTCATAGTTTGCCATAAAATCTCCTAGAGTTGTACTTTTGCGTTTTGATTACCTAAATTAGCTAGACCGCCAACTAGCTTTTTAAAGTAATGAGGTATTGCTCCACCTCGTTGAACCATATTCTCGTAATCCTGTGGTAGTAGGTATACTAATAGTCCAGGCTTTAAAAAGTATTCAATCATAATGTTATGAAAAGATTTTGCCTGCTCCGGTGATACACGTAGCAGCGTCTCTCCTTCACCTTTAAAGCGAACCCCTATTCTTTGTGGTGCAGAATAAATTTCACCTCCTCTTTGTGTTCTCATAGCTTGTCTATAAGAAGCGCTACCTTTTGGAGTTGTACCTTCTGCTTCATGGATTACGCTCTCGTTGTATTCCATTTCTTGGTCGTAATTAAATCCGTGGGTTTTGTATACAGGTTCATCTGGCTCATTTTTAATTTCACTGGATGTTACATATTTTTCAAGTATCTGATACGGGGAAACACCCGCATTATCACGAGCAGCAACTGTAATTCTATTTTCGATTACATTTACAAAGCACGGGAAGTCGTTAATCTCCACAGTATCCCTATTATTAGTTAACGTAAATGGCTGACAGTTTAATGTTTTTCGTACATTAATGTCATCAAATATGCCCATTCCTGTTTCCGGGTCATAGTATATATCCTTTATATCATTTACAAAATTCGGAATATTCTGATAAAATTTATTGGCTGCGGCTTTTTGATCAGGCCCTACATATCCAGCATCTAAAATAGCACTTTGTGATTTTAAAAATTTATTGACTCTCGACCAAACGTTATTAGGATTTGTATCTTTCTGAGTTCTACCAGGAGTGAACCATTCTTCAAACTCCGCTTGTATAGCTTCGAGGAACTGTCTCATAGAATCTTTTCGAAGTTTTACAGCCTGCTCTTCTGATATTTTTAACCCATTTCTACGAAATATTTCAGCTATTTCTTTTGCACGGGCAATACGATTTTGTGAATTGAGTTGAGGAGCAAGTTCAGTTTTTTGCTCTTTTATTATATCTTTAACAATATCATTGAAAACGGATTCCGGTACATCCATCATACCTGCTGGTCTATTAGATTGAGGTATATCTGGCGCGTATCTAATTCTTTTTTCACCTTCTTTTGGAGGTGTTGATACATCCATTTGCGGTATATTTTGAGCCGGTTGAAGTGCTTCTCCAGACCTACGCATTTGATCACATGCTTCATGGAATTTATCCAATGCTTCTTCATCATCCAGATTTCTCCAAGCGCCGAAACGATTTAAATAGTAGTATTTTCTATTCTGAAAGTCCCAACTACTTAGATTAAATGGAGTACGCGGTAGATTAATCTGCCGATTCCAGTATTTTACTTTATCACCAAATGTACTAACTTGCTGAGGTGTGGGTGGCATTTCAGTGGAAGCCGGCACACCTCCAGTAGGAATCGAAGGCGGTGCTGCTTCTTTTAGCTGTTGAGCTTTTTCACCGAATGTCTTTATTTCCACCATTGTCTTTCTTCATCCTCGTCGTCCTCATCTCTGCGCTTACGAGGCCTACCATCTTCATCTTCATCTTCTTCATCACCAGGTAGTATATCTTCATCTTCGCTTTTCCATGAGAGCGGCCTATCTGGGATGTCAAATTCCTCATCTTCTGCGTCAATATCCGTTGGATTAATAGATCCTTCTTCTTCGTCTGGTATAATATCGTCCTCTTCGTCGTCCATGTCAGAGCTTGGTTCAGGTATAATAGGCTCATCCAGGTCTATCTCTCCTTCGTCACCTATATCCGGATCAATTTCTTCTCCAGATTCAACTGCCGAAGCCAGTGCATCTTTTCTTGCGCGTGCCGCGTATATTTGTTCTGCATCAGAATCACGCTGCTCGGCATATTCAGGGGCCGTTTTTAATGCTCCGGTTTCTGGATCTCTCTCGATTTGACCTGTTTTGATCTTATTCTTAATCAATTCACGTACAGAGTTCTGGTCATATGAATCTTTGACTGCAGGATCTCTTAAAATATCTCGAACAGTTGACCCGTTATCTGCGTGTTTCATTATTATGTGTTGCAGATCTTCATCAAGCATTGCATCTAAATGTTGAACCATTTGTTCAAATCGCTTTTGTAGCTCATTTGCGGATATTGGTTCAGGTATAGTACCCATTTTATTTACTACGCCTCGTGGCGGCTTGATAGGTTTCGTGGCATTTGCAGGAGTTCCATTAGCTGGCATGCCTGGGGATACAAAAACGCTCTTGGCGTTCGGTGTTCTACCAGTCGGTGGTAACAGAAGATTTCCGATAACACGGACAGTATAGCCTGTGTTCGCTTTGTCTGGTTTTCCCCAGTCCAATACTTTTGTCTGGTAGTCTTCTACCATTTTCTGTATATCTTTAGTTAACTTTTCTAGTGAAACTGGCTTATTTTTATATCTACGAATAAGTTGATTAGCAATCCAGTTTAAAGCACGAATCTGACGACGAATACTTTGTGGATCCCCGGGTGATAAGCCTAGCTTTTCTTCAGCTTTTTGTGCGATGTATAATTTAGTTCCTTTTGATGGGTCACTTGGATCACGTAAGACGTCATCAGGTGTAAAGACTGGAGAGGCGTTGCCGAGTATTAGATCAGCGAATTTCGTTCCCTTTGCAGTACCTTCATTCAGAACAATCTTACACATTTTATTAAACGTCATTGACATATTAGTTCTCCTTTAGTAGTTATTACTTATTTCTTTAAATATTTATGATTACCCATCTTCAAAACCGCTTAACAACCGATATTATCTTATACCGAACACTTCACGAGCAAGAGCTTTTCCAGTTTCATCAAGTTTATTTGGATCGAGAAGAGTGTCCTCCTCGCCGTATATGTTCCCTTTGTCGTTAATATAGAACTGCGCAAGCTTTATTCGCTCCTCCGGAGAGCCGAAAATTTCAATTATAGCCGGGCAACCTAAGTCGTTGTCAAACGGAAAATACACTTTTGAGTGTTTATTATATGCATCCATTAACGATTTAAACAATATGTCTACTTCATTACGAAAGACAGGATCAATACTTCGTTGAGGTGCTTCTTCGATATTAACTGGTGAGTGTTTAGTGATAGGGCAAAATAGGATAATATCAAAAAAGACTAATGTCTCTCTTGCGATATTAATTGACTCTTTTACGAATGAATCAGATACTTTACCTTTTGCATTGAGCCACATACTATAGACGATGTTGTCTAATACACATCGATTAAAAATTATATGATCTCCTTTTGCAGTTGTTACTTCATCTACTAACGCATCTAGAATCGCCCGCTGAGATGCTTCGGTACCGCTTTCGTTGATCGATAAATTTTCTTCATTAATGGTATCTCTGTATGTCCTGATAGGGGATTTATACATCGGCCACTGTTTTTTAAAATCTTCTATAAACGTTGTTTTTCCTATACATTGTGTTCCAATTACTGCTATTTTCATATTACTCCTTAAATTGTTTTTCTAAATAATTACTTATATTGAATCCTAGCTTTTCTACGGTGTTCCGAACATAATCAACCGATCCTCATAGTAATCTTTAAAAGTTTCTATTGCATGTTTGTTACATAAATCATACTCATCAACTAATATATGTTTTGGAATATGAAGCGGTGCGAAATCTTCAAATAATACACCGAACTTTATAATATTTGTATTATTTGTTGGTATATTTATCCGGTGTATTCTGTATTTTATGTGATCTATCATACCTAAATTGCAACCTAATATCCATATCGGAGTATCACCGAACATAGTATACATATCAACTAAGCTAACTAATTGATATGTTTTACCAGCTCTTCTAGGTAAATTATAAATCTTCATTTACAAAATTTGTTCTTCAACTCTTCATACCGCTTATACCCGAGGGTGTACTCTAAAAGAGTAAGCCTAATAGTTCCAACATATCCCGAATCAAGCGTTACTAATATATTACATACATTCTTAACTTCGTTTTTTACCGCATTTATTGATAGTCCTGTCGGATTGATAGTCAAAAGCTGCTCTAGATAAAATTCGAATGCTTCTTTTGACTTTTTGATTATATTTTCAATAGTATAGCCACTTTCTTTCATAGCATCTTGACTTATTATATCTAGTATAGAAGCTTCAGATACCGAATCCAGACCTTCAGCTACCTCTAAAACCTTCTGTTCCTGTTTATCGGTATTGATTAATATATCAGCTCCATTAAAAACTTGCTCCACAAGAGTCTTAAATAGTTGTTTACGTTGGTTCTTCATAGCATCAGAGCCTGCCCATTCTTCAGCACGCACAGCACCAAAGCCATCCATATCTACTACTTTAATTTTTATACCGTTTAATCGATTCTCCAATATTATACCTTCTATTTGTTCTGCTCCTAAATGAGATGGAATCTTATAAAAGCTATCGATAAATCTCTTCTTCCATTGTTGCAACATATCTTTATAATGTTCTACAGCTTTAGCTTTGCACTCTAAGGAAGCAGCGTCTCGCTTACGAGATAGTAGGCTCTCCTCTCTATCTACCATAAATTCATATAGAGCTTTTACAAACTCCTTGACCTCTAAATACTGTGCGTTATTTTGCTTACTAAAAACTCTCCAATCATCACAGAAGGCTTTTGAAATCTCATAATGAATTTGTTCATCAGTATCATCAAAAATAAACAATGCACCCGGACCAATCACCACTGGATTGTATCTTATAATATTCGGTTTCGGAATAGGTACAAGCTCTCCGAATAATTGTTCAATCCCATATTTATTAAAAATTGAAACTAATTTTACTTCATGTTTAATAACAACATCAAGAAATCTTGCAAACTCGTTCATCAATGAAGTTTCAAATTTCTCTGCTAAGTTACGAAATATCTTTGGATCTCTAGTCGGCTCTGCTTTCTTTGTTTTTATATATATTTGGCCATTAATGAGACAAATAGACACATTTGCACCATCAATCTTCTCAGAAGCAGAGTAATGAGTACTACCCAGATTACTACAAAATTTCATTGCAACGGAATAAGGTAACTGATCAATGTGATAAATACTAGTCATTCGTTCTATCATATTCTACTCCTTCAAAATACGGTTTCATAAACTCAACAGTGAGATCCGCTTCTTCATTTGATAATTGACCACCAGCAGTTGCGGTCGGTCTTTTTCGATTAAGAGTCTTGATTACTTGATCCCAAATAGCTTGTCGGCGTGGTTGATCAAAATTCTTGATATATTCGAGCATATGACACGAATGATACATTCGCCACCCTTCATCTACTCCGATTATTCTTGCTATTTTACTTAGAGGTTCTGACTCTAGGTAACCATCGTTAAAATTAGACTGATACATCACAGCGTAATATGACTGATCAATATGATCATCATCCGGAAATATATCTGCACCTTCCACATTGAAAGCAGTTTTTAGCTCTTTACCGTTCTTATCTATTTTACGATAGACTGCAATTAATTTCAGATATTCATGACCTAGTGACCATCTAATATCTTCTAGCAATAACACTTCACCTTCTTTTGCTTTACATACCTTATAGACGAGACCTTTGTTTTCTTTTAGATCTTGTTGAAATCTCGTCTTTGTATCAATATCTACAGGCTGGGTCTTTGTGATGGATGTAGATAATATATCCCTGAGTAGTCCTTTGATTCCCATTGATAGATCTATCCAACTACTAAATTGATTGTATTCTTTCTGTATTCTATCATGCTTTACATCGACAAAGTCAATTTGAATAACTCGGCTTGGATACCAATAATTACTAATACATGCAACATTCACTTCATATGATCCGCATAATTTATATGCTATTTCTTTAGGATAATAGTTCTTTAAACACTCACCTACCTCTTTCGGTGTACCTATCATCTCTACGTCAACATCGACATCACCAAACGACTGTTTTTTTGCCAGAGCTTTTTCATATATAGCCCGTGTTTCTAGCTGTGTCGGCTGATCAAATCCACCTAATTCATGTGCAATCAGTCTTGTGGATCCGAGAGTAAATTTCGGATCTCTACCAGTAATCAGCCCCTCTTTCCTTAGTATTGATATAAACATATCAATTGTACCTTTAATATGTTCTAGAGTGTCTGGATCTCTATCAATGCGACCAACTTCAATACATTCATCGGTTAGTGTTTCTAATTCTGACAACATACTTGATGCTGCTGCTTTAACATGAACTGTCATTTAATACTCCAAATATATTTCTACTCCAACAGGACTCTGGCCACCAAGGCTCAAATTCGTTCTTAATTCGAAAGATACTTGAGTGTATATGATCTCAAAAGCATTTGCAATAGAAATATTATTATCCGGTAAATGAATAATCAGTGATGATTTAGTTTTGTCATTTATAAAGTGAATATCAGTAAATTTATTATCTAACCAATAGCATAGCGTATGTATCGTTATCATCAATCGTTCCAGTGTATCTCTGTGACGCAACTCATCCACTGTATGATAGAAGAAGAATTGATATATACCGTCTAGTAGTTGCTCTTGCTGGTGAGCAGATAGTTTGTGATTTCTACACTCAAAGAATCCATCTAATAATTGCTTTGTTGTTAGTTTTATACAATCTGATAAAAAGAATCCTTTTACTGCTTGCGGAAAGGTAAACCTCTTATCTTTAGATACTTTATATGTTTGAAAGTTCGTTTGTTTAAGTTGTTGCGTTTTTTCATATAACCTCTTCAGCATTTTTAATTCACTTATATTAATCCCTGTACCAGTACCTGTTATCGGTACTTCGTTACCTCCTATATTCCAGACGAATCGTTTAATAATGCGTAAGTTGTCTAGTGCTCTCTGTGTTGCAATCTTGATAGGTTTACCGTTTGTCTCTCTCTGGTATATTTCATTTGTAATTCTATATGCTACTAACTTAATTCGATCTCTTATATTACTTCTCTTCTGTCTATACATCGCCCATACTTTGTCTTTTTCATCAGATTCCGTCTTCTTGTCGATGTCATACATTATAATGCGCTGAAATTCTCCGCAATCCATATCAAGTATACTTGATAATCTCTTAGGAGCATGCTCTGCAAAATATTGCGATCCAACTTTCCCGTTACATCCCTTTATTTCAATCTCACGAGAGTTATCAGGTAATTTTAGATCACCTACATTTGCCTTCATTGCTCCTGTTAGTAACGTCAGACAAACTTCCCCGCTTCCTATATTATTTCCACCTAATGAAAATTTAATATTCCATGTAGCATCAATAAAGAGATTAATATCTTTAGTTAAATCTTCATAGAAATATAATGTTATTTGTTTACACAAAAACTCTCTTAGATCAAAAATACCATTCTTATTAATTAACCTTTTATACACAGTGGTAAAGTATTGAGGATCCTTCAACTGTGCTCTTATAATTTTATCCAGGATAAGTACAGGAATTCTAGAATTTACTAATTTGTTATACACAATTCCTATCGGACCAGTATCTGTATGCACAGAAATTGTATTCAGATATTCTTTTATATCTTTAACAGCACTTGGTACAATGATCCAGCCGCTGTTATATAGTAAGTGCTTAAGATTAGTATCGAGGTCGTGTGCTTGCTTTAAGCGAATATGCCGCTTCAGGAGACCATAGTAGTCTTCATCTACTTTACCAATGAATTCTTGGTCTTCTTGAAGTCTTTTGCCGTAAATAGAAATAGGGAAATCTTGCATCTCATTAAGATATGCAAGATTTCTGGGAATTCAAGTGTATATTTTTGAATATTAGTCGACGCCAGGTCCAGCCGGACCTGCCATTCCGGTGCCACCTCCAGCGGTATTAGGCTCTTGTCTTTGTGTACTAATAACATCTTTAAGTGTTCCGTGTAATTGCTGGAAAGTCTGCTTTAATTCGTCTTTAACATCCAATACTAATTGTAACCGTTCATATAGATTCGAATAAAAGCGCTTGAATCCTTCTTTATCTTTAATTTTTACAGCCCCAACACCGAACGTATCAATCCAATCAGAAAACATCTCAGGGGAAACACCTTCTTCTGGATCAACCAACATACCTAGAGTCTCCTCTGTATATGCAATCGGATCGGCTTCCTTCTTTACTTCATTTCCCATATCCTCTTCCGGTGGTGCACCACCTTCGCCTCCCATTCCAGGCAATGCACTACCTTCACCGCCACCCATATCCATTGGAGGTTCTCCGCCTCCCATATCCATCGGTGGAGTGTTTGGATCCTGTTCTAATAGAATCTCAGCGGCTTCTTTTATTAGCTGTTCAAAATTACTCATTATCTGCTCCTATTCGCTGCAGCTGTTGTTGCTTGTGCTGGCTGTGTGTTGGTTGCAGTAGCACCTGGAGTTGCTTGACCTTGTGGTGTACTTGTCGTAGTACTTTGAGCTTGCTGCTGACCTTGCTGTTGTGCTTGTGGATTATAAACGAACCCTTGTTGTGGATCGTATCCGAGATTTGTAAAAAACTCATTCATACCCGGGACATTACCTGCATTTTTAATAGCTGTGTTCAGTACTTGAGCTGCTTGTTGGCCATTCTTCATTGGCATTTGTTGTAATGCCTTTGTCAGAAAAGATTCAGGTCCTTGTTGTTCTGTCGACTGAGCTTGCTGTTGACCAGGTTGTGGTTGTTGTTGCTGACCTGGTTGTACCTGCTGTTGACCAGGCTGTCCTGGTTGCTGTCCTGGTTGCTGTCCTGGTTGCACCTGTTGCACAGGTGCTTCTCCTAAAATCTCTATAGACTTCTGTCTTAATAGTTCTTCGAATTTACTCATTATTTGCTCCTTTGAAATATTTATTGTGATCCGTATAAAAGTTTTCTAAACTCAGATGATATATAGTATGTATTTGTTAGATATGTCAATCCATTCTTCTTTGAAAATTGTTTTAGCTTCTTTGTTGTTATCGGTTTAATCGAGTGTGTACTTACTAACATTGACATAATATTTAAAGTATCAATAGTCTCGCCTATAAGTTCATCTAAGTTAACGACATCGTCACTACAAAAAATTGGAAATGGTAAATGTTCTTTTAAGTTCTTGAAAGATGTATATACAAACTGTGTTATATCTTTACGATCAATAAAATTCCATATTTCATAGTTATTTAAACTAAATGTAGGATCAACCAATAATATCTTATTCTTATTTAAAATAGTCCGCATATAATCACAAGTCTCTTTAATTAAATAATGCAAAAAATATCGCTTGCAATCCGGATTAAATGATATATAATTATTATTAGTAGTAGTAAGGCGAGTACTGTTTAGTGTTAATAGCTGGACTGATTCAAATATCTTATCAAATTTTACTACAGTTATATCAAATTCATTGAATCTACGAAAGTTGTTCATTAATTATACATTCAGTAAACATCTGCTCAACATCTATTACATTAAATCCGAGACTTATCGCCTCTGACATAATATATTTATAATCATTTACAAGATTTGCAATCTTGCTTTTAATCATAACTTCTTTCTCATACTCTTCGGATACAAATTCCTTATCATACGAGAGATTAGCCATCATCTCCACGACTATACTTGCGTTAAGCATCTCTAGCTTACCTTCAGATAAAAATCTCCGAAGCTTAAAAACATATACATCAAGAGGAGTTAGAGCCGTTTTTTCATCCAATGTCTCTGGTATTTTCACTCTTCTACCTGTTTCATCAACTAAACCTAATTTAAAAGCCGGTGTTTCTATAATCGGTTCATTCAACCTAGTTATAAACAAAGCCGTTGAAAAATTACGATGAATATTCTCCTTAGTTAACATATTAAACTCTACACCATGAACGTGCGTTTTTCCGAATGGATTATATAAACAACCAGGACCAAACGTAGATATTCCGCAATAAATACACCGTTTTGGATCATCCACGTGAACATGAACCCTATGAGGTGAATATGGGCATCCTTTGCCGTATGTACCTGTATTACAATACATACACTTACTCTGCTTATCTGTACCTAAAACTAATGACATTATTTCTCCTAAAAAATATCCAATCTAAAACTAAAAATATCTACTATCGCCGTCGATATAACATCTGGTATCTGTTTATATTTAACAGGGTCCGGAATACCACATTCTATAAGTATCTTACTGTTATGTCTATCCAACGACTGACCTATAAATTCATCATATACTTCCACACGCTCTATAAGTGCTCGTAATTGCCTTAATGTTGCAGCTGGAATCTCAAACATAATAGTATTACTATCCAGAGCGAAATGTGATATAAAAGAACTAATAGAAACTACCATATCAGAATAAGGAATATCTACTCCAGCTGTGTACTTTTCGCCGCGCTCCATGTAGTCATACGCGTTCTTAAAAGCATCATAGAATTGTTCTTTGAATATCCCAAATTCATCCATTTATTCTAAACTCCTTAGGGGCCTTTCCAACTCGTAAATTTATAATACCGTTGTAGTATTTATCTGATAATAGTACATCTCTCTCAAACTGCAACTTAGCCTCGAAATAAGATAACTCCCACTTACAACTACATAACCTCAGTATAGTAAAAACGAAATTATGCTTACCATCTTGCTCTATCTCTTCATTTAATATATTGCAACTACCGGTGTACGACTTCCAATCAGTTTCAACTATCTTATGTCTTTTATTCTTTCTGCCCTTTAGAGGAGCCATCTTACGAATCGTAGACATTTGCTTCTTACCGATATATTTTTGCCCGGTTCGGAGACTCTCTATCTCATAGATAAATCCGTAAGTACCAACTGGTACATCTATATCACACAACCAGTGACCGCAATCTGTTACTTTTTCTTCCATTTTTTCTTTAATCGCTCTTCCATTTCTTCGAGAGCTGTATAATAATCAGGAAATTCGAAAAGATGGTCATGCGCTATCTCCATTGCAATATCCTTATCGTTTGTGTGTTCCATTTCGACTTTTACACCCATCTCCATCTGCTTATCTATTTCTTCTTTTGAGACTCCGTGTCTATCGGCTATATCTTGATGAGACGTTCCATCTCCAAGACCTCCCTTTACTTTGTCTTTATGAGGCATTTTACTTCCGTCACCCTCTTTCTTCTTCATATATCGTTCAAATATTACTTCATTCTCATTCATTTCTTCTCCTAAACCGCCGTCATGCTACCTGTACGATTCATCTGCTGACCTTGTCGCATAACTGGCCCTTGAACTTCAGGTGCATCCTCGTATTCATCGTAATAGTATTCGTCTTCATCGAGATGCTGCATAGCTATCTTTCTCGCGAGATCCGGACTTGGTGTAGTTTGCAACTCAATCTTAGTACCTTTAAGAAGAGCTGATTGATTGTAATCTTCTGGTCTCTTCTTAGGGGTCTTAATGATTGATAAATAATTACCGGATAATATATTTTCTACTATTCTGTCGTATTTCATTAAAAAACTCCTACTCCCATTTTTATCAATTGCAGTGTCTCAGCTATTTCATCGAACTCTGACGCTTGAGTCGATTGCACCAATATACAATCAGTAATACTTACTCCATGCTTTTTTAACCAATGCTCGTAATCGTAGTATACCGGTACAACACCTTCATCTCTCTTAATTGGAGCCCATGCTCCCATGTCTCTTAGTCGGTCTATATACTCCTCATTAGCGTCTCTATTCGGAACTTCAATCACTATCCATCGAGAGGCTGGACGATACTCATACTCTCGCTCAAGACAGGCGAACATCCTAAACTTAGACACAGTTTCAAAAGGTCTCGAATCAACGCCAACTGACTTTCCATAAAATAATCTACCGTGGCCCTCCAAAAACATCTGTCGGGTAACTTCTATTCCCTTCTCAATATCAGAAAGTATGACGTCCGCATCTACTATGTCGAAATCGCTCATCTCCCCTAACAGACAAAAAACATTTTCTTTAAAGCATGCATCAGTCATTACAGAAGAAAGCTCGGAGATAACATCCTGCAGCTCTTCATCGTATCCTCTAGTTTCGAACATACAATCAACCTGATTGAACGGCATTTCCGCTCTACTTAATACCCGTGACACAAGATCTTGATATTCTTCATTGACGAATATTACACAATCTAAAACTATTTCAGGTTCAGTATCTACATCCTCTGCAAACGCTCTACGGTATAGTGCGAATTTCTTTCTCTTCTTTTTGGTTTTTGATTTTGATTTAGCTCTCTTCCGAGGATTAGCTTCTAATCCATATACATTCCGTGCATCCCCTGGCGCAAACCAATCTCCAGCTTGAAATGCTCCGCCATGTGTACCTATAGGGGTATTTGAGCCTCCCCATATTCCTCCATACGACGTTGTGGTTTCTTGTAAAACTTTCTTTAAGCCTTGTATATAATTCATAGTCTGCCCTTTTTAATATATTTCTTACTATACCGAGTGGATTTATATCAATAAGTATTTATCCTATTTATTGAGGTATAAACATGGAAGAAGTATCTTTATTTGAGAAATATCACGCGGAACTTACAGAAGATCTTGAGCTAGACGACTTTACATTAAAAGACAAGCAGATGAAACTCCCGACCATTAAGCATAAATGGGTTGGGCGGCTCATACAGCAGCGCTATGAGAAGGATCGACTAGAACAAGCAAGAAAAAGAGCCATCAGTAAATTGATAGGTAAATTTCGCTCGGAGTCCGTTGTAGCAGTATCTGACAGAACATTAGCGCTGCAAGCAGAGGAACATGAGCTAGTTCAAACAATTGACGAGCGAATTAGAAATTGTGCGAATATCATACTATATCTTGAGAAATGTGAAAAAGTATTATCACAAACAGGGTTTGATATTAAGAATATCATCGACATCCGAAAACTTGAGTTAACTTAATGCCACGAGTAATATTAGATTGGGATAAAAGCTACAAACGGGGTATTATAATCTCAGACTTTCTAGATGATATACGCAGCGCTTTCTCAATACCTAATAAAGCTAAAGCTATTCTAACTCGGAAATACGGTGAGTCTAGATTCATTCCTCATCGTAATCACGTTATATCAACTACCGGTAGATTTGATCGAGGACTCTTTTTTGATATACTAAGATACTTAAAAACATCGCCACTAGAATATGAAATAACTATTACAGATAAACTAAAAGAGCATGTATTATGCGGAGTCGATGCGACCGACTTCGACCTGCCTAAACTTAATATCGAGAAGGTTCGTAACTTCCAGGTGTCTGGTGTATATAACGGATTGAAGTATGGACATGGTATTTTTCTAATCGGTACAGGTGGAGGAAAAACTCTGTTGATGGCTCTATTAGATAGATCGTTTCGTACAATTAAAGAAAATAAAGGTGTAACGTTTATTGCTTTACCTGCGCAACTTATCGAGCAAACTTACAAAGACTTTATAGAATACGGTATTCCTGTGGAAGATATTAGTCAATGGGGTAATAAACATCAATTCGACAAAAAACCTATCATCATTGCATCATACAAAACTCTACATGCAAAATTCGGATCTATAAAACATACACGACCGAAGAAAAGCAATCAATTCGAAACAACTGACGAATACTCGCAATACCTGAAGGACTTTAAAGAAACAGGAAAAGCACGAGAGAAAGTCTGGAATGCTGAAAAAAAGAGACTTCTAAAAGAACTCGAGAGCGTTGATCTACTATTATTTGATGAAGTGCATTTCCTGCGAGATAAAAACAAACTCAATAAAATTATAGGATTGTTTGATATAAAACATAAATTTGGCTTTACTGGTACTCTTCCAGAAGATCAAGTAGATAAATGGAATGTAATAGGCAAAATAGGTCCGATTATCGAAAATGTTACTTCATATGATCTCCGTCAAATGAAGCATCTAACTAATGTAAAAGCACAAATATTAAAACTTACATATAAAGATCCACCGAATTTTAAAGATGAAGTTGAAGAGATGAAGTTGATGGGTATAACTGTTCAACCCGGAGAAGCATATCTAAGAGAGCGTGACTGGATATATAAACACTCATTTAGAAACAAAGTTATAACTCATCTATGTAATAGATTTAAGAATAATTCATTAATAATGGTTAATAAGCTTGATCACGGCGAACTACTTTACAATACACTAAGTAAGGCTCTACCAGATAAGACAGTATATTGGGTACGAGGAGAGGTTCAAATGAGTGACCGCGAAAAAATACGTGAATTAATGGAGAAAGATAATAATATAATATGTGTTGTGATGTCTAAGGTATTTTCCACTGGCATTAATATAAAGAACATACATTATATTGTATTCGTGCAAGATGGTAAAGCAAAAGTCACGCTAGTACAAAGTATTGGTCGTGGGTTACGGTTGAATGATAATAAAGAATTGCTTGTTATTATTGATATTGCTGACGATTTACCGTACGGCAACGATCACCTCAGTAAGAGGTTAAAGAGATATGAATCAGAAAGAATTGAATATGAAGTCAGAAGTATTAACGAATCATAATTTACTAATAAAAGGGAGACCAGTAGATGATTTTAAATGGCATAACATAGTAGAAGAATTATTTATTCCTGCGAAACTAGCGTTTAGAGTAACTACTACGGATAGTATAACGGCAAAGAAAATGATATGGTCGTTCGGCGATGGAACAAAAGACCAGGCTATAACCAACAGGAAGGGTGAGCCTATAGAACAAGAAGTTACGCACTATTTTCGTACACAGAACATCGAAAACAACGAAACATTAACAGTCGTTGCATCAGTCTTCACAGATGATAAAATCTATGTAACACCATTTTACATTATCAAAGACGTCCAACACAGAACAACAACAAACTATGTAGAACCTGAAGTATTAAAAGAACAAATATCTGTTTTTTATAAGACAGGTTACATGACAGATGAACTCGCATTATCAGTAAACGAAATTGCAAAGCGGTTGTCTTACGCGCCTAACTTTATTAACTATACATATCGTGAGGAGATGGTAGGAGATGCCCTGATAAAAATGATCAAAGCTCTTAGAGAGCACAAATTCGATCCTGAGAAGGGTAACCCATTTTCATATTTTACAAAAATAGCATTCCATGCATTCTGCAAACGAATAAAAGGGGAGAAGAAACATAGACAAACGATTTTGGATTATCAAAACGAAGTGTATGAGACCTTAATCGGAGAGGGTATTATATCCGATAGTGATTCAACGGAAAATAATAGTGAAATTTAACAAAGAACAAATCGCCTGCTTTAGTGATATTCATATTGGTGTGCATCAAGCAAGCTCAATGTGGCATACTATATCACTTAATTACGCCAGATGGTTACGCGATGTACTAAAAGAGAGAGGCATAAAAGATATAGTTATACCTGGCGATGTACTTGATGATCGTAATGAAATAGCAGTAACAACTCTACATTATTTACCGCAATTCTTCAGAATATTTGAAGAGTTTAATATTATCATTGTTGTTGGTAATCACGATTGTTACTACAGTAAAAGATCCGATGTACATTCACTAGAAACTCTTGATGAATGGCCGAATATTACCGTAATCGACTCCTTGACAACAGTTACACTCCACGAGAAGGTAATTTCGTTCTGTCCATGGCATACCCCTATAGAAGATATACCCCAGAGTGACATCATCTTTGGTCATTTCGACATTCAGTCATTCAAAATGGCAGGGTATAAAGTAAACGAGCACGGTGTTCGATCTGCTGATCTATTGAATAAAGCTAGTTTAATAGTAACTGGACATTACCACCTAACACAAGATCGCGTGTATAAGAACGGTAAAATTTTGTATCTTGGATCTCCTTATCAGCTAAACTGGGGCGAAGCAGAAACACCAAAAGGAGTCTATATCATTGATATAGATACAAACGACACATCATTCATAACAAATGATGTTTCACCTAAGCATAAGAAGATATTACTATCTGAACTATTAGCAATCGGCAAACTTACCAAAGAAATACAAGATGAGTTTAATGGTAATATTATTAAGTTTGTTGTTGATGTTGATGCAAGCCAGCGTACAATTGATGAGTTAGTAAAGAAGTTTTATCTTCTCAAGCCGTTGGAACTAAAAATAGAGTATGAGTATACTCAACGATTTGATTTAGAAGACCACGAAATGGAGTTTCAAGGTGTTGATGTTAGAAGCGATATGACCGAGTTCGTAAAAACACTTGAAGGTATTGAAATTAAGGAGGAAGTGATTAATTACTTAATAGATATCTATGAGAGAGCAGAGGTATTAGTAACATGAGTATTAAGGTACTGAAAGGTTTAATCACCCGAAAGAGGGAGTAGTAGCATGAATTGGAATGAATATTTTGAAGACGTAGATATAGATTTTACATACCAATATAAAACTGGGCTAGTTACATTAATAGTTGATCCTGTCACATTTGACATGACAGCAGCGGAAGCGCGAGTAACTGTTTTCGACAGTCTATCAGGAGTAGAAGATTTCGTCAAGCAACACGAACATTATCTATATTATAACTGTACGCATAATAAGAAATATAATACCTACGGGTACGGTACTTCTACGAGAATAACACCCCAGTAGTATTTACAAAAGAACAATATGACTTCTGTCAGAAAGCAGTGTGGAAAATAAATGAAAAATAAAATAGGACTAGGAATAGTTACATATAATAAAGAAGATAGACTAAAACAAAGTGGCGCAACAGTACCAGTCGATGCAGTAGATTCGTTCGTTGTTGTTAATGACGGCACACCGTACTCTGAATACCCGGCAGATGCTGAAGTGATAATTCATCCACGTAACATGTGCGTCGGTGTCGCGAAGAATACCGCTATGCGTCACCTATTACAAGCAGGATGTGATCATATTTTCTTAATGGAAGACGATATGCTTATTAAACGTCCAGATGTATTCGAAGCATATATTCACGCTGCCGAGAATAGCGGAATATGGCATATGAACTATGCCCTACAAGGACCAGCAAACAGAAAGCAAGTAAATAATGGTCCAATGTATATTGATAAGAGACAAGAACTCGATCAGACATCTGAACCAAATCCAAGAGCAACTATTGATTATGATGGTATAGATGTATCGTTCTATCCTAACTCAGTCGGATCGTTTTCTTACTACTTAAAAGGAGTTATTAAAACAGTTGGATATCATGATGAACAATTTAAGAATGCCTGGGAGCATGTAGAACATACATATAGAGTTATTAAGGCAGGGTTACATCCTCCTTTCTGGTGGTTTGCAGATATTGCCAATAGTTACGAATATCTTACAGACATCCCTAACTGTATAGAGGAAAGTACGATCGCGCATACCCCTGAATGGATACAAAATTTTCAAAAAGGCATGGCTTGGTTTAAGAGTAAGCATGGATATGTACCACAACAAATACCAGATACAGATGCAAACCAAGTAATACAAACACTTGATCAAATAAAGAGCAGTTATGCACGTAAAGTTCTGTAACGGGTCCGTTATGAATATCAATGTAGCTAATACTAGAATTAATACTGAACCAAAAAAACTGATGAACGGCTGGTCCATTAAGGTAGATATAGAAACTTATGATTCTTGTACTCCTAGTTTGATAACGATGCCCGACAAAAAAATAAAGCGCGTATTTCGTCTATGCAAAGGATTAATATGAAAAATCAAAAAACAGAATTTGATGGTGGATTACCGAAGATATGTATTCCTATGATGCGTCGCACATTCCCAGAATTAATAACTAATGAGATCGTTGGTGTACAACCAATGAGCGGCTTTAATTCTAAGATAAAATCTCAGAGGAGTATCAGAGAGAAAATAAAGAGAATTATTAACAATTTGAGAGGATTAATATGACAACTTTAGTTAAGACATTTGATGAGATGAAAGAGATGTTCAACCAGCAGATTGAAGATAATAAAGTCAGATACTACGAAAAGACAGGACTAGCATGTATACGTGAAGCGATATCTGGAGAGGTAGAGACTACAAACGTTGCAAAGGAAGGTGATTATGTTATTAGGTCCGTTGGAATAAACAGAGAACAATATATTGTATCAAAAAAGAAAATCGAAAATAGATACGAATTATTAAGTGATGATATAGATGAAGACGGATTTAAAACATATAAAGCTACAGGGCGTATATTCGGATTTCAATATACTGGTATAGTTACATTCAGATTTAAAGCATCCTGGGGAGAACTTATGCTTGTAAACGATGGTGATTATATTTGTACGCCAGATACAAACACCTACGATGATCGTCTACCAAAAGTACTTATTCCGATGGTTCATCATAAGATACGCGAGTTAATCACAAACGGAACTGATATATATCGAATAGAACAAAACGAATTTAAGCGTAGCTATAAGGAGATATAATGCGTATCGGACTTTTAATGCCTGCTAGAGAGAGACTAAATTTAAACCTAACGTTTATCTCCTCTATTATCACAACAGTTGAGAATATCGAAAACGTTACTCTATACATGGGGATTGACGATGATGATCCAACTCGTGATATTCAGATGAAAATTGCTAATGCAATTCCATTTGTTAAGTTCGTACCTATTCATAATGAAGGTAAATTTATTGGCTTAGGTAAAATGTGGAATATTCTTGCTGCAGAGTGTAAAGAAGAGATCTTTGGATATGTTGGTAACGACATGATCTTTCGAACACCTAATTGGGATAGAAAGATTATAGACAAGTTCGAAAAGGAATGTCCAAAGGATAACATAATGCTGTATCATTGCAATGACGGGCATAGAGGGCCTGAATTATGTGTTAATGCTTTTGTACACAGAAAATATATGGAGATAGTAGGATATTTCATTCGTGATGAATTTCTAATCAATTGGTCTGATCAATGGATGCACCAGATTTTCGATTCTTTCGGTCGGTTAGAATATATACCAGATATACTAATTGAACATAATCATTGGATATTCGGCGGCCGTGAGCGAGATACAACCGCCAACAGAATGCTCAGTGATAACCATGATAGAGTTAGCGATAATATGTGGACTAAGTTAGGACCAGAGAGAGACGCTGAAGCTAAACAACTTAGTAGATATCTAAAAATATCCCCAGATTGGAGTAAAATTGAAAACAAATCTAGAGACATTGGCGAGAGAAACTTTAATACATACACCTGGTAATATAGTAGAGATCGGAGGAGGGTAGGTAATGCTACTGTTGGATTTTTACGTGTTGCTAGAGAGTTAGATAGGACGGTTATTGTTATTGATCCTTTTGAAGAAGCGTTAGACAAAACACCGCCATCGTACATTAAACCTTATACAAAAACTCAATTTCTTAAAAATACCGACAACTATAAAGAGCATCTTCATTTATGTCAAATGTTTTCTGCTGACCCAAAAGTGTATGATGAACTATTAAATTATACGCCAATCTCATTTGCGTTTGTAGATGGGCTACAGTTTAAAGATAGTGTGTTATCCGATTTAGCTTTAATGACTAGACTAAACGTGCCAGTTATTTGTGTTGATGATTTTACGAGAAATACAGATATAAGTCAAGTACCTGAAGCAACAATTGAGTTTTTGAAGCAAGGTAAGTATACAGTGCAGGAGACGTTTGATAGAGGAGCAGGGCGTGTAGTAGGAGTGTTTAAAATAAAATGAAATTATCAATTCTAATTTGTAGTTTGGAGGATCGTCTGGTACAGTTGCAACAACTGAGAACTAAGTTAATAGACCAGAGCGATATGGATGTAGTAGAGATATTGACCGAGACAGATGCCGGTGAAATGCACACAGGAGCAAAGAGAAATAAACTACTACTACAGGCAAAAGGAGATTACATCGCATTTGTTGATGATGATGATATGGTATCGGATGATTATGTCTCAAAAATACTTAAAGCAATTGAAACAAATCCTGATTGTTGTGGACTAGAAGGTATTATAACAACAGATGGAAACAACCCACACTTATTCATACACTCGCTAACTTGCGGTAGCTGGTACGAGAAGGACGGAATATACTATCGTACACCTAATCATCTAAACACAGTAAAGCGGGAAATTGCACTAAAAGTTATGTTTAATGATGATATGTCGAATTGTGAAGATAGAGACTATTCTCTACGGATACAACCTTACCTAAAAACTGAAGAATATATAAAAGGTCCTATATACTTTTATAAATGTACTTCTGCACCAAAACAGTACAATAAACAACGAGTAAACAAATCAAAAGTAATACTTGTTAACTATGCGGATAAACATTTTTATCACTCACAGAAGCATAATACAGAAACAGGAAAACAATTTGGTTTTAACGGTGCAGCTGAATGTAATTTGAACTCTCTTGATATAAATTTTCGAAATAAATTCGCACATATCCTCAATCAATCCAGAGGTGCAGGGTATTGGCTATGGAAACCGTATATAATATGCAAAGTACTTGAACAAGTCAACTACGGTGATATCGTTTTTTATTGCGATTCAGGTGCTATATTTGAGAAAGATATAACACCATTAATTGATATATGTAGAGAAGATGATATAGTTCTTTTTCATATAGCACCGCACGGGGTGACTGAGCCACATACAAATGCAAAATGGACAAAAAGAGATGCATTTGTATTAATGGGGTGTGACGAAGAAAAGTATTACAATGCTAATCAATATCTAGGCGGCTTTCAAATATACAAAAAGACAGATAGAACAATGGTCTTTGTGAAGGAGATGCTCAAATACTCACAAGATGAAAGAATAATTACTGATCTCCCAAATACTTGTAATTTACCAAATCTACCACAGTTTAGAGAACATAGACATGATACATCAGTTTTGAGCCTGATGGCTACAAAATACGGTATAAAAGGACATAGGGATCCGTCCCAATTTGGTGATGATTTTCATCATATGTATCCGGATGACAAATATGATAGAATAATACTATCAACGAGAGACAGGCGATGAGTGTTGTAAATACAGAATTAAAATATATATTCATTCATAATCCAAAGGTCGCCGGTACATCCATGGAGCAGATTGTCGGTGGATCTTCACACCAAACGATACACGGATATTATACCCAAGGTATAAATTTGGAGGATTTTTATAAATGGATGTTTGTTAGAAACCCATATACAAGATTAATATCTGCATACAACCAGGCGAAAGCCGGCCCAACAATTTTTATAAATCGACATACCCAGAATAAAATGTCACTGGATGAGTTTAAAAATATAACTATAAACTTCACAACATTCGTCGCGAATATACACAAACTGTTTGACTTCAATTTGCAAAACTATAATGAGGAAATGTTCCATAAAAACCAACATATCATCATGGATCATATTGCACCTCAGTCTTACTTTTGTAATATTGACGGAAAAAATGTACTGGATTTTATAGGTAGGCTTGAATCTATCGATTGCGATTGGTTTTCACTTTGTCGTAAAATCGGAATCATACAGACACTACCACAAATGAATATCGGTATATCCAGTAGTGTCACAAACTATTATCAATCACAAAGTACTATTGATATTGTAAACGAACTATACAATACTGATTTTGAGCTTTTTGGATACAATAAATTATGAAACTTAACTTAGATAAAATTATTATAAGCACAAACGATGATCCAGATTTTTACAATTTCTGGGAACTAGCATACCGAGGATGGAAAGCATTCTTTCCGGAAATTGAAATGATACTCACGTTTATTACAAATCGATCGGAAGATGATACGATAGTAACCCATCTGCGTAGGTGGGGCACTGTTAAGCTATATAAAGAAATTCCTGGTATACCTACACCAAATCTCGCAAAAGTGTCTCGAATGATCGAAGCAACGAAGCACGGAGATGCTATTTGTATGGTGAATGACATAGATCTAGTACCACTTCAAAGAGAGTATGTAGTTGAACGGTTATCACATTTTGATCCTGATAAGCTATTAGGTATCGGTACTCTGAATCATATCGGATTAAAAGATAAATTTCCGATGGGATATACAACAGCAGTAAGTAGCGTGTGGAATCGAATAGTTAATCCAAATAATCTCGGATATGAAGATCTTGTCAATAGTTGGCGGAATATTCAGCATTTTGATTTACAGGAAGCAGTAAATAATTTACCAGCGGACGGAGTCAATCCTAGAGGCTTCTCTGACGAGTCATTGTTGAGATATTTACGCTCTAGAGAGCCGTCTATCCTTAATCAGATAGAGCGTGGATTTGTGCCCCTACAAGATGGAGTGGATAGAGCAGCCTGGAGTAATCTAGATATAGATAGACTTAATAGAGGTGGTTACGTTGAAGCACATTTACTACGACCACTTACGAAATATATAAAAGAAATAAATGTAATCGCAGATTACATAAAAAAGGTAGAGCGTGAAAAAAGTATTTAGATTTGATGATATTTGTATTAATAGTAAAATGACTGATGCGATATTGATGGCAGAAGAAATAAAAAAGCAAGTACAGAATGCAGAAGTTTGGTTCTGTGTTTCGCCGATGGTTCATACCATAGACGACCCTGATCCTGTGTCACAGCAGAGAATATTTCCAAAGATATTTAACGCTCACAGTGATTATAGGATATTTTACACCATCAATAAATGCGGAGTGCCTGATTTTCCTGCATGGATAACCCGTGCAGGTCATGGACTCATTCACGTGGATCATCGATTACTTGAACACGCGGCTCAAGAATTAAGTATTTTAACAAGCTGCAATCTGGTTAACGCCGATATATTTGTACCACCGTTTAACAAGTGGAACAAAATCACCGAGCGGATTTGTCAGGAGAATGACATACATTTAGTGAAATTTGAGGACGGCTGGTTAAGTGCAGAACATAACGAATATAACATGAAACACGATAAATGGTATTTACATCATAGAGCGTTTACAGTAGCAGAATTTAAAGAATGGTTGGAGGTAAAACATGGATAAACAATTTGGTGGAAGCGGTATTACAAAAGAAGTATTTGACTGGATTACTGATAACATTTCAGTTGGAAAAGTAATAGTCGAACTAGGTGCAGGAGACGTTAGTACAAAATATCTATCTGAACGATATGAATTATACTCTGTTGAAGATGTACCGAAATTTTGCGGTAAATGGGCAAGTACATACATTCACGCGCCATTGGTTGATGGGTGGTATGATATAAACATACTAAAGGAAGGTCTACCAGAAAGATTCAGCCTGTTGCTTATTGACGGTCCGGTCAAATTTTCAGACTTCCGTCCTGGTGTAGGAGATAGATTAAAAATTCTTGATCACCTGGATTTATTTGACAAAGACGCTATCATCATTGTTGATGATACAAATAGACCGGCGGAGAGAAATCTACTAGATGCACTAGCACAAAAAACCGGTAAAAAGAAAACAGTATTCTCGTCCTTTGGAGTGCTACAGTGATAGTCGCAATACATCAACCTAATTTCTTTCCTTGGTATCCATTCTTTAAAAAGATGGATCAGGCAGATGTGTTTGTTATTCTTACGCATTGTCAATTCGAAAAAAATAATTACCAAAATAGATTTCATTATAATGATAAATGGTATACGTTGAGTGTAAATAAAGGACTTGAACCTATCCATCAAAAAGTATATGTTCGACCAAATGATGATTGGGTTAAGATTAAAAGTAATCTTAAACAGTTTCCACTTGATCAATTTGATGATGATATTGACGCATCATTATGGGCAACTAATGAAAAAATTATTTCTCGAATAAAAAGTATCCTCGATATTAAAACTACTATTAAACTCGACTATCCAACTGAATTAAATAAATCAGAGCGCTTAGTTGATATATGCAAGCAACACAATGCAACACAATACCTTGCTGGTAGAGGTGCAAAGAACTATATGGATATAGAACCATTTGAAAGAGCCGGTATTGAAGTAATCTATCAAGAAGTTGACGAAAAAGATATGGTACCTATTATAACGAAATTATGAATAACAAACTATTACACAACAAGCAATTTTTAAACTTTATCGGATCAGATTGGGGCGGACTCTATGTTGATTTGAAGTTGATTGAACAAGATAGTACAGTAATATCAGCAGGTCTTGGTAGTGATGTATCGTTTGATTTAGCTTTGATGGAACTTAAGAACTGTACTGTTATTGGCATCGATCCAACACAAACTGCTAGAGATACAGTATTCGAGACAGCAGATGGGAATCCATTATTTGCAAAGAACTTTCGGTATGTGCAGAGAGCGCTGCTCGATGTGTCTGACAGAGAAATTACTCTAGGTGGACCAGCCGTAACATTTATATCTCCTCACGGGGAACACGCAAGGACAGTATGTCTGAACGATGTATATGATAAGATCGACAGAGAAAAAGTATCTTTCCTAAAACTCGATATTGAAGCGGCAGAATATCCCGTTATTCAGAGTTTTACTCCGTTACCATCGATGGCACAAATAGGTATAAGCTTCCACCACTGGCTAAACGGACCTACGGATCAGTATCCAAATCCCGGAGCCACCTGCCCCTACACCCTAGATGATACAGTTGCATGTATTGAAAAGATAAAGAGCTTTGGATATAAATTGGTGCATATAGATAATGCAGACCCACTACGATATTTTCAAGAGGTTTTATTCATACGCTCTGACCTTGCAGAGAAATACAAAGACTTAACGTTTGAATATGAAGGTAATAATATAAAGAAGAACAAATGACGGATGAAAGATATAGCAAACTACTAAATTTGCATGAGAGACTAAAAGAAGTAAAGAGTATGAAGAAATCTGCAGCTAAAGACTATAGAGATCAAATTAAAGAAATTGAAGAAGAAATTGAAGGATTGGTCGAAGACATAAGAGAACAACCAGAAAAGTAATTAGGTATGTTGCAAAATATGGTATCGATCGTATAATTTAATTATGAAAGCAAGAACATTCTCAGACGTAACGATTATACCGAAATTTACATGTGTCGGTCGCAATGGTAGTTTAGCTACAAGACTCTGCAACGGGGAAGATTCACTTGAACTCCCTATTATCTCCGCCAATATGCCTGCGATTGCAAATGCAGAAGTATGCGATGCAATGAGGTATGGCGGAGGTATGGGTATTCTGCATCGTTTTAATGAAGTGAATGAAGCAGTGGAAGAATATAACCATGCATCATTTGGTGGAAAGTCTATTGTAGGTGTGTCGTTAGGTGTAAAAAATGATGATACCTACAATAGATTCGAGAAACTATATGAAGCAGGCGCGAGAGTGTTTTGTATTGATGTAGCTCACGGACATCAAGATAAAGTTCACTCACTACTAAAATGGATCAATAATCAAATATTCCAATGGGCTAGAAGTGAAAGAAATAAGGTGACTCTTATTGCCGGTAATGTTGCTACTGCTGATGCTGTAATAGCATTAGGTGAATGGGGAGCAGATATTGTTAAAGTTGGAATTGGTCCCGGTAGTGCTTGCACTACAAGACTTGATACCGGAGTAGGTGTCCCACAATTGTATGCTCTCGAGCAGGCACACAATGCAGTAATGCAGCAGAAAGTACCAGTTAAAATCATCTCCGATGGTGGATGTAAATGTACAGGTGATATTGCAAAAGCCTTAAAATATGCGGATGCTGTTATGGTAGGCTTTATGCTAGCAGGTACAACTGAAACTCCCGGTGAGTATATTAACGTTGGCGGTAAGCAGATGAAAGTATATTTTGGCTCAGCAAGTTTTAAGAATAAAGGTGAAAAGAAGCATATAGAAGGTAGAGATTTTCTAGTTGAAAAGAAGGGATCCATTAGTGATGTTCTTGATAAGATTAGAGACGGGCTACATTCATCACTGGGATATGTTGGAGCAAGTAATTTACAACAATTTAAAAACAATTGTGAGTTCTTAGATATAACTGCTGGAGGTAAAGCAGAAAGCAAATATGAGTAAAATTTTAGTTACAGGTGGTTGCGGGTTTATCGGTAGTAACTACGTCGATTATAAGTTACTAACAGATTCAAGCATAGAAATTATTTGTGTCGATACATTGGATATTGGTGGATCAGAGGATAATGTTTCTGAGTGGTCTAGAAATAGTGGACGATACAAAATGTATAATACTGATATTTGTGATGCAGATGAAATGAGTAAAATTTTTGCATATGAAATGCCAGATATTGTTGTAAATTTCGCAGCACAAACTCATGTTGATCGAAGTCTCATCGACAGAACATATTTCGCAACAACAAATGTAGTCGGTACGCAAGTAATATTGGATCAAATAATTAAGTATAAAACAAAGCGCTTTGTGCAAGTATCTACAGACGAAGTGTATGGCAGTATCGATAGCGGTCTATTCGAAGAGACATTTATGCTTCATCCAAATAATCCATACTCTGCTACTAAAGCTGGCGCTGAGATGCTTGTACAGGCCGCAGTTCATTCATTTGGAGTTAATGCTTCTATTACAAGAAGTTGCAACAATTACGGTCCGAGACAATACCATGAAAAACTAATACCAATGGTTATTCATAATGCTCTTAAAGGTCTTCCTGTTAAAGTCTTTAATGATGGGCTATCAATAAGAGAATGGATATATGTTCTCGACAATGTAATCGGAATTGACACAGTGGTCGAAAAAGGCAGGAGAGGTGAGGTATATAATATCGGTTCAGGTATCGAACTTCAGAATATTGATGTAGTTACCACTGTATTAGATATTCTAGGTAAACCTCATAGTCTAATCGAATATACAAATGATCGTGCAAATGATGATCGTAGATACGCACTTAACTGTTCGAAGATATTTACTCACCTAGAATGGCGATCAAAAGTAAATTGGAAAGAAGGCATCAACCAAACGGTTGAATGGTATCTGGCAAACAAATATGAATAAGAAAATTATAGTATTAGGTAACGGGCTACTCGGAGATGAATTCAAAAGACATGGATATACTGTCTGGGGATCAGGAGATCCGTTTTGTTACAAACACGGTGACGGTACGTACACTTATTGCTGGGAATCACTGGATCAATTTGATGTTATAATCAACTGTCTTGGTAAGACTGTAACTCGTTGGTGTGAATCTCCTTGCAATTATTCAGCTGCATTGTATGCGAATGGAACACTACCCGGACTTCTAAGCATTGGATGCAAAGAACACAATCAAAAATTCGTACATATATCAACAGGCTGTCTATACGATATCTCAGATACACCACAAACTGAGGAAGATCATATTGTAGCACATTGCAACTATACAGTGACAAAATGGATGGGAGAACAAATATGTGCTCCATCCAGAGATCTTATTATTCGTCCAAGATTACTATATAATGATCAACCAACAGCGAAGAATTTACTAGGAAGACTTCCTACGTTTTCCAAATTAGTCGGAAAATTAGATTCTATGACAAGTACGAACACTATAGTTGAAGCAGTTGAAGCTCTATTAAGCAACAACCAGGCTGGTATTTTTAATGTTGCAAATCGTGGCTATGTTTCTATGTATGAGGTCGGACAGATCATCGGATGTAGAGCTGAAAAAACAACGATAGAAGAAGTTCGAAAGGAAAGCCATATTCATCTCGTTAATACTACAATGGACGTTTCAAAATTATTACAGTTTTATGATCCCGGTGATGTCCGTAGTGAAATTACAAGGTGTTGGAAAGCGATGAATGAAGGAAGTTAAGTTCCATAAACTCACAATTAAGAATTTCTTATCTATAGGTGACGAGCCAGTTATAATTGACTTCAAACAAGGTCTCAATATTATAACAGGTGTTAATAAAGATAAAGAAGATAGTAAAAATGGTGTAGGTAAATCTACAATTGTAGATAGTATATCATTTGCTATTTTCGGCTCTACTATAAGAGATATTCGAATTGAAAATATTCCTAATTGGAAGACAAATAAAACCTGCGAAGTCTCAATAGAATTTACTGTCATTGATGACTATATAGAAAACAAGTATCGTATTAACCGTTCACTGGATCCATCTCGCGTTCAATTATATGAAAACGGAGATAACATCTCACGTACAGCGGCAAAGACAAATAGTAAACTCAAAAAAATACTAGGAACAACACCAGAGTTATTTGAGCAAAGTACTACAATGAGCATCAATCAGACAGAGCCGTTCTTAAAAAAGCGACCAGGGGTTAAGAGAAAGTTCATTGAAGGGATCTTTAAGCTAACAGTCTTTAGTGAGATGCTAGGAATTATTCGACATGATCTAAGCGAGACAAAACGAAAATTTCATCTTGAAAAAACTAAGCTTGAGGAGATTCAAAAGTCATTAATATTGTATAAAAAGCAACAAACCGAGCACGCCAACCGCCGCAGAGACAGAATTCAAGAGCTTGAACAACGCCGGTTAGATAGTGCAAAAGAAATTAAAGAACTAAAGAATCAATTATTAGAGAGTAATGAGCCGAAAAAATTACAACTAGAGAAGAAGATTGAAACTCTCCATAAAAAAGAGCAAGAATATGAAGCACAGATCCGTGAATCATTACAGGTAAATACAGCTGCACAGACGAGTATTTTAACGCTTCGTGAGAAAATACAAGAAATAAATGATGTTGGTGATACTATTTGTATTACATGCAAGCGCCCATTCGAACAGAGTGATAAAGACCGATTCTTAAAACAAAAACAAGAGTATGTCGGTAGCATACAAGATCTAAACGAACAAATAGATACAATAACAAAAGAGCAAAAACAGATCGAAAATTTAAGAGCATTATGTAAAAGTGAGAGTCAAAGTATCATCCACCAAATCCATCAACTGGATATTCTTGAAACAGAAGCTGAAAATATAAAACAGCGAATTCTTCAGCGAGGTCAATGGATTAAGCAAATCGAAGTTGATATAAATAGTCTACAAACAGAAAAAGACACTTATATAGACATTATCCAAGACACAACAAAGAGAATCAATGCGCTAACTTCTAAACAAGGAGAATTCGAACAACTATTGGAAGTTCTAGATATATCAAAATTTGTTGTATCTGAAGAAGGTGTCAGAAGCTTTATTGTTAAAAAGATGCTAAAAATGCTCAATACGAGACTAAATTATTATTTGAAAAAGTTAGACGCTAATTGTATTTGTACGTTTGATGAGTATTTTGAAGAATCCATTTTTAACCAAAAAGGAAGACTCTGTTCGTATGCAAACTTCTCAGACGGAGAACGAAAAAGAATCGATCTAGCTATGCTATTTACGTTTCTTGATATTAGAAGACTACAATCTAATATATCAGTTAACTTCTCTTTTTATGATGAACTACTCGATTCATCACTGGATTCAAAAGGAATTGAATGTGTGCTTGAAATTCTCAAAGACCGCATAAATCAATATGGTGAAGCTGTTTATATTATAAGCCATAAAAACGAGGCTATTAAACACGCAACCGGTGAAATAATTTACCTGGAAAAACAAAACGAGGTAACAAGGAGATTAGAATATGGGACTACAGTTTAAAGATTTAAATATACCACAAATGGGTAATGCCCAACCTGCGCCTGCGCAGCAATACACACCAACTGCACAGACCATTAATAATATCGGGATGCCGGCCGGTATGCCACTCGGGATGCCTAATGCCGCTGTAGCAACTCAGCCAATAATAACCCAACAGAAATTACCACCACCTCAGATGCCAGGGGAAGGGTTAAAGCGTGCAGTTAACTATTATGCAGACTATGCTGGATGTGGTTGGTGGAGAATGATTCAACCTGAAACTCTACTCAATATGGAACAGAAAGCAATTATTAATGGGTTAACTACTATGGTAGTTGATCCAAGATTCTATTTCGGAATTGAAGCAGTTAGACTACAACGTCAGGCAACTCCGGTTCAACTAGAATTTGTAAAATTCTTGAAAGCAGGATCTGCTGAACACGGGTTTAAAGTCATCTACGAGATAGATGATATCATATTTAAGGACGACATTCCTGATTTTAATCGCTGTAAGACTGCATTCGAAGATGATAGTATTCTCGCAAGCTCCATCGAGATGATGAGATTATGCGATGAAATTAGTGTTACCTGTCAATTTATGAAGGAATATTATATCGACAAAACCGGTAATAAAAATATAACCGTTCTACCTAATTATCCATCGAGAATGTGGATGGACGGTCATTATGATCCAGTACGTTTGATGGAAAATTATACGAAATATAAAAATAGACCTCGCGTTGCATATATCGGTTCAGGTACTCATATTGATGTAGGAAATAGAACCAATCAAAAAGATGACTTTGAACATATTGTACAACACATTATCAAAACTCGTGATATATTCAAATGGGTATTTGTTGGTTGCTTCCCATTACCGTGCAAGCCATTTATCGACAGAGGTGAAATGGAATTTATCAGTTGGTTCCCGCTGAAGAATCTTGCAAAAGCATATACATCTATAAACTGTCAAGCAGTATATGCTCCCCTACAGGATTGTTCTTTTAATCGCGCTAAGAGTAATATTAAATATCTCGAATCTGCGTGCTGTGGTATCCCGGGTGTTTTCCAGAATATGATAACATATAAAGATGCACCTTTACGATTCGGGACAGGTGCGGAATTTATTGATCAAATAAAGGCTCTGCTTAAGGACGAGCAGACATACGAAAAATATAGCATAGCTGCCAGAGCATATGCTGATACGATGTGGCTAGATGATCATCTTGATGAGTTTGCAGAATTATACTTTACACGCATCGGAACACCTAATCGCAAAGCTCTTCTAAGATTGAATCCAGACCAAGCGACAGCTGTAACATACGAGAATAACTTACTAAAATGATAACACACATACAATTTAAGCATGGATATGCTCTAAAACTCCCATGCGTACAAGATAGAGTTTTTAAATTTACACCAGGAATTAATATCCTATTTGGACCAAATGGTTGTGGTAAATCAACTATTATAAAAACACTAAAGGCATATTGCGGTATTCAAAAGGGTGGATGGACGCAAATAAACGATCCAACTGCTATAGGAACAACTTCAACCTCTCTTGGATTTCCAATGGCGTATGCAAAATTTGCACCAGGGGAATGTTATGCAAGTGTCGGGTGGACAGGTAATCCGACATTTTTTAACGACGGAGATATAAAAGTTAGTGAGACATTCTTCTTTCAAAATGTCGGTCAATCAGAAGACGGAATAACAACAGAGAGAGAACAAATGGAAGCATTGATGAAAAAGCCTTCATCTGGTCAATATCGAATTGATAGACTTAATAAAGTTCTTAATCTTATAACTACACCACCTGTAGTAGAAAATATACCTGATAGAATATCACGAGCAGGTAATCAATCATTCGCTGAAAGAGAGAAACAGTATTGGCATTCTCTAGGGCAAACTGGACCGCTAACTATTCTACTGGATGAGCCTGAGCGTTCGTTAAGTCTACCGAAACAGAAGCAGCTACTTTGTGAAGCTATCCCAAAACAAATGGGTAACTTACAAGTTATAATTGCAACTCATAGTGTTTTTGCTTTAGAGATACCAGGAGTAAATATTATTGATATGGAACCTGGATATGTAAATGTATGCAAAGAAATATTAAACTTTTCTAATACAGGGCAGAGTCAGTTGGAGATGCCATTAAATACTCCTTGTAGCGCGTGTGAAGAGTATAAAAGAAAACTGGAAAGAATTACTGGTATTGTTCAATCATAATACTGATATAATTAGTTCCTACCCTTGATTTATCTCAAAAATCCTATAATATTGATATATGTATAGAAATATTTACTATGATTCTCGTAAGGGAACGATGAGATTATGGACCTGGAATGATTCTGGGGACAGAACAGAGATATGCGAGCCTTTTGAGCCATACATCTATGTTGAGAGTAATCAATTTAATGATGGACTTTCTCTATTCAACACTCCACTACGTAAGCTAACATTTAAGAATGATTGGGATCGTAGACAATACGTAAAAGAGAGCGGCATTAGACGAATCTTTTACAATCTTCGTCCAGAACAGCAATTCTTAATTGATCGTTTTGGAGGACTTCAAAACGAACCAGAATTTACTCAATACCCCCTTAGAGTATTCTTTCTTGATATTGAAACGTACTCCCCTTACTCCTTTCCCGTACCAACCCAAGCGCAGCATCCAATCAATCTAATAACAATATTCGACACACTTGAAAAGAAATATCACACGTTTGGACTAAAGAAAGACTTTACTCCTACTGCACCAAACCACACATACTACAAATGCAACTCTGAGTCAGAAATGCTAGAGAAATTCTTACGATATTGGGAAAACAATTACCCAGATATCGTATCCGGGTGGAATAGTGAAGGTTTCGATATTCCTTATATTGTAAATCGAGTTACAAATGTGTTAGGTGAAAATGAAACTAAGAGATTATCACCTGTAGGTAGTTTATATTACAGAGAAGATGTTAGGCGTGCGTTCGGTAAAGATCTTGGGCGGTGGCATATTCGTGGTATTTCATGTGTTGACTACATGGAAGCATATAAGACATTCTCTAGAGGCGAACAAGAATCATATAGTTTAAATTATATTGCTCATGTTGAATTAAAAGAAGGTAAAGTTGCATATAACGCTACTAATCTGGCACAACTGTCTGAGCAGGATTGGAATAAATTTGTTGTTTATAACATTCAAGATGTAGATCTACTTATTAAACTTGAGGACAAACTTAGATTTCTTCAAATTTTAAGAATGATTGCATATAAAGGATTTACAACACTTGAATCGTCGATGGGAAAGATATCTGTAGTAACAGGTGCAATTGCTCAACAAGCTCTTGAAAATGGAAAAATATTCCCGACGTTCGTTAAAGATCAAATGAGTAAGTATGGTGGAGGGTTTGTAAAAGAAATTGATCCAGGATTGCATGAAAATATTATAACATTTGATGCAAATAGTTTGTATCCTAATACATTAATAAGCTTAAATCTATCACTAGAAACAAAACTAGGAAAGATAATTAATGTCGATAAGGAAAAAAATGAAGTTGAGCTGAGATTAGAAAATGGTAAAACACATCTATTGACTCCTCAACAATTTCAACAATTTACAGAAAAGCATAAAATAGCAATTTCTAGAGCAAGAGTATTATATTCACAAAAAGAAAAGGGAGTGATACCACAGTATGTAGATAACCTATATGCTGACCGTGTCAAAGTAAAAAAGCAACTCTCAGAGCTAGAACAAAAGAATCTTAAGCTTCATAAAAATTCAAAAGAGCATAAAGCAAATTTACGACAAATTGAACAGCACGATATTATGCAGTATACTATTAAGATTTTGCTTAACTCTATTTATGGTGTGTTTGGAAATATGCATTCACCCTTCTATGATATTGATCATGCGGCATCAATTACAAATACAGGTCAGTCTGTAATTAAAGCTGCAAATAAAATAGCAAACGAATATGTTGCTAAACAATACGGATGTACAGAAGATATAGCTGTATATAACGATACAGACTCAACTCACATTTCACTTAAACCATTACTGGATAAATTTGGAAAATCCTTTCTGGATGATAACGGAAACGTATCACCTTTTGCATATGAAAAAGCCAACGAACTACAGGATGTAATTAATAAAGGAATTGAAGCTTGGGCTCATTCGTCTTTGAATTCAATAGACCCTAGATTTTACTTCAAACGTGAAGCTATTTGTGCAGTAGGAGTATATCAATCAAAGAAGCATTATATCCTTCATGTTCGTGATAAAGGTGAGTCTGATCCTATACCTTGTGATTATATCAAATACGTAGGTGTAGAGGTTGTAAGAAGTACTATGTCCGAACAGGTTAAGCGACTCATCAAAAATGTAGTCGAGTCTATAATCTATACTAAAGAGCGAGCTGCAACACTCGATGTATACAGACAAACGTATGAAGAATTTAAAAAACTTCCAGTTGAAGATATAGCATTTAGATCAAAAATCAATAACTATGAGAAGTCTGCAAAGAAAGCTAATAATTTTGTAATAGGAAAAGGCACACCGATCCATGCTAAAGCATCTATTTATTACAACTTATTATTGAAGCATTTAAAAATAGAAACTATATATGATCCTGTTGAATCTGGGCAGAAGATAAAATGGTTTTATACAGCACCTAACAATAAATTTAATATTAAGTGTATCGCTTTTACGAACAAATATCCAACCGAATTCGCCGATATAATAAAACCTGATTATGAATTGATGTTTGAAAAACTTATCGAACCAGCCATTAAGCGTTTCTTTGAATGTGTAAAATGGAGAATGGTTAGTATGCGAAATGAATATACATGTGACCTACTTGACTTACTTGGAATCTAGTATATTATATGATTAAGGAGAAAATAAATGAGTGAACAGAAGAACATAGTAACATTTCTAGATGGTATGGAGCGTACCATTATTGGAGAACAAGTTAGCGAAGACGCTAATACAGTAGATATTCAAAATCCAGTCGTGGTAAATATCGTACCACAGGCGGATCCAAATACTGGGAGACCGACAGGCCAGATGGCATTGCAGCTGCTTCCAGTCTTTTTCAGAGAGTTCCTCGGAGATAAGGAACAACCGGTAGTATATTCTTACAGCAAGGCCAGAATTACACCTGTCACCTTCAATGGTGGTTTTGATTTTAGATTGTATGCACAGTATGATCATATCTTCAACCCAGCGAATATGCCACCAACTGAAGCACCTGTAGGGGCACCACCGAATGCAGCAGGAAATGGTCCTGTGATCAATTTGTTTAACGACTAGGAGTAACTGTGGCAAAAACAGGTTTAGATGATGTACTCAGTGCAGTAGATAAAATCAATCCTGATGCGCAGGTTCTTTCCAAGAGTCCACTATCACTTGTGGACTCTTGGATCGATACCGGTAATTATGCATTGAATGCAATAATATCAGGATCATGTTATGGTGGAATTCCGGAAGGTCGTATTACAGGATTGACCGGACCGTCAGGTTGCGGTAAAACACTATTCATTAATAAGATAATAGGTAACTTTCAACGGCCTGATAAATCAAAATGGGCACTAGCGTTTGACTCTGAATTAGCAGAAGACCCACAATCTGCAGCCAGCGTGGGTGCAATTCCGGATAGAATTAAACATATACCGGTTAATACAGTCAATGAGTGTCGTAATCAATTACTTGCTTTTCTTGATAAAATTATCGAGAACAATCTACAAGGCAGCTTTATGGCCTCGATTGATTCGCTTGGTAATTTGGCAGGTACGAAAGAAATTGCAGACGCTGAAGCTGGTAAAGATGCAACTGATATGGGAACACGTGCAAAGAACATCAAATCAATGCTACGAACAATTACATATCGAGCAGCGAGATCCAAGACAACTGTATTGTTTTCTAATCATACATATAGTGATCCAACAGCTATGTACCCTTCATTAATTCAGAATCAGTCTGGAGGAGAAGGTCCGATCTATATGGCATCAGTCCTATTACAGCTCAGTTTTAAGCGTGAAAAGAATGAGAAGGATTTCGAAATGGAAGAGATTCTATCGTCTGCAAAAAAAGTAGGTGGAATCACCATTCATGTACTTACAGCAAAAAATCGATTCATTCCTCCTATGCTTAGTACTGATGTCTATCTAAATTTCAAAACAGGGCTTGATAGGTATTCAGGTCTTTTTGAGTTAGCAAAAGGATTAAACGTGATACAGGGTGATAAGACATACACAATGATAGATCAGCATGGAGCTGAAATTAAACTAGGATATAGGAAAAATTTCGAGCGAGATCCTGATATGTGGGAAAATACTATACTACCTGTACTAGAACCAATAATTCAGCGAGAGTTTAGATTTAGCAGCGAGGTAGAACAAATTGACCGGGAAATTGAGGATCTATAATGACAAAATACGTAATTGGTATTGTTCATCCGAAGCGGGGTAATATATACTTACGGACTATACATAAAACTGAAGCACATGTAACAAGTAATCGTGAGTTTATTCGACCAAGTGCTACATTTTATACACCCGACAAGGCATATCAAGCTATTGAGCAGATCAATGAACTATGGGGGAATGACAAATGGTTTTCGACACGTAGTAGTGATCTATATAAAGCAGAAAAAGTTATACTAAAATGGCATGTACCGTGTCACGGCATACAAGAAGATTTATTGATAAAAGATATAGGAGAATTCTAATGGTAAAAATATCCCATGAATGTCCATTTTCATTAATGGAGAAGGCACGAACTGACTTTAATGATTATGATTATTGTCTTGTTCACTTACTTGAGAAGGATGAAAGATATCTAAATTTCTTCGTTGAATCGAAGAAAATGGGTCGCCATATTTTACTCGATAATTCAATTTTTGAGCTAGGTACAGCATTTAATCCAGTACAGTTCGCAAAGTGGGTTGATTGGCTTAAGCCCCAGGAGTATATTATTCCCGATGTTCTTGAAGATTGTAAAGGAACTATACAAAATGCAAAAGATTGGCTTGCAACATATAGTGACTTACCAGGAATAAAGATTGGTGTTGTACAAGGAAAAACATATTCAGAGTTAGTAGAGTGCTATGAATTTATGTCGAAAAATGTAGATAAAATTGCAATCAGTTTTGATTACAGCTATTATGAATTAACTGGGCTTGGCCATAATAAATGGCAGAAGTTTGCGAATGGTCGACAGAATTTTATATTCCGTATGTTAGCCGAAAAGAAATGGAACTTCTGGAAACCACATCACTTGTTAGGTGCTGCAGTGCCCCAAGAGTTTAAATTTTATGCGGATTTATGGGATAACGCAAACATCCAATCTCTTGATACATCTAATCCAATTCAGCAAGCACTACTCGGACATGAATATACTATACACGGTCTTATTGATAAAGATACAACAAAAGTAGCAGATTCATTTAATGCAGATTATAATGAAACGGACCTATCCATGTTAAGTGATAACGTCTGTATGTTCAGAAAATTTTGCAGTGGAGCAGTAAAATGAGATGGTGTGCATATTTTAGTCAAACTGGTAGCGAGATACTAGAAGTATCGAAAGCTATTAATAGGTTTCCAGATGTTGTATTTTATAATACAAACTTTGGTACTAAGCCACCTATAAATATTGAACTGATTACAGAACTGAATACACGTAAAATACCACTCCATATTCTACCGAATAAGCCGAGAGTACAAGACTATAAAACGTTCTTACTAGAAGGCGACTTATTAACTTTACACGGATGGCTAAGAATTATTCCACCAGAAATATGTGATGAGTTTGAAATATATAACGGTCACCCTGGACTTATAACAGAGCATCCAGAACTTAAAGGACAGGATCCTCAAAAGAAAGCATATGAATTAGGGTTACCATACAGTGGGTGCGTAATTCATAAGGTAACTGCTGAAGTAGACGCGGGTGAGATAGTTCTCGCAGAAGAAATAAAAATTGAAAAATTGGAGCTTGATGTTATAATTAATGTTTTACATGATACATCAATCAAATTATGGGTAGAGTTTTTAGAGAGTAAATTGCAATAATTAAGGAGAATAATGAGAATATCTATTAGCGGATCGCAATGTGTTGGAAAGACAACACTAATTAATGATTTGTTCAGTAAGATTGAAATCAATCAACGATTCAGTCTAAGAAATGAAACTACACGAAATGTATTAAGAGACAATCTCGGATTTGGTACTCTACCAATTAACGAGGAGGGTGGAGATCTGACACAACGATTGATCTGTTCACAGCATTTAATCAATCACGCAGCTGGGGAAACTGGAGATGTTATCTACGATCGTTGCGCATTAGATGGGTTGGTTTATACTTCATATTTATATGATGTTAATCGTGTAAGTAGAGAGACGCTTCGCATTGCGGAAGCAATTTTTGAAAATACTAAGTATGACATTATGTTCTACATTCCTCCAGAGGTTCCGTTGGAGGAAGATGGGGAAAGAAGTGTAAGCCCGTCATTTCGTAATTCAATCTGTAATTTATTCGAGGAGTATATTACCAGTTATAATCTTCAAGTCGGATACCTAAAAGGTACACGCGAAGAGAGAGTTCAGAGAATCTTAGAAACAATTAAAGCATATGATGATTATCAAAATAAACAAACAAAAATGTTTAATACACTTGATAAGAATCTGCAGAACGCAATCCAGACTATTAAAACTGATTTACATATAAAGGAGTAACATGCCTAATACAAGTAGTAGTGTCTTCGGGCACGGTAGACCACCACAAGGACCTGATCCAACATCTCATGCAACATTATCCCGTCTTAATAGACCAGTTGAAGCAACTCATCTTGGACAGACTGTTGAGTATAAAACAGAATACGATCCCTCTTTACTAGTTGCAGTACCTAGACAAGAGAATCGAACAGGACTAGGAATTACTCTCGATAGTCTTCCATTTGTCGGGTACGATGTATGGAACGCATATGAAGTAAGTTGTTTGACGTTATATGGTGTCCCTTGTGTATTCATCGTTAAGATTATGTATCCCGCAGATAGTCCATCTATTGTGGAAAGTAAATCACTAAAACTATATCTTAACTCATTTAATATGTCAAAGGTTGGAATAAATCTTGAGGAAACTATAATGTTTCTACGTGCAAAGATTCGAGATGATCTTTCAAATCTGCTCGAAACGAAAGTACATGTACAATTATTTGATCCACTATTTAATGCCTCATCTCTTACTCCTCCTGGTAACTGCTTAAATAATCTACTATACAGCGACGAGTCAGAAGATTTGCAAGAAATTGTTTATACTGAAAATCCAAATCTTATTAAAACAGTTGAATATACTGATTTTGAGAAATACGAGTTCGAAGATAAATCTGATCCAACGCTTATTCCACAGGCTATTGAATTAATGGAAAACTGGGATACCGACAAAGAAATTCCTGAGCCACAAAAAGGGTTGGTTATGTCTCAAAAACTGTATGAAGTAGAATACACAGACCTACTTCGCAGTAACTGTAAAGTCACTCATCAACCAGACTGGGGAACAATTGTAATAGCCTATAAAGGTAAAAAGAAACTCAATCGTAAGTCACTATTGAAGTATATAATTTCGTTTAGAAACGAAAATCATTTTCATGAAGAGATATGTGAAGCCGTATTTACGACCCTAAAAAATAATACAGAGCTGGAAGCAGAAGAACTTCTTGTTGCATGTTTCTACACAAGACGGGGCGGTATTGATATTAATCCTATTCGTGCAACGAGCAGCAAAATGATTAATATCTTCTTTAAGGACTATATAAACATTAACAAGCTAAGCCCGAAAGCCACAAGACAGTAATGAGCAATGAAACTGATCGAGATTTAGATTGGTCATTCTTCGAATATGTTATTGCTTATAATTGTACATTTGAAGAGACTTTTACCGCGTCAATTTATGGAGCACTAAAATTAAAATATATTTCAAATACTAATATTCGGCAGTATCTAGGTATTATTTTTGACTTCTATAAACAACACAGTGCTCTACCAAATGCTACAGAAATAAAAACATATCTAAAGGATGACGACCTTAAAAGTGCATACAAAGATGTTGTAATGCAATTTAAGACTCTTGATTCTTCTTACAATCAAGAAGAACTACTGAAGAACACAGAACGGTTTCTAAAAGAAAGAGCAGTATACTATGCAGTAAAGGATACTGTAGATGAGGTGTCCTCGAAATCAGATATTGATACTTCACTTATTTATAATCGATTTGAACAAGCTTGTGGTTTAACATTAATTGATGATTTAGGGTTCGATTATTTTAACGAAATAGACCGACATATAATAGATCTTCAAACAATTGACCGTCATATATCAACTGGATTTACATGGCTCGATCAAAATCTTGGTGGTGGGTTACTTGAAGGTGGTAGAGCATTATATGCATTTAGTGGTGCTACAAATTCAGGTAAATCAATTGTCCTTGGTAACGTTACAGGTAATATAGTTTCACAGAATCGTACTGTGGTTGTAATCACATTAGAAATGCCTGAAATGATTTATGCAAAACGAATCAGCAGTAAATTTACTAATATTCCACTAGGACAACTTAAACAAGAAGCCGATCAACTCAAAAATTATGTTATTAACTTTTCAAAGAAAAATTCAGGTGCAAGACTTATATTAAAAGAGTTCCCACCGAATAGTGTAAACGCAAATAATATTAAAGCTTATCTAACGAAACTTGTACAAAAATACGGTATAAGAATTGATGCGGTCGTTGTTGATTACTTAACACTCCTACAATCAATTATAGTAACCGGTAGTTTATATGCAGACGGTAAAGCAGTTGCAGAGCAGATTAGAGCTTTAAGTTATCCATTACATTTTGGTTGTCCGTTTGTTACTGCATTGCAAGCCAATCGTAACGCGTACGATGAAGCAAACCCGAGTATTGATACAACCGGTGAAAGTATTGGTATTCCTCAGACAGTAGATTTTCAAGCTTCTATTTGGTCCTCTGAAGCAGAAAAAGAGCTCGGAGTCATTAATATGGGACTTCAAAAAAGTAGATTTGGTCCGTGCCACGGTAAACGTGCATTTAGAATTGATTACGACACATTAGTTATTACAGAGATGGAAGATGCATTTGGAAACACTGACGAACTACGTAGTATTGACACTGCATTAGACCAGTTAAGAAGTTGATTATTTTAGAGAGCTAATAAATATTATTATGAAAAATATATTCGTATGGACACATCATGACTTGGATGGACTTGCAAGCTGTCTAGCAATCAAGTGGTTTCATCCTGGGTGTAAATTTGATTATATACCAACTACAGGATATACTTTCCGCAGAGATTTTACGCAGTGGTTGTTAAAGAATCGCATTAGTGATTTTGATACAGTTTATATTGTCGACCTAGATATAAGCGAGAATCAGGATCTAGTAGATGAAGAGAATGTAGTCATTATTGATCACCATTCAACTCATGTTAATAATGCTTCCTATGAATTTGCAACAAATACGGTAATTGAGTATTCATCTGCGGCAAAACTGATTTATAAGCTTTATAAAACAAAAACAAACATTGAACTAACAACACCACAAAAAACACTAATCGCACTCGCAGATGATTATGATTCATATAACCACGAGGTTGAAGATTCAATAATTCTCAACTCGGTTTTCTTTGCAACAACAAATAACTTCAAAACATTTATGTCGTTGTATGAGAAAGGGGTTACAGGGTTTACTCAACAGCAATTAAATATATATAACATTTATCAGAGAGATCTAAAGCAGACTATTAATGATCTCAAATATTTTGAAAATAAAAAGTTAAAAATAGGTAAAAATTCATATCATATAATAGCAACATCTGCAACGGGATTCATAAATAATATTGCGGATCATATTTTAGATAATTATAGCCCTGATATAGCTATCGTTGTTAATCCGAAAACAAAACATGTTAGCTTTCGCCGTAACACAAAAGTCGATTTGGATCTTGGACGACTAGCAGAAGCGATCGCAGATGGCGGTGGACATAGTTATGCGGCTGGCGGACAAATTACAGATAATTTCCTGGCTTTTACTAAATTGCTAAAGCTACGGAAGAAAATGTATAGAATTGAAAAAAATGGATAGTAAAATAATTGACTGTTATAAAGACGATACCCTAAACTCAAACCCATTAACTGAAATAACAAACAAGGAATTGGATTTAATTATACTGAGAATGGGATCATTTCTCTCCATTATATCCAACAAAAAAAATAACCAGGCTAAGTTGCTAATTACGGCTGTAAAAGATAAATATTTTAAAGAGTTATTTTTAAAACAAGCAAGTATAGACAATGTGCAATTATTAGTAAAATGTATAATAGAACGATATCCAACTGTATGTAAATCCAAAGTAGTGCTTAATAGTTTCTTAAATCAAAAATCGTAATTAATGGTGTATAATGATCACTAAATTTGAACAGTATTTATACAATACGTATCTCTACGTATCGCGTACTGAAAGGGGCAAACCCTTCTCACCACGCAAGGATTTCTCTACACTCGATCCAGAAAAAGAGAACCACTTAAGGCGTATCTCCAATCTTCTAACAAGATACCCTCACATTGATCCTAAACTATACTTCAAAGCAGCGTACGAAATATATGCTGATCAAGAATTTTTCGAACTATCGTACTTTTCAGGGATGGGAGCAGTAAACGCTTTCACTCTTTATATGAAAAAACTGCGAGAGCTTCCACCAGATGATGATTACCAAATAGAAAGACTAAAAGAGTCACTAAAATTCATCGCGAAGTTTTGCTACGATAACAAAATCACTCTACAGGAATACATTACATTTCAGACAGGTGTAACGTATGACTGGATGAAACACTTAAAGAGGCATCAAATATCTGTATATGCACTTATGGAATTTCCGCAAGTGTATGATACAATTGTATCTGTGCCTGAGGATGAACGAGAGTTGTTGCTAGGGGATTGCGGTAAATATTTTCTTGGTTATAAATCAAAATATTTAAAATCCGAAAAAGCGCAAAATCTCGTTTCGAAAGCAATAAAAAAGATAGATAAAATTATTGGAACAAGTAGATAAAATTAGAGATGTATATAATATATATATGTAAAGGAGAATATAAGTAATGAGTAATATAGATATAGTAAGTATGTTTGATAGTATTAAAGAGTCGTTAAATAACGAAAAAGGTGCAACTGGTGCATATAGAAATATTTTAAAGTTTACCCCGGGTAATACATATTTGGTTAGAATTATTCCGAATATTAAAGATCCAAAGGAAACATTTTTCCACTATTTTCATCACGGGTTTACCTCAAATGAAACTGGTCAGTATGTCGACGGATTATGTCCGACAACATGGAATGAGAGATGCCCCATCTGTGAAGAGCGTTTCAAGCTATGGAAGAAGGGAACTGAAAGAGACAAGAATCTTGCTCGGTTGATGCGTCGGTTAGAAAAACATTACGTGAATGCGTACATAATTGATGACCCAACGCATGAAGAGAATAACGGTACAATCAAGGTTCTTCGATTAGGTGTACGGTTATACGAAAAGATTCAATCCGCTGTTGATGGGGACGATTCAGATGAGTTCGGTTCACGTGTATTTGACCTTTCCGAGAACGGATGCAATCTCAAAATAAAAGTTGAGACTACAGCTGGAGATGACGGCAAGAAGAAGTATACTAACTATAGTAATTCTCGATTTACATCACCAGGAGCAATTCCAGGAATGACACCAGATCGTATGCAAGAGACATATGAGAACGTGTTTGATCTTACAGAGTTTGTAGATCGTAAAACAACTGCTGAGCTTCAGGATATAATGAACGTTCATGTGTTCTGTAATGGTTCAAAAGTTGTTAAAAAGGCATCTACAGAAGATGTAGAAAGTGCCATTAGCACAGCAGCATCGGTTGACACCAAAGACGTAACTCAGGAGTCATCCAGTGTTGATGAGAAGAAACAAACAATATCAACAGATGATAAAATTAAAGATCTTCTGGATGGTATTGATGATATTCCAACTGACGATTAAATTATAACTGAAAGGTAAAATGACAAACAACGTAAAACTTCCCTATGCAAATTCTAATGTACCTCGCAATGAACAAGAGCAGGCACAGATAATTGAACGAGCTGCGAAGGCTTACGAAGCGTATTTGGATGCGTTGGGATTCGATTGGAAGTCGGATCCCAACAGCACCAACACTCCGTTTCGCGTAGCTAAAGCATTTGTACAAGATTTAGGCGCCGGATGCTACCAAGATCCCCCAAAAATAACGGCATTTCCAAATCACGATGGATATGACGGAATGGTGTTTCAAGGTGGTATTCCTGTAAAGAGCTTATGCTCTCATCACCATATGCCATTCATTGGTGTTGCGCATGTTGCGTATATACCATCTGCGACTGGCAAGGTTATCGGATTAAGTAAACTAAATAGACTGGTTGAATTTTATAGCCGTCGTCCGCAAATTCAAGAAAGTTTAACTATGCAGATACATGATGCTATAAACACTACATGCGATGATAATCAAGGTATCGCGGTTGTTGTTAGCTGTACGCATACTTGTGCGTGTCTTCGTGGTATTAAACATGACGGTTGCGAAATGAAAACCAGTAAATTATCTGGTTGTTTTCAAGATGAAGTTTCATGCAGACAAGAGTTTTATAACTTTATTGATAACATGAAAAAACACCAAAGGTTAATGTAATGAGTCCAGAAGAGTTAGAGAGAAGAAGAAAGCAGAAGGAAGATCTAGACGCCTTAGGAGCATTAGCATCATTTGTATCCACTAATATGAATACTATTGATGCGTATACCGACAGTGTAGATAAGGTGAAACTAAGAGCGAACAAACTAGACCCCAGAAAGCTATATGAAGGGGCGACACATCAAAATGTTGATCTTGCACAACAACTAATAAATGAGACTAATATACATGAAATAGATCGTAGTTTACCTACACGTACAAGTGCACCTCCTGCTTCACCAAACCTCCCTACTCCTCACCCGACACAATATATTCCTACTCCAAATGTTGAGGGTCGTATACATCCCCCTCCGCCCCCTCCATCCCCAGAAAAAGTATACGACCCTCAACTGGAGTTCTCATTTACTGACAACCTTGAAAAAGATACACCAATAGTGAAGAAGCTATTCGATATACTTGAAAAGCAATCGTTTAATCTCGAAATTATAAAAAAGACTTTAATACAGATTGAACAAAACACCCGAAAAAGAAAGTACTCAAAAAATGATTCTAAAGGAAATGCACGAGAGAGCAGAAGCACTCAAGGGGACAAAATCACTAGAACAAATATCCACGATTAAACTTCGCCAGGAGCTAGCTACTGTAAAAACGAAACTAGCAACATTGGAAAGTGATTATGAGGCTTTTAAAACGAAGGTTATTGCGATTTTAAGAAAGCAGAGTGTGCAAAATTCACGTGCACGAAGTGATCGCAATTCAACCATAACTGCAAGTGATGTTGAACAATTAATTAGAAAGAATTTGAAATGATTATAACTATTGACAAGGATGCTATAGTTCACAAATTTTTAAATCCGATTAGCCGACTTACTGAAGAGTGTAGTATACATCTCACTGACAATGAAATTTACGCACTCGTGAATGATTTAGCCGGTAATATAATCCTGCATATTAAACTTCAAACACAAACAAGTTTAACAGATGAATTTGTTTTGAATGTTAAAGATATTAGGAAATTAAGCAGAGTATTCGATTGTGTAGACACTGCAATCATAGATTTAACAGTCGATCCAAATGCAAGTGTGTTAAAATACGCTTCACCTAAGTTATCATTCAAACTTCATTTAAATAATGAGAATGTAATGAGAAAGTGTCAAATTAGTCTTGATAAGATGAATAGTCTCAAATTTGACAGTGAATTCAAACTTACAGGTGATAAGCTTAGTGAGATATTAAAAGGTAGTATTTTTGCCACTGAGACGAATAAAATATACTTCTTCTCCAAAGACGGTAATATCCATGCTGAATTAACTGATAAAACTACACAGGATATAGATAGCATCACATTCATTGTCACAGATACTATTAAAGGTGAAGATTTAACATCTCCCCTACCTTTTAGTGTCGAAGTGTTACGATTGTTGTCTGGCTTGCGGCCAGATAGTATACAGGTAATGATCAATAATACATATAAATTGATCAAATTTAAAATAACAACCGATGTAAGTGAAACGAGTTATCTCATTCCCGCTTACGTCAAATAACAAGGAGACTAAAATGGCCAATAAATTAACAACACTCGGCTACTTCAAAAAGCGTCTACGCGATAGTGGATATATAGTTGATGATCTATATCGTGGATATACACAATTAGATCCACGATTATGGTCCGTCGTTATTGATCCTCATGGTGCAAGTGTTTTCTGTACATGCTATCTAAATGACCCTGAAGTAGGCGATTCATATTTTGAAATTTATGATGGAGGCCAATTTATTAAGCCAGGGCGGATGAAGATTAAAACTAACTCAATCGAGGTGTTTATAACATATCTCGTGAAGTTTAATATTAATAACAAAGCACCAGTCTATGATGGCACACACAATCAATCACAAGACAACAGGAGATCAAACTACGATAATAGAGGATATACGTATGATACCAGAAGAGCTCCGTCTTATGATAGAAGATAACTAGACTAAGATTAATTTAAAAGCCCGGCAGTTTTTTGCCGGGCTTTTTTTGTGTCGTAATTAAATATATACATGACAACGGAAAATTTAGATAGTTCAGAAAAATCTAAAAAACCAAAAGTAAGTTCAAAAGCAAAGATATCTAAGAAGAAAGATCAATCTGAAGATAAACCATGCGATGATCTAGAGTTCATAAATAACGTTCTCAAGAATGGTTATAATAGATACAATGAGATAATTGAGCAAGAGCGCCGCGAGTATAACGATGATATCGATGCGTTACAAGCTACAGTTGGAGAATTTCTCAATGATTTTATTATTATCGGGCACACTCCAGATGATCGACGGATGATCGTTAGATACTCACCGACTCCAAAAGATTATGATGCCTTGAAAGAGTTGTCGCGTGAATGTCTAATTCGAATGCTTGCTGATGGTCGACTGGATGATGATTAACCTGGTATCCAGTATCCATGGCATTTTTCATTCTTTGCAGGAAAATGCTCGTTTAATGCATCCGCTGCATCTCTTACATCACCGCACTTATCCATGAGCGTCCACGGCGGTGCAAAGAATCGATGAGTATGTGCTACAGGTCCCCATCCTGTCTCTGTTAGATATTGTTGCTTTGGTGCTGTAGCGTGAAGATACGACAGTTCACCTTCTACATGAGTGCCACCAAGAACCATCAGATTACCCGCTACTCCGGCGTTACCGTCAAGTAACACCTCTTTACGCATAGCGCTTGACGGTTTAATATTAATGATATCTGCTCTTAGCTCCAAGTGCCTACCACCGTCGATTAGCAATTCTTGAGAAGCAGAGATATACATACCTTCGCCATAGATATTAACAAGAGTGCCATACATATCGATTGGCCCTGTGGTCTTGATGTGAATCCCTTTGCTTCCAACGTTCAATCTGTATTTATTACCTACGACTACATCCCAATCACCCCCCGGGACAGAATCAACATCCACGTATTCTACGAGAGGACATTCAGCCATTGTAACATACGTTCCTTTAGTAGCTATAGCAGTACCTTCATTTCGAATCTTACCGATAGGATCAACTCGATAGCTCTCTAGATCGTTAAATACAGTACCAATATTTGTTGTCCTATTTCCGGTAATCAAAACGATATCATCTCCGCCATTACCAAATCTCGATTCATGCATCAAATCAGCTATCTTCTTTTGATTGTCACGTATGACTTTTTCAATAATCGTACAATCATAATCCTTCCTGTTAAAATAATCCGAGGAAGAGCCACCACATTCCGTACCAGACTTCCCAGTAAACTCGTTTATACACAAAGCATCAGGGTCCCATTTATATTTGTCGTCTTTCCAATCTCCCCATTGAGTAGACGGGCTGTCCCCAGTCCCATCACAAGTTATACACGGCTTATCAAACTTCTTACCTGATCCACCACAAACAGGGCACTTTGCAAAATCCCCATCCATTTCCTGGAGCTCAGAAGTATGAATTTGGTTTTTCTTTGTACGTTGAATTTCAAACAATCTTTTGTATTTGTGAGTATCCCGAAGTATATTCAACACACGAGATGCTAAATCTCGGCGAGCTGGGAAATCTCCGAGCTTAGTTACACGATCACCCATAATGATATTCTCTTGATAGTTCGCAACATAGATTGCTTGATTCTTACGAACAGTTAAAAATTGATCTCCGAGTACAAGAGTCTGGTCGTTGTGTGATGCAAATCTGGATGTAGTTGAATTATTAAACTCGAGAAAGGAGCCACTATAATGAGTAAATTTTAATAGCTCTGCAAGATCTGTATCAACTACTTCAATTGTATGTTTGTTTGAATTAAGTACATGTTTCGAGCGAAATGTCTTTATATTATGATCAATATTACCGTTCGATTCATCCGAAGCTAGATTTTCAAACGAACTTGGATAATCCGTTGAGACAAAATCTTTTAATTCTTGATCTTCTTTATCTAAACTGAAAATTCTTTTCCAGTCATCTTCACCGTGAGATGCTGCCCAAACAACAGGATAATTCGCATCACCTTCAATAAAAAATACCCATACATGTGCACCGACATTTGGTATGGTGAATTCACCGCGAGATAAATTTGAGTAATCAGACGGAGAGTATTGAAATCCATTAGGGTTTACGCATTGATTCGTGCTGGCACCCGTCTGTGTGAATGCATCTTGAACTCGATTCTCTCCAACGTAGTTTTGTAACGGTCTAAATCCTTCTTTATAAGAATTACCGTCCCAGTAGTTTGAATCAGATGTTGTACCTTTTTGTGTAAACGCATTATACCTACCAGTAGCACTACCACCGAAAAGAGGTGACGCTTGCTCCGCCCATGGAAGCATTTGCTTCAACTGAGATAAAATACTATCTAAATCTGGGTTAGTATCTTTATCAGTAAAGGTAAATAACTTATCCTTAACTGTTGCAAATTCTTTATTCCAGTTCTCATACACAGCAGCAGTAATATGTGGGACATAAACTTTTACTCTACCGCGCTTTTCTGGGTCATTATTTTGTACAACAATACCTAAATAATTTCCGTAATATCTTTCACCGGTCATATCATCTCCGTTATCTAAACAACTGTTCTGGTAGATCTATAGATTCTGGTTTAAGAACATTATCGTTTACTCTACCCGAAACAGGGTTAATTTTCTGTCCGTTATTTCCTGTATATGTTATGCTATCTGCATCATTACGCGGAAATGTCTCTTCAACTCCTATTGGTTTTTTCCATCGAATTCTATCATCATTTGCCTGCTTGAATGGAACAAGCGGTGTTAGATGATTGACTAAAACATGTACAAAATATCCATGCGGATGCGGCTCATCTAATTTATAAATTGCATCATGCTTACCCCAATATTTATTGCGTTCTCCGTCTAGTATACGATAATTTTGATGGTACCAGTCATTATTAAGAGCTACACCATGTGCAACATTATACGGAATCGGCCTCTCTTGAGTAGTTTGTTTACCAGTACCATCTTCAGTAGTTAAAAGCGAATCGAATGTGATGTTACGCCTCATACATTTTGTCGTTACATGCTGCGCGTTCATCATATACTCAACTACTTCATCCGGAAGCTTTTGTCGCATACTTTCTCTTATATACGATGGGGAAGGCCAGGGCGTTAGAAACCACTCCATACGACTATTTTTAAATTTAGGATTTACACCCCAATACCAAATGTCAATACTGCTAGTATCTGCATAATAAAGAATTGTATTAGTTCCCATAACCTCAGAGAACGGATTCTTAAAGTATGCCTTCTTACTCTCAATATACTGATCAATTTTAGGATGAAGACCTTTTATTTGTTTTACCCAACTCCTAACTAGCGGTGGTTCCTTATCATTCAGTTTTTCGTGGATTTGATCTATAATAGACTTAACTTCATCAATAGAGTCTTCTTGGCATGCTGCACCAAGTAACTTAACCATGTCTTCAATCTCTTCTTTCGCATCAGACACAGTATATAATTGAATATCATTAGGTAATGGCTGAGTTCGTATCATCTGAACATAGCCAGCATCTGTAGTGCTATTAGTAACAGCTCTTGGTAGATTTACAAGATCTACCGACCCGTTGGCCATTATATCTTCAGATGTGTGTTGATAAATTCTTACATTAGGTTGCGTACTCATATCATCCTCCGATTGTTATTCCGACTCCAAGACGATCACCGCCACGCTGATCTTGTTCAACTGTAAATGCTGGTTTCTCTCGTCTGTCACTTAATGTCTCTTCAATCTCTCCATTAAACAGCTTGCGGAAATCTATTTCCTTCTCTTTAGCCGTTATTTGAAGATCAGCATAGAATTCAAGATTCTCGATAGCTCTTTTAGTATTCTCGATAGCTTCTTCAATTCTTTTATACGTATGGTACAGAATAATAATATGCTGTAAAATTTGTGCTGCTAATGAACCAAGTGAGAATGCAAATCGTTTTAAATCAAGTAGAATATCACCAATATGACCCCAAATATTACCACCGGTCGATGTACAAGAACCAGCGCCAGATGTTGATTCAAACGCCTCCCCAACAGCATCAGATGCAGCATCAATTGCACTTGCCGCCGCACGTGCAACTGTATCATGTAAATGACCATTAGCTAACCCAGTATTAACAATCGATGCTTGTGCGGCCGCATTCCCAGCTTCGTATCCTAAAGTAATTGCCTTTAAAAGAGTTACCAAACATTCAATTATTTCACCTATTCCTTCAATACCTAATGCGATTTTTATTTCACCTAAATGCTCTATTAAATGCATGATCCATAGTGCATAAGATGCAACAACAATTCCAAGAGCTATAAGATCCCGTTTAATAATATCTTCATACCAATCAATCGTCTTTTCGAGTGACTGCTCAAAATTATCCTTTTCATTCTCAAAACTAGTTTTTAAATTATCAACTTCTCTTTCAAGATCATCAATTGCATCACTCCCTCCGCCACCGGCAGAGGTACTTGTAGAAGCTGGTCCGCCCTCGGGCTCGAATTCGAAGCAAGATGTCATACAAAAGAGAGTTGACGGTTGATTGATTTCAAATCCAGTACCTGCAAAAAATGTTGTGTTATAGAATAAGCAAGAAGAGATGCATGTTAATAGACACCAATTAGTAGAAGTGACTGGAATAGTTTTAGATACATCTAGAAAATCACAAACACTATAAACAATAGTTTGCGGCCATACCGGTGTATATATCCACGTACTAATATTCGTATATAGAGTCGTCCACTCCTCGTTAGTTATATCTGGTTCACATGCCATTAGTAAATATCCTCTTCATTTTTTAAAGCATCATATGCATGGACTTTTACCATTACGACATCATTAACATATTTTTGATGATGAATAATATGCTTTACTTTTGTTACAAAATATTGCCCACACACTTGATAATCATAATTAGTATCACTATCTTCTGTCAATCTATCAACCCCTATAAATGTACCAGCTATTCGATGTGTGGAACCTTTTAGACGAACTGCTAGCGTTTGATTTAAATACACTCCACCGAATAAAATTTTACCGCGGCCTTCAGATCCCCTAACAATTCTATCTTCAATAGGGTCAAGAGTTGAGACAGGAGAGAATGCAGGTACAATTGCATATTCCTCAGTCTTCGTTCTGTTTAAGCACATAACCGGATAATCGTTACCGAGAAGCTTCTCAACATAATGAGTCTTAAAATATTGTTTTACAGTTTGTATTTCATTCTCTTTTACATCAACTTGAAACTGCTTTCCTTTATGCCAATGCGAATATACTGGTTTCGTGATGTATGCTTTCGCGTTATCCAAACCAGCAGACTGACTAAACCTATACGATAGAATAGTATTATAGTCTGCAGATTTAATATCAATTTCGGTACTAGCATCTTCAACATAAGGGGCTTTAAACGGACTTACTGATTGGGCGCCGTCTGTATTATCTGATCTATTTTCAAAAAATAAATGCTCCCTTTGCAACTTACCAGGCTCATTCTTACCAGCTTCTTCATAGTATTTCCATCTAGGAATTAACGCAAATTTCTCTTCTCCTCTATCCCACTCTAGACTGCATTCATCATATCCATCATTACTAATATGAAACCGCGCTACATAATCTAAACAGTCTTGTACTGTCATACTAGACTTAGTATTAAATAAAATTTTGCCAGCTCCAGGATCCCAGTCATCTTTACTTATGTAGTCTTCGTAACCCGCAGCAATTAATAACGACGCAATAGCATCTCCAGTGTACATTGCACGTTCTTCATCAGTTGCATGTGCAATCGGCTCGGGAGGATAATCTGGATTCTTAAACCAGCCGCGCCGCGGACCAGTCGATGTACTCCATTCCAATACCTTCTCCTGCATTATCTGAAACTTTTTATCCCAAAAATAAAACTTCTTTACCTTCGTCGTCATATCTTCATGAGGCAAATCCTCTGTGTCATAAATCACACCGTGAAACTTTATTCTCCATATCTTCTCTGGTTGCATATCGCCGTCTTTAGTTGTAGGCCATACGTCTATAAAAATTTCATCTCTTGCATCACCTCTAACATGATAGAACTTATCACTAAACGATCGCTCAAATCCTTCCATTCTGTTATCAACAACAATAGATCCTCTCGTTGGCCAAGATAAGAAATCTTCTTCTATCTCTAACAGCTTTATTGTGTGTGGAGCTAGCTCATATCGTTGCATATGATTATAAAACGTAACCTTAATATTCCATAATTGCTGTCCAAGCATTTTTGAATCGGGTGTAATCGCTGCATTTAAAGCTGGGTCACCGCTACCTTGAGACCCTCCACCCTGAGACCCTCCATCATCCTGGCCGCCAGTAGTTATAACTTGCGTTGTTAGATTACTACCTGGAAAAGACGGAACACCACTCTCAATACCACCAGGAAACATATTCTCAATTGCTGCACGCGCTTGTTCAGGATTAGCCGAGTTGTTAATTAGATCTTCAAGATTGTTTGCTTCTAGTAACGCTCTCGTATCTTGGCCACTATTTGTTAACTGCGCAAGCACTTCTGGGCTTACACCTGTTCTAGTTCGTGGTACATATGATCCATTTGGTAGACGAGTTAGTGTTTTTCCTTCACCATCAATTGGAGGTGAGCTAATATGCATAGAATTGGCCATTATTATCCTTTAAGCTGATTTAAAATACTTCGAACAGTATTAGTATTGAGAATCTTTAACTTCGCTCCCGGTGGAGGCATTACTGTTGGATTCTGAATACCATTAACAGCGCAAATAATCCACCACATCTTTACATTGCGATAAAACTTCCACGCGAGCATTGGCCAAATATCTCCAATATTAACAGTATATATCGAATAGATATTAGGATTAAGCTCTGACGGAAAATTAACCTTTTTTAATAAGTCATAATAATACCACTCATTATGTTCATCTTCATACACATTAAAAATATTTTCATAGTTCTGTGGAGTAAGCTTTAACGATATATCTGGTACTTCATTATGTTTCATTTTTCTCCTTACTTCTATTTAAGAACACGAACAGTTATATTGTCTATAGATTCCGCACCTCTAATCGCTTCACCGTAAATATCACGACTCTCGTTGATTAATTCTCTAAATTGAATACGTACCTCCCATGCATCCGGTATAATATAATTACCAAATTCTGGCATTCTGTTTAGTGTACCCTTATTTGTTACAGATAAATTGGATACAACACATACCGGCGACCATCGTACACCTGGAACATAAGCTTCATACAAACACGGCGGCGTAATGGTTAATGTATTCTGTTGAACGTGTAGATTTTGCTTAATAAATGCTTCTAAGAACTGTTTATTTTTCTCGATATTCTTTTTCGTTATATCTTCACTTCCTCCAGTTGTATTAATTAAGTGAAATGCCACCTCATACGCATATTCAGTCGCTCCTGCGTATGATTTAGGGTACAAAATATCTGCAGCAGGAAAATATACCTTCGCTACTCCCTTTGCTGCTTGCGCAAGCCCTTTAATAGTATCGCCTAGAGGGTCTTGATTCTCTCGCCAGTTTTGTCTTATGGTATGATGAGTATCCATAAAAAATGGCAAATAATACGTATTACGAGCTGCCCCCATATACAACCCACTATAAGCCCCTTTGGGATCAACTATTCTGTGTGCCCAGTAGTTAATACCTTCCATCGTAGCACTAAAAGTTTGTTCGAACTCGCGTAATTCAATATACGGAAACTCCTCATATGCTACACTTGGCTCGTAATCAGATGCTGTCCAAATTATATCTTTTCTTCTATAGTCAAATATCGCCATTTTACTCCTTAGGTAATTAATACACCTGAACGCAATCGATCCCATACTCGAGCACGAAGCAAATACGCAGGGTCTCTATTTTCTCCGGTATCGACAGGTGGTAAATTACCCGTTGTACCTGCAACAGATTGACGAGGTTCAGCCAGTTGCTTCTCTTGCATATTCATTAATTTACCTACCATCTCTATTAAATTTCTAACTTCACGTCTCAAGGCGATAGCCTCAATACTTGCACTCTGACTTTCTTTTTGATCTTCTTTATTTAACTCTACTTTGAATACCGGTTCCTTAGCAGCTGGTAACTGGCCCTCAACGCCCTCAAACTCCGGTTTTTTAAACGCTCGAGTAGGAGGCAAAGCCGTATCGCGTTGAACTGTTGGCTGACTTTGAATCGGCTCAGCAGATGACATTGAGTTTTGTTTAGCGGCTTGTTCTTGAAGCCTTGTTGTATAGTCCGGTGATCTCTCTCCGATTGCTTGTGTTGCGTTAACGTCTTGCTGTCTGTTTTGTTCGGCTCTTTGTTGTCGAATGTTTCTAAGTCGTTCAGTATAATGATCGGGATGTTCGGTAGGGTATCTAGCAAGATCTCCAGTCAACGGAGGTGCCTTCTTCTCCACTGGGACGGCTTCTTCTGCTTCACTTGTATCATCATCCGGTAATTCAACATCCTCCTCATCCTTCAACAGTCCACTAAGACCTGGAACGCGCTTCATAGCCCAACGAAGCCATTTTGGAGACTTCTTAAACGCAGCAATCAGTTTAGTCTTTAGAGTTTCTTTTATTACCTTAAAGAGGGATCTACCCTTTACAACTTCAGGAGTGTCATCAGGTGGAGGATCGCCGAACGCCCATGAAACTAAATGCATAAAAGGCTTACCAACGACAGGTAAAGATCCAATAACTTTTGCAACATCCCATATACCGCTTTTTACATCTCCTGTAAAGACCTTCATAATTCCAGCGCCGATCTTGAATAGGGATGTTTTCTTTACACGATCAATAATCCAACTGTTTATCTTTTCCATAAACGTCGTACCACCACCGGATTTTATTTTTGCATCTTTCTTTTCTTGATTATCTTTGAACATATCAACAGCAAACCCAATCACCGTACCGATACCTGGCAATCCAACAGCGAGTGCAGACGCAAAAGAAAGTAGACCTTGAACAATTTGACCGTTCTTTATCTCGCCTACTGCTTCACCAATGCGAATAAGAGAACCAACAACAGGGGTATAGCGAATAGTCTTTTTTAGCTTATCCCAAATCCATGTACCTATAGATTTAAAAATACCGGCTTTCTTTTTACTCGCTTCGGCTGAAGCACCCCCGGTTTTAGCATCCAGGAATGCTGAGAAAACATCAATACCAATTGAAAGCGCAGTTCCTACCACTGGAACAAATCCGACTATTCCACTAGCCATTTCCAGTAAACCGCCGACAATATCGCCCCGGCGAAAGCGGTCAATCGCAAAAGCTAAACTGATTAATCCACCGATAACCGGTATGCGTTTTAATCCTTTTGCAATTAACGTCTTACCAATTTTCTTACCGATCATCTTCAGGCCACCGGCAAGACCGCCCTTGCCTATTAATTTAAGTGTGCCCTTTAACGGTCCACCTGTTGCAAGACCACCAACAAGCGCGGCTAAACCACCGAGAATTACAACAGCACCACCTAGCAGTGGAGTTATCGCCGCCATAATCTTACTTTTACCTAATAAGCCGCCTAACAGGCCAGGTGTTTTATCTCCGACTGTCGAGACCATGGCGGCTGTACCCGGAACAATTGTCGCCAGACTCTTTAGAGCATCTTTTGTAAATCCAGCAACTGTAACCTCATTCTCTTCATCAAGTAATGACTCGAATTTTTTCTTCGAAGGAGTAGTATTAGATTTTTTATCGTCACCGATCTTTAAATCGACTGGTTCGTTTGCTTTCTCTTCTAACTTCTTAAGTAAAAGCTTCTGTAATCTTCTAAACCGCATACGATTAAGAAAGCCCATTGACGGAATTTCACCAAAAATAGCCGACAGCGTTATACCTCGATTGGTCACCTCTGCAGCTGGATCTGATTCACTTAATGTATCGACATACTTCTCAAGACTACCTAGAAGCTTTCTCTGTAGTCGATTAAACTTCCACCATGTAAGTGGGTCTTTTGTAGACGGTGCACCTAATATTCCTGCTAGATCTAACTTTACATCACCTTCCATAGTTTTGGTTACTAATTTATCCGTATGCTTAGATACAGCATTCAGTAGTTTTCTCTGTACTTGATTAAACTTAAATCGAGTGTATAAATCACTCTTTGCTGAAGCACCGAATAAGGCTGAAATAGGTAAGCCTTGTTCCTTCGTCTTCTCCGACTCTGCTATATTTTTAATCAAAACGTCAGAATGTTTTGCTAACCTTGCATATAGCTTTGAGACTAGACGATTATATCTCCATGTAGTCAGTATATCTGTTTTTGGATTTGAACCAAAAAGAGAGGATATATTAAATGTTCCCTTTTCACCTATTTGTTTAACTATATCATCTACATGGCTACCAATTGAAGATAGAAACTTACTACGGAGATCACTCATCTGATTTTTATCAGCTTCTCCGGCCTGCGCCCCGAGTATTTTATTCAAATCGAGATTCTTTAAATCCAGCACCGGCTTTAGTTGTAAGTCAAGATTTTCAAACGATTTCGATATATCAATATTCTTTAATGATTGTGAGAAATCGATATCTCTAAACTGATCAGCTAGCTTTTTAGAGCCACTTTTTACTGCATCTTCACTGTCTGTCTTAAGCGTATCAGTAATATACTTCCCAATACTTGCACCATCTACTTCTATAGAAGACACATATATTTTGCTTTCAATTTTCTTTGCAAGTGGCTTTATTACTCGCTCTGTAAACTCACTAGCAAAAGGCTCTCCCTGTTGCAGAGACGAATTAAGTAGTTCAATAATATCACTGCTAGTAATAGATGTTCTCTCAACACTCGTCCCTGTAATAGCTTGTTGTACTCGGTCTACGTTCTCAAATTCATTAGGCATTTATTAACCCGTCTCTCTTTTCATTCTATCTACAGGCAAGTCAGGAGACAGTGCATTATACGACTGCTTCCCTTGTTTCTCTTGTTGCTTATTCTTCTCTACCTCAATATGATATTGCCAGTAGATAGTGCGCTCAATAGGAGGAATAGATTCCACGTATTCGGGAGTAAATCCAAGATCTCGAGTCAAGTGATAAATTTCATGAAAAACACCAAACAGGTTGTCATTGAAAATTAACTTGAGGAAATCATAAAAAAACTTCCGTCTATCGTCAACCTCCTGTCGTACTCTTTACCGTCAAATTGAAACTTAACTACTTCAATTTTGTTTGATTCCTCTTTAACCTTATTAATATAGCCAACAATATCTTTCAATAAGGCAGTATTAAACGATTCTACAACCGTAATACGATCCTTAAAGTTAAATTTGTCCCAAGAAACCGGAGTTACGGCTTCTTCCGTCTTAACCGACACGTCTGAAATATATTTAACTATCTCATCAATAAAAGCTTCACCGATAGTATCTCTCAAAGCCTTATTCGATTCAATCTCGATGTTCTCGTTGTTTAGACGGAATTCCCTCTCTAATCTGTATTCTGTTCCGACTGTGGGTACACTACATTCAATAACAAATAGATCGTTTTCAAACATTACAGGCTTAATGCTTGATAATGTAGTTTTAGCTACTTCATGTAACTTAATAAGATCTACTGAAACTGTCTGCGACGGTTTTTCAGCATCCGGCTTAACATCCAGATCAATTCTCCCTCCGATGCTACTAATACGAAGACCTAATGCAATAAGGAGTTTATCTATAACTGTTAAGTTATCTATATTAACTTCCTCCTCGACGCAATTCTCTCTTAGTATATCACGAAAGGTTTGAATGTATTCTGTATTATATACTGGTGAGTCTACAATCGACTTGATCAATCTCTTTTGCTGTGATGTGTTTATTTCACTGAACCTTACATCCCGTCCTAACGAAGGAACCCAATAATTGGATGCATATGTTGTCTTCTGCTTTTGTACCGCATTAAGAATCTGCGTGATGTTAGTCATTACTTCTGGTTTGTTATCAATATTATCTTGATTTGTCATAGTTATCTCCTTAAATATTTATGTATAAGTAATTATTTAAGAAAGGATAAAATACAACTATGCCGATAGTAATTGACGGAATCACGAAAATTCAGCAAAAATTCTTCCATTCATTAATGGCGACGTCGAATAGTCTCGCACTTTCCCAGCTTTGGCTGGTAGGTATATCAGTTGATGATATGAGAGCAATAGACACACAATGTGAGGATAAATTAAAATTATATGAAGGAGCCACACATAAATGGGATATTTTTAATGACAGTAAACTAACATTTAGTGATAGATGGTTTATAGGGAACACATTTTACATGTTGGCACAGACTGTTAGATTTCCAGGAGATAGTTTAAGTGTATCGCATGTAGGTGTAAATCAATCAGGAGCTTTAAAAGGATTAATCGGAGAAAATAGAAATGATCTCCCAAATGTTACAATAGCGTTCCTCAAAACAAATCAATCCGTAGCAGATTTATTTTTCCGGCCATGGATGATTACACTCGGATTCAAGAGTCTAAAATACCAAAAATTACGTAAACCTGTAAAACTACTCTCTTATCAAAAAGACGGAGTTTCTGCTCCTCTTAAATTAAGAAAAACTATTACTCTTGAAGCATGTGCACCAATTACAATAGATAGTGAAGAGTATAACTATACAGGAGATAAAGTAATACGCCGAGAAATTGAATTCGTTTATAATCGATACTATATTGATGCAACTGCAGGTCCAGGTCATACAAATCAAAATGAACTGTTAAACGAGTATAATAAATTAGCTTCTAAATCTGGTGTTATCAAGCCTACCCCGTGAGCTTAGCATATAACCAAAAAAAAGCGGCGCAAAAAGCGCCGCTTTTTTAAACTCCATACAACTTACGGAATCACAGATCCAACTGCAAATGGCTCCCACCATTGATAAGCAAGAGTTGCTTGGATTGTAACAGGTGCACCATTACCGGTAGCATCATATGACACTTCACCAACTGTTACAGGATAAATACCGACTAAACGAATTCCTCGCGCCTCTTTACCATCACGATCGAAAATAGTTGCCTTAGCAACGCTCTCTGTATACTTCGGTCCATATGCTCCAGTACTTTCACCTGCAGTTCCTGGAAATGAATTAAATATCGCCTTCTGCCAAGTTATTAGCTTCTCACGAATATTTAATTGCTGATCGCAACGGAATGTAACAGCCCATGCATTACTACCAGGAAAACTACCTGACCCAGGAACATTAAACTGTAATCCCATATACGGAACCTGTTGATTAGCAATCTCATAACCAGGAAGAGTCGTAGTTGTAATAAAAACATTATCCCCCTCATTAAGAACGCCAGGACCAATTTCAATAACCCTCATTTGAAAATCACGCGAGAAGTCTTTTGAAACCGCTTGTGTGTAAAAACCACCAATTCCCATTCCCATGATAATATCTCCTTTAAAAATATTTAGGGCAGGGGCATTGCTGCCCCCACCATAAATCTATTATAATAACTCTTCGAAATCTTGTCCTGTGCGTGTCGCAATAAAGTTTACAAGAATAAACTCTGCAACTCTTACAGGCTTAATATAGATATCTACTACTAGTTCATTTCTATCAATTACATCCGGTGTATTATTACGTTCATCACAAACAATTAGGTAATCATAAACCCCTTCATTATTCTTCGCATAATCAAATATAGGCGAAATAGCTGCTTTTAGACGGTTACGTGTAAATACAGTATTTTGCTCGAATACGAAGTAACGCACGAGCTGTAGCGTAGCTTTCTCAAGCCACAAGAACAATCTACGAACATTAATACGGTCAAATGCCGAAGGCTTCTTCTGCAATGTCTTCTGACCCCAAACCACATAACCATCACCTGGCCAGTATACAATCGGATTCATACCACTCTTGTATAGCAAATCACGTTGCTTCAAGGTTGGATTAATACCAATATCAACTATATCTTGCAGAATTCCACGATTCAGTCCCGCTGGTGCAAACCAAGGGAAGAAGTTAGTATCTGTATTAATCATGGTCCTTGCTAGCCATCCCGAAGTCGGCAACCATATAAACTTACCTGCGTAATTATCATAATGCTTAACCCAGTTAGCATACGTACATGCATAACTTGAATTTGCTGCGCCGTATAGATTCTTCAACGGCCAATAAATATGCTGTGAAAAGTTCTTTGTACGATCGTCTAGTACCTTTACATCACCTTGACCCTGTACGAATATATAACGCAACGGATCTGAAATATGTAAGCAATCTTTACGAGTATCTTTACAGAATGTATTGAATATACCATAAATAGTCTCATATAAATCATTTGCCTCTGAAGACGATCCAGTAGCCTGACTTAACAATCCATCACTATCTGAATCAAAGGTATGTGCATTTAAAATACCATCGATATAATGTGTGTCGTTAAATATCTCCTGCGAACGCGAATAAGCGTAGTTATTCGTTGTATTAGATGGCCAGTTATTCATATCAAGAACCATACCCGTCCAAACAGTACCGAGACCCGCTTCAGGTACGATATCGACACGAAGTAAATCACGATTCTCTGCAAGACGTAGCGCACGTTCCAATTTTCTTGGAAGTTCGCCGATATATTTTTCACTGCCGGTGCAGCTCTCAACATACTCACCAGTTGCATATAGATTATCTGCGTTTGCTAGATATGTATCTGCGCTAGTCAAATCATATACTACCTTTGCTTTACCGTGCGGTTCAGCTGGATTTACTGGATTATCGTCTAACGGAACTCCAAAGTCATCTGTATTTGATTTTGCGTCGCATGCAACACGAATCTTCTTAACTGGTAGACCATTTTGTGGATCAAACCACAGCCCACTTTGCTCGGAAATATTCGGATTAACAAACACTCTCATCGTTGTCGATTCATTATTAATGATATCCTCGATGTAGTAGTTCAAAGGTGAACCACCACGTGGGTTATTAATAGTACGGCTACTATCAAATGAACCACTATAAGTTTCTGAAACAACTCTATCAAGAACGCGATCTTCTGCGTTATATAATGACGGACGGAGCTTAAACTGCGTAAATATAATACTATCAGTATAACCACCTTGTCCTTGATCACCGAACTCCCATCCAGGTACGGTTTCAACTATCTCGGATATACATCCCGGAGATTGACGATACGTACCAGTTAAAGCGAACGCTAAACGATCAGTATTAAGAGTTAACCACTCAGAGTTAGTTGTAGAACTATTAATCGTTTTTGCTTGAAGAACTGAATCGAAATTCGAACCTTTGTCAATCTTCGAGTTATCAGCAATAGCGATATAGTATCCACCAAACTTGTCATCAATTACGGACTTAATTTCATTTACAACGACGAGACCGTTATAACCGATATTTGATAGATAAGCAGCCTCTGTTGTTGTGTAACCAGATGGCATCTGCCCGTCTTTCCAGTTAATTCCACCTTGTAGCCATTGTAGATAAACTCCTTCATTAACTACTGTATGAACCGGTTGACCGAGATAATAATTCTCTGCGGTTGTAAACTTCGGTGTAGTTGCAGTAGTTATTCCTGATGCAACATATGATGTTGTAATTTTCACACCTGTAATGGTTTCAGATTGTGAACTGAATTTCCAACGGAATGAATCGTAGTCACTATCAACTGGTGTATATGTTCCTGTCCACGCGCTATCATTGGAGACAAACACTCCACCAGAAAGCGTAAACGTTACTGCCTTCGTTGTAGTTGCGTTCTCACCAGATAGTGATACCACCAAATCATCAAAGCCTGCATAATTCGGCTCAGTTCCAGTAACAGCACTGAAAATATTATAAGCACCGGACCAGTTTTGTCCAGACTCATCATCAACTAAAATATCTGTATACGAAGCGGCTGTAATACCGGTTGCATACGCTTCAACATCTGAATTCCATGGAAAACATGGAAAAGATAAAACACTGTAATTTGAAGTGTATCCCTCTCCGCCACCTGATCCATATGGAAGTCTTGTAACAAGTAATGTGCCGTTGGCTTGCATTACCTGCTTACATGTGTGATAGAAATACCGTTCAGCAGCATTTTCCGGTTGGCCGTAAATCTGTTCAAACTCTGAAATACTAGTTACGTTAACAAGTTCATCTGTAGGACCTTGTGGTGCATAACCAGCACAGAAAACAGTTGTACCAACTGGGAGCTCGGTATTTAAACTTAAATCAATTTCTCTTATTTCTACGCCTGGGCTTTCAATTGTTCGCATATCATTCTCCTCTTAAAATAGTAAAACTTCTATTCGTTTTAATTATTTATTATTCTTTGGATATTATTTTCGAAGCAGTCGACACTATAAACACTGCTAAGAGTACAGTTTAAGCAAATTTCTGTGTGTCTGTTCCATCGTCTAGTAGTTCAATATCTAATCGATTGAATACAAATGTAAAACTACATTGTAATTGTCCTGAATCCCTGTAGTTATAATCTAATTCACCTAACGTGGTAATAAATGAATTAGTAAATACAAACCGCGCTTTTTCATTATTATACTCATCCATCGCGTTTGCTACAATTGTAGTTTGGTAGTTTGGTACGATCTTAGGCTCAAGCACCGGCATTCCACCCGGAAAAATTCCCTTTCCACCATACGCCGCATTAGTCGGATCATTTAATAGTTGAAGCCACTTCCATAAGACCCAATAGTTTTTAAATTCATTGTCAACCTCGAAATTAATTACAACTGGAGCATATGCTGGTCTATCGTATGATGTTACATTATAATTTTGCTGGCCATAATGTAATTGATGCTCAGGAACAGTTACACTTGGTATATTAATGTTATATACTGAAAACTGTAAACTATCCAGGTTTATAAATTTGTCTTCTCTTGTAGATCGAGATTGTAATTGCTTCATTATATTTGGTAGTGATAATGTAACAACAAATTTATCTTTCCTAAGCTTGTTTAAATGTGGTTGTGTTATGCTAGCCATTAAAAAACCTCCTGCCAATAATTAATCACAAACTACTCCACCCTGCTTGGTGTAATTCATTCATTCCTTGACCACCTGAAGAAAATTGTCCTGATGTCGGTGATGATCCAATAATAGTTGGTAACGGTGCGTTTTCATTCTTCTGAAAGAAATCATCCAATTTAAATATTCCAGGTTCAGTAATAGTATAATTTTGAATTTTGAGCGGCTTACCTTGATCATCATATGCAACTATTTCATAGTGCTGCTGACAAATCTCCTCTTGTAAAACATATAATCCCCAAACTAACGAAAGTACTCTATCATCATAAATCTGCTTGCCCTGCTTTGCCTTCCATGTTCCGTTTGGATACCGTACAAACGTCTGTAGCTCTTGAACAGTTGCGATATCATATATTTTGACAACTCTTAATGTATTCATCCAGTATCGCATATTCATCACACCATTATATTTGGTATTAGTATGTGAATAAATTCCTTGACGTATATCACCGTATTTGAGATTAGATGGATTATGACTAACTAAATTATGATAGTTATGCTTTTCATTTAATGAAGTTATAACCTCACCGCCACAATTATTTCTCTCAATCAACATTGGTGGTCTCCCCCAATGATTTCCAACACGATTTAATACCTCTGCGAATCGTGTCGGATGAATCGCGTTATTATGATAGCACCCAACTTGCTCAATATGCGTTAGATCTGTAAAATCAAATACCTGTGCAACAGATGCTGCTCGACCGATACCTTCACTAACATCAACACCTATACCGTATATACGGCCAGCCTGTGGCTCTGCCCAGACCTTATAATGTCCATCTTCGAAGGTTTGCAAAGGTAGTCTACATTGCTCTTTATAATCCTCTAATACCGATGTGTCAATAGCGGACTCGCCAGTTTCAAGGAACACACATTCAAATTCTTGTGAAAATAATTGCTCATCATTGCCGAGAGCTGCTTTCATGTCAGCAATCCACTTTTTACCGTGACCTGGAACCTCACTGTAATGAATACTCTCTGAATGCCAAGCAATTCGACCTTCTATAGCTTCACCTCGTTCTGCTTTTGAAAAGATTTCATGAAACTTATTACCTGTACCTTTTGGAGTACTAACTGCAAAAATCTTTGTTGTACCTTTTCGGGATGACGAAATAACCGGAATAACAGAAGCCCAGAAATCATCAATAAGATGAGATTCAATATGGGCCATTTCATCAATAATAATACAGTTTACAGAATCACCACGAACTGCACTACCTGTTGTAGTTGAAATAGCTATACTTGAACCATTACCAAAAATAACTTCCGTTCCGCCCCATGTAGCCAGTCCTGGCTTAAGCCAGTTCGGCAATTCTTCGAAAGCCATTTTGATACGACGAAGAATCATAATAGCAGTTTTCTCTTTATTAGCTACAATAACAACACGTTTATTTGATTGGAAGCAAGTGTACCATAATGCATAAATTGTCATCAATGTAGTTTTGCCCACCTGACGAGATGCACAGACGATTACAAAACGATTGGTTGTTAATGACTTTAAAACTCTTCTCTGAGAACGGTATAAATCAATCTTTCTTTTACCTTCATCCAAATCAACAATGAAAAAATAGTTCTGAGCGAAGTATACAAGATTATTACTACACTTTTTTAATTCCGCGACTCGCTGAGGTGTCCATTCGAACTCAGCATCTGTTCGTGGTAATCTCTTGTTACGTAGATATGTTTGATTATCAGACAATTCTACATCATCGACCATTTTTTTAGGATCTATTTTCATTTTACCATGGACCTTTCTCAATATAACATAAATATTTATGAAAAAATTGGAGAAGATTGTAATAAATAATTAAAAGACACACCAGACTATGTCTAAGGAGATTTAAAAATGAGAGATATGCTAGCAGAACAATATGAATTAGTTTTAGAGAATCAGATGAAAGGTACTGTTGACACACCTGGAATGGCAAAGCCGGGCCAGAGTATGTTAGATAAAGATACTAGGGAAGCAGCTGGTCGAGGTGTTAATAGCCCTGCTGCAAAATCCGTTGGTTCTCCGGAAGAAATGGATAAGAAGTTAAATCCAGGACACGGAAAAATTATGAAAGAAAGGGATATGGACGAAATGTTACCAGAAAGCAGTTTTGACAAATTATTTAAGGCTACGTTAATTGAAGAGGAACTCGGTGATGATGAGAGCCCGCTTGAGCAAACAGGTGGTGATGAATTTAACGATGAAATGGGAGATTTTCCACCAGATGGTGAAGGTGAAGATGATCTAGGAGAAGAAGTCGATGTAGCAACAGAACTACGAATGATTATCGATCGTCTAACAGAAATTGCAGAAAAGCTCGGCGCGTTCGATGAAGAGTCTGCAGAGACTGATGAAGAAGGTTTTGGTGAAGAGGGAATGGATGGAGATTTCGGAGACGAAGAGCCAGTTGTTCCTGAGGCAGTAACATATGGTAAAGGTGGTGGAGGTAAAGCCGGTGGACCAGGTAAGGGTTCAGATGGTAAGCTATCTGCATTCCCAGATAGAACATCCCAGATGCAATCAAAATCAAGCCAGAAGGTTAAGCATAGCGCAGTAACATCAAAGCAGACTGCAGCTGGTAAAGCTAGCCCAGGTGGTCCGGGTAAAGGATCAACCGGAAAACTCGGTTCTTTCCCAGACAGAGCATCACAGATGCAATCAAAAGGCAATCAGGTTGTGAAATCTGAAATGGGTAAAGCCGGTCGCAGCGTTTTTGATTAATTTATCTTTTATAGTTCAAAAAAGCGGAAGTATTAATTTGCTTCCGCTTTTTTATTGACTAGATTGATATACGTGAATTTAATCGAAAAGCCTTAAATATTAGTATCAATGGAGAATTTAATGAATTTTGAAGATACAATAAACCGAGTAGTTTTAATAACAGAAGAGGTGGTTGATATTCCTCGTGATACTTTAGATCCACAAGTATTCCAGTTCTATGCAGATGGTTCAACTCCTATTCTTAGAGATGGTATAAAAGCACAAATACTACAAGACATTCAAGCACTGAGTGGAGTAGTACCAATTGTAAATTTCTACATTACAGGTGATATGCTGACGCCTATTTGGACACCTAGAACTAGCATCGATGTTAATGTCGAAACTGATCCAGAAGTTATGGATAGCATTTCTGTTGCAGAAATACTGTTTAATCTTAGAAGACTGAATGGCCGCCTAGCTATTGGAACACAGCATCCGATTAACTATTATATTATACCAGATGATGTAGACTACGATGAGCTAGATGCAGTATATGATATAGCAAACGAGCGGTGGACAAAATTACCTGAGATATTAAATCCTTGTATCACCTCATTTATGTCCCGGTTTACTGAGACAATTAGTAGCATTGATATTACAACTGGTAAAATACACCGCAATCTAATTAATTTTGAAGAACTAAAAGATATAGGATTCGATAACCTAAAACAAATACGTCACGAATTGCAGGGTAAAGTGGACCGACTTGAAGATAGTATTCACTATCTAACAACATATATTTATAATGATACTGATATACTACGTAGATTAGGAACGGATCAAACAACAACGATTGAAGAAATTCTATACTACAGTGAAAAAGAGCATTTATCGGAAAATGTTATGTTTAAGCTTCTCGAGAAATACTACTTTAACAAAATTATAAAAAAGATAGATCAACTACTTGATGTTGACAAAGATTATGATATTAACGCTACAATTAAACAAAGCAAAATGGGTGCAGATTTTCTAAAGGCATAAATGAAAACTTTCGAACAACAGATTGTAAATGAAAATTTAAAGCGTTTCGGAAAAATGAAACTTGATAAACCAAAAGATCCACTTGGTTCACACAAATATAAAATGGCTCGTGGTATAGGAAGAAAGAGCCTTAAGCAGACTCCAAAATCACAAGAGAGTGGCGTAAAAGGACCAAAATTATCTCAAACGATCGGATCATTTGTTAAAAAAATGGATGTGAGTAATAAGATGGTTGATGTTGCGAAGAAGGCATCATCTGGTGTATGGCGTATTTCCAAGCCGCAAGTTTATGACATTGCATCAAAATATAAATTCAATATACCGGATAGAGAAAAACCAATGAAACATTTAGGATCAACTGGTATTCAGATGATTAGACTAAAACCAAATGTTTATTATTTGTATAAGCCGCCTCGTAAATCTCGCAAAAAGAGAATAGCGTCTGCGGGAAAAGCGATTGGCAACTTTCAATTAGGCATGGGGACATAAATGAAATGTATTAATGGAGCAAATTTAAGATTTAATCGTAAAGAAACGAATCAAAACGAGCGACGTATATACCAGAATTACTGGAAAGAGATAACACAGCTGTACGGAACATTCGTTGACTATTTCGTTTATGATTATAAGCTATCTTCACATGATTTTCTATACGGTGAAGAACCTCTTGCACCGTTTGTGGTTCCACCGAAAGGATTTCCAATTTTAGCAGAGTTTCAAAACGATTCGTTATTACTATCAAAATTTGGTATTCAAACTGAATCAGATGTAACTTTTATTATCCCTATACAAACCTTCTATGAGCAATTTGGTAATGGAGCAGAACCAAAAGCAGGTGATGTAATTCGCATGATAGAGCTAGGATGGGATAGGCCTGGGGGCCCTGATGATATCAATGTTTCCGCTAATGCTCCCCTTACGTCCTGTGAAGATGCTGCAGATCCATACTCATTAATATGTTCTGATGGCCTAATGGACATACCTGCTGGAGACTGTGATTCAGATGAAGAATCTCTATCTGGATACGATGATCCAGAAACATTTAGTAGACTCGTACGTGGTGCACCTTGCTATGAAATCACAGAACGAAGAGATGAAAATCTAACTCTTAATTATAACCCACTCCAAGGTCACTACGTATGGATCTGCCACGCTAAACGATTCGATTATAGCTATCAACCAAACGCTCCAAGAGAGCCAGGTAGCTCACAGCCTTCAGATGAAACGGTATACGGTCTTATTTCAAGTGAGAATGGAACCGGATGGCCACCTGCTTCCGCTCTACCAATGCCTGAAGATAGAAAAGATCCACCATATGATCAAAACGTGAATGATGAATCTAAGAAAAGTTGGAACTACGATAATACCGGAGACGATGTATACGGTGGATATTAACCTTCAGCAAGCGATGCGGCAATTTGATTCCGTGTAGCTATTAATTTGTCGGTTTCACCAGAAATTCGTGCTATGAAATCATCACCGGCGGAGCAGTCATTAAATATTTTCTCTATAGTTTGTCCAGTATTTAACGCTTGAAAAAGGTATTTAACCTTTAATTCCCCATCCACTCTAAGCGGTGAAATGTACGTTAACTTATACACTTTACCGGGTTCAAATCCGCTATCAACAGGCACTTTGGTATGCCGTCTATTTAACGCAATTTGCTCTGTAACAGATCCACCGCGCATTGGTGTTGATTGAAATACGCCAGCGGTAAATTTATGATCAAGAATATATAGCATCTTTTTGTCTCTTTGCAACGGCTGTGTATATTCCGTGTTCTACTTGTTTCTCTGCATCGGCACGTTGCTCCTGCAATCGTCTTGCAAAAATATCACACGTCTTTTCTACATACTTTTTAATATATAACGGCTCTAATCGTATCGACTCAAAATCAATTCCTCTGGATTCACATTCATCCGCTATAAAATTAACAGCTTCATATAATGCATACCAACGGGATATCTCGAAATCAGACATTTCAATTGTATTTCTCATAAACTAACTTTCTAAAGATTTTTTTATATATGACTCTATAAATCCATGCAGACACGCTAATAAATCTACGGTCGACATTTGTGTAAGATTTTTTCTTTCTACCTCTGTCGCTAATATCTTCATTATATTAGAAATTACATCAAAATGGCAAGATAAATCTTCAGTAGACTTATTTTCTATGTTGCATTGCTGTTTTGTTGTCTCTATAATTGCTGTAGAGAGTCGTTTATAAAAATTCGAAACAGTATTAGCATTATTGCCAAACTTACCTAACGCAACACCGTATTGGTATTGCTGTGATAGTTTTCGACTCTTACTTGACCAGTATTCTTCACTGGTTGCATCAATATCAACCTTCTGTGAGACAACTTCAGTCGGTCTTGTTAGAGGTATTGTTGTAGTTTGATCATTCTCTCGTACAACTTTTTTTATTGATTCAGTTTCAATGAAATCTATTGGTGCATTTGTCATGTTGTTTGAATTGGATCGTTTATCGTTGTCTGTCGTTGTGTTGGTTCATCTGAAACTTCACGCATTTCAATTCTATTTGAAAGCGGTTGAGTTACTCTTACAGTCGAGAATTGTATGTAAACTTTATTTGCTTGATTACATGAAACACATTCAAAACTATTATCTTCCATTAGCGATAGTGGTACACGATTTGGAACATTGCAGTACGCACAAGATAACGAAATTGGTACACGCAATTCTTGTGCGCCATTCATAACACCACTAATGATATCTTCTGCAAGGATCTCTTGACTTCGATCTCGTTTTATACTAGCAATATAACCGACAAGAAACTGAAGGACGAGTAATATAAGTCCAACTCCGAGTCCTACATAACCACTCTTGACAATTAACCCTGCTCCTATACCGAAAGAGGCAGCAACCCCGACCGCGATACCGATTGAAGTGTAAAAGGCTTTAATTTGGGGTGACATTACACCGTCCTTCTTTAATATTTTTTACGGCTTGTTCTAAGTTCTCTGTTATTTGGTCAAAAAACCAATCTTTTAGTATTTTGTTCTTTGGTAGCCCAGATCTAGTCTTACGACACAACTCTTCTGCGTCACCTATTGTTAGTATAAAGCGACCCATTAGTTGCGCCTCATTCCATTTAATAACATCGAACTTAATTCCTGGTATTTTTCTTAAATCTTTTTTCATGATAATGTTATGCGATCGAAGTCTTGTGAAATACTTTTTATCATCTCCTTGATGACTTTTACCTTTTTAAAACAATTTTCTAATACAAGCTTCTTCTCCTCGTCCTTTGTCAATACCTTATTGTACTTAACACAAGACTTCAACTGGATTTCCGCATTTGTAAGCTGAATATATGCATCAGCAAGATTCTCGTTTACACCTTCTAGAGGGAACATCTTATTCTTACCAGCTAGTTTCGCTATTTCCTCATTCTCTGCAGCGATATCCTGGACGTTGATACCTCCCGGTGAACCGGTCATTCCACGAAAAGGTGGTGATCCTGGTTGCCATGGTTTACTACCGGTCTGGCTTTGCGGTACACCGCGACCTCTCGTATTTGCCCCGGTCCCACCAATACCGGCACCATTCCAATCTTCGGTTATCACCTCTTCTAAAGACTCTTGTAAAATACTTTTACCCATTTTGGTTGTCCGGTATCCTCTCTATAACTCCAGATGCAAAACGATGACCACATCTCATGCAAACCCAAGTGGCTTCGACAGTGGTCTCTTTAGCAAATCGGTCATGCGATCTATCAACCCGTGGGCTAGTTGGATTACCGCAAGCGGTACATCTCTGTTGTGTTGGTTGTACAGTTCCTTCGTACATAATATTCTCCTTTAAAATATTTATGAAAATAATGTATTGATCATTGAAACTAAATTGTTCCTGTTCAATATCTTTTTCCAGTCCTTTATTTGTTCCATTTCTTTATCTAGCCCGTATTCCATACAAAGCTCTTTAAATTGGTCGATATCACCACAGGCGATAACATTCTCTTTATCAAACTGCATCTTATATGCATCTAGTTCACCAGTTTCCACATTGAAACCGTAATCTAAATCAACAAGCTTAAGATTTCGTTCAACAATCTCTCTATATTCGTCAGTAACTGTCGCCTCTTCCCATTCTTTTGCAAGTTTTGCAGAACGGACTTTACCGTGGCCGGGAAGTCCTTGGATATTATCCGATTTATCTCCCATTATTGCTTTATATAGCTTAAAGTATTTAGGCTCCACTCCAATTTGTTCCATAAAGTTATCTTGTGTTGTTAGCTTTTTAAGATCCCAGACAGATATATCTTCGTTAATAAGTTGTAGAAGGTCGTGATCTCCTGATACAATAACAGTTTCACCTGGTAGCTTTCTTGCCAGCCATGCTACCACATCATCAGCTTCTAATACGTTTGGAAAAATATGCTTCACTCCGAGAGCAGATAGTAGTTTTATAATTTTAGGCTCCTCGTCGTATAATTCATGAACATTATCTGGCTTTGATCTACCGGCCTTATATTGTCCCTCCAAAATTTCTTTTCGAAAATTTGTTGATGGGTACGTTAGCTTTTTATCCCAAGATGCATATATTTCGGTTGGATCAAATCGCTCAACTAATTTCTTAAACGTAACTAAAAATCGTGACATTAATTCCAGGCTATCCTCGCCATTATGAATCTTGAAACTCTGTGCTACATAAAAAATACGAAATTCCAGATTGGTTCCGTCAAGTATTAAATTCCTCACACTCATGTTAACTCTTTTCTTTGTAATAGGTCCAATTTGCACAACATACTTCATATACTTCCAAAGGAAGCTGCTCTACAAACTCGATCCCACCATTTTTAAGTTCATTCTTAATTTCAGTATGCGATAGAAATAAGGCTTCCATTGGATTTGGACAAAAAAGAAATGCATGTGTATGCTTTAGATCTTTCTCTTTAATCCAAATAAGAAAGCCTCCTTGGCGATCTCCTGATTTAATTGCATACATACCTCTAGGTTTTAACTTAGAGGAGTTCAACAAAATAGTTGGTAATAAACGTTTCATAATCATCTATATATTCTATAATTTCTACTCGTCGCAAGTCTATTGCTAATCGATTGGACTGGTCGTTTTCATTTAATCTTATCCATCCACCGCTATCATCCCACCACCCGTAAGGTTGGATAGTAACTATATCTCCAGACTCTGTCACTGCATCTAAAACCCGTCCAATGACAGGACCTCCTCGGTCTTTGTAGTGAATAAACTTCTTGAAATTCATACCTCTATATTAAAGCCTTATATGTGAAAATCAAGCTTGATTTAATCGTATAATTTCATATTATATGAGGATTGATGAAGAGGTTGTGTTTGGAAACAAAAAAAGGAGAAAGTTATGGCTATTAGAGAGTATGAACAAGAGCCTCGTATGCCAGGTGGAAGAACAGGTGACTTAGTTCTGGCGCAAGGTGAATATGCTTTGCTACAGGATGGTACGAACGGTAACGTTCAGGTTATTGTCGGACCAAATAAGACTTCTGTTGCAGAAACAGATTCACCAGTAATTTACGATCACGAAAATCGTAAGTTTGTGCGTGTAAGTAAACAGGAAGCTATCTGCCAGGAAGTGGCAGCAAAAGAAGGACAGTATATTGTTCTTCATAACCCTGTTGCTAAATCTGCAGAAAAAGAACACCCAACACGTGGTGCTTCAGATGCAGTAAGTCTACAGCAAGGTTGCAAAGTTGTTATTCCAGGACCGGCGAATTTCGCATTGTTCCCTGGACAGCATGCTGAATTGATTGACGGACACCAGCTTCGCTCAAATCAGTATCTTGTAGTGCGTGTATATAATGATAAAGAGGCAAGGAAGAATTGGGGCGAAGCGGTCGTCAAGGCTGCAACGGATGGTACCGACGACACCAAAGCCAAAAAAGCCATTGATGCACGAATCAAGGATCTGACGACAGGTCGCTTAATTAACATCACCGGTTCAGATGTTAGTTTCTATATTCCACCGACTGGTGTAGAAGTTGTTCCTGATAAGGACGGAAGTCTTATTCGGGATGCAGTAACTCTGCAGCGGCTGACGTATGCCATTCTTCTTGGTGAAGATGGTGAGAAGCGGTATGTGAAGGGTCCTGCCGTTGTTATTCCAGATCCGACAGAGGAGTTTGTTCTTCAGAATAAATCTCCAAAGTACAAAGCTCTGGAGCTTAATGAGAATATGGGTCTTTATATTAAGGTAATTGCCGAATATGAAGAGGAAGGAAAGTCTTACAAGGCTGGTGATGAACTGTTTATTACCGGTAACGAGATGAGAATCTACTATCCTCGTCCTGAGCACGCCTTGATTCGGTATGGACAAGATCTAATTCACTACGCAATCGCGATTCCAAAGGGTGAAGCACGGTACGTCCTGAATAAGACAACTGGTGGTGTTACCCTGGTTAAAGGACCAAAGATGTATCTTCCAGATCCACGGAAAGAAGTCATCGTTCGTAAGGCTCTTGATCCAAAGACCTGTCAGCTTTGGTTCCCAGGTAATGCAGAAGCTGTCGCAGCAAATCATAAACTTCTCGAAGAATATGAGCTTGCTCGCTCAATGAATGATGATGACGACGACTACGACGTCAATGAAGCTGTTCTCTCGAAAACACTTGAGAGAAATGCACGAGACATTTATGGTTCGAGTCTGATGAATATGGAGCGGTTTGCTTCTGACAAAATGACACGCAATCGTAACTTCACTCCGCCGCGGACGATTACTCTTAATACGAAGTATGAAGGAGCAGTCGCAATCAATATCTGGACTAGCTATGCAGTTCAAATCGTTGACAAGGCTGGAAATCGTCGAGTTGTTGTTGGACCTACAACAGTACTGCTTGAATACGATGAATCACTTGAAGTGACTAAGCTGTCACGTGGCTGTCCGAAATCCACTCAGGATTTGTTGAAGACAGCTTACTTGCGGGTAACGAACAACAAGATCACCGACTATGTTGAAGCAGAGACATCTGATCTGGTGAAGGTTGGTTTGAAGTTATCCTATACAGTCAACTTTGAAGGTAAGCCTGAGAAGTGGTATGACGTTGAGAATTACGTCAAGTACTTAACTGATCATATGCGTTCAATGATCCGTAATGCGGTTACAAAGGTTGATATTGAGACTTTCAATGCAGGCTCAATTGATATTGTTCGTGACATCGTTCTTGGTGTAGCTACTGAAAAGGGCCGCACTGGTAGAGCGTTCAGTGAAAACGGTATGCGTATCTGTGATGTGGATGTGCTTAATATTCAGATCGGTGATCGATCGATTGCAGAGCAGTTAATTAAGGCACAGCACGATGCAGTGAGAGAGACACTGATGCTCAAGTCTGAAAAACGGCGCTTGGCACAATCAACGCAGATTGAAGTCATCAAGCAGCAGATTGCTACTCTACAGGCTACAACAGCTGCAAAGCAGGCAGAAATCGAATTGCAAGTACTGGCAGATCAGAAGAAGCTAAGTGATGCAAAACTTGCTATTGATGTTGAAAGTCAGGAAGCATTGGATGTGATTGCTGCTGCGAAACTTGCACGGCGTAATGAAAGCGACAAGCAACGGCTAGCAGTAATGCAGGCGGAGCTGGAAACTGAAGTTAATGCATACAAGAGTCGCTGGGGTGCGGTTACACCTGAGTTGGTTAACGCAATTACCAGTCTTGGTGATAAGCAGTTGGCGACATCGATTGCTGAGAATCTGCCGAAGTCTGAAGGTGCTCTCGGAATGCTGCTAGGTGTCAATGGCATCGATCAGCTCAAGAAGGTACTGGCTGGCACTGCAGCTGAACGAGGACTTGACGCACTTCGAATCGGTGCAAAAAGCTCCGACAAAGATGTAGACTAAGATTACATTCAAGCGGAGGGGGCTATTCACCCCCTCCGCTTTTTTATTTAAAGGTATAATATATATGAAAGAATCGGAAAATACACAAATGCATGTTCCTCCGATGCCAGATACTCCGCTATCACATCCAACATCTTCTGATGAGGATCTTAAATCCAAAATACTGACAACTTATGAAAGTACTGCTGCACCTGATTGGCTTGTAATGCCAAAATATATTATCAATGCACAGAACGTTCTCTGGTTGCACAAAGATACAAACGAGAATATAGTGTATGTAAAATTTAAAGATGGATATGCATTACATATTCCAGTATCTGATTTGGAAAATACATGGTCAACTTTACAACATGCGTTCGCAGATGGTATTAAAAAACGATGAAAAAGTATTTCATTAAATACGGTAAAACTTATTTTGGAAAGGATTATAACTCTTTTACTAATGCTCAATACCGTGCATGTTCTTTCCCTGCTGATAAACCTATTGCATCCATAGAATATTTTCGATTTACTGCTCAACAAAAAATACTCGAATGTCGAGATGAAGCAGTAAAATCTATGAATAAGCATAAGCAAACAACACACAAAACCAAAAGCGAACTTCTCGACATTAAAAAAGAATGTTATCGGTTAAAGAAATTACATGATAAATTCTCAAAAACCAAAATCGTCCTTGAAGAAATAGAAATCGAATTTTTTAAAACTAATATTACACTAACAGCAATTACATGGACAAAACCAACTTACTCCGGTAGTAAATGTGCATGTGCAATGTGTGGTGTATGGCTTGAAGATACCAAATATCTTAAAATAGTACATGCTCTATCAAGTGTTTATTTCTGTCCATTCTGTATTGAAATCTTAGGGGCACAGGCACCGCAAATTATTGAAGATATCAATGATGAAATTTGTGATTTATACAAAACTAATAAGTTCGTAAAAGACTTATAATTTACTTGATATGATATTCATTATCATTTATTATATATGTATTGATTAAGAAAAAGAAAGGAATTATATGACCTCATGGATTATTGCTGGATTAGTAATTATTGCGTTTATTCTAGGTGTTGGGTTTCTTCTTGGCTTTGCGGTCGGTAAAATCTCTGGTCGTGAAGAAGGAATTAAAGAAAAGTCTGATCGATGGAAGGCGCAAGGACAGTGGATTGTGACAAAAGGCGAGCGTCACGAGTAGAAGAAATCTCATAACAAGTAACAAAACAAAAGCAGATGGTGGACAGATGGAAAGAATGTTAAAGCAGAAATAATTAAGATTCGTAAAGCCACTGAGAAGAGTTAATAACTTCACATCTATATTAATATGACAACTAAAATTACTTTTGATACCTTTGAAACATTTCACGAAGATACGGATGAACCAATTACATCTTTTGCTGGTAAATGGGAGTTCCTATCTAATTTTTCACAAGCAAAAGTGAAACTGGACGGTGCAGATTATTCAACTGTTGAAGCTGCATACCAAGCTGCAAAGACAGTAAATAAGAAAGAACGCACACCAATCAGAAATGCAGACACTCCTGCAAAAGCAAAACAGCTAGGTAAACTAGTTACTATACGACCTGATTGGAAAGATATTAAGTTGTCAGTTATGGAAGAGTTGTTAAGACAGAAATTTGCACCATTTAAAGATGATTATTTCAAACTACTCCAGACTCATGATAGAGAATTAATTGAAGGTAATACTTGGCATGATACCTTCTGGGGTGTGTGTAATGGTAAAGGTAATAATCATTTAGGATTACTTCTAATGAGAATTAGAAATGAATATTTCCATTGGAGCTGTCTAAAATGAGTGTTGTATTACAATGTAACGGACTGTTTATCGGAAAAATATTTCCAACTGTAAAACTTGTAAATTGCCGCGAAGATATAGATATTAATTGTATCTTTAGCGGCAATGACCAAGCAGATGGAGTTATTAGAGTTCTTCGAAGTAAGGAAGAATATGCCCGAGAAGTTTTATTAAAAATTGATTATGATAGTATCCCGTCAAAATATCAAAATATTATAACACATGCCTATAAAGAATTATGTAGAATTAAAGTTTTACAGGATTCAACTAAACCATTAAGATGTGGTTGTTGTTCAGTAACTATCCCTGTTGCAAAATATATATTTATTGAGACGTATTCAGGTACACTGCATGTTAGTATTTGCCCGTTTTGTGCAGCAAAACTAGGTGAAATAGGTAATGAGGCAATTAAAGACATACCTGAAAGTATTCAGAACGAATATTATACGCACTTAGTTGAGCGAGGTCTTGCATGGTTATCTGAACCTGCAAATAATAATAGCAAGGATCTATCAGATCTACCGTTCTAGCTCTTTCCGTTTATATCTTCTAAAAGGTATAAAGTGTATAAGCATATACATATAAACATGCGAAGATAAGAGAAAAGCAGCGAGATTGAGTGTTTCACATAAAGAATAACTCTGACGCAATTTGAGATACTTCAATACCTCGTTTTATGAGATGAGATGATACTTCGTTAATCATATCATCCACACCACACAGGTAATATTTGAAGTCTTTATCAATTGGTATGCCTTGTAGAATCCATGGATCCGTAATTCTTTTTGGTCCATGCTCATTCTCATCTCGTGATATCGCAATATTTTGATATGGTACATATTCAAATGCCTGTGGATCAAATATCTCCTTACGTGTCCTTACCCCGTAGCATAGCATAAAAGGTACATGCTCATAAAATTTCAATGCAGAGAGAAAGGGAGAGATACCTACACCTGTAGCAATATAAACATACTGACCTCTGCTGCAATTTTTACCAGGATGAAAGTAATTGAACACATCTTCAATTTCAATTTCATTATTGAGATTTTGGTTGAATAAGTAATTTGAAACTCTTCCATTATCCATTTTACGAACTAATAATCTTATATTATCGTCAGTCGGTGAAGAAGATATACTGTACGGTTTGCCTTTTATCACTACATTGGCACCCGGTTCAAATTCTAGACCGTTTCGATCGAATGAAATAGTAAAAACAGTGTCCGTAATTTTTGATATTTGTTGTATCTTATGTTTAGTGCTCATTATAGATCAATAATACCTATCGGGTTCGCATACTCATATGATTCATTAAGTAGACTAACATTGTATACCTTTGTATCGATATCTGGAAATTCATACATCATTCCACCGCCAGCATGGATGTGACCACAAATTACTATCTTAGGCTTGACACGATAGATATGATCAAGGAGCACTTCATCTCCGACGTGTCCATCATAGCAATGATCTAATAAACCGCAATTAGTAGGAGGTGTATGTGAAATTAGAACATCAATGTCCTCTGGTATTAAACTGAATACACGATCACGGAAATTTGCATCTCGGTTGAATCCCCAATCATAAAATCTACGCGACCATGGAGTACCCCAGAATTTTACACCATCAACTACACACATGGAGTCTTCTAAGTACGTCCATGATAGCGGCCCGATTAGCCCTGGCTCTACCTCAAAGACTGAATCATGATTACCGGCTATACCGATAATCTTTTTAAAATGAGATTCTTGCTTCTCAAGCCATTTTTGAAATTTAGTATTAATCCAAGCAGCTTGACGAGCAAAATCTCTACGACCATTAAAAGTGAGATCTCCAGCTATAACTAACACATCTCCTTTCGGAAGTTGTGTAGGTAGTTTAGTATGTGGATCAGATATTGCTATTATTCTCATTTATTTACCGGATAGTTCTCTAGAATCTGTGCGATTAAGCCTTCTTCCATGAACCATAATCATCATCAATACCAAGACAAACAATAGGAGTATTAGTTTTATATAATCTCAATATTTCACTCTCTTGATATTTATCCATACAGACAATCTCATCCGCCCATTCAACTAATACATCATCAATTGGTATTAGTGCGTAGTAGGAATCCAGTCCACACGCTCTGGTATTATAGCCATATTCTTTGTGTAGTATATTTGCACAAGTAGGAGATCGTAGCAGACCTGCACTACAAACACACAATACTTTTTTCGCTTTACCTTGATTTGGATTATGACAATTCCATCTTCTATTATTCATTTTAAACTCCTGTTACTCGATTCCATGCTAAAATATGTTGACGAGTTACACCTCTATACCCATACTTCTTAGTCATTTCAAAAAGAAATCGTGTTCTCTCTGCTAGATCTTCTCTATTATCTACACCTGGCATAATAATAATGGAAGAAGGATTTAACTTAAATGGAAGAATCCAATCTTCTTGAATCTCCCAAATGTCATCTTCACAACTTACAACAAATTTAAACCAACCATTTCTATGGTTTTTAATTTGTTCAATAGCATCCGGATTTTTTCGCATACTCTCTGCCATTCCAGAGTTTGCTAGTTTTGGTGAACAATTTACTTGCTGTATAACTTCTGGAATCCATGAAGTATAAGCACCTTGTGGATTCTGATGACCGGTATAGAATTGCTCTGGTACAACAATTGTCCCGTTAGTTTCAATTTCATTATAGATATCATTTTGAGGATACATATCATTTAAAGTATGCATAGCTTCTGTAATGGCTTGGACATGCTTAGGTAGCGTCGGTTCACCACCAGTCCATACTAAATGAATTTGACCACTAAGAATACGATCCAGTATATCATCCTTCTGCCAGGAAGATATTAAATCTATAACAGTAACATCGTTACCACTACGCCAGATCAATTCTGAATCACACCACCAAGTTGCTTTACCCTCTTTCATCAATTGAGCGTTTGGCCCACCACACATTAGATTACATCCCTGCAGTCTAATAAAATAAGCAGGCACACCAACTGATGCGCCTTCTCCTTGAATCGAATAAAAATGTTCGCTAATTTTTAACATGATCTCCTCTATCTTGGTTGCGATGCTCTCATATGCTCCATGAGAAACATTTTCAATAAACTGTCATCCGTTAGTTCGTTAAAATCCGGACATTCATAATGATCAGTACCACGTGAGTTGTTCAAATATTTGATAATCTTTTTATACTCGTCTATAATTAATTCTCTCATCTTATCTCATCCTTTTTGTTTCATTTACAATATAAGTTCTTTGTCGGTAAAAGTATACACTGTAATATCGTCAACTGTATGTACACCAGTGTGCTCCGGCCTTCTTGGAACCAACTCTGAAAATATCTCTAACTCTTTTTCAGTGAGAATGTCACTATACAACGCTGCTAACTCCCCTTCTTCAGAATACTCATTCGAAGGCCACTTACGCTTCTTTTCTTTTAATGCAGCAGCTACTTTTCGAATAACAACCATTGTATCATCATCTACTTCACTATACTCATGTACATAATCTGCATCGTTCACGTCACCTGTAATAATTACTAAATATTTCATTTTACATATCCATTATGCCAGCATTCACGGCAGAGTGCAATATAAGATTCATCTCCGCCAATTTTAATTTGCGCGCCATGCTTAACTACTTTGCCATCTGAAATTCTTGCATTCATAATAGCTTTGTTGCCGCAATGACACATCGTTTTGATCTCCGCTATTGTATCAGCTAATTCCAACAATCTTTTTGACCCCTCGAAGCATTTGCTCTTAAAATCTGTTCTTAACCCGAAACAGAATACTGTTATTCCTAACGAGTCAACAAGACCAGCAAGCTCTTCAACTTGTACTTCAGTTAAGAACTGAGCCTCGTCAACAAAAACAACATAAGGTTTTTGATCAAGTTTAGATATTAGAGTTATAATACCAGCCTGTTGCCCTACTGAAATTGCATCCGCACTTATTCCAATACGCGATGCAACTTTGTTACGTCCCGATCGAGTATCTAATGAACTAGTTAGAATTAATGTCCTGTGACCACGCTCTCGGTAATTGAATTCTGTTGTGAGTAGCTGTGCTGTTTTTGTCGCTCCCATTGCACCATAATAAAAATAAAGCTTAGCCATCTTCAATATCATTCCTTTGTTCTATCTCAAACATTTTACGGGAGACATCAACCTGCTCTTCATATGATAGTTCTCTGAACCACATATCAACGTCTTTATCCCTTGGACAGCCAAGCTCTGCAGCATTCTCACAGAATGTCAAGATTACTCCAATATATATGTCTTCAAGTGCTATAGTTTTCATTTATGTACTTTTAATAATTCTATTCGTTCTCGATGATATTGAACCATATCATCAGTACCTTTTATAACAATAATATCTTCGTTAATTAATCCAAACTCCTCATCTTCACTAAGTTCCTTATATACACCTATATAATCATTCCATTTTGGCTCATTTTCGAATCCAACTGCATGAATAATAAACATTGGAGTATCATTCTTAATAGCATCAAAAAAGTTTTCTCTTTTAATTGCTACAAGCACATAGTTTATTTCTAAGTCTTCCATATTATACTCCAATAAAATGTGATTGTGATTTTGGAGTCTCAAAGAACTGCACAGAGGATACCACAACATCCAATCTATCCATTTTCTTTTGAACGATAGTATGAAGCCATTCTGACAGATTCTCGGAAGTAGGTACAAAATCTACAACAACAAATCCTTCCAGTATATCAATTATGTTGTCATCTGATACAGTTTTAAAGAAATTTGGATCAACAATTTGATATCCTTCATCAAACGATTTTAACGGATATGTTTTTGACGCACAGTCTGTAACTCCGAGAACTTTTGACCAAGGAATAACAACATCAAACATTGGATCATTCTTATCGATAATAAACTTATGATCAAGAGTGTCATCCAGAAACTTTTTAAACCAGTTAAGATGCTTAAAATCTGTAACCATACCATCTTTGAGATGATACCCTTCAAGATAAACAATTATCTTTCCCTGATGACCATGAATATGCCGACAGACACAACGGTTATCAAGACTAAATTCTGCATTTAATTTCTGTGACCAGACTCGATGACCATAACAAAAATCAAACTGCTTAGCTATTTGCCATTTCCCCATAATAATCTCCTTATTTTCTTAATTATATATGAATCTTGATATAAATCAAGTATGAATCCAATTCATATAGCTGTGGGTATATCTACCAAATATTCTAACACCACAATAATATACCCATGCATAGGAAAACTCAGTCATTTTTAATATCTCGTAAAACTCTTTATCAGCTAATTTACGAGCTTCCGATTTGCTTATTCCCATAGCTGTTGCTAGCTCGTTTATGTATTGATATAGAAAATCATGAACTAGTGAAGCAGCAAGAGTGTTAGTATATCGACCACTGGTTGGAGTAATTTCAGGCATCCAACCTTCACGGGCAATCGTATCACCTTGCCAGACATACCCAGAGCAACCATCCCATGCATATGGTTTCTTTATATGAAGGATAGCTTTATTACCCTGTTGATGTACTGAACCAAAATCTACATCTAGAGGATTTAGAACTGTAATATATTTGAGAGTGTAAGAGTAATCCTTCTCAAGTATGTATACATATTTCGGTATACCAAATAACTTAGAATGACAGATCACACTTACCCCCTGCACATGCAATAGTCTGTTCTATTGTAGTGTTGTCGTTTTCCTCAGTAAACTCTTCCCATGGTACATCTTTATACTCCCGCTGTAGATCACACCACACTTTCCAATTACGAACATCTTTCAAACAGTATGTCATCTTCTTAACATCACCATCAAAATATCTATCCGAAAATTGCTTAGCTCTTCGTATCCATTCTCTCTGTGCCTGAAATGCATATCCAGGCATTTCAATTATACCGTTGGATGTGGATTGATATCGGAATCGATCACACTGGTCACCGGTAACCGTGTACTCTTTCCAAGTCTTCTCATATACCTCAAGCGGAATACTTCCATTATTAAGAAGTGCGTCGCAAGCCTTCCAGAGATTATCATCAAAACAACGAAGACCGTCAACAATCAATCCTGATGCAAACATCGCACCATCACCGTATATATGAACTATCTCAGTAGGTGTAAATACAGCCGTAAATGGCGCTTGTGCATAATCTTTATCACCACTAACTGGTAGCAACGATATACCAGCAAACCATTGTCTATTACGATAGATATATTTCTCCACCTCATGCCATTCACCTGGCATAACATTGATTGTATTCGATACGTTATGACGTAGACAAGGTATAACACTTCTATCTACTCTAGTACCAGCCTCCACCCAATTTTGCTGGGTGAGTTTTACTTTCTCTAATAATGTTATAGCATCAACTTGATTTTTTGTAATGGACCCTGGTGGTACTTCACATAGAAATTTAATAACCATATCGGTTTTGTTTGCTGACCAGACAGATTCTTCAACTGCCATAGGATTAAACTTCTGGAAGAACTGAAGAGCAGGTTCGCGTTTATTAGCTTGTACTAATCTAAAGTACCGTTTGGCATGATGAGCGTGAATACCAGAAGATGTCCCGAGAATACAACTACTCGTACCGGCTGGCTTTACACAGGTTGTTCTAGCCGCAGTATTAATACCAATTATTTTTGCAATCCGCTCATTTGTCTCCAAAATAATCTTCGCACCTCTACGTTGAACTGCTGGATCAAATGCAACATCAGGTGAATCCATCATACCCGTCATCGAGCATCCGAGTAGAGCTTCTCGCTCAACAATCTTCTTTGTTGTCTCTCCGAGATACTTAAAATCAGTATAAGCTGCCTGCAGAGTACCGAGTATACCGACACCCCGACACATCTCATAGAAGTCTTCCAGTGTTTTCGCCTTCTTCATATTCTGTTCACATAGATTACAAAACTGCCATCCAGACTCTCTGCGATTCTCAACATCCCAATATGCCATCATTCCGATCTCTACACAAGGGTTATAAATAATATCTCTGTCATCGGTCCAGACAAATCCTGGCTCTCCAAACCCTCTTACACTCTTCATTAGATCTGCGAATTGCTCTCTGCTCGTCTCACTACGGAGCAACAAGGCTGAATTATTTGAACGACCGCGTTGAGGGTTGTGAGCGTTCCAATCTCCTGTCTTAGCGGTAGCCATTTCATTATCATCTGGAGAGAAGAGACAAATTGTTGCAGAACGACGAATACCTCCTGAGAGAACGCTATCAGATATGTGCATTATAATATCATATGCTTCAATAGGTCGGAGCTGTACTTCCCCGTTTCGTGTTGCTGCATCTAAGATCTTAACAATATGCTCCATGCTATTTCTTAGACCTTCAGGACCAGGGGCTTTTCCACCATGACTAATAGGAGCACCTGCTGGACGAATTAATGAGTAATCAAAATCAATAACACTATTAGCATAATCTGGGAATGGTTGATTAGAAGTAAAATAGCTTGACATTAATGCACCTATTGCATCCGCCCAGCCTTCAATACTATCAGGCACAACAAACTTCTTACGTTTTGCTGCGTTTCTAGGTGCTACAGTAGGCAACTGATTGATATGATGCCTCTGAACAGAAAATCCTGCTCCACATCCACATAACAATACATACATAGCTTCTTGAAAAAATCTTGGTCTATCAACATACGAGACTGTGCAGTTATACATTCGTGCGTTCTTTGATAGTATTGGCTCCCCTCCGAACTGTAATGCACGTTGTGATCCAAGTATTCGTTTCTGATAGAGCATATGTCGCACGAACTCTATCTCGTCTTTTAATTCAGGAATAAATGGTGCGAACCTAATTAGGTGCATATCTATAACACGATCTACTTGTTCGCGCCATGTCTCTCTTCTTTTTATTTCTGTTAGGTATCTAGCGTATTTGGAAAACCGTGTATATTCTTGTAAAGCTTTTATTGACATAAATTTATCTCCGTGTGTTTGATTATAATATGAGCGCCAGGAAAATCGACGCAGAAAGAAAGTCGGCAAAATGTTTAAAACTCGTCACCGATTGGGGTTGTATATCGCATATGAGTATTTATTTCATTTAAGATGGTGTCCCACTGTATCCAGATAATTAACTAAAAAAGTTATACTAGTTCAGCTACATGTGCGGCTAAAAGAGAATCTAGAGTTTTATATCGACGGATATCATCTATTTCAATTGTTATAAAATCAGTTCCTCTAAGTATATTACACCCTGTATCTTTTACTACTGATAATGTTAGAAACGCATCATAGAACCTAATGTAGTGTTGAATTTTATGTTTTGTTAGATCAATGTCCAAGACGTATGTATTATCCTGCATATCAACTACATAGAAGAAGCTCCTTCTGGATCGATTTATAATAAAGAACATACATCCAATAATAATAGATATTACAACACGGACTACTTTTAGTCCTATCTCTTTCTTCCATTTATTAAAAAATTGTTTCATATTTCTCTCTCGGTTCATGAAACTATTTTGAGCAAAATAGTTCCCTTCACCTCTATCACACCGCACCAGTATCTGCTTTACGCTGCTCTTCTAATTCTTTCTCATACTTCCATCTTAAAATGGATTTCTTTATCGTCCCCATGCTCTGTATCTGCTCCAGATTATATCCTTGCTTCTTTAGAAACTGAAAAAATCGAAGACTATCCTTCAATTCCAGTTTTCGTCTAGTATCTTCTGCTAGATATTCTCCAAGATTGTATTCTTTCTCGTGTGGACATTCATATTCATCCGGCCATATCGTGACTAACGTACACTCTTCCGGTTTATCGATAGCGTACAATTTCTCATTGATCCAATTTTTGCAGAGATGGTGTTGATGATCTTTCAGAATCTCCACTCCATTTCTATACACTCGATAATATGTTACATTTGCACTTGTCATTTATCTCCAATCTTAGTCTACAGATATATTATTCTTACTCAATTGTTTACCATACCTACTTAACAAGGTACTAATTTCTCCTGCTACCCGCGGAGGTAATGAATATAATGATCCATCGATCTTCAATACTCGACTGCCTATAGCGTTATCTCTAAGATATGATACTACTCGATGACCAGCTGGTAATGATAAACTAAATTTGATTCCTGATCGGTCTTCATTATAAACCAGAATAAACATTTGTTTGTCTATAACTGTTATATATTTTGTACCTCTGCAGAGCTCTGTACCACAACACCCACCTAGGAACTTACTCATACCCCCAGTTAGTTCATATATCATATGTTCATCTTGAGATACTAATACAACAGTACCTTGACTACCAGATTCAAATGTTGTTATTTCAACAAACCGTTTACCTATCTCAGTTACAGCCGCTAGGCAACATTTGTTTATTATATCCATATCACTTTCTGTGTTTCTTTTCATTTGTCTCCTATAATAGTTCCATAAAATACTCTTCTATAAACTCATCCATTGATTTGAAATGTCTAATAAATTTATACATATATCTGTGTCTATAGCATATAATAATTGCGCGTTCGATGACCTCCATCTCCCCCATTTAAATTTCACATCACGGTCCGGAGTGAATATAGCTTCTCTATGACGAAATAAAAATACTGTTAGATCGGGTTGATCCTTACATTTTTGTACCAGCAGCTGTATCGTAGTTCCTTGTTGTAGTAGGTTATAGCCAATCATTGCGGAGTCTCGCAAAAAAATTTTTTGAATTAGGGTATATAGGGATACGGGTTATTTTATGAAAAAAAATATTTCTGATGGCATTGCGTATACCACACTACACTGTGCACGCTCCTATTCACAAATTGGGCACGCTTAACACCGTGATCTTGGTCCTGTTCCTATATCGCACTCCAGTTCCTACAACTTGGTCCTAGCAGAGCCGAACAGCATCCCAAGGCAGAGCCATAGTGCAAGCCTGATCTTCAGTCAGATGGACTTCCTGGATGCATGAACTGGCATCAGGCAACTCCTTCTGTGCAACTACATCCTTGCCGTCCTTCTCTGCGAGCCGTTCGTTAATCTCAACCAACATCTCCAACCTACTCATCACCAACCTCCTTTGTTTAACATACCTATATGATATGAAATAACGTTATGGTAATCAAGCATAAAACTAAAGCGCATTCGATGGACTGGAGGACACCTCTCTATGCACACAGTTTCATTCTAATCAAACCAAAGACACATTCACAGGCTTGTCTTAAAGCAGCCGAATGTAACCCACGCTTGACAGCATCTTCAGCTTTGTCTCGATCTGCATAGAGTCCACTATCAATCAGATCAGACGCAACCATATCAACTGCCTGCTCCTTCATCCAACCCGCTACTGTTTTATAGTCCATATCACACCCCCTTCTTAGGTTACCTATATGATATGCTATATTGATTGGATAAGCAAGAACAAAATGAAACAGTTTAGCTTGTAGTAATGTTAAGCGCATTACGTTTTAACGTAAATTTTACTTGCATTCATATGCACTTAAGTTACATACGCATATGTTACGTCTACATCTACATAAGATACATCTGCAAATGTAAGTTCACCTGGAGGCCATCGAGTGACGACGCAATGCGCTTGACATCTACAGAGACAAAAAAAGCCTGAGGGCTTTTGGCTCCTCAGGCTTGCTGAATTCTGGTTAACTCAGCCGAATACTTTGTCCTGACATTTCTGACACAACCCAGAGATCTTGAACTCGCGTTTGGATATCTCGTTCTTGAAGTCTTTCATTTTGATCTTGCAGTGGCAGATCGGGCATTTGCCATTCTCTACCTCTTCAACCTCTGCTCCAAACCCGGCTGCCTTCATGATGTCCTTGTTCATCTCTCCTCCTGTTGTTTAAGATACCTATATGATACGAAATATTGGATGGACAATCAAGCAGAAAGATGCTAACTCTTAATGGAGAATCTTGTTAACATCTGCAGCGGAGAGGTTGCTATTCTGCACTCGGATGAACTTTGCAGGGACTGCCAATTTGTCCCGAGTCATCCAGGCTTCATATTTTTCGTTGTAGTGAACGATCTCGCCCTTCTTTGCAACGACGATAGCGAGCTCATTGAGCCGGCTTCGAGTGAGATACATCTGCGCTTCCAGCTCTTCCACTTCCAATTCACCGAGTTGAACTACATCATCGATCACAATGCCTGTCTTCATCTACTCACCCCTTTCTTAAGTTACCTATATGATAGGATATAAGAGATATGATATCAAGCACATAATGAAACATTTTAGCCTATTAAGCATTCAAGCTCATCTGGGGCTACCGGTGGCCTGCAGTGTGCACTTTGCGCTACAGTAATGTCGCTTGTCTTGACTGAAGGGTCGGTTCACGCTACACTCATTGCATACATCACGTTTGCACACCGGACACTTCGTTGTCTCTTTGACGTCTTGCTGACATACTTCACACTTCATAACGGCCTCCTGCTAGCTCACATACAGTCACTCCTTGTACCTGGTTATGCACTTCAAACAAAAAAACGCCGATCCAGGTCCCCGAAGGGACCCTTCACGGCTGGGGGTAGATCAATCAATTCCGGAGATATTCAACTCCTCAAACGCTTCAGGTGGAATGTCAGCCAGGTATTCCGGCTTGAGCGATTTGAGCATTTCGGGCGGAATACTCTTCCACCACTCCGGGCCAGAATCTTCTTTGAGCTGTTTCCAGGCAGCATTGCCGAGGTCATCATCGGAAATGAGACGACCAGACTCCTTAAGAGCAGCCTTCTGTAGAATGGCCATGCTGGCGATCAACCGCATGAGCTCCTCCGGGGTCGATAGGAGCAACAGTCCGATCGCTTCCACTCCGCCCTTGCACACTGTGCCGAGCGTCAACTGCCCCTCAAACGAAGCAATGTACTCATCTGCCAATTCAATAGCGGTCTTCTCCAACTCTTCCTTACTCATCTCTACCCCTCCTTGTTATGTGGTTTCTAATACACCTATATGATACGAAAATTCATGCTCAATTGCAACGTTTATCTTCCCTCCTAGCGGACCAAATCAACAAATGCTCCGAAGTGACGATCGAACACCAGAATGAGTTCCTCATAGTTACCTGGTTCCATCATCTCATGAACAATGGCGTCTCCGTCCAATCCCAGTTGCCGGGCGTAGCTTTTAGCATACCCCATAAGCACGAAGGAATTACCTTCAGGACCTGTGAGATCGATTTGCTTCCTTTGTTCATGGTCTTTTGCCAGAATTGCCATCTCCTACCTCCTGTTGTTTAACATACCTATATAATAGGATAAAACATGTTAAGGATCAAGCACAAAATTCAAAGCGCGGCCCATGATTCAAGCGATGGATAGATGCACTTTGAGACGCGAGACAAAAAAGAGTGGACCCTCTGGTAAGGGACCACCCGTTCCTCAAAAGAGAGGAGTTAAGACGGTACTAAGAATAATTGTGCTTGTGGGTAGACACGCTCCTTCACTTTCTTTGCCTCTTGATTTGCGATGCTGGATGTGCTATAAACCACACCCCGTTGAATCCAATTAACCAGGACTTTGTAGCCCTTCTTCTCCGCCGGTACAACTGCAATCGTCATCTTTTACCTCTTTGTTAACGTTAATAATATGATATGATCATTCAGCATGAAATGCAAGTATTATCTCAAAGTGCATTACAAGACATCCACGTCCTTTTTACTGCTCACGGCATTTTGATGCAAAAAAAGAGCGGTATCTAAATAAAGAGTGGATGTGTGATAACAAAGAGGACTATAATGCAAGTCGAAAAGACTATTGTAAAGCCTACTATGACGAGCACCGTGAGAATGAGCTAGTAAGAGCTCGGGAGTATTTCCAAAAACATAAGGAAGATCGTAGAGAGAAGAATGCAGCCAATGCAAGAGCAAAGTATCAAAACAGTCCCGTATATCGTGTTGCAAATCTTTATAGGAGCCGACTTAAAAGTGCTATGAGACAGCTAGGAAAGAGTCAACTTTCTCGTTCAGAGATAATATGCGGCTGTACTTGGGATGCACTTAAGTCTCATCTTGAAGGTCAATTTCAAGAAGGAATGACATGGGATAACCAATCTGAATGGCATATCGATCACATTAAACCGTGCTCTTCCTTTGATTTAACTGATCCTAAACAGGTATCTGAATGCTTTCATTATAGTAACTTACAACCACTCTGGGCAACAGAAAACCTCTCAAAGGGAGCTAAATATTAACATGCAATCTTTTCGTAAATTCTTTAAAGGTAACAACAAAACAAAGCTTGAAGTTATGCCGGCTATTCAGCAGGCTGGACTTGGCACTATGAAGAATTCTGGCGGGCACAATGTGATAGAGAATCCTAGAGTCAATACACCTAAAATAATTGAACTCCTCGCCAAGTATGGATATAATCACACTAAGAAGATTCCATTACGAGGTGAGGGCGTTCACAGGTTCGATAAAGAAGGTGAAGATCCTTACTTCATTCACCAACTTGATTGAGCCTTTTATTCCCCTTTAGGCTCCGGATTGCCTTCATCCGCGGTTTTGCGGGTCTTTTTACCCACTCGTCCCACGTAATTGAGGCCGAGCTTCTCGATCGAGCCGAACTTGGCTGCGAGCTTGTCCAGGCGCTCTTGGTTGCAATACGTCCATGCGCCCGTCTCCGAGCATCGAACCAGATAGGCATTGCCTGTCTTGACAACGCCATCCACAACCTGAACCTTTTCAACTTCCTTGCCGCTGTACTGAATCTTCACTTTCACTTCTTCGCTCATTTTTTCATCCTCCCTCTCTGTTGTTAATATACCTGTATTGTACGCACTTCTCCACTGCATTGCAACACTTTATTGCGTTGCTTGCTCCTTCACCTTATCCAGCTGCTTCCGCTGGTAATCATTCCAGGTCTGGAGATAGCTCGGTATCTCATCCTGATTGGAACGACGAGAATCACGCTTGCGCGCCTTTGGAGATCTGGCATCAACAGCCTTGACTTCCCCAACGATCACTGGATCACCTAGCACATCAACGTTGTCAGGATGCACAAAGGCTTCCTTGACTGTCTCCAGGCTCTCAGTCATTCCACGATCGTGAAAGAACTGAACCCGGCGCTGGTGCGTTACTACCTTCACAGGCGCTCCGTTGTAATGTTGCTCATCGACTTCGCACTTGTAACCCATCTCATCACCTCTTCTGTTCGTTGTTTATACTACCTTCTCTTAACACTCCAATATGATATGAAATATCCTGCTCAGGATCAAGCACAAAATCCTAATAAAACATTATTCCTTCTCTCCTAATTTTCAATAGTATACGAACATTTGGTAGGCATTACAAGCACTTTCTTAAAGCTCATTACACATGGCTCCATCGGGGGCTTGTGCACTTTGATATGAGAGAAAAAGAACAGGCTCCGCCTAAACGAAGCCTGTTTGTTCGGAAATGCTATTGCAAGTGTTTTAGTTCCACCGTATCAATGAGTTTGGTCTCATTGGAGAAGAACTCGAAAGTGTTGTTGCCAGGAACGTAGGACCAGGTAACCGGTCCTTTGTGCTTACTCTCAAGTATCCTTGCGTAGCGTTTTACTACTTCAATGTCCAGCTCATCTTCCATCCTACACCTCCTTTAATTGTTACCTATATAATATACTCTTATAGGGTACAAAGCAAGAGATTTGTAAAGATCATCCACCATGATGTGGAAGCGTGCTGTGGATTTGCTGTGAACTTACACTCTCTCAATATTGACAACGAATGGTGGAGAGTAACCTCTCAATTGATCTCTATGTAGGGTGGCATACTCCTGTCCCTCTACTTCAACAATAGCCTTGCCTTTGTCATTTGCTTCCTTTACAATCTTGGTCGCTAATCTACGATTGTGACCGAAGGTTTTCATCAAGGCAAGCACCACTTCGTGCATGGTGTGAACGTTATCGTTCCAGATGATTACTTGATAGAGAGGCTCTATCACTATGGTTGATTGCTCTTTTGGAGCTGTTAATGTTGACATTATGACCTTTCGATTTGATCGCGTACTGTTACATACGTATGCATTCTATCAAGGAGAGGAAGCACATCGCTGTTGCTGGACATGAACTCTACCAGTGGTTTACACAGCAAGATATCGAGTATGATATCGTTGGCTTCGGCATTGCACTGAGCCAAGTATTGAGGCTTAACGTTTTTAGCCCATGCTGGGATCTTTGCGCAGCCGTCAATCAAATTCGATCCATCCTGCTCTTGCTTTGTTCCATTTGGCACTTGATATCTCTCCTTCATCGTCAGCTACAGTTACCCAGATCTCGTCCTGGAAATACGGCCCGTCCTCGACGTAGCGATCCTTCATCTTACCATTAACAAAGACACGTATTGTGTCACCCGGCTCTAAAGTCTTTCCAATATCCACTGCACTCCTCCTTTAATGATACATATATTATATATGCTATGTAGCAGAAGTCAACACTGGAACGCTTGAACGCTTCAACGATTCAACACTTGAGCACCGTCACCTTCAAGCAGGAACGGCACAGGTGACATGCCATCATATTTCTGTCCCAGTCCTAGACCGAGACCAACACCGAAACGTTCAAAGCATACAGGGCACATCAACGCCCATGCACTTACACCTTTCACCTTACCATCAACAAAGTATTCGACCTTGCCAGGTTCCGTATCAGCTGTGCAGATGTCACAGCAGGAACGACCAGACGACCAGACGACCAACGCTTACGCTCTTTACTCATATTGCTCCAATCTATCCACCAAAGATTACTTTGCCATTTTCATTCTTGATCGTAAAATATGGCTGACCATCTCCATTGTCACTCTTCAACTGCTTGATGATCTTCTTCTGGAGAGCCTTTGAAATCTCCCGGTCTTCCTTCAACTCAATCTCAAAACAATCTGCTATAAAGTCAACCAGACAATCTTTCATTCCCAGAACTTGAACTATGATATCAAATTCACTATCACCCTCAATCATTCCGCAGTCAGGATTTTCCAGCATATATCCATCACTTGACCATACACACTTCATATCACACTCCCTTTCTTAATATGTCTATATTGTAGCATATCTATAGCAGGAAGTCAATGACCAACAAACAGTTGCCTCTTACTATTAATTCGTTTTGTTCTCTCTTGGCGAAGTCGGACCCCGAATACGTTGATGGCCAGTAGCATATCATCTATTGAGTACACCATGAAGGTGAACCCGTTTGCAACGGTATGTCGATCCCATAAGATGAGTGTCTTCCCATCCGATGACTTAACAGCTGGCTCAACAGTTGCGTTCATTTCATTACCCTACCACCTCTCCAGTCTGCGGTTGTCGGATCGATTTCCGGTAGGCACGATAGAATATACTCCCAGAATTGTTTCTAGACTTGATAACATCAGCAATGTACTTCTCGCCATTGTAGTGCCTAAGCTTAGATGGGAACTGGAGAAAGGTTCCAGTAGATGGACAATACGCTTTCAATTTGCCATTGATGTGTGTAATCTCTACTTTAGCATCAAGGACAACGTGGTTATCGAATGCGTCCATAAAGATCTTCGTCTGGTAATCATCACTACGTACAAATTCTTTCATCATCGCCTCCATTAATGTTCTAACATACCTATATGATATGAAATTCAATGGAAAGAATCAACACCTTTTTTAAAGTTCATACTCCACGAGAGCGATGCTGCCCTTGTGCACTTGAGATTTTGAGACAAAAAAAGAGCCGCTTTTGGCGGCTCTTCATCTTAAAAAGGGTCCGAAACCCTCTAGAAGATTACATCACTGAATGTGCCAGGTCCGATGCATAATGCGACTTGACGGAACGATTACCGTACATGACCAGATACCGGGTGCGGGAATGCGTACTCGGGTTCGAGGAAACTTGCCTATCGGCGGCAACAACAACACCGAGCTGATGATTGTACTCTGTGTTGGTGATGTTGCGAACGATCTCATCCTTCTTGAACATGGACTTGCGACCACGGCTGCTTGCTGTCTTCTTCATTTTTCTCCTTAATTATGATTACATACACTTGTGTTCTAATACCCCTACATTGTATGATACATCATAAAGAGAGGCAAGAAAAAGATCAGATCAGCAGAGAAAAACTAGCAGGATATGATAAGTATTTATATGAAAACAAAACAATGTGAATGCGGAACTATATTTGAATGTAAGAGTCTAAAGAAGAAAAGGTGCCCTGAATGTGATAAGCAGTTCAGATTCGAACGCGGTCGCATGGCAGCTGTTAAGCATCGTGCACTTCACCAAGACGTGATTAAGCAGCAACGGAAGGACTATATTCAGCAGAATAGAAAACATGTCCGTAGAGTGTGGAGAGCATATAATGAGCGTGTAAAGAATGATCCACAAAAGATAGTTGCACGTAGATGTCGGGATAGGTTGAGATTTGTACTTAAAGCTCATTCTGTCCTGAAGGAGAATCACTCACAAGATCTGTGTGGGTGTACATGGCAAGATCTTGTTGAGCATATAGAACATCAATTTAAGGATGGCATGACCTGGAGCAATTATGGTGATTGGCACATTGATCATATCAAACCTTGTGCGTCATTTGACCTAACTGATGAAATCCAACTCCAACAATGTTTTCATTTTAGTAATCTTCAGCCACTTTGGGCAAGCGAAAATTGTTCAAAGGGAGCTAAATACTAAACAAAAAAAGGAGGCTCCCGAAGGAGCCTCCCACTGGCGTGCCACTTACGCCATTGCGCGGCGTTCGCGCCTTATCCGATTCTTCCGTTCGGCAGAAGTCTCACCGTCAATGTGGCGCAGCGGATCCAGGACCTCGGTCTCGGTCGGGATCGTGTCCCGAACTTCCGTGTCGGGCTTCGTCTCGGCCGTCGGAGCCTTCTCCTTGGGCGCCTTCTCCTTGGTCTCCTTCACCTGCTTGGAACCCTTGGGAGCCGCCGTCGCCGGCCAATCACCCGCTTCGAATCGGGCGCGCAGACCCTCATCGATCGTCGCCTGCTGGTCCTCGGTGAGCTCGGCAAAGGACTTGCCAGCCTCAACCTTGTTCGCCTCTTCCTTGCGCAGGCGCTTGGCGACCCGGTTGACGTAGCTGGCGCGCACGCCCTCTTCGTCCGTGTTCCCGGTTTCGCAGAGGTGCTTCATCCGCTCATCGCTGATGAACATCAGCTCGCCCGTCACCGTGCAGGCGATCTTGTTCTTGTGAACGAGCGCCTGGGCTGCTGCCTGAGCCTTCGAGACATCTTCCTCGTTTGCGGCCAGGAGCTTCTTGCCTTCACGGCTGACATAACCGGCGATCAGAGCTTCCTCCGAACCGAACTGGGCGATGAGCTTGTTGTAGCGCTCCTCGCTGCAGTAGGACCAGTTACCAGTGATGGTGCATTTCAGTTTACGTGTCATTTTGTTCTTCCTTTCTTCTTCTGTTTATGTTACTGTACCTATTAATATAGAGCGGTTTACAATAAAAAGCAATTGTTAATTTGTGTCATGTACCACTTTTTTATGCCTTGCTTTCATCGCTTACCTCTCTTACAACACCCATATGTATGAAAAGGCAGTGTAGAAAGCAACATTAAAAGTCACGGCCTACACTTTTTTTCATATATTACGTAATAACATTGTATTCGTAGTCGATTTCAGTTGATTTGAACTCATTGTCCTTGAGCTCTTTCCAGCGGCGCGGCTGTTCCGCGAACTTCTTCCATTCCTTCATTCCTACTCGGCAGCTATTCCACCAAGGGCAGTCATTGCAATAGCCACTGTTTTTCTCAATAGTTGAAGGATGAATGCAGACGAAAGTTCCTTCATCTGTCTTCGACATGAGATCAAATGCATGCTGAGTGCGAGCTTTAATCTCACCTCCGTTGATATTGATGTTCGATGTATCAAAGGGTGGCTTGGGCAGGTATGTATACGTGCGCTTCTCGCTCGTCTGCTCGCGAACCGTCTGTTCCGCTTCCTGGCGAGCCAATGCCCTACGAGCCATGAAAGCTTTGTTGCTCTCGTACTTACCTCGCTCCAATGTAGGCAGGCGCTTCTTGACATCCTTCTCTTTCTGCTGCTGTTTAGCCTCCCGAGAGACATAGTTAGCACCAACCAACTCCGCGTCTCCGAACCTCTTGATGAGTTTCTCGAGCCGCTCGGCATTGCAGTAATGCCACGTCTTCGCAATGACACACTGTATATAGTATGTCTTGGAATTTTTTTTGAGGACCCCAGGTGCAAGCTCTTCACACTCTTTAACATTAACCACAATCCCTGCCATGATAACCTCCTTTTATTATTTCTTTAATGATAAGACTTTTTATACCTGAAAGCAACTAAATATTTATATGAAAAACAAAGCACAAGAACGATACTACGAAAAGAACCGGGAACAACTTATTGAGAAATCTAAACAATACTACCACGAGCACAGTAAAGCTCTCAACCAACGAGCATCAAAATGGAAAGAGGAGAACCGTGAACATTGTAGAATACGAGATCGAGAGTACATGGCTGAATATAGAGAAAAGAAGAGAGAACAATTAAAAGCATGGCGACAACAACCTCGAAACCGGATTGCCAATAATGTACGTTGTAGAATGTGGCATGTATTAAAGGGATTAAAACCTGCTGGAAAGACTGAAACATTACTCGGTTGCTCTTTTGAGGATTTTAAGCTCTATATAGAAAGCTCTTTCCAGAAAGGAATGAATTGGGATAATTATGGTGATTGGGAAATTGATCATATCATACCATGTGTCTCGTTTGATCTCTCTATTGAAGATGAACAGAAAAAGTGTTTTCATTATACTAATCTACAACCTCTCTGGAAGACTGATAATAGACGTAAGTATATCAACTAACAGAACGCCTGGAGCAATCTCTTTATGCTCCTTCACATTAATTTCGATTCCCATAGTGTCCCCTTTCTTTCCATTAATATACGATATACACGTATACTATACAAGCTAAAAAGAGAGATTTCTATGTGATATACGCAAAGAAATATCAAGCGCACAGCAAGAACACCGAGAGCGTGCAGGGTGAACTTCGAGCCGATATTGGTACGATCCAGGACCAGATATAGTTCTTGGAATAAGGCAACTGAAAAGATGCTTTATTTTCTACCTGTGTTCCTATATCATTGTAAGGTGAGGCAGAAATGATCGAGGAGTGCAACTAGAAACGGCTCCGCGGCTGACTTTTTTTGCTTGCCATTTTAGTTGAAATATGGCAGCTCGCAGTTCCTGGAACTCGGCTGGCGCAGACTGATTGAGGAATGACCATAGATAGTTGATAGCGAGCTATGATTAGTTGATGATTTGAGTTTGCCGGTTGGTCATTGAAGGCTGTGAATGAATAGTTTAGTTGATTGCGAGCTGTAGATTTGTCGTTTTGTGGGTTGGGTAGTTGTAGACTGGCTGTTAGAGGTGAGAAGTGTTCGCCAAAAATAGTTCGCGCCAAGTACTATTTATACTATTCCCGCCCAGCCAATCTCTATCCGATCTCTCATTTCTCCCTAGACTCTCCCTCTATCTTCGCATAGCATCGGCTACATTATCTCTCACCTCTCCACGCCATTACACCTCTATGCTCATGCTCTATTATGCACCTATATCCTCATGCTCTTATTTCTTATCTTCCATCTTCTTATACTACATCTTCTACTACAGCATTATCTATCTTCTACTCTACATTATACTAGACTGTTTTCTTCTTTGTCTTATTCTAACTCCTTCGGCCCCAAATGGTTCAACGCCTCAACGCTTCATTTAGTCCCTAGTCTCACGCTTCAACGCCTGAACGCTTCATTTAGTCCCTAGTCTCACGCCTAAACACCTGAACGCTTCCTAGCGGTTCCTCCTATATATCACCACTAATAATCTCAAGATCTCACGCCTAAACGCTTGCAATTCTTCTTCGTATCACATACCATATTAACACTATGATCAGACCGTGCTCCTCTGTGTTTCCTGCATTCTATTTGCCCTACATTACCCCTACTTTGCCCCCGGAAACACATGCTTTATCCCCTATTACACTATATTTTTCCCTGTTTTAGAGCAAGTATTCCATATGATTTGCACATAGTTTCTCCAGACAACTATAAAATCTACATTTATACTGTTGTTTGGAGAATGTTAGTTTTACTATTTTCCCGTCCAGGTCTGCCTTTAGCGCTCGCTCCTTATACCTGCTCCTTCTAAGTACCCGACAAGTAATATCAAGTGCAATATCTCTGATACACAAAACACTTGTCACTGAATGGATTTCGAGAACAAACCAATGTAGCGGATCCTTCTTATCAACTATAAACCCTATATGTAGACAATCATTCATTTATAATAGCTCTCTTATATGATCTGCACATAAATCTTCTAGAGTATCATAATAGTCGAAGTTAAATCTACTAGTCGGTGTATAGAGAGTCTGCATATATTCGGAGACTTCTACCTCTCCGGTACTATCGAAATTACTACTCCCTTTTTGTTTTAATACACACCCGCTAGATGCTCGGAGAATTATACAGTCAATCCATTGATCATGGTTGGCACCGTCCATGTTTATAGTTCGATGAACCTCAGCAGCCAACCAGTAATCTTGGTCTACCTTAGCCTTAATAAACGCATAGATTGGTGGTGTATGGTCCATAACCTGTTGATTGTTATTAGTTTAGGTATTGCATCTCGAGGAGTTTTAATGCACTGCGATAATAGGCATACCATAGATAGCTAGTACCTAATATAAGCAGCACCATAAGCAGAATAAACTCAACTATACTAAGTGTAATAGTCTTCATAAAATACTCACAAAATTGTCTTTCAATAAATCATCAATGGAATCAAATAACTTAACTGGAGTGTTAATGGTCAAAACTCCAACTTTATCGCCCTTCGCACCAGATCGGTGCGCATCCACTACAATACCTGTCACACCAACAAGGCTACTGACTCCATCGAATACTAGTTCAGTTGCTTCTGCAATATACCAGCTATATTCTCCTCCTTGAAACCAATACATGGATGAGTTTTCTGGTAGAGGAACATTAACCCATCTCTTATCACTGGTCTGTGTTTAATCATTGCTGGTACAAACTTATTAATATTAACCTTCATTAGTTTGCCTCGGAATTCCTGGGAGATTTTGAAACCAAGGAAACACATCTTCGTAAAATACTCTGAGAGACTGAGTTATAGCTATTACATCCGTCGTGGAGTATCCTAATTCAGTCCCGTCTTTCTCGCATTGTTCCGACTTTATACTATAGAACGCACCGGTAATGAGCATCAGAAAATTACCGAGAACTACTAACTCACCTGTTAAAGTTGGCTTTGGATCGATCGACCATCTCTGTCTATGGTGTCTGGCTCGACTTCCATCTCTTCGTGGTCTAGGTAAAGCTAATCTGTAGTTTATTAGCTCGCTGTTATATGCTTGCCATACTTTGGCTCGATTAATAAAGTCAACTACTGGCTGGTGTTTAAAATTAGTTTCATCCTCAGGCTGAACTAATACAACTTCATGATAGAGTGCAAATGCCTCACCACATGCAAATAGTATGCCGTTATCTTCTACAAAGAGTAGAGCCGTATACATGAGCCAGGCAGAATCGATACCATGATTTCGGTATGTGTTGAATAGTGCCAATAAATGTTGATCACCTGTAGTGAGTAGTTCACCGAATGCACCACCCTCGAGCCATTTCTGGAGAGTCTCTTTCTTTTTTGGTCTGTATTTCATGGCTATAGGTTATTGATGAAGTTATGAACTTGAAGAGCAATAGCATTCACTCCACCGATTTTCTGGATGTTGATGCAAGTTGTCATTATAACAGCAATCGGATCCCTAAAATACATTTTGTCCGCTACATCTAGTGCATCACTAAAAATCTGGAGAAGTTCCTCTTTGGATAGTTCTATCTTCACTGCATATTTCTCAAATAGCTCGACAATCTTATCCGGTCGCATATTGTTATTTCCATCTAATGGAATAGTTTCCACTGCATTTTTGGAGTCCTTTAACCCCATATTGGTGAATGCATGGAATTCCTTAATACATCCAATCTTCTTATCTTTCAGTTCTCGAAGATCAGCGCATTTTACTTTATAGCCATTTATTGAACTTATAAGAGTGTCTGCATCAGGTGATGGAGTAACATAGATATTACCATCAGGGAAGAGATGATCAGCCATCTTAGTTATGTTACTGTAATCACTCATGCCCAATCTCCTGATTCGTGCTGAATGTTAATACACTCACCGTAATTCTTTACAATTTCATCTGTGGAATGACCACAGAGTACAAACAGTATCGTTCCATCTGGAACTTCTGGCTTGCTTTCAATATAGCCATCAGTCAATACAATATGAAGTTTGGAGGTGTATCCCATTCTGTATAGATGGCGCGCGTATGCACTAAACTCAGTACCGCCATTCACATCTCGTAGGTTGAGCTTCGCGACATTCTCCAGTGTCTGGCTATCAACTTCAATATCATTGTTTGGATTAATCTCTCCATAGCTCCAGAAGATAACCCGAGCTTTCAACTGATTATGGGATGTACAGATATCTTGAATCTCTGTTAGAAACCTCTCTCTATCATTTGATGTGCTTCCCGAGCAATCGACAGAGATAAAAAGCTCCATGTTCTCTCGATAGATTTTAGGGCACCAGACACCTGTGCTATAAAATGCTCTACCAGGTAGTCTTGTCTCGAAATCAACTGGAATCTCATTAGTTATAAACGAGCGGAGCCGACTACGCCAATCAACTACCGGATTGAGAATACCTTCGACTATATTTTCAATGGAGCCTGGAAGGCGACCGCGCTGGCGTGCTATGGTTGCTGCTTCAACTGCAACCTTCTTCCATTTAGATTCTGCAGCACTAATTGATGCGCTACCATTCTCTTCGTCTCCGGAGTCTTCTCCTTTATCGTCCTTTCCACCTTCTATATGGATATCAAACCCACCATGTCCAGGATTGCCATCGCCACCTTCTCCGTTACCAGTGCCGGCGCCAGTAATACCAAAACATACTTTAATCTTCTCAGCGTTATCGGAGATCTCATCGTACAACTCTTCTGTTGTTTTGTTACGAACATTATAGGTTTTATCACCTATTTTAATGTTGCCTGAACTATTTGGAATAAGACCATTATCTCTCGTTACCTGAGTCTCAACACCATTCACGACTTCTGTAACAACAATCTTCTTCGGTGGTGTAAGCTCTTTCTCGCAGTTAATCATATCATTGATGATACAATCTGATGCAACATTCCACATGAGAGGATCTCGACTACCTCTTCGGAACATATCACCTTTTGCAATATGAAGTGCTTCGTGACAGAGGACGTATTGAAGCTCTGCACTTGACAATGTCTTAGTAAAGTCTTCATTCCAATACAGCTTACCATACTTTGTTACTCCCATTGTCGGTATTTTTGTATCCGGTCCAGTCTGCATTGTATCGAAATTCATGAGAATGTATGCAAAGAATGGTTTTTCTCTGTTCAGGATGACAGTCGCTTTGACAATGCGATCTGCCTCCGTTAATCTCATGCTCAATCCTAACCCTGATGACATAATATCCCCCTTAATTTACATATATTATAATATAAATGCGATGCCAGATCAAGAAGATTCTTATTTCCTGTGCAGATACATAACACCAATGATGCCATTGATAGCCATTACAAATATATACGAATAGCCAATATATGCGCTAACTTGTAACCCGACAACATACAAAGCTAAAAATAAACTTAAATGCGCCAGACACCATATTTTATTTGTATTCATTCAGTCTCATGTATCAAAATTGGCAAAACTCGTCTCATGCTGAATCATACCATAATCTTTCAGTAAAGCGCAGAGTAATCCTGTTGTATTGTTTTCAGATTGTGCGAGCACATTCATAACTGGACCAATTCCAATTGCAGCGGGTACATCTATCAACTGCATATCTTGGAAGACATTCTCAGCGATTGTTGGTGCTGTATTCCACAAATCACTTGACATGTTCTTAGAAGCTTCAAACATCTCATCAAAAGAAGAAGCTTTAGCAGCTTCATTCAGCATTTCCTGCCAGAATTCGAGATCATCACTATAAATCTCATTGAGTTCTTCCAGCCAGTTCTTTTTAGCTTCTTCGAACGAAAGTATCTTTGTGAATTTGAACGTAACACCAAGAACTTCAAGAGTGTCCTGCTTGTTAAGATCTTTACGAATCTCGTTATAGAGATTGTAGACAGCGAGTGCTCCTGAGTATTGGCAACTACCCCAGCTGCAGACACCCCAATCAAAATTAAACTTATCTGGCCAACCTCTCTGTGCAAGTGTGTAGACCCATTCAGCTTTAGATATAACAGCCATTGCATCCTCCCTATGTTCAGTTTGAATTGCCAGTCTACGCTGTATAGACTTTGAAAGTTTCATTTTACCTCTCCGCCCATCGGATGTTCTACAATCTCTCGCATCATATGATCTACTACATTTTCCGCATTGCATGATTGTACACTCCATTTTCATCCTCAGTATAATTTGAGTCTTCGTTCGATCATTTCTGCATCATCCGGCAGACTTGCCAAAATGTTTAAAGTGATAGAACCGCCACTTGCTTGAACTTGTAATTCATCATCAGTAGCCCACATAGCGGTACTTCCTGCAGAAAGCAACTCATCCATAGGGCTGCTGAGCAACTCATGCATAGTCTTGTGGCTGATATGCTCTTCGAATATAACAATACCAGCTTCTTTGTACCTAAGATATTTCATCCGTCCCATTTAGCACTCTCCTTCGATCGGCAAACGACGAGCCTTTTTCTTCCAGTAACGGCGAGCCTTGTTCTTGCCACGATCAGCCTTAGAGCAACGATCAGCAGTACTGAGACCAAACTCCTTAATGTCAGCCTTATCCGGGTATTCAACCCCACTCATTCTCGGTAACCCATAAGCTTTCATAATACACCTCTTATCCTCATTTCACATATCTATATAATATGAAATTCTTGTATAATGATCAAGAGAATTAGAGAGAATGCATAAATAATTAAAAGGAGATGTAATGAGTGAATACACCACAACATATTATCAAAAGAATAAAGAACGAATATTGAAAAAGCAAGCTGAGAAGAGAGCGACTAACCCTGAATATGGTAAGGACTACTATGTTAAAAATCGTGATGATTTGAGAGCTAAACAAGCTGAATATTGGGCAAAGAATGCTGACCGATTTAATAATCCGGACTACTGGAAGCAGTATTATGCTGAGAATAAGGCTGAGATTCAACGAAAACAAACCTATCGAAATAAACATGATCCACAGACGCATATTGCAATGAAGTTAAGACATAGAATATCTGGAGCTATAAAAAGACAAGGAACAATTAAAAAGGGGCATACATCAGATCTTCTCGATTGTACGTATGCAGAGTTGAGAGAGCATCTAGAGAGCAAATTTACAAAAGGAATGTCTTGGGCTAATTACGGTCGCGGTAAAGGTAAATGGAATATTGATCATATTAAACCGTGCTCTGCTTTTGATTTAACAAAGGAAGAAGAGCAACAAAAATGTTTTCATTGGACTAATCTTCAACCACTTTGGATGGAAGATAATGTGAGAAAAGGTGGAGCATAACTCCACCTTTTTCTCTATAACTCGTTGAAGGCGAACTATAAATCAATATCAACCATAAACTTGCCGTACTTAGCAGCAAACTCCGGTCCCTTCTTGAGAAGTCGTAGACCATTACCGAATTGCTGTACATCATAGTCACGCATCATACGAAGCGTATTCATCGTGAAGTCCTGCCGAGGAAAGTTCTCTGCAACTGCAAAGATGTTACTCAGCAACTCTTTATTCTTCGGATCCTTCTGAAACCGCTCAGCCAGACCAGCAGACACTGCATACATTGCATCCGATTTGAGTGTTGCTGCAGACTTCGGATTCTTGAATAAGTGATCCCAATTGATCTGCTGGTAGTGCTTCACATAAGCCTGGAACTCAGTTGCAAAAGCTTCACCACAGGAGATTGAGATGAGCATATGAACTTTATCCGAGAGGATATCTCGCTCATTGATCAGAGTTGATGCGCGATGCACACCACGAGGAGTTGACGGCTTCTCAGTCTTACCGACATCGACCTTGTACAGATAAGAACCGCGCCACCCAATGAACGAGATGAGATGCGGATTAAGTCGAACACTCATCGCCCAATCAATCCAATCCTTAATGTCACATTCCATCTCACATTCAGCGAAGCGATCACGCAACGGAAGCGGCATATCAAATGTATGAGCACGATCCTGCTGGCGATTACCAGCCGCAAAAATGAACACATCTTTACCCAGTCGCCGGTCTGCGATCACTCGGTCATGGATCGCTGAGTATGTAATGGACTGCACAATCGGAGCTGCGAGGTTGATCTCATCAAAGAAGATCGAACCGTGTGCATCTCGTTTCGAGAAATACACTACCCAAGAGTACGGAATGTTCTCGAGCATCTCTGTGTTCGCCATATTCGGTACACCCTGCAGAGAAGTTGTATCCATCTGGGATGTGCGAAAATCACCGAAGATGTAATACTTGTCCGGGTTCTTGATGCATTCCATTTTCTCAGCAATGGTCAAATCAGACCATTCCTGGAAAATCAACCCTCGATTTTTGGCCTGTTTGGAGAAAACCTGACGAGGGATCGCAGACTTACCGATTCCAGGCCCACCTCTAACGAACAGCGGCTGACGAACCCCTTCACAGTCCACAAGCAGTTCAGCATATTCTTTCGGTTTCAGTATGAGTGACATGACGTAATCCTTTCCTTGTTATTTTTAATACACCTCTAATATATGAAATATGGAGGTGACATGCAAGATTAATCTGTAATAAATTGCATATCTATTCACTATGACTTGCAATCCGAATCATATTCTTCCATACTAGCTCATCCTCATATCGTTCTCGTACACGAATAGCTTTAATAAATGTCCGAAGATTGTAACATTTAAAAGTATCTTCAATAGATTCGAGGAAATCGAGCACTTCAGTTTTAATCGTGAGAGGAGCTTTTGGTTCAATGACATCTATTATAGTACGCATATAAGTAGATACTTCAGCTCTTGACATTTCAAGGTTAACGCACATTGTTCTTGATCTGATAGCTTCATCAACCTCTTCGAGAGGTTTGTTTGAGACAAAGATAATCTTTCCCTTGAAATCAAATTGATTTTCTAATTCAGAATCTTTCGGGATAGAGCGACTGATCCAATGAATGGTTCGTGTATCATATGAATCGAGAGCAGCTTTTAATATATTGGCAGATAGCTCATTCTCCCATGCTTTGTCACAATCATCAAACACAACAATCTTCTCACGGTTGTGAAATAGAATACTATAAAGTCCGAGAGGAGATGAATGTCCTTTTATGTATACAAAATTTGTTGGATCTTTCAATCCGTTTCTTGTCATTTGTTTCTTAACAAGAAATGTTTTACCAATTCCAGCTGCACCAGTTAAGAACATAGAAGGTGAGCGTCCTTCAATAACGAGCTGAACGAATTTAGAAACGAGATCAAATCGTTCCTTTACATTAAATTCGTTCATAGGATTTTCGAGCTTTTGTGGCTGAACTGGAGATTGTGGATCAGACACATCACATCTTACACCTTCATTTGTCTTGATTGGCTTATAATATGTTTTTCTGCCACGTTTTAGTTCTTCAAGCTGGTCTGTTGCAACTAATGAGATGATAACATTATCAACATACGGCTTACTGGCACCGGTAAGTCCTGATATTTTCGAGGAATGAAACTCTTCTTCTTGTTCATTAATAACCTGTAAGATATACTCGCGTTTCTTCACATAACCTCCTGTGTGTTTATAATCTCTTACATTATATAAAAATTACTAATTTATTGCAATTACAAAATAGTGTATTCAGTTGTTATGTCGTCACTATCGTACACCAGCTCAATTTTACTAACATTACAGTAGATATAGTCATGTGTTAGCTTGAATAAGAATGTTCGATCTTTTCCGTCTACCGTAACACACACTTTTGTAAAAATCGGGCAAGTGGTATAGTCATTAAATTTAACACCATTAAATTGTTCTCTAATACTAACTTGCAATAGATGCACAATTAACGTCTTACATAACCAACATCGTTCTCTATTTCTTGTGTTTTTATCCTCTGCAGCGTATAGTTTATTACCGAAATGTTCTAAACTATTTTTATCTTCCAATGATTCAATTAAATCAAAAAACATTTCATCTGTTTTAATATCACTACCACTGATAACCTCTTGCTCACACAACCACCGTGTAGAATAACTTAAATCTGGAGTAACAGAATACGCCTGCATATTTCTTCCTCTACTAGCTTTATCGGGGCTACTTTCTAGAGTTAAAGGTACAGGTACAAACTCTGCTTTTGATGCTTCCTCGAGTAAAGGAACGTATATGTTTTTATGATAATTTTTTTGAACTATACAAGCGCGGTGATGTGCACGGATAGCGCGCTTTATATTTTCTTCGAGTGTATGTCGATTATGTAGGTGTAGTTTTTTTCCGTTGAGAAATACTATAGTATACTCTCTCCATAATATTTCAATAGTATCTTCTGTAAAGCTGACATGCGGGCTAGTTCTAGATTTCATCTATATATTCCTGCCAGTTGTTACTGTCATCATCCCAATGACGACAATCATAAATTTTAACTCCTAGATACAGGCCATATAGCTCTATAACAAACTCAAATCCTGCGTGGTCGCATTTATGCGTCCAATGACAGTGAACATCGAAGAAGTATCCACTATCTTTAAAATAATCTAACTGAATCTCAAAAAATTTGTTAAGAGTTATTTGTATAGTTTTACACATATTGTTCTACTCCAGTGCTATGTTTGCTAACTCATACGCTTCATCAACCTGAGCTCCCATTCGTTCGAGTATGCCACAAGTATAGTTATAATGTCTAATGAGCCCCTTTAGATTTTTGACTACCGCAGTATGCTTTTGTTCGAGTGTTGATAAACGTATCTCTAGCTCTTTAATTCTCTCCTCAGGAGTTGAATTATGCTTAGCTTTCTTCGATGAAGAGGTGTTGCCTTTTTTCATTAATTATCCTCGCATACTGTTCATTCATAATTACATTGTTCGGTATATTATAGTCTATAAACAATGAAGCTATCTCTTCGCAGCTATACCCAGCAAGTTTTGATCCAATCATTGTTACAAAAAATTCAAGCTCTGGATGCTCTGTTGCGTACTGTATAAAGTATCTGATTTGTCTCTTAATCTTGTGCAGCGGTACAGACCTCATACCACCATTCTTATTAACACGGAGATCTTTAGTTACAATAGCATATGATCGTCCTTGTCGTCCATATCCTTGTCCATACTTCGCTCCAAATAAGCGTCTAGCAGTTTCAGCCGCACCTTTGCCGTGTCTACCTTCAGGGTTTGAACCAAAAACAAATATTTGATTAGGCTCTAGCTCTGTAATAAGTCCACTAAATGTTCTCATCTTCGAACTCTTTTTCCCATCTTGCAACCCATTCTTTGACTCTCGATTTGAATAGACTAAATCGAAGATCATCTTCAAACTCTTCATTAATTTCACACAATAAATTAGACATATTCTGTCCAGCTACTACCATTGACTGCATGCGAAGCATATCGTTTCTAAATTCATCTTCAAATTCATCGAATTTAGCTTCTGCTTCTGAAAATGGCTCTGTTGTATTCATACGTTTCCTACCACAAATTCTAATGCATACTCCGATGATATTCTAGCCGTCTTTCTTGCAAGTTCTTCAATTTGTTCAAAGTATTTCTTATCGTTACTCTTCTCAGGTATTTCTTGATTTTGATATATCTCAACCATTCGAGCTTCAACAGGATAAACAGCTTGTAATCGTTTAAAGTTGTTACTATCAGCCGTTGACAACAGCCCAAATAATTTACATGTGAAATTATCAGGAACTGGTAGTACAGTATGAAATACAAAGAACATATCTAAAGCTACACTCATTTTATACACCGCCTTGATTTTTCTGAGTTTTTAAACGACCATGTTATTTTACTCAGACACTCTCTAATATCTTTCAATACATCTGATGCCATCTCTTCATTTCTTATATAGTGCAGTTCAAGCAGAGTAAGCCAGTTTAATAAACTAACACCATCAATACGTACTTGTGTGATGTTACACTTCTCTACATCAATAGCATCAAAATCTCTAGATGCTTGTAGGTTTTGTGGTAATGGTATGTTATTCATAGTCACGAATGATTTTCAATTTTGCAAAACGAGGAATACCATAGCGAGTATACCGGAAGAACTTAAATGTTCCTCTCTTACCGATGAGCTCATCCTTGTTGTCGAGCAGCCATTTTGCATATGTTTCGGTACCGATAATACCGGCTCTGAATGGTTTACCTTGATGAGTACGACCACAGGCACGTGCAGCAATATTGGCTTTGTTGCCGTTTCCAGAAAGAATATCAGTAATGATAAACTCATCATCATCGAACATCTTATACTTGATAAGCTTTTTTGTCCGCTTATTCTCGTATGGTCCATCAATGCGAATGATCAGTCCTTCATATCCTTCACTAGTGAATTTGTCATGTAGCGGGCGAAGATCTGCTTCGGAGTTGATTGGATAGTTTTCAACGAGAACAAACATACCAGTATCCCATAGTCCGTGCTTTGTAAGTGCTTCGACCATCAGCTTGTATCGTGATGTGAACTTTGCACTAAGACCGAGATTGCCAATCTGAGGGCAATCGTAGATATGATACTGAATCTTCTCTTCTGCTTCAAACAAATCAGCAACAGAAGGTTTTGTCTTTTTAATAAGACTGCAAAGCTTCTCGAACCCACCATCTTCAGCTTCAGGTGTGAACCCTCCACATTGATCAACATTTTCCGGATCAAGAGTTTCCTCACTTACACCACCACTGTGATATTCGTGATTATACAACTCACCGTCCAGAATAAGATTCGGATACTCTTTAAAGACTGGTTTAAGTGCCGCTAACAGATGAGGCACTGTACACTGAGGTGTACCTTCACGGGAGAACGCACCCTTCGTTGACATAATGGAGCGAACACCATCTGACTTGCGCTGGCCAATACATGGATATTTGATTGTCAGCTTGACTGTCAACATAGTGTTGTCAGGTTGTACCTTCTCCTTTTCAAAAGGCTCAGCAAGCATTGGACGGAAACTTTCCGCAAGAGCGGAATCGATGTTGTCAATATCTTCTGTGTATCCTTTGTCCTTCTGCTTTTTCCATTTGCTTTCTGCATCTGCGAAAGCTTGTTCATTTGCAGTAGTCTCATTACTGCGACCGACATTCTTTCGATCGCATGCTGTTGGTGCACTCTCAGTAATTACACCACCAACCTGACCAGAGCGTGTATAATACAAACCCCCCGACTGTACAATAATTGTCCATTCCTGAACAGCGCCAGTAGATGTTCGTTTGTAAAGTGTTGGTAACTGTGTCATTTTTCTCCTTATTGTGTGAAATTCTTCAATTTATATATGAGATAATAAGGGATTTATGAATGAATGTCAAGCGATATTATTGTATGATTGCTTGATATGTCGGGCGAATATGTATTTCTTTACCAGATTTAATTAGTTCATCATACACATCTGCAAATTTCTCTGCATAACCAAGATCCACCCATAGAAATGATGCTTCATTCCAGTCAATCGGTTTTTGTTGGCGTTTACTCTCTTCATATTTAAAGATTTCAATACACTTCATTTGAATCATAAACCGATCATCTAATAAAGAACATCTTACACAAAGTTCTTTTAGAATACAATAATGATCCTCCGGACAGTGCTCGCAGAGTTCATTTACCATACTTGCAGGTAAATTTCTTTTCATACAAATATTTATCAAATTCGGTTAATAAATCTGGCTGTCTCTATCTCTTCAAATAACACTTTGTCTGAGAAATCTTCAACTGACTGTTCAATTATATTCGCAGCTTCACAGACACAAAATGAACAGATTTTTTGACCTATTATCTCGAGATATTTCATGCCTGGTGGAATAAGTGCACCGCACTCATTACAGTGTAAATTACTGTAATCGAACCAATTAGGGAGTACTCGATCAACTTTAAGACTAGTGTGTGTTGATTTTCTATCAGTGGATGTTTTCGGTAGACAGAGACAGAGTTGCTCTTGAGGGTATGTTTCATATTCCTCAATTTCAAACATAGCGAGAATTTCTTCAGCAGTATTGTCAGGTAGTCTTAGTTTCTCTGGCAGTTTACTAACGAATACCTCTGCAAGAGTTTTATCTTTGTATTTAAATCCGCGCTTAAAGTCAAGAGTATTCACTGTAATCGTTGATTTTCCATTTATTTGTTTTCCTTCAAGGAAAGAGTAGTAGTGGGATCGCTCACGAGAAGATAGGAGTTTCGGTACCCAGGTTCCGGTCGGGAGATGTTTAATCATGTAGAACATAGTATTACCTTCCAAATATGTTTTATATCATACCTAATATAAGAGATTTGAAATCATATTGCAATGAGATTATAAGAGAAACTCAAAATATTCCGATATAAACTCATTAGAAGTTAGTACTTTTATAATTTTTTCACTATTAATTAGTATTGTTCCTTTTTGACTATATATTTGTAGTTCACAAGGATTATCTATCCATTTCCAGTTCGGTGAACTAATAAAGATAAAACCACAATTTTCATTTATAGTTTGTTCCATAGTAGATAATGCATCTACAGCTTCAACCTTTCCTATAATTTTAATTGTAGGATAATCTGAAACAGTACAAACTATATACTTACCTTGTAGATTTTGTTGACTGTATCTCACTGATAAGTCCTTTTATTAACTCTGATTCGGTTATATGTGGTGTCGCATATATGTTTTTAAGAAAGTCGACATAGATCTTCGGTACACATATATTAGTTTTGGGTGTTAAATTATTCGGTGATATAATACATTGATTGCATTTACACATAATATTTCCTTCTTCTATTATTATACATATGATAAAAGAATATGCAAGGGCAGATTAGACGTAAGAATTTGGAGATTGTTACCAAAAAGAGCTGCCCTTGCATATAAATATTTATGGAGATTGTTATGAAAAAACCAAAAGCAGGAACACCTGAATATTGTCGCTGGTATCACGAGCAACACCGCGATGAAATTAACCAAAAGTGTAAAAAACACCAAAAGGCTTATCAAGAGCGTAAGGGTGAAGTATTTAAACAAGCGGTTCAAATGCATTCTAAAGCTTCCTATGATCGACATAAAGAAGAATATAAAGATAAGTATTCCTCAGAAGAATTTGCAGAACCTCGTCGTCAACGAATTAGAAAAAGACTACAAACAGACGTATCTTTTAAACTATCACTATCATGTCGCAACAGAATACTACGTGCTATCAAAGAGCAAAATCAAACCAAACAAAAACAGACTTTTGAACTACTTGGATGTTCTGTTGATGAATTAAAAGCACATCTTGAAAAGCAGTTTCAACCGGGTATGTCGTGGGAAAACCATGGACGTGGTGAACAATGTTGGCATATTGATCATATTAGACCTTGTGCGTCTTTTGATCTATCTGATCAAAAACAACAACAGCTTTGTTTTAATTATACAAATCTTCAACCTCTATGGGAATCAGAAAACCTCTCGAAAGGAGCCAAATATTCAAATGAACACATTTAATACATACATCAAAGACATCGTTGTTGAGAGATCTTTACTCGGTGATCCTAATAAACCTTGGGAATTTCTAAGGAATGATCTTATGGGAGTCGATGCTGATGTTAACATAGAAGATAAAACAGGCAAATTTAATTCAACAAATTGACCGACAATTAAATCACGGCTAGAATCTCAAGGATACACAGTTACTCAAAATCAGAAACTACAAGACGGGAGAATTGAGTATAAAATTACTGGCAATTCTCCTAAACATGTTAAAGAGTTTTATATAGCTGTCTGATTAAATTATGTTGTCCTCCATCCACCTATATAACCTTACCCGCGCATTATGAGACATTTTACTGACTTCATTGTGTATTGTTGTCTCAAGTTTAGTCTCTGTACTCTGCGCATCTTTCTTTGCTTGAAGTTGATCATCAGCCGGTCTCGGCTCTCCACAAAAACTGCATCGGCTAATATCATACCGATTCGTACATTTACATTTCATACATTTCCAATTATTCATATCTTACCTCCTTTATATATTAACATGAGCTCCTCATAAAGCAACAAAATGAAAAGAGGGCTATATATTAATTATAGCCCTCTTCTCTATTAAATGGATAAGTATTGATTTAACTGACATATGGATAAGCCAGTAATATATTATATCTGCTTTACGGTGACATGTCTACTCCTGTTTATTGTGTTTAATGTCAGAGTTTATTTATTATTATATCTATACTAATAAAATGGATAAGATTTCTTTTAATTGGCCTGATGGTTAACGGCCGATATATAAATATGTATATATCACATTACATATATTAATATCTCTATTTATTAAATCAAGTGTAAAACTTAAATATTTATATGAAGACGCTCATATCAATACTCTCTTTCATCGTTTCACTGTTAGTTCGCTTCTCCACTAACATAAAAAAGGATAAAATTACTGATGATCAAAAAGTAGCTGATGCTATTAGAAACGGAGACGGTCGACGAATAGCAGAAGAATGGAAGCGTAGACGAAAGTATTAATAGGTACTAAATGAAAAGATTGTTAAAACTATTTTGTATTGGTTTAATTTTATTTGTATATGGATGTACTACACCAGCGCCACCTCTAACAGAATCAGAAATTCCCTGGAGAATGAAACCCGGCTCATATAGAGACGATAGAGGTGCTATACATTTAGTACAAGAAGTAAAGCCTCGGTGGTCTGTTTCAGAGGCGTATCTACTTGAAGCGGTTACAGATGCAGACAAAGAACAAAAAGATAATTATTGGCTCAAAACACGTGAGTTTACTAAAGAACATTGGTTTGAGCTTTTAATTCTATTAGGGTTGCTGATTGGAGCTATAAAACATAGCAAGTTAGAGCCTAAATAATTCAGAAGGAGGTATGGTATGAAAAAGTTACGAGTATTAGTTTTTAGTTTACTACTAGCAGGTATTGTTATACTTCAAAGTGGTTGTGCGAGTTATGCAGCATATAGTTATAATAAAAGCACCGCATACGGTGCAGCTGCAAGAGGTATAAACACTGAGCAAGCTATTAGAGCTTATGCTAATGGAGATTATATTGCCATTGGTGTTGATCTTGCTGCAACTGATGTTATTTTACAGGACTGGAGAAGCTTAGGACTACAACTAGGTGGTGCAATTGTTGATGGAATAACACTCTGGGCAGCAATAGACGCAATTGATGATATGAGAGATGATGATAAACCTAATCCTAAACCTGTAGTAGAGCCTGATCCAGTTAGTGTTCCTCAAGGACAAACTGCTCAAGGTGATAATACATCTATAACAGTTAATGGTGACGGAAATTCAGTTGAATACACAATAAATATAGGACAAGAATAATTATAAAGGAGAAATTATGTTTAAGAAAATATTACTAATGTTTAGAGCTGGTTGGTTATGTCAAGCTGTAACAAAGCTTATTTCTGGATTTACATCTGCTATAACAGTGTTAAACTTTGTGATCAAAGAAATATCAGGGTCACCTCTCGGTGCTCAAGTTTTAGTATACTTACAGGCTATTAAAGATTTGTTAGAGTCTGCCCTCAATGTACTAACAAAGATTGGTACTTTTGTTTGCGGTGTTGAAGCAGTTGCAGAAGCTAAGACACAGTCTGTTGAATCTGCGCTACGCAATATAAGAGACAAATCTACAGATCTCAAAAAGCTTTAACCTTTTGGTGAATAAGTGGATGAGCTTGGTGCATCCGCTGTTGCTGGATTTGAATTAACATTCTGTACAGCGCGATGTGCACCTGGTAGAATAATTCTAGAAGAGTCCTTTTTAGGACTCTTCTTTTTTGTTCCGTTCATTCGAGATCTTATAACTCTGTTATGGAAATAGGTTTTGAAATTCTCTTTCATTTTGCTCTATATGCTCCTTGCTTAGAAAATAGATGACTACCAATTCTGGTTTCTTTTTCTTTAGCCCATCCTGGAGATACTATCTTATCGTTGTAATAATGAGTTGCATCAGTGGTCGGTGTGAATGTTCCATTTACTAATTCAGTTGCAATTTTAATAGCAATATTCCATTCTGGTCCGTCATATTGTTTTATTTTAAAATTAGCCCAATCTGAAGGTGTCATCTTATTCCAGCAACTAAACTGTTTTGGTGCTTTTATAGCATCTACCATTTTAGTGACATTACCTTTTCCACGATTATAAATAACTGATGCAACAGCTCGCATTCCAGTTTCTCCATCATTTCGAGCTTCTCTCCATAGAGTTCGAGCAATAATATTGTGCATTTCTTTTGTAGAGTAACGGTTAACACCTATACTCGATGTAATCCCAGGTGGTGTATTTGCTGCATTTGAAATTGCAGGTGCAGATGTCCCGAGCAATGTCGCTGCTAATGCACTTCGAGCAAAATTTCTCATAGCGCCCTCATAAAGAGTTTCATATTTTGTATTCATACAAATATTTATTAAATATCTATATGAGCTGTGATCCAGAATTTAAAAAACGTTTCCATTACTTCTTTATTTCAAAGGTCTATTACTTATTGAATAATACACCGGAAATATTTATGTATCAACGACTTAAGCCAGCTCTACTAGGTGAATGTGATTGGGAAAATATTAAAGTTAATCCATTCAATGAACAAACCAATGTTGTCTCAGTAACTATTCATGAGGCTCTTCATTGGTACTATCCTGATTGGTCTGAGACAAAAGTGCTTGAGATAGAAAAAAAGATTATGCACAATATGTCGAAGATACAATTTAAACGACTTACAGGTCTAATCTTAAAAGTCATATGACTGCAGGGCGCGCGGTCAATTAACTAACTTGAATATCAACGTCAGTTATATCAGGCTCCTTAAATGGAACCGTTACAGCAAGGATACCGTCTTTGTATATACTGGTAACCTTCTTTGCATCTGCATCTGGACTTAGTGGAATTTGTCTGCGCATAGAGCGACGACTAATACCGCGATGTCTATAATTGGCCTTAACCTTTTCTGTCTCTTCTACTGCAATGACAGTAATTAAGATATGGTTATTGATAACCTTTACAGAGATGTTCTCTTTTGGAATACCTGCAAGAGCGAACTGAATTTCATCTCCGAGATATTTATCATCTTTTACGATTTTCATGACGTTATAGGGATAACTATTCTCTTGTCCAAGACGAAAGTCTGCGCCAAGAATGTCATGCATCTCTTTAATAAAAGATTCTGGTAGTAGTGATGGGAACGAACGCTCCCGTGGAATTATTTGTGTCATATTATTTCTCCTTTCTTAAGCAAGAATATGTTTTATCAACCCGCGCCCTGCAGCATTGACAAATATATTTATAACATCAATAGATAAAAAATCCACTCAATATATTAAATTTTTCAGTTTACTTTCAATGTCTTCAATTTCTTTTCTGATAAGAAAGTTTTCCTGCTCAAGTTTTCCAATTTCATCTGCTTGAGAGAGAACAAATCCGGGTCTCCTTAGCTCTACTAGAACTGCTTCATTACGAACAATTATACTTTGCTTCTGAATCAGTTTACTTTTTAGGTTTATTCTTTTGTTTCTTCTCATCCGATGTTTTATTACATTTATCCACATCTTTTTTCTCCTTCCAGTAGTCAGCTTCCCAGTAGTTACTCCAATTAGTATTTCGCCATTTATCACCTTTACCTGCCATAATTAGTCTTCTTTCTACATATATTGATATACCCTATCCCAGAGATACTCAGATTGTTCATCATCCATCTTATACTTTTTGAGTAAAACTTTCATCATATTATCTATTGCTTTTTCTTCAGACTTTAGGAGTTTGTAGGCATCCTTATATTCCTGAATCCTAGTAATACCATATGCTTCTGCGTCAAAATCTACTTCACCGTCTTCCCAAAATACACTTACAGGCACTGATACTTTGATTGTTGTACGCATTAGCTTTTTTAGTCTTCTAGCAATAGGTAAGATATCTGTTTTAGGTATAGAATATACTGTGTCTGTCTCTTTATATCTTACTTCATCTAACTCTTTAGTTAGTTTTTCAATTTCAGCTTTGATTTGTTGTTCTGTTCTCATAATTTTCTCTGTCATCACCATCCTCGTTTCTCCATCCACTCTATTATAGACATAACTATTACACAAGTTACAATAAGACCAATACAAAGTAGTATCGGTGTAATAATAAAAATTACAAGTAAACCATAAATAAGTAATAGTAAATTTATCATTAGTAATTTAAAATATAACTATCCTCTTCGTTCAATTCCACTTCATCAGAATATCTAGCTAAACTTATTAATTTTTGAGCATGCATAACCCATTTTTCACTGTAACTATTGTAATATTCTTTCATAGTACAGTAAAAATACTCATGTAGTACATCGCCTATATGATCAACAGTATCCATCCAATTAAGAATAGATTCTGTTTCTGCAGTCATTGAACCGTATTTCTTTTTTATCCTTCTCTTATACCCTCTTGCAGTTAAGTCTAGTAAATCTTCTCTAATCTCTTTGACTTTTTTATCAATTCGTCTTTGGTTTCGTACTTTAACACACTCAATGTATGCGGTACATTTCTCAATAACTACAGTAGATTTTACATATGCTTTCATAATACTCTTTCAGTTTAAAATTATCCAATCGCGCTTATTTTTCATTTTTTGTTTTGCCTTCCTCAGCTTATGCTCTTTCTTCCACAGCGTAGATTTCATAGTGAGTATCTTTATCGCCAGCCGAGTCTTCATAAATACCTCAACTACTTTGTACTTAAACTCTTAAGATGCTGCTTGAAGCTAGCAGCCTTCTGTGGATGGTCAGGATAACATTTTGGACATGCACCATACTTATATTTCGTACCCCATGATTTGATTGTACCGCCTCCTTTGCATCTCTTGCAATCTGGATTTGGTTTAAACTCCAGTGGCTGAAATCGGTCTGTATCACTAGGATCCATAGCTTTACGAATAACATTTAAATCCTCTGTAGTTGCTTCAAATACTTGTCCTGTTCTTGTATCCATTTTATCTCTCCTTAATATTCATCAAATCATTGACAACAGTAATCCAATTAGGATATAACTCGCTACCAAATAATATTAACTTTCCTTCAAATCTGTCTTGACCATCAGTTATCGAATCATCTATAAGATAGTCTCCCTTTAATAGAGACTTATCACATGACATGATAAGCTTATTTAAATACTCAACTCCAAGATGTTGTTGAATCCACATCGCTTTTTCAGTATAACTTAGTAGATTGTATATTGACGGTCTTGTTAAAATATAAATGTCAAATTTCTCACTTAATTTCTGAATTGAACTAAGAGCGTTTGTAATAGGCTCTAGATTTAAAAAGAATCCATATGCTGATTGTGGAAATGGCTGAGATGGATTCTTTTGTTTATCTTGCTCAAAGGCTGATCTAAAATTACATAACACACCATCCATGTCACAATATAGAATTGGTTTTGGTTTAATTATCTTTTCATGATGACAAGAGCACATACATCTCCAACCACCAAATGATCCTGGAGTATGCTCACCACCTGTACATGTATCACAGTTACAGTTATGACGTAGTTGTACCATTAAATCTCCCATGTAGTTGTTACTATGCGGTCACCGCATGTATCACATTCATGTTCGCTCATTTCATAGTCATCATATTGAAACAATTGAATAATGTCGTTAATACTCACAGCACTATTTTTTATCTCTTCTCGGAGCCGTACAAAGAGATGTTCAACCAGAAGCGCTCGCTCTTCATCTGTCATAACATTGTTACCCTCACCATACAGAAGCTTACCGTCTACTGTTGTATGGAAAGCTGTACAACCCTCACTGATTACAATCTTCATACTATTGTTCCAATATTACCAAAGCTCTACCAAGCTCTGTTTTGCTTGTACTCATCGTTCCTACTGAGGTTGATGGTACTAGTGGGCAGATTGTTTCTACCGCCCAGCCTCGTTCCAGCTTTGTGTTAAGATCCTCTACATCTCTACTTGTTTGAACCATTATTGCTAATTGCATCATATCTCCTTCACCTATGTTGGAAGCGCAGGTGGGAATCGAACCATTGAATGTTGAGTTACTAGTTTTCAACATTCCACATCTTAAAGCATACTCAGCTATATTTGCCCGGGCTTGTATAACTTTTTAGCTCTACATTCTACCAGTTAAACTACTGCGCCATCATCTAAACGGGCGCTCGGGGCTGGAATCACACCAACATCTATAGTATGCTGTTTTACATGACGTAGTACTCCATCATGCATCATATACACCATCGTATTATTCTAAGACTACCGCTCGGATATTGCCCTTACGGTCTTCATCTTTTTTTATACGACCCAAGCATTATTTCTATCTAAAATGGTACGCGATAAGTCTAGCATTTGGTGGTGCACTCAACCTTTCTTCGAACTCAATCGACGCATTGATATATGCTAATCACGTAAACTGGTACGGGCGGAGGGACTCGAACCCCCGACCCACGGATTAGAAATCCGTTGCTCTATCCACTGAGCTACGCCCGCGTACTATTTTGAAATGGTGGGCTCTGCCGGACTTGAACCGACAACCTGAGGCTTATGAGGCCACTGCTACTAACCAATTGAGCTAAGAGCCCTATTTATTCTTTATAAGTAATCTTTATCTTACCACATCTCCATAGGATTCTTCCAATTATGTACCCGATCAATAAGATAAACCATATTCCGGTTAAGATCTTAATGAACCAAATATCTATAAAGTACATCATTATTATTCTCCTATGAGTGGTAGACGCTATGGGGTTCGAACCCATGACCCCTGCATTAAAAGTGCAATGCTCTGTCCAACTGAGCTAAGCGTCCAAAACTCCTTATTTGAAATACTTTTCTGCGCGAGCAACCATTTGCTCCCAAGCCACAGAGGTTGTAGTAATCATGTCACCAGGAATATTGCAAGGAACACCTTTCTCTGCACGACCGATTGCAATATCACGGCCAACCTTTTTCTTGAATACGTCGTTCCTGTTGCAGAATGATGCACCGATCAAAAACGAACGCGAGTCTCCACTCTCTTGTCCTGGTACCTTACGACCTGTGCAGGTGATGCATCCGCGACGGTTACCTGTATTGTCGTTCAGGTACTTAATCAATGTATTCTTCATTTTGTTTTTCCTTTCTTTTTTGTGTATTGTTTACATATCTTAGCCATTGCATATATCATTTCCGTACTCATATCACTTTTTTGACCGTTAGCTGTTGTATCACAAGCAATAACATTACCAGCAATATACCCCTTTGTATTGTCAATACGATCAATCGATGTATTGCATTTAGGACCGTAATGAATCAGAGTACGGCCTGAATATGGACACACTTTACGCTTTAACAAATTCTTATAAGCGCAGAGAGATAAGTTAAATTCTATTTGTCGATCTTTAGCACTGGTAACCAATCTTAAATACTTTCTACATAAATCAATATCAGGAACACCTTCAGTTACATCTATATCGGTTTTCATTTACTCTCCTTTGTCTTAATCTAATGTTAACTATTACTGATAATTTTCTTCTTGATATGCTTTATGCATTCCGTCTTGTATACCTTCTCGAAACGCCATCACAAGAGCATCTCTAATTAACTGAAGAGTTACTCTATTTAGTCCTTTTTCATTTGTTCTGTCTATATCCAATGTATCTATTCCAAAGATTTTCTTTGCAATATCCTCAGTTACTGCTTCCTCTCTCGTTCTAATTCTCATATGGCATCACAATCCAATTTTCTGGATCAATTATTTTAAACGAGGATAGTTTCATTCTATCCAGAACATCTTTTGAGTATAGAGTCAGGAAATGATAATTATTGCAGTGACACTCCTCTAATTCCTGCTTGACAACATGCTCCCATGTTTCTCCTGTGTCGAGAATCTCATCTAGTATAAGCACACGTTCGAACTCTATACTCGATGGAAGATGCTGATATACAATAGGGAACTCTCTCTTCACATCACCATCATAATAAGTTACTCCTAGTGAATAGACTTTCGTAATTCCCAGCTTATGTGCAATAATAGTTGCAGGAATTAGTCCACCACGAGCAATACCAACTATTGCTGTAAACGGTCCGTGCACTGATGCACAACTAGCTGCGTTACAGCAATCAGTTATATACTCATCCCATTTAATAAACGTTTTCATGTTATCCTAAACTCATTCTGTAATCTTGTCATTAATAAGAATCCCTCAGATAGTTCATCATTTTAATCAACCGATTATGAGGCATAGGAATCAATTCGGTATTGTTTAAATATTCTGCCATTTCTGCAGGAGTTTTTTGTGTACCAACCATGCCATCAGTCATTGAGATCAAAACTGTTCCTTTCGAACTACCTCCTATGAAACCTATCTTATGTGTCCATTTAGCAGTCCATCTATCAGGCGTCCAACTCCTATCTTTGTTTACATTACAAATCGGCTTATAAACAAAAATACCGCAAACAACATCTTTTTCTTCCCAGATATATTTCATAATATCCTTAAGTATAGAGGCGCCTGCAGATTTGCTCAAGCAATTTTTTAATCATTCTTTGCTCAATCGGGTGATTATCTAGATGTAGAAACGCACACTTCGTTTTTTCAGTTGATCCATACGCTTCCTGGATACGGCGAGCTACCTCTTTACGTTCAATAGTACGAAGAGGTTCTACAAACTTCTCAACATGCGCTAGCATTTTATCTAGTTCTTGCTTTGCATTGCAAACTTTAGAAACCAGACCTTGAGCCATCTGAACACACTCCCAATCAAAGTCAGCTGTCAACTGATCAATATATTCTTGGTAAGTTGGACATCCTCTTTCGACAAACATTTCAAGAACCGACTTCATCGTGCAATGAGATAAGAACGCATGCTTAGCGAGGTATTCAGTTCCTTTTAGTTTGAGTATCTGTTGGTGGTCTTTTCCGAAGTAGACACAAACACCTTCTTTACCTTTGAATGCTCTTACAGCATCAACCATATCAGATACAGAATTGAAATCGTATGTCCGAGCTCGCTCAACATTCATCATGACAGCAACCCCGTCAAGTTTATCTTGAGATGCAATTTTGTATTCTTCGTGTTTGACTATACCGGTTAAGAACAACTGTGGTTCACTGCCGTAGTCAAGTACAATTCGATTGGTAGGAGTTACCCATTCAAACAAAAGAGTATGCTTTTCAGAATTAATCAACTGATTATCAAATGCAACAGGATACTTTTCCATGAGCAAGTCAATCTCTTGACCGTTCTCGAGATCACGTGCATTAACTGTGCCGCGTGTTCGAATGATGAGCTCTCCACACCACTTCGAAACAATCAAGCAGGAGCCGTCAATCTTTTCAACAGCTACAGCGCCCGTGAGGCTTTCTGGCGGCTCACATAAATCAGCACGTTCACCCCAATTGAAGAATTTAGGATACGACAAAGAGACAGGAACTTTTAGCTCCTTTAACCACATAGAACTACGAAACTTAACTAGATCAGAGTTCCAGTTAATATCAAACATGTTACCTTTGCTTGGATAAATAAGAACACAGGCATCACCAGCAACTTCACAGTCTCTAACTATGAATCCCTTTTTAAGCAACTCAATTTGTTCTTCTTCCCATGTCATAATACACCATCTTTCACTTTTCCAAATCCATATCCGTATTGCTTTGCTAGAATTTCGACAGTCTCTAAAAATGTTTTCGCCGCTTCTGTAATAGTACCTTCATATACAACGCATAGTTCATCGTCGTCATTGTTCTCTAGTGTGACTTTATTATCACCAATAACAAAAGTGATATTATTAGGTAGCACCGCACTGGCATCAATCATATACGGTTGTAACAACCGATCATCCATCGTATACATGCTACTATCACAGATAGATAGTTCATTATTCATCATATACTAATTCAACCTCTCGTAAATATGCCAAACCAGCCCTCGAATATCTTGAACGGTACTAATATATTTTCGCTCAGTGCCCATATCCTCTCTAAGAGTGTGTCCAGTACCAACAATTTCAAACATACGCTCGCTCTGCTCTTTTTTTGGATCGACTTCCGCCCAAATACAAATTACACCTCGCTGTATTTGAGCTGTTAACACAGTACTACCTATCGGCATCAAAATGGTAGCACCTGCCCAGTCTTTATCGTCAATACTATATTTCCATATCTGCTTCATAATATCCAATCTTCATATATAATAGAATATCAATGATATAAACGCAAGCATAATCATAAAAATTCTTCAAAGTGAGACTCAAAATATTCATCAAAATTCATTTTGTCATCAAAAACAATTATCGAACCACCCTCTAGCTCTATTACCCATGCATTCATAGAAATCTTACAAAATTTTGTTCCATAAATCGTTTAAATGTATCAAATACCTCAAACCGAATGCAATTTTCAATTCCATTAATTATTGTGTGCTTATGTGTTTCAGTTGGGTTACTTGACCATGCAACATCTATTATAATATCTGTTGTCTTTTCTTCCTTATTTTGGCTTGGTAGTTGTTTTAGATAATGTTTATGAATGTCAATTACTCTACCGGCTACTTGAAGATCAAGTGATACCACGTAACCCCATTGACCTAACCCAATCAAAGCTCGTCGTTCCCGCTTAATATTGTTAATTTTCTCTCTTTTAAGAGTTTCTTTCTTCTTTTTTTTATACTCTTTGCGTCTAATACTACTAGTAGTACCGTATTTTCTATAAATAGGGTTCATTATACACCTCAAATTTTTATAATAGTATTATTTCTCTTCCTAGTTTTGTTGCAGTTTTAATTGTATTTTCAGTTCCACCGGTTCTATCTCTAGCAACCAATGCAAGAAGAATATCACAATCCTCCGCAATTAAAGTATTACGAGTGTAGTTTGCATTTACATAATCCGAGTATTGTGAGCCTTTTGGTACTGTCTTTGGCCTGTGTATTATTAAGAATCCATTTTCTTCTGTAAGATTTAACTTCTCTGCAATTAACTCCGCAAACTTATCACCGCCTTGCGTACAACCACCTGATACTATTTTATCTCCTGGTTTATAAATTTCCAAAAAAGCTGTTAAAAGCTGTTTTAAATCAGTATCTGTATTACGTCGGCGAGATCCTACTATTCCAATAACTTTGTATGGTTTAATTATATCTCTCATATCGGTGTGGTTCTATAAATTGTGTGTTATGAGTAATTCCGTGGCTTTAGCTCTAATCTCATCTGTCTTCAACTCAGCGTCTGTTAGTCCTTTGAACTCATCTCGCACATTGAGCCATTTAATCCACTTACCTACTTCAGGTCCTGGTTCTATCTTAAGTATGTCCATGATATCTTTACCAGAGAGAATTTGACGACACTTCTTATCAACTGCGGTTGCTTTTGCTATAATCTTCTCAACTCTATCACTGCCAAATATTCGCTTCTCTATTTCATAGTCATTATTTGTTACTGTTGCACTCTTTTTTATGTTACGCAAGATGTCATAGGTGTCTTGAACCTCTTGTTTCTTTTTTGCTGCAGCATGTGCTTTTCGATTCTCAACAACAAGATTCCGGCCATCAACAAACCGTGGCTTGTTCCATACATCCCAATCATATCTCGGAGAGTTAGATATCCATGTCGCAACTCCATTTGGATCAAATAAAATAGGATCTTCAAACTGAACAGGATCAAGCATAAGTAACTGAAACACTTCGTTTATATCTCTAGTTAGCATTATGTTATGAAAGTTGTCTTTAGTATCTTTTAAACGGATAAAAAACGCTTGACTGTCATATTTATACCCACAGCTGCGAGCAAAGCTACCAATCAGAGCCGGTACGATAGTTCCATGCCCATGAAAAAACTTTTTAAACTCAAATGATTGTGTGGTTGTCAGTAGAAAATCGATCATGTACTGTTTACCATCTCCCAGCAAATCTTTAACAACAAGCATTAATTGCGGTCCATTGCTTTCATGTGCAACGATATTTTCATCTATTGGAGCATTTGCTAACTTATGCCACTTATCATTATGATAATTTTTTCTAACTAAAATATCTCGCCTCCAGAAAGAGTTACCGCTCTTTTCTGACCCTTGTTTAGGTACAATAACAATATCCATATCGCCAGTATCAACTCGACCCATTGCTTTCTTATGAGCATTAGGAATAAACATTTGACTGAATAGATGTCCCCACCGCTCAGTTACAGCTTCTGCAAGAGCATCGAACTTATCAAGTGGTATACGCTCAGGCTGTTGATCAATTGGATAGTGTTTAAACGCGCCATTCATATTCTCTCCTTGTAATCTCCACTGAATCAAAAAACATTACTACGATTACAACAAATGTAAACCACGGTAACGGCACTTTAGTCATATAGCATATGCCTAATTGACCTACTACACAAAAGAATTTGGCTAGAAAATAAAACCAAATGTTTAGAACTTTTTTGGATAAAAACGTTACCAATAATGCAACGCCCCAGGACCAAAATGCTACGTATTTTGTTATAATGAAAAAGTATAATAAGTATTCCAAGATACCTTTCTAGCGCTTCTTTTTACGCTTCATTGTAATTCGAAAATGATCGGGTTTCTTTTGTATCCATTTAATCCATTTTTGAATATCACTGACAGCTAAGATTGATTCAATCGTAAAATATTTCCGTTCTAACTCTTTCTCTGTGAATAACTGATGAATCATATCATGACAATCACAACACATTAATTCAGTTATTTTACCTTTTCTACACTTTGGTATTAAATGATGTTTCTCCATATAACAGTCTGGTGTTATTCGGTCACATATCGGGCATTGATTATTCATTACCAAATGTACTCTGTAAAATATGCTCTAGTTGCTTGATTGTATCATCCGCCGAAGTGTGTAAAATACCTATTCCACCTGCTGCTGTCCATTTCATTATATTTGATTCTCTATCATCAATCAATATAAAATTTGGCGTAGCGTAGTTTTCTTTTTTGCTTGTTAGTATAACTTCAACATCCCCTATGTTATCTTTGCACCATTTCATCTTCCCGGTCTTGCTAGCATTACTTCGGCTCGGAGTTGATGCTATTTTTACAGGAAAGTTACTTATGAACTTCCACAGTTCTTGTCCATCTGGCATCCAAGGCATTTCACTCCAAAACTCCTCACCAGCTTGATTAATAACTCTCCAGAGCGCAGGCTGCCCTCTGGATTTCAATTGTTCTATTGTTCCACGACCAAGCGCAGTAACCCCTCGATCAAAATCGCACAATACACCATCCATATCGCAGTAGATAATTAAGTTAGTTATATTATATATCCAGGTCTAGTTGTTTAGGTTTAGTTGGTTCTACTTTCGGGGGTGCCGGTGGTACCTCCACTATATTCCAATAGCTTAATTCTATTCGATCATTTAACTCTCTCGGTGATGGTATACCAGGATTTCCAGCCTTCCACTTACCCTTAAAGTTTGTCCAAGCCTCTTTACGAGTATCGGCAGTTGTGTAAGCATATTTGTTTAACGGTTCCTTTGTCAGGTTGTGTACTATTGCCCATACAGCCATTTTATCTCCTATAAATCTTAAATCGATGCAATGCAAATTGTTTTAACTCTTCTTCAGTAGCATCAAACTTTTCAGAGTTAATAATCCATTCATGGACATCTTTCATGATTCGACCAATCAGTGGTTTGTTATCACGTATATTTAAGTCTGGTACCCATTTGAGAAGTTTACTCCCATCAATAAGTTGTTTGAGTCTATTTTTTAATCCTGCACTTCCCCCACTGACAGACATTTTCTGTAGCACTTCTTCTGCATATTTCATCTTCGCTTCATATCCTTCTGGATCTGCGAGCGGCTCACCTCGACTCATTTCATCTGCATAAACAACATCCTTCAACACAGACCAATTAATATCGCTAACAAGATCAACAATCTTCTTCTTAGTTAGTCTACTTCCAATATAATGAGCCTTCATATGACCCGCAGCAGCAAACGAAATCGATTCAACGTCTGCACTGGAGATTTTTAAACGCTCACCAATTTGTTTAATTAATGGAAGCCCTGCAGTCTCGTGACCGTAATATGTATGCTTACCGTCACGATTTCTGTATGTGATTCCTTTGCCAACATCATGCAATAAAACTGCTATGTTAGTAACTGGATCGATTGAACGACTAGCATGTACAGCAGCGATGGTATGCTGATAACAATCCCCTTCAGGGTGATGGTGTGGAGCTTGTTTCAATCCTTGCAGAGCTTTTATCTCCGGAAGAATTTTTTGTAGCAGTCCTACTCTATCGAGATGTTTTATATAGTTTGCAAGAGACTTGCCAGTATGTGAAGCACTGTATAGCTCCTCTCTTACTCTCTCTTTTGCTAGGCTAACTGTATGACCTTGTTTAATTAATTTTTTTGCTGCTTCATATGTATCATGTTCAATATTGAAGTTGAGCTTCGATGCAAATCTAAACAGCCTATAAATTCTTAATGCATCCTCTTGGAATCGTTCTTCAGCATTGCCGACTGCACGGAGCATATTGGACATGAGATCCTCGAATCCTCCATAGTAGTCGTATATATTTGCCGCGGCATCGATCCCGAGGGCGTTAACAGTAAAATCTCTCCGGGCTGCATCGGTTTGAAACGACTCCGCTTTCTCGACTTTGTCTGGTCTCCTATTATCTGAGTAACCAACTTCAGTCCTAAATTGAGCAATTTCATAGCTAAATCCTTCCCACTTCACTGTCACTATACCAAAATCTTTTGATTTTCCGATATCATGAGTTTGAAACGCTTGTTCGATATCATTGATATCAATATTAGTTGCAATATCAACATCTTTGATTGGTTTATGAAGCAACAAATCCCGTACAGTACCACCGACAATCAAACTCTGGGAAGATGGAAAGCGATCATCTAGCTCTCTAAGTAGAGATACGCCGGCGGAGAGCATGGGGTTTTTTGCGATTTCTTGTTCCCATATTTCGATTATTGGTGTGTTATTTATTTTCATAATGACTCGATAAACCATAATGTTTTTACATTACCTACTTCTTTAAACCGTACAGAATTTTTAACTTTTTTCTTATATGCTCGCAACCGTTCTTTTAGTTCTACATAACGTTTTATTGATGTCTTTGCGTTTTCCACTGTTGTGTAGGTTACATGAAATTCGTCGTTATGTTTTACATCAATCTCATTTAATTTACGAGCAATTTTATCACCAGAAATATACAGATCACTCCAGATCGGCATAAAAATAGATCTAATATAAACTCTAAATTCATCCCGAAACATATTGTTAATTTGTTGAATTTTATACTGCATTTGAACGTTCCATAAGAAGCATTTCATATCGTTTCTGTATTTCTTCAGTCAATTGCCACCTACCGAGCATTTTCTCGATTACAAATTTTGGAACGTTATGCACTCCATAGTGACACAATTCACTTACACACCTCTTTAAGTCCCATCCTACAACCTGATCCGGTTTCACATTACGCTGTTGGAGATAATATTCAATATTCCGCCACCAGTCACTAATTGACTCTTGGAATATAATTTCATATCCGAGTCGAACTGCAGCTACCGCATACGGGTCGATTTCCTTCCAGGTCGTATTGGTATTATCAACAACGATAGGAGTTATACCTTTCTGCATAGCTTCGGCCACTCGTTGCTGATTCCATCGATGTGCTTGACCGATCTTTGCAATATCAAAATCATAATTAGGTCCCCAGTATTCATCTGTTGAGAATATGTTTTCCTTACTTGCAAGTGTTTTTGCAGTAAACGACTTACCTGCCCCAGGAATACCACGCATAATATAGCAAATTTTCTTCATGAATCTCCTTTTTATAACACATATTATAGCGAATCTAATAGGAGATGCAATAAATAATTAAAATGGAGATACATTTCTATGACATATGAAAAACTAATTCAGCGGCTCCTCGAGCGTACAGACAATTTTCCTGAGCCAACAGATGAACCTCCACTAGAAGGTAAGCCTAGCGCTTCAGCTATTATTCCAGGTTCAAAAGAAGACTTTTTTAATGAATTAGTAAAAAAGGGATACAAGATTGAACAAGCGCCTGTTGATCCAGAGGCTGATGCTATGTGGGATCATGATCCAACTGACCCACAAACTACATGTGAAGATGCAAAAGAAAAAATAGACCTAGCAAAATTAAGACTTGAGCGTGGGTTCTTCGCATTAGGTTCATTTTTAAATTATGTGAATATGGTCTGTAATGACCCACGAATTGCATCTGCTGCTGTTGACCAGTCTGGTAATTTTTATTACAATAGTGATTTTATTAGTAAATTACCAATTGGTCAAGTTGCTGGACTAATAATGCATGAAGTCGCTCATATTGGAATGGGAGACCTCTTTAGATCAGAAGGACTCGACGGTAAACGCTGGAACATTGCAGCTGATTATGTTAATAATTGGTATATAATGAACGATTTAGTTTCTCTGAATGCAGGACAAGAAGATGATGGTGAAGAAGGACTAAAACCTATACCTAGAGGTGGAGCACAAATTGTTATTAGTCTTCCAGTCGGAGGTCTTTATCCGGATCCGGATGGAATAATTCGACAAGTTCGTCTAGACAAAGAGAATGTATTAATCTTTCCAGACGCTAAACAAATAGATCTTAATATGAGATCAACAGAAGAAGTATATGAAATGTTGAAAGAGCTTGATGATGATGTAATAGAAGCTATGAATGATGATCGATTTGATTCACATGTATCGGCTACAAGTATTAATGCGGTTACAATTGAAGAGGTTGTAACAGAAGGTGGCAGCGGCGGTAGCGGGGGTAAAGGGCCAATAATTCCGGCAGACTTAAAAAATCTCTTAGTTATCGATAAACGTACCGGGCAGTTAGCTATTGTGGTTAATACAAACGACACGAACAAAACTGCAACTATTATTCCATTATCCAATCAGGAAGTTGAAACTATAAAGAGAGAATTTGATCTTAATGATCTACCAATACAATGAATAAATTTATCATATTTTTTGAAGCAAACAGTAAAGTAGATGTCGATCAACTCGGAGGTATTCATCTACCTGACACAATTATCAAAGATATAATGTCTCGTAGTAATCCAGTTAATCGTACATTTGAGGAAATTGTTCGTGTTGCAGAATTAGTTGATCTTGTACCTCCAGAAGGCAGCGGAGGAGGCGGAGGTGGAGGTGGGGCACCTGCCCCGCGAGTTGATCCGCTACTAGATACAATGGCAACAAAAGTTAGAAAGCCTAAATCAGACGGAGGGAAACCTGGAGAAGGAGAGCCAGGAGAGCCAAGTAAACCTGGAGAGCCAGGTAAGTCTGGAAGGCCAAATACCCCAGGAGAGCCAGGGGAGCCTGGAGAACCTGGGGAGGGTACACCTGGTGAAGATGATAGTACACCAGGAGGACAACCCTCTGCTACCAGTGATGAACCTAGTGCTGATGCGGATTACGGTGATACTGTTTCAGTAACACCTAATCCCGACGGTACGTTTACTGATCAGGATGGTAATATCTGGACTGCTGATCAGATTCGAGATGCAGTACAGCGCGGCACACAGGTTAAAGGTGTTAGTAAACTATCAAAAGGATCGAGTGATCGTGTGCATGAAGCTGGTACTTTAATTACAAAAGAGGAACAGCGTAGCAAGCAAGGTATTGAGCAAATAGAAGATGAATATTCAGATGATAAGCCATCACAAAGCAGTGAAAATCAGTCAGTTGATGATATTAAGCGCGGGCTACGTAATACTAAATTATCCAAACATGATATAGAAGCACTCAAAGCCAAAATGGAAGAGCAAGCGGAGAAAGCGCGCGAGCAGATTGTCGAAGACCCTGATGCTACCGATGATTTTTGGAAGCAGAGAGCTAGAGAAGGTGCTGATATATCAACATCAAAAGGTTCTGGTGGAGGTGGTTCTAGTAATGAAAAGCTCACTGATAAAATAGTTAAAAGATTAAAAGCTAATATTAACTGGAAAGATGCACTAAAACGATTATTTACAAAACCAGGTGATAAGTATGAAGACTGGAGACATCCATCTCGTCGTACATACGGTACAAGAGCTTATATGCCAATCCAGCGTGAAGATGAAAGTGAAATAGATGACTTTGCTGTAGCTATTGACCAATCAGGTTCATTGATGAGCAGTGAGGCTTTTTCCAAATTTATGAATGAGGTTATTAACTTGTTTAAGACAATTGATAACGCTCGCGGAGTTGTCTTAGTTTATGATGATAAAGTAACTGATGCAGTAGAGATTACACCTCAAAACTATAATAAACTATTAAATGTTAGACCTTCAGGTGCTGGTAATGATATGGATGCAGTACCAGCATATATGGAACGCCATATGAAGAATTTTAGACCGAAGGGTGTTATTTTCTTCACGGATGGATATGAAGAGCGGCCAAACTTACCAAAGAAAATTAACGGTCAAATTGTAGATTATATTTTCTTTTTAGTTCCAGGAGGTAAAAGAGAGACCGTTGAGGGATTTGGACCAATTTATCCTATTGTTATGTAAGGAGTATGATGAACATATTTAATGAAGAAATAAGAAAGCTTTATGAAGCAAATGACCTAGAAGGGTTTGATCCAGTCCCAGGTAAGGGCCAGGGAGGTGTAGGCGGATGGAAAGATGTTGGAATGTATCGCCCACAAGGTATGGGAACAACTGCAACAGATCCAGATGCGCCTGGATTACCAGCAATCAACCATGCAACGTATAAATTTTTAGTTGAAGAATCTTATGGTGTTGAAGAAACTGAAGCAGAGCTTGGAACATCAAAAAAGCCTCTTCTTGTATTGGGTCGACCGGGGGTTGGTAAGTCTTTTGTTGTTAGAGATGTACTCGAAGACATGGCTTCAAAATATCCGAAGGCGGGTAACCCAGAGGAAATGCGCGAACCAGTTGTGTTTAACCAGCTTGATGTAGATAAGCAGCAAGCAGTTTTAAATACTCCAGGTGACTATTTTATTCTTATTGATGTACGAACATCACAACTAGAGTCAGTTGACTTTATCGGTATTCCAAAATTCAATACTGAAACTGGTCAAATTGAGGCTAATCAGAGGAAAGATGTAAAATCTCTATACGATCAAGGATTTACTCCAGATGAAATACAAGCTGTTTTAAGTAAAAACACGCAAGAATATTTACGAACAGCAAAATATAAATGGGCATATTTATCAACTCATCCAGATTCTCGTGGGTATCTATTCTTCGATGAAATTAATCAAGGCACGCCTGATGTTATTAATGCTATGTATGCCGTAGTGCTAGATAGGGTTATATTTGATAAAAAAATATCTGATGGTGTTGCAATTGTTGCAGCTGGTAATTTACAGGAGCACGATCCTGCGTCGCAAAACCGTCCGATGCCAAAAGCGTTGATACGTCGGTTCCAGCAAGGAGTCGCATCTTTGGTTATCGATCCAGATGATTGGTTAAGTTGGGCGATTAGTAAGAATATTCATCCAACTATTATTGCATTTGTCTCATCAAATAAAGCGCAAAACTTCTACCATCGATTTGATGCAGATAGTCAAAATAATCGATTTGCAGATCCAGACTCAATTACTAATCTTTCAAAATTTTTATACAACGCAGAACGCCGATTCTTTTCGCAAGATGTTGACGCTCGTAACTATGCTGATCTGGTTCGAGAGTATGATCGTATCGCTAGAGCTATTGTTGGCTCACAGTGGGCAGCTAACTTTGTTAAGTTTGTTACAGAGCTCAAATCTGATAAATTTATCAGTCCTAGAAAATTAGGTGCTGGACAGCGATGGAAGAATATCAACACTGCACAGACATTAACTATGATGCTCGTTACAACTGATCCACAACTAAAAAAACCTCAATCTCAAGCTCTTGCATCTGCTATTCTTAATTGGCGGGATAAGACTGAAGCAGATGATAGACAGACCGCCAATAATGTTATCGGTGCACATCAAATTGAAGGATTAACAAATGAATTAGTTATTTTTAAAGAGTCTTTAAAAACTTTTAGTAAATCTGACAAAAGACTATCTGATGAACAAATATCCCAGGCTGTGGAGCAAGCTGTAGGGGGTGAATATCAAAGTGAATTTACCACTTATGCTAACTCTGATGAAACAACTAATCTCTTAGCTGTTAACCATGCAAGCTATTTAAAGACATTAGAACACGCTTGGGATACAAAAGAGTCATTACTAGTGTACGGTGACCCTGGTATCGGAAAGAGCTGGGCTGTTAAGAAGTTCGCACAACAGAAAGCAGAAGAGCTTGATTTACCGTTTGCAGATGTTAGTAGTATGCCAAAAGATGAGCTATCAAAAGTAGCGAGTAATTCTAACGGGTATTTTCTATTCATGGATGTTCGTGTTGCACAGATGACAACCGCTGACTTTATTGGTATTCCGAATGTATTTGATGCAGAGAAGGAGTATCTAGAAACTAAACCGTATCTATGGGTATGGCTGGCAACTAGACCAAATGTTGTTGGTATACTATTCTTTGATGAAATGAATCAAGCAAGTAAACAAGTATTGAAAGCTATGTACTCAGTTGTTAATGCAGATGATAAATTTATTTTTGACCGTAAGATATCAAAAGATATTCTTGTTATTGGAGCTGGTAACTTAAAATCTCAAGAAAACGCAGCCGCTGTCAAAACTCAACTACCTATTGCACTAACTAGACGATTTAAAGCAGGTACTGTTGTACTTGAACTTGATCCAGAAGAGTGGATAGATTGGGCTCTCAATCAAACAGGAACGCCAAATGAAATTCATCCAATCTTATTATCGTTTATCATGTCTAGACCGCATCCAAAAGCATATATCTTTTACAAAGAGGGGGATTACGACTATTCCCAGGATGTAACACCGGATACACTAAGAGCACTGTCTCAGAACATCCGTCAATCTGAACAAAAAATGAAACAAGCTCTTCAAAGTGGTAGTATAGATGAAAATCAAGCAAAACAAATGTTTACAAAAGATGTACAGACCCATGTCCGTGCTAATACACCACCTAACTATGCGAATGAACTTCTTGATTTCTTATATAAGATTGTAAATATTAATTGGGACCAGATTGTAGCAAATAAAGAGATGTTTAGAGATCCGCAGGCACTCCGTCGACAGGGAGAAGAGGGTAAGAGTATGTTAGCAACTATATTTGCTTGGTTACCTTATAAGATAGAAGTACTAAAAACTATTATTGCAAGAGATCCAGAAATGCAGAGCCCTATAACTCGTCAAAGAGTAAAAGAAATTATTGATTTAATGGGAATATACCATAATAACTATCGTAGTGCATTCTTCTCGTTTATGAAACGCTTAATTGGTGATACAGCTATTAAGGATTTTATGATCAAATATGTTGCAAACAACCCCCATTTAGATGCAGAAACAAAAAACAAAGCAAAAGAGATTTTTATTTCTACCGCAACACGTACACAACAAGCACTTGGAGGAAAGTAATGGAAAAAGACAATTTTAGTTTTAATAGAACAGCACAAAGCTTAGTAAAAGATACTGATTCTGATGAATTAGTAGAGCCATCTAAATTTTTTACACAAGCTATGAATGAGCTTCAAGAACGATATAACATTCTACAAAGCTCTAAACAATTCAACGAAGCAAAGAGTCATTTATTAACTATTGTTAAAACAACCAGTAGATTGACTGAAGATGAACAAGACTATTATGCAAATCGGGTAAATAATCTAAGAGGTATAGTACAATTGTTAATGTTTCTACATCAAGAAATAAAAGGATTATAATGAGAACACACTCTGAAACGCTATTAGAGCAAATTTACCGTAAGCAAGTTTTAAAAACAGATGCACCTGTATTAGTGGAAGCATCAGTTTTTGCAAAGTATTTTGAAATGCCCGGAAAGGCAATGGAAACTATTCATGATGAAATAGGTATTACAGCAGATGCAGTGCCCGAAAGACCTATTGATGTAAGTAAGAGTGATAGACCGTTTGATCCGACTGGGATGAAACAGCAAAGATGGTCAGGGAGAGGACTAGCATCAACACCAGATGCGAGTTTAGGACCAAAGCATAAAGAATTGAGAAAAGTCTTTGAGAGAGGTGATGGACTTTTTGTTGTTAACCCTGAGACAAATACAAGAGTTATTATCAAACATAAAACCGAAAATCCATATCAAAGCCCAGCAACACGTGACAGCAGACACGTACCTAAGCAGTCTACATATAATGTATGGATATTCGATGAAGCTGGTGATTTGAGAAAGAAGATTAACTGTCCAATGACAGGAAGAACAGAGAGAATTCAATATGTGGATCCTACCGGTAAGATTGCAACTGGTGCTCCTATCGTTATGCATAAGATTCCAGAGAAAGGTGTGTACGTTGAAGAGTCGGATCTCTTAGCTTGGAAAGCATATGAAAAGAATAGCTCACTTTCTCCGCCAGCTACATATACTTCAGAAGAACTTCAAAAGATGCATAATAGCGGTCAAAATATAATCTTTGTTGAGCCTATTCCGAAGGATGCAAGTAGTAATATGTATGTTCGTTATGTTGATCAAACAGATGCAAAAGCGTTCATAATACCTAATACAGCTTTTCGTGCCACTAAAAAAGATGATCTAGGTTATGTCGGTGTTAGTTCCTACAGAACCTCTTTGAATAAAGTATCAACTCCTGTAAGACCTACTAGAGAAATTAGCAAATTAATAATCAATAAGTACGGAAAAGCAATTAAAGCAAAAATTCAATCAGTTTTAGAACCTCTAAAAAATGGTATTGTTGATGTATTAAGCGATCTTCGTGTTGATACTGAAGTTGTTCAAAAATTGATAACAGATTATCGTACCTTTTTAAAGCTACAGAATGATGTATCACAGCTAGATCTTGCAACTGACATTGCGAATTTTCTTGATTTGGACACAGATACTAACGCAAGAGTAAAAGGAGGTAATATAGGAGATTATGGTATAACGACACGTGATGGTGTTGTTTTCTTCAAAAGTGAAGAATCTTTTAACCAGTTTCTCCGTGAATTCACTCTCGCTTATATTAAAACTTTTACTTCAACACAAACTGAGGAAGCTGTAGTTGATTCTATGGTAGATATCTTCTAAATACTAATATGAAAAGTACAACAAAAAAATCATCTAGAACTAAAACTATAAAAAAGAAACTACCTGTGGCAACAGATAAAGACATTAACGCGCTAGCAAGTAGTATTATTGCAGAGAGAGAAGAAGCGCGAGTTAAAGAAGATATCCAACTCGAGGACCCTGATATTAGTATCGATCTACCTGCTGCTGTACACAGTTTTGAAGAAGAACCTCGTTCTATAGAGCAACCTAAACAAGTTACTCGTAAAAATATTACAGAAGGAAAAACACCTTTAACACCTATCATTATAAAGAAGCACGATAGAGAAATATTCAACCATCTCTCCGAGCAGTTCGGCGAACAAGATGGTAGCTTCTTTGTTTTGAATGAACTATGTCAATGGCGAACTAGATCAGATGGTAGGAAGAAGATAAAGACAGTATTAGTCGAAGATATAAACGGCTATAGATATCAAATATTCTTCGATGTCACAGCAACTAGCTTTCTCCATGGGTAGAGTCTGCTAATTTTTCAAACATCATTCTCGCTCCGAGCGTTGCTGCTTCCATCAACCTATCACCTTGCTCTATCAGCTGTAAATTTGGGTGATGTTTAATTGTATTATTAATTGTATATTGAATTTGTTCTCTAATTTCCTCAATACAAGCCTCACAAAATACTTTATCATCCGGTAGTAACTCGCTCATTTTATGGCTACTCTCCTCATGAAGTGACCCCAACTTTTGCACATATGCTTATCTGTGTTGATATTATCCAGTGGGGTTTCCCATGCAGGTTTATGTGGTTTGTGTTTTAGTTTCATTCCAGCCTGTGACGGTGTACGATCTGCCTTATACTGATTGCATTTAAAACAGGAGGCAATTACATTATCCCATGTTGTTAGCCCGCCTTGTGCTCTAGGTATAATATGATCAACTGTAAGGTCTTTTAGTTTGAATTGTTTTCCACAATATCCACACTTACACCCATCTCTTGTAAATACATTCTGTCGACTGTATTTTACGCACCGAGTTGGTAGATGATTGAATGTAACAGATACTATAATTTCTGGAATCGCGATCGTTATTGACGTTCCTTTTACCTTATAATAGTCTTCAGCATTACGCAGAGAAAAGTCAAGCCAATCAGGGTACCGATAAGCAGTCAGATCGTGGTCGAGTGAGTTTACCTTCTCTTGGTAAATCAAGCTCATAGCTCTCTGCCAATCAATAATATAGATTGGTGCCCAGCTCTTATTTAAAACCAATACATCATGCTTTTTCTTTTTTGACATTTTCTTCCTTAAAGTAATTCACATATATTCTCACTAATAATGTCCAATAGCTGCTCATTCGTAATGAGGGAATTTTGTCTAAGTATACCTTGTCTGTCCTTTATCAATAAGTATCTATCCCCTATTTGCCTAAAAGCTATATCATATGAAAATATCCCTGGAGGTGTTAGAGCTTTTCCGTTGAATGTGCGGACATCTCCTTCTTTATAAATCTTAATGGTCATAGTATTCCCTGTAGTAACTAACTATATCGTCATCGCTTAGAGCCGTACCTCGACGCCAGAACTTATTCGGATCGTGATCTACCAAGTATAAATGCTTCTCTCCCTTGAATACACCTGGATGTAGACATAGATGATCTTCAACAGAAGGATTACCAACACCTCTCCGAATTAAAATCTTCGCTTCCTTCAACAATAGCTCATATATAGTCTTCCAATCATCCTCTTCAAATCCACCTTTATCATCCAGAATAATATCATAGTAAAACTTCTTGCTAAAATCGGCATACCCTCTTGATGCACATTCAGAGTTCTCATTCAAATAATCTATCTTTATTCCGTTATCCTTAAACATCTTAAATACACCTGTTAGACTATCTTCCGATGTAGATGTATATAGAATGATGCACATATCAGGTCTCATAGTCAACATACGGAGAACGTAAGGAGCAAAGCGAAACATACGCTCTGGGGTACGATTAGCATCATAGGTTGGAGCGATAATGGTGCTGTGCAAATCAATGCACCAATATAGCTTTTTCCATCCTTTTTGCTCTCTACAATTAAGCGCGCGTTGAACTATGTTTGTAATATTCATTTGTTACTGTTGGTATCCCATTGGATGAATATGTAGTGTATGCTATTACACCAGGTTTAACATCAACTGGTACCGCTAACATTTTATTGGTAGTAGTTCGATTATCTTTGCACCATCTTAATACAGCCTTCTGTAGTGTTTTTGCCTTAACAAAACTCAGGTGTATTATACCAGCGTCATCAATATACTTAATTTTAAATTTCTTTTTCATATCATTTACTTAAATTAAAATCAATTGAATCAAACCTCTCTACGACTGTTTGTTCCTTCTTCTTTTGTTCCGTCGTTATTTTCTTTTGTTCAACTTCTTTTGGAGGATCATCCGGTACAATTTTAATTGTATCCCATTTGACATTTTGATACATAGGTTTAAGATGATAGGCATTACATAAATATGAAGTATATTCTATCACTCCTGGTTTAATATCAATAATAAACTCATACATTCCGTTCTTATCCTTAGTGCAGAACGAATAATGAATAGTATATATTGATTCTATATGAGTGTCCTGTCTCTTCACACAAACAACAAGTATAGGATATTTATTTACTTGACTACCGTTAAGTGTAAATGTCATTTCTGCACCCGCAGATGATAGTATAAGTATTAACAGTGATATAATCATAACAACTATACGCTTCATTTTAACTCCTTGATATATTGCTGCACATACCACAATTGTCCGCACCCACCTCCAATATCATCTTGACCAGCAGGATCAAAAATTCGAGTGTCATATCCCTCCTGCATAAAGATCTTTTCGAACGCATTTATATGTTCGATATTTCTGTATGCAGTTTCTTTCATATTTTCATCTGCAGAACATACAACAGAAAAGGTGAAACAAAATACAGTTGGTGGAAATCTATTTATTAAATTTTCAGCATCTTTAATACTATTATTAGATCCATTAATACAATAGTTACAGTAGGGCTTTCTACCGGTTTCTTTCCACCATTCAATTCCATAATTGCGAATCTCATTTAAGTTTAACTTGCTTTTATATGGTATAAGAATATCTCGAGCAACATCCGTTGATTCATGAATAGAAAATTGTAATCCGATGCGAGGATCATTTTTACATAATTCTATAAAATGCTTCATCTGTGGTACTCTATACGGTGCAATAGTAGAAATGAGGAGCTGTACATTTTCGAATTGTGGGTCATTGAATCCCTTCATTAGTACAGATGCTACACAACTATAATTAAGAAAGGGCTCTCCCATACTCATAAACATAATTTGGAATTTTTCAACCTTTTCACCGTGAATATCTTTATCTTTGAGGATGTAGTTTACTTGAGCCATTATTTCATCCGGAGTCAGATTTCTAATAAAAGTTTTGCCTGTGCCGCAAAATGTACAACCAACAGGGCATCCAGATTGAACTGATACACAAATTACTGTACGCTCCTCAAATGAACCATACCTGTAAAGTACAGCTTCAGCAACAGCATCATTTAGTATAAATACATATTTCCAAACATTACCTTCTGAGCTTTCGAAAACTTTTACATCTTTCAGCATATCACTCCTCACTCTTAAGCTGTGTATGGAAAAAATCATCAAAATCAGAATCAAATGTTTTGTTTGCTTTAATAGAAGACTCTTTATGGCGCATGTCCTGTGTCTCTGATAACGGTAAAGGAGCATACACAACTACCTCTATATCTCGTTTTAGAGGATTATCTGCAACCTTAGCCACCGTCTCAGTCAGATCATTCGGATCAACCGTATCAAAAAACAAACCATCGTCGTACTCTATACGTACTCTAAAATCATCTCTACTAACCCATTTTGTAATTTTTGTTATTTTTGCTTTACCTTTGTGTGGAGCAACATCGACATAATTGTAGCAAAAACTATCAAATTTAAATCCTAGCTCTTTTACTTCTGCTCTTCGGCTTGTCTGAACACAGCTTGGAACGAACAGTGCAAGAAGTAACCCGATGATAGCTAATACTATCAAAACCTCTATAAACGTAAATCCTTTATTTTTCATTTTCTTACCTCTCATATATGATATAAAAAAGAGAGGGAGAAGCAAGTGAATAATGCTTCTCCCTCATATTACGCCTGTTAGAGAGCTGCGTTGGCGCGCACTTGATCAAATGTGATCTCGTTTACCATCAACCCGTTAACAAACACAGGCTTTAGACGGTTAACTGTTGATTCTGTAGCCTCTTCAACTCGTATTGTTTCGAACTGACCGTTATTACTTGTCAATATCAAACGACCACTCTTCGACTTCTTGCTGGTATCTAACGGATTCTTCTGGATATCATACCACACATCACTACGCTGCTGAGCGCTGCTTTTGAAAGCAAACCGTTGTGTATCGCGATTAATTTTCTGTAGAAGACCACCGCCCATACCAAATACAATATTGTCTGCACACCAGTGGTTGTTGCGCATGGTATACAGAATACCGCGAATACCGTTGTAGTCAATACCATCACCCCAAAGCGTACCGACCTTTGGATTAAGCTGGCGATATCCTTTAGCGTTTTTGGTTGAGCCAAATACCGTATCAAGACCTTCCAGCACATCAATTGTTACTGAATCAGGATCACCGGAGTCGGGACGAAATACAACCTTACCATCTCGTGCAAGAATTTGGTCTTTAAATTCTTTTGCATACTCATCAATGAAGCGACGATAGTTGTATGAGTCGATAACCACACTAAGGATGCCCTTTGGGAATCGATCAAGCATCTGTTTGAATACAGCTTTCTCTCCTGATTCACCGCGAGCAGTCATAACACTGTGCTCCGACGCTGGAACACTATATGCAAGACCGTTGATAGGTGCGTCATAATACTCTCGAGCATACTGCATTGCTGCAATAGTGTCCGTACCCATGAAGTTGACGATGTGACCTGCACCAGCGATGCCTGCTGCTTCACATTGGTTGACACCACGGAACCCAAAGTCATGTAACATGAAGTTGAGTGCACCCATGTTGCCGCCAGTTGCCTCTAAATAGTAATTAAGAAGAATCTTAACCTCTCGACTCAAAGACGCAACAGTCGATGGACCCCAGACGTGTGTAAGGAGTGACTCAAAGTGATTTGTCAATGGAGCACACCGTGGATCGGTATTTTCAACAGTCATCATCACGTTGTTGATATCAACTGGAGTACCTTCCGGTACAGCCATAATCCTCAACGGAAGTCGCCCGCCATGGACCCTGAGAATATGCTCCCACATCTCGCGATTAAAATATTCAGCACTTCCAAGATGTGCAACGACGAGCTCTTCACCTTCGTCGATATCTTTCTTTGTGATCCCTTTCACTAAATACTCTTTGATGAGATACTGAAGACCGAAAAATACGGTCTTGTTGAATGTTGCACCAACCCGTGCTTCAAAGTATGAATAAACTGTCTGTGTATCGCTAGGATACATAGCGTGGTGTAACACTTTGTAGGAATCGGTTAGTACTGTCAGGTTCTCTTTATTCATTTTATTTTCCTTTCATGTATCATTAAACCATTACTTGGTTATTTTATTCATCCTCTATTTCTGCCTCTAACTTTCGACCATCAATTACGTATTGTACTGCTATTCCAGTTGCAGATGAATTACTATCTTTATGATAGATCTCCAATGGAGATTCACAAACAACTTCCCATCCATCAGATTCAAGTAAACACTTATCTGTAATGTCCATTTTTAACTCCTTGGTGAATGAACTCGTAGTATAGATTGTTGACCTTTGCGATTTGTATTCTTTTTGAATTCTTTGAATCCGTCATTAGACACAATCTGTATCGACGGAGCTGTTTTATGCTCCCATACCATTACTCCACAGACTTTTGATGTAGTGACATTTTTTGCACACATCGAGCATTTATCACTGTTGAGTAGCTCGATTCGTACTTGTTCAATTTCTCTACCGCAACGACATCTCATAGCTGCTATACTTCTTTAGCGGTTTCAGATGGACAAAGAACTTTGTCTTGTAGCGCTTTGTATAGTATGCGATGGTTTGGAACGATATTATCTAATGTAATGTCACTCACATTAAACCATTTACATTCTGCGATATCATCCGCAGCGCGAGGTGACCCGAAGAGGTACTCTGTGTAATAAAACAGAGTGCGAATACAATCATCACATGACTGGTAACGCCAGTCTTCAATATTGTAGCTTCCGAGGTAATTCTTATATGTGATAGGTGTCGTTTCGATGTCAGGAATCTCTTCAGATAGCTCGCGGTTAGCAGCAGCTTCGTTATTCTCATCACGACTGTCGACAAACCCTCCTGGGAAGCGCCATAAGATCTCATTCGACTTCCTTGCGAGGAGTACTTGGCTGTGATCTGGTTTAATAACAGCTATATCAACGGTCGTATAGACAGTATCAAAACGTTGCCATGAAGCCCAAATAGCACCGTGACGAAATTCACGACATGCATGAACTTGGTTCTTGACCATTGCACGGATTTCAGAACCAGATACCCAATGCTCTTGGATAAGCTCCTGGGTATTGTATCGTCCTTTGTAGTGGTCGATAAATGAATCACGTCCACCATATAGGGTTACGGATTGCTTTGGACCGACAAGTGACCGGATTTGATCATCGAGCTTCGAACTCCAGATCTCATCGAGTGGTTCGTCTTTAATATAAGCAACCATAACACTCGGAAATGCTTCGTTGATCATATGCTGACGAGATTGGAAGTCTAGTGGGTCTTCAGAATTGAAGACAGGTGACAATCCAAGAAAGACGATAACTTTATCGTGCTCATCACAGATGGATTGAATAAGTTCTTTATGCGCCTCATGTAGATCGGGAACTTGAAACCGACCTACAATTATACCAACATCAGTTTTATCACGTTTAACCTTCATTGCTTTCTCCTTTATCTAGCGTTGAAAAAAATCGATAAGACGTTAAATTGTTATCTTGTCTTATTGATATAATAATTTATGCTTTTCGCATATGGAAATCAAGCATCAATTTGGTTGGATCTTAATATCTCTAGTTCACGCTGAGCTTTCTGTATCGTTTGTTGTGCTGCTTTAATTCGATACGCTTCGTGTGCCGCCTTTCGATCCAACTCGCGTTGTTTTTTAACATCAACACGTAGTTTGCACCAGTCTTTAGCAGGAGTTGAATCTGTGCAAACAAATTCAAGCTCAACAACTTCAGCATTGGCATACTCGACCATATATTTTTCTGGGCTTTGTGCTAGATGGGAGTTTAATTTGCCTTGACTTGTCCAGATCTTTCCCATTTTTCCCAGCGAACAGGTGGATAGCCACCGAGTGAAAACAGACCGTCTGACAAACGACGAATTTTAAACATTTTCATTTTTACCTCAATAATTAAAACTGAATGTCATTCCATTTGTTTAGTACAGCATTATTTGTTCTTGGAGGAGAAGCAATGATTGTGTTGGTCTTAATAACTTCCACAGGCATAATAACTTCTTTTACGATAACTCGTTCAGTTACTTGTGTAACTACAACAGTTTTGGCTGTTATACTTGGGGTATTCGTACCTTCCCATATCTCAGCAATTGCAGTTTTTAATCCTACCACTTCACTGCGCTCGATGGCTGTGCATGCTCTAGTAATTAGCGCAATACATATAAAAAATAAAACTATTTTTAGGAGGTCCATTTTAGTACGCTGGGAGATTACCAGTTATAAGTTTAATTTTGTCAAAATCTGCAGGTCCAATTGATAGCCCTGTTGTCGTAAGAATAGGTCGACGTAAAATCTCTGAATAGATAGTATCTTTAAACAGCCAAACCGGTAAACTTACCTGGTTTGCTTCCTTAAAAATGATGTCTAATTCATCAAAATTGTTTACAGCAAGAACTGATATATACGGATCTTTCATCCAATCTCTTACATCAGGAGGAAAAATATCCTTTATAGTTTTATCTGGATTCTCCCAAATCTTCTGGCGCATAAAGTGATCTGAAATATGGGCGGCTTGAGCCATTGCTGCCCCCAGTGAAAGGTGCAGATCGCGTCTAATAATAATTACATGTCGTGTATTCATAATGTGTATAATATAGGAAATGAGAAATATTGCAATAAAAAAATTAGCTTGTATATCCTAGCTCTTTAATGTGAGCTTCACATAGAGTTTTATACCAGCCACCCTTCTTTACTGTTTGACCATATTTACCGCAGATCTCACAAGTTTGCTCGCTGTTACGTTCAGCCGCACCTATTACATGGTAAATAATTTTATCCCAAACATCCGCATTTTCAAAATTTGGTGGAAATAATACATTGACATAAAATCGAAGACCGCCAAATTTTTCTTTACATTGCTGTGCTATAGTCTGTATACCTGTCATTTTCTCAATTGCATCCAACTCCTCACACATCTCATCGATTAATTCATACCAACCGTCATCACATTCAAACCCAAAACACATTAAACTTTGTGTCGGTGGTAAATCTTTATTCTGAAATATAGTTGGATATTTCTCGTGTAGCTTTTTTGTATTCTCTTTATTCATTATTTATTTCCTATCTAAAATGGTGGACCCGGGGGGAGTCGAACCCCCGTCCGTATTAGAAGCCGTCATACTTTCGTTCACATGCTTTGCAATGATTTATCGACCCATGCTCGTCTATCTAAGTTATATGCTTTTAGTAAGCTGATATAGTTCTTTCCACTATTCAAAGTCCAGGTTCATTTACGGTTCTACCTATCTCCGGTCTTTGTAATGACGCTAATAACACTTACCAAGACAATCTCAGTGCGTTTGCGGGCTAGGTATCTCTACGCAGCCATTTTGAGTTCAGTGTCGCCACTTAATTCTTGTACCCGGATTTTTTACGAGGCCAACCAGATATCCTCGGCATGCAAATATAATCTCTAACCTATACGTCGAAACCAAACGGGCCCTTAAATCTCTGCAATAATGTACTCTGCCTTCTTGGCACCTTCAGGAACACCTTTCTCAAAAAGCTGTTTCCATTCTTGATCTGTGATCTTTGCTGTCGGAATACAAAATATGTTTTCAGTGTCATTCCAGTACATCTGGTGAAATACCTCAAACAGGACTTGATATCCCGTAACAAGTAAAATACAATTTGTTTCAAATACTTTCATAACACATAATATATGATATTACCTACATGAAATCTACAGAAAAATTAGTTAATTTCTTTTAGTAGCTCCAGTCGCCTGGCTTGAAGTAGTTTATCAACTTGACCACCGACACTATTAACACTAAAAACTTTTAATTGTGTCTTTTCTCTTTCTTTCGCATAATTCTTAAACCACAGTATGCCGCCTATTTTACATGGCATCTTAAAACAACGCTCAATCAACCGACGATATATCTCTAGCTGCAATGAAAACTTATCTATTTTATCATCACTAACTCTGTCACCTTTTGGTCTAGGTACAGAAGTCTTTATATCCCATAGCCATATGCAATCTTCATCTATTTCAATAATGTCAGCTGTACCCGCGATAAGAAACTCTGGATCGTGTAATATGACCTCAGATAATAATTGCCCTTTAAATTTTAACCGTGAAAATTGTACAACGAGCGGGGTGAGTTTCTTATCGGTTGGGTATGCTCCTTCATTAATAAAGTCTTCTATTGATTTATGAACTGTTGTACCGAGCGGAGCTGAATCAGCCCACTGTTGTATAACAGCGTCTTTATCCATGCCATAGTATTTACTTCGTGGATTACAAATAACACGAGTTGCTATGGCTTCTGCATTAAACTCTTCGTCACCTTTGATAAATGTAGTAACAGACGTATATTCTTGACCATCTTCGTCAAAATATTTATGCTGTTTAGGATCGAATGTTAGTGGTTTGTATGGTAATTTAAACAATTAGTTAGCTCCTACATTAAATCTACTATATGATTTTCGATAAAACTCTGTACATTCTCTTCCGGTATCCAACAGTTATATTCACCACAAGTTTTAAGTAAACCAGTATCATCTTTTGTTATGAGATAAAATACTTTTTCTACACCTATATATAATTTCTTAAAAACTATATCATATTCACTATATGAATTATCTCTTGTGTCCTTAGATACATCCTCAACCAGTAAAATTCTCATATCTAAGCAACCATAGGTTTCAACCTATTTTGTATTCTCTGTTTAAATAGACCAACGGTTTTTTTGCTTATTGCTGATCGAGCCTCTTTTGTATCTACAATCTCTCCCTCTGCTTCTCTCATCACATCTTCAAGCATTGCCTTGATTACGTCTGGAATATTCTCCATGCCTATCCCTTGTGGAAGCTTGTCTAAGACGTGCTCAAGCCTCATCTCAGTAACCCATTCATCAGCGATCTCATTAGCTTCAGTTAATACTTTAAGTTTCGCTGGATCAATTATCTTTTGAACAGTCTTTCTTTCAGAGAATTTATCACTCTTATGCTTGGCACAAATACGTGATCCATTGTTACCAGTCATCTCCATGAGTGGACGTAGCACAACACCTTCACGCAGTAGTGTCTTTCCTTCCGGTAGTTTACTTGTATCGACCTTATTACGGAAACATTGCACTGAATCACGATCTCTTTCATGGTCAATCGCTTCTACAGTCGCCGGAATCCTTACATAGTCCACAAATTCTAGATCAAAAGCTTTAGTTACACTCTCAGCATCTAGTACACTAAGCCAGCAATCGTCAACTTTTACATCGAAAACTACAAATTTCAATTCTTTACCATACAGGTAACTCATGCCCTGGCATTTGCCGCCATATGCTTCACCGTATAGTGTGTAAGTTATAGTCGATGCCGGATCAAGAGCCAAATAACGAGTACGTAGATCTTCTTGATTAAACAAGCCAACGAAATTAGTATGCTTCTCGCCACCGGAAAAAAATATAATGTCATTAGGTGTTATTTTTACATGTGCACTTGTACCGTGGATTTTTTCCATTGCAAAGCACTCTTTAAACATTAAGATATTTTGTTCCTTGTATAGGTTAGAAATGTGCGCGTACCCCACTTTATACCTCCTTTAAATAACTAGTGATTTTAATACCTAACTCTGGATTGTCCTTTAAAAATCCAACTGCAACATTACAATTATTACAGAGCAATCCTCTTATTTTTCCTGTTTTATGGTCATGATCAACTGCGAGCGACTTATTATTATCTACTGGAGTCAAACCACATATCTTACATCCACCTTTTTGTTCAGTTAACAGTTCTTCATACTCAACTAATGTTATTCCATACTTTTGTACAAGACATCTATTTTTCTGAACTCTCCAACCTTTTTTATAGTATTTGTGACGCCTAGTCGGGTTAACTTTTTTTTGTAGTTCTTTTGAACATTCTTTGCAGTGGGAAGCAACTCCACTATTACTATCTCCAGCAGTATAAAACTCTATTAATGGTCTTGTTTTTTCACATCCCGGGCAATATTTCATACCCTTCTCTCTATCCTTTCTGGCATCAAGAGTATATCGTCTTTTAGTTTTTCCTGCTTTTAAAGATTTTGCTCTCTTCCAATCTGTATAACAAACTATACATGAACACTGCCTCCCAGATCGGTTAGAATTATCTATATAAAAATCAGTTAATGGTTTTTCTACTTTACATTTTGAACACTTTTTTGTTTTATCGGATATACACATATAAATACTTATGTTCTTGAGCTCTATTTATATGTGTATATCCACCCCTATCGTTAGTCCTTCAATGAAATCTTCTCAATCATATGCACAAGCGCCTTACAGTCCTGCTCCAGCATCTTCATGATATCAAAAATCTTATCACTAAATCCGGCAATACAATAGACATCATTCTCTGGGAACATCATGTCACCTTGACCACTAAGATCAAAGCTATAGATCTTCGGAGTTACATTGAACTTCTTCTTGTATTCCGTAAACTGCTTGGTAGGTGCACCACCAGATATCCACCCTTGCATATCCGAAAAGATAACAATACGGTTGTACGCCTTATTTATAGTCTTGAAGATCAAAGGGAAATCTGTTCCATGTCCTACCTGCATCTTTCCACCCGTCACCGATGAAGATGATCCCCAGCCGCTGCTATTGTTATGAGTCATAAACTCATCCGCAAGAGCCAGTGCCGGGATTGACGGATTATAATCGATGTACGCCGCACTATTACCGAAGATCATGAAGTCTCCGTTTTGTGCCTTTGCCATCAGTGCACCAAATATAGACCCGATACCGCGATATGATGTTGGACCATTCCCCATCGATCCAGAGTAATCAACTACAACGAGAGTATCACCGTCAAGGACAGGAATATTTGCACAAGAAATATCAAGTGCCTTAGTAAGAGCAACAGTCGCCTTACGAACTCGTGCGGAATCACCCTTGAGGTTATTAATTGCAGTTAGAAAGCGGTATGGAAATACCAACGACTTCTTAATCATATGCTCATTAACGAGAACCTCAAGCAACGCGTTGAACGTATCTGCATCAGCCTGCTCGATAATGTTGTTGATGTTTCGAAGCGCCGCGAAGTAACCGAGCTTCTTCTCTGCAAGCAAAGTCTTCCACGCATCTGCCTTCGCATCTGCCTTCTCCTCTTCAGTGTTAGAATTCTGACCAGCCGCGGTAAGCTTTGCCTCCCACGTCTCTGTGGAGCGAAGATTATCATTAATAAGACCCTTAAGAGCCTCTGCATTCTTTTCTGTCGGTGCTGGGCGTACGAGATTAACAACATCTACAAGGGAGACGTTCTTGCCGTCACCACGATACTTTGCTAGCTGGTAACTGTCGAACTTTCCAAACGCCTTTGCAAATCCCTTCTTGAGAGAGTTTGGAATTGGCTTGCCATAAGTCCTAAGATAGTAAGCGAGCGTCTCAGTCATATCATCCGGGCGATAAACAACCTTTGCAAAAAAGTCCTTGGTCCAGTCAGCACCCTTTACGGTATTTGCAACTTCAGCAGCTACAACATGCGTAATTGAACGCATACCGAATTCATTACGAGCAAAGATTGCAGACTTCGCAAGAAACTCCTTATCAGCAAGCCCTCTGACGAGTTCTTGTGTGCGAGTAACTTGTTCACTTGCCGACCGATAATATTGATCCTTGATCAATGATGTTAGAAGCAACGAGATAAACTCGAGCTTATCTGTCTGCTTGTATGCTGCTCCACCTGCGCGGTTTATAGTCTTAGTTGTCTTCTGTGGGATAGCTGAATTGAACCTTGCCATTTTATTCTCCTTAGTTTTTCAGTGAGAAACTCACTGCACTGTTATTACTAAATCCTCCATGTACCTTACATAGAGGGATTGCACATACCTCTATAATAGAGGCAAGATTGAAAAATGCAACAGGGGGAACTTAGAATATTGCATCAGCAATATCGTAATCGGTTTCATCGGTGCCGAAATCTTGACTTGTCTGTCCTTTTTTCATAATACCGACCTTTGGAATAACTGTTTTTAGATACATCTTCCAAAGTCTACTGCTTTGACTGTTTGCATATGAGTCAGGATGGTGTTTCAAATTTTTAATAAATGATTCCAGTCGAGCGTCTCGTTCGATACCTGTTTTTGCAAAATGTTCAATAAGTGATTCAATTAAACCTATAGCATCATAAACACGCTCTCGGTCTTCTAGGTATGCTACTACTTTATTAAGTAACGTATTTACCAAATCTGGTCTATGTATAGATAAATGCTTCACATAGGTAGTTATTGACCATATAGGTAAATATTGAATTAGTTCAGACCACTCTTTGCCACGAACAGTTTCATATTTCGCAACATCCTCTCCGTCAATACTAGTAATCTCCCCTTCTTCACCAGCTAGTTTATTTATTAGAAGTTGCTCTAAATCCTTATACGGCTTCCCGAGAGTTACCATATATTCAATTAAAAGCTCTGGATTTAGTTTTGGTTCAATTTCAGTCCAGCGATTTTTACCTCTTAGCTCTATATATTTTAACAATAAAAACCCAATATAATCGCCTAACTCTCCGCCGGTCCTATTCCAATCCGTAATTGCTTGTTTTTCAAGTTGCGGACTAACTATACCGGTACCTAACATATAATTAATATTCTCACTGCCATGTAAGAATGGTGTAATTTCTGGCCATGGGTCCATTTCATCGTGTATCAAGCGGCCCACATCGTAATGTGAAATATTACCAGTCTTCTTAAGATGCGTTAAATATTTTATAACTAAATCTTCTATTCTATTAGCAACCACAGGATTTGTTTCATGTAAAATTAAATAGCTATTTACAGCATTAGGCTCAGTTACAATAATCGGTTCTCCTGCTTTCCATATCTTATCCGGAAATACCGTTGCTGCATAATCAACTGCTTTTTCCGCTGCGTTAGGATATGCGCCAGTAGATGCAACTTCAATTAATTTTTCTGTTTCTTCTTCTGTAAAAATATGGCGCCATTTTTTTTGTTGTTGCTTTTGTAATTATACTATTAATATCAAGAGTAGGAATATAGTCCCTTTTAGGGTCCATCTTAATAAGATAATACATTTGGTATTTTTTTAAATGTGCTGTTGGATTAACATGTTTAGTTAGCCATAAGATAATATCATTTAGATCCAATCCCTTAGACCGACCGCCATATTTAATGTTACGTACCTTTTCACCGTAGACTTTAAGCACCTCAAAATATTGTGAGAGGATCTTATATGCTTCTGTGAAGGGTATTTTTTTGTTTTGTACAGGCAGTGCTAATCGCTCGGTTGCTTCAAAAAAAGTATCAAATCTATGTTTCATATAAGTATTTAATGGTACTCATATCCAGATTCGAACTGGAAATAAGAGTTTAGGAAACTCCTGTGTTATCCCTTACACTATACGAGCAATATGGCGTCCTTGGAGGGACTCTAACCCCCACTATCGACGTTAGAACCGTCGTGCACTATACAATTATACTACAAGGACATAAATTAATACACAGAACATTATCTGTAATAGAGTTAATTTCGTAAAAATACATATTATGTGGTCTTTCATCTCTATACCAGGGATCCAAACCGTTTTCAGTACTTTCTGGATCATAGCACATCTTTAACATAAAGATAAAATTATCAAACGTAAAAATAGTATATACTTCAAAATATCCAGTATCCACAGTTGATTCTTTTAATAAACTAATATCAATCTTATTAAGAATGTCAACTGCTACTTCTTCAAGACAGAAATCGATAGTTTTTGAGCAGTTCGATGTAATTCGTTCCTGTCTATGTTCAAATCTATATGAGAGTCGATCTAGGAAATACTTAATGGATTTAAAAAACTCAACATCAATCATATCCTTAATCATTGCGTCATTTTGTGTCGTAGAAACTTCTATCACATTTATACCATCTTTAGTTATCTCATATCCATACCGAGTTTCTTCATGAATAGCAAGTAATCGATCAGCGCATCTCTCATCTAAAAGCTCCTGTGCATATTGCTTTACATAATTAGATCTAAACGTACCGGAATGTTTATTAGTATGTTGTTCAGCTCTTTCACATAGTCGCGCATGCTTAGTTAGATATTGAAAATGCTTATATGGATATTGAATTACCTTATTCATGCCACATATTATATAGGAAACATGAATAAGATAAAGCAAAATTTTGGTTAACATGCTATTTCACGCAGAGCGTGAAACGATGCTCCTTCCACTCTTACATACTTCTAATGGTAGATGAGCCATATATCAGCCACTAATAACTGTGACAAGATTGGTCCCGTAGAGTGGAGTCGAACCACTTATACACTGCGTATGAAGCAGCTGCCTAGCCGGTTAGCTTCTACGGGGTCATGAGATGCACAGTTTTCTCATCCTTAATATCTAGTTGTGAGCTAAACTTTGGGGAGTAGTGAGGATATAAATTCAGGAACAACCCTCTGTTTATAGCCCACACGACACGACCACTTTACTTCGCTGCATTGAATAGTTTGTTATAACATTTTGCTACTATTCACCACAGTTTATGTAGCATCTCATCTCTTAGTCGCTTCGAGTTGGAACGGGTAACGGGGATCGAACCCGTATCATTAGCATGGCAAGCTAACACTCTACCATTGAGATATACCCGCAAAATTGGTTGGCTCGGAAAGATTCGAACTTCCGCAAACTGAGTCAGAGTCAGTTGTGCTACCATTACACCACAAGCCATTTAAAAAATTGTTGAATGTAGCCCGATATCATTGTGTCGTCTAGTGAGTGTATCCAATAACTTCTCTACTGTCGGTCCTTCATGATAACCTGTGCTACTGTTAAACTCAAATCCCCAGCCTTTTACTAAAGAATCAAACGCTTTATCAATTCTCATAAATCGTTCAACATCAATATCATTTAATAAAACACTACCGTTGCGCCTTATAAGAATCTTATCACTCCAGTTAGGTAATATTATAGAAGCTATTACCCCATTAGTATCCTTCTTTTGTGCTCGTATTCCTTTTGGTGTGTATAATATTTCTAGTATGTTAGAACCTGCATCAGCTCTGGTTTCCTTCTCTCTAGTTATTTTACCAGGAGTTGCTACTCCCCAAATACGTTCAATACGATCTGCCATGAAATCAAACAACGTGAATAAATCACTTTGATTAGTCTCAAAATATAGATTAAACGAGTTCATATAGATATTTATACACTTATGATATATTCCTAAGGAGACCCTGAATAAAAAATATGCTGTCTCCTATAAATATTTATATGAAAACAATTTTGGATTCTATAGTTAACATTGATCAGTTTCATTCTGCAAAATATGATGACATTGTTGAAGTCGTCTGTGCACAATGCTCGCAAACATATAAAAGAAAAAAACGAGATATTAAGGCATATCAACGAAGAAATTTATCTGCAAGTGTATGCAAAAAATGTCAAAATGCTAATCAAAAAACCGGCTCAAAAGTACAATGCCCAGAATGTGGAAAGTCTAGCTACAAACCGGTAGAGAAGATATCAAAAGGTTACATATTTTGTAATGCTACTTGCTCTACCACATACAATAATAAACATAAAGATTACGGATATAGACGCTCAAAACTTGAAAAATGGATAGAAGATCGGTTAATACAGGACTTTCCAATACTTGATATTCATTTTAACTCTAAACAAGCAATCGAAAGTGAACTTGATATTTACATTCCTGCTCTCCGTTTAGGTATTGAATTGAATGGTATCTTTCATTATGAGCCTATTTACTCACCGAATCAATTTAAACGAATTCAAAATAATGATCAACAAAAAATTATTGAATGCTATAAACGTGGAATTGAGCTCTGTGTTATTGATACTTCAACACAAAAATACTTCTCTGATAAAACATCAGAAAAATATTATGCCATAGTCACTAATATAATTAATCGCTGTTTGAAAAGATTGGAGCAGACAGAGGGAATCGAACCCCCGACAGGCTTATCACCTGCTTAACCGGATTTGCAGTCCGGCGCCTTAGCCACTCGGCCATATCTGCTATTTATTTTTATCATCGCCTAACCACTCGGCCACGGGGTCATGTTGGAGCCACCTACCAGTATCGAACTGGTATTTGCTGCATACCAAGCAGCTGTTCTACCTTTGAACTAAAGTGGCATTATGGTACGGGAGGAGGGACTTGAACCCTCATGCACCATTACTCTAATTATAACCGCCCTGCTTATAAGACAGGTGAGATACTCCCGTATACTATTAATATTTATTATCCTATAGTAACTTGATTATTAAAAGCATCTGCTGTAACAGGAAAAAGTTCTTTCATAATTTTAAACATTGCAATAGCATATTGTCTAATTTCCCATTGGGCATGCTCATCCATACGCAACCGTAAAAAATGCATTAGATTATGGATATCACAATTCACATACACTTCTGTATACAAATTAACAGGTAGAACCATTCTTGCCATTTCTCTTGCAACATTTTTAGATAACAAATCTTGGTAAAATTTGTATGACTCTCTACAGTGAGTCACCAGATGATCATTCAACAAATATTGTGTCAATTCTGAACTCTCAACACCGCCTTGCTTATTCTTTGTATCCTGCACTCTCCATCCATCAGGAATATAAAATTCATCTTTCATTTCTGTGTATCGTGCAGATTGCTCATTAAGACGGAAAGTACGATGGCGAACAAATTGTCTCATAACAAAGATTGGCATCTTTATATTGTATGTTATATTAACCGCTTCAAATGGGGAAGTATGTCTGTTCATATACAGATATTTCAACAGTTTCATATCCTGCTCTTCACCTTTTGATGGTGCATCATAGCAAATTCGTGCTGTCTCAACAATTCGTTGATCATTACCTAAATGGTCTATGTATCGCACAAACCCTTTATCCAAAACATCAATCGTAAACCCTTTATCCATATTGTTAAACTTCCTTACTGGCTCCTAGACCTGGGCTCGAACCAGGAAAAACAGATTAACAGTCTGCTGTGATACCATTTCACCATCTAGGATTCATCTTCACAATTATCAAATGGGGCCGCTTTTAAGGATTTTCACCTAAGGTCTATCGGCCGGTGACCTATATCTTATCGACACCTGTTTTTTGCAGAAACTCAACAAATTTCTTGCAATCTTCTCTTCTAAGCTCCCAGCAATCCCAATGACCATATCTACATTGATAGCCGAATATGTATTTAATAGCTACCCAAATACGTTTAAATATATTTCTCCATTGAACAAGCTGAACTTCGAGATACAGACCTGCATCATCAAAATCTACTATTCCATCCTCATCTGCAAAATACACAAACCGTATAGTGTGATCCGAGCTTGCACAAATACAATCAAAATACTCAGTCTTTAGCTGGCTCTGGTAACTGTTCTTCTTTGACTTTTTCATACGGTGGTGGTCCTATTTTAACGAGATGATTTATATCTATACAAACTTTCTGTTGTTGTCTAATAGACTGAGCTTGTGCCATCATTCTTCTTAATTCTTCTAAAGGTATCTGTTGCATGTTATGTCCATAGAGCACGACGAATATCAATAAGTCGTTTTAGATATTCTTGTTCTTCGTCATGTAATTTTTCTTCAAGTATATGAAGATCATCAAACATTTTCTTTACTTCAGGTGTGTCATTTGAGTTTAAACGTTCAAGCCAATTGTCTCCGCATCCTTCAAATTTCGCATCATGCCATTCTGTGAGCTTATCACTGATTTCCTGCTCACGGGTTGGATAATTTTTCCACCAATCATAAATTGCGTGAATCTCCTTAGCTACGTGTGCATGTTCAGGGTCGCTATCCCAAGCAATAACCTCGAAACACTTTTCCTTTTCTACAAAATCAACTAAAAGATTCATCATACCATAAAGAATGAGTTCAACCTTATCACACCACTGTCCTTTATTAAGACCGGTTGGTATTAAGTCATACCGACGAAGGAGAAAATTACGAATCCAGTAATAGATATCTTTTGGTTTTGACCAACAGTAGTATGTAATCTCAAACCACATATCTTCAAGGATTGTAACAACTCTTGACGGTTTCTTCTTTGTAATAGATTCAATGCTCTTTGTTAATTGTTTGAAATCTTTCATATATACCTCACTAAATGGAGCCACCAGACGGTCTCGAACCGACAACCTGCTGATTACAAATCAGCTGCTCTACCAACTGAGCTATAGTGGCATATTGGAGCCGCCAGCCCCACTCGAAGAGGCTTTTCCTGGGTACAGGCCAGGCGCATCACCGTATATGCTTTGGCGGCAAGATGAATAAAGAAAATTTAGTAACAGTGTTTTTTGAAGATAAAGTTCGAAGTAACCGCTTCTATCACTTTTATTCTGGAGCCACTGCAGGGATTCAAACCCTATTATCCGATTTACGAGACCGGCGCATCATCACTTATGCTTCAATGGCAAAAAAATGAACCTCTATAAACTGCCTGTTTAATTACTCTCTTTAAACTACCTATTATTTTTATCTTGTCTTTTGGTGACTTAGTCACCTTTTTATTAGATGTCTTTTTAGCTCTAGCAGTTTTTGTTTTTGTTTTTGTTTTTGTTTTTGCTTCTTTCATTTGATGGAGCGGGTAAGGAGAATTGAACTCCTGTATTCAGATTGGAAGTCTGACGCACAACCATTATGCCATACCCGCGTTACCAATATTTATCTCAATCGTTGTATAATACTTTGTCGAACTCTACCCGGCATTCCATTGAGTTGTTTTATTATTTTTAACACCTCCGGACTATCAATCAAATCCATTGCTTTCATTGAATCACAATAATCACCGACGTTCTTCGAATAATGTCGCATCAACTCTGCTGCTTTAAAAAACTCATCATCAATATTACAAGTATCTGAGACAATCTTCTCTACCTCTTTACCTGGACGGAAAAACTGTACTTCTGCGAATGCTGCTTTTTGTAGACTTTCATATTTTTCAGGGTTATTTTTCGCTAAATCAGAAATTCGAATTTTTTCTCTTAGCATTTCCGTGAACGGTTTATTTATATCCTTCTCAGGTTTTGTATCGATATCGACAACATTAAAGGTACATATAGCAAAGAGATTTTTATCTCTATGCTCTACTAAAAGATAACTATTTTCACAGTTGAATAGATATTCATTATCTAATAGTTTCTCCACATTGGCCTGTGACGATTGAACAGCCTTCAATATTTGTTTTACAAACCAATCAATATACGTGGTTGGAATATTATCTATTTTTAAATCTTTGATTTCCATATTATCTCCTGTCCTTAATTATACTCTATTGCAAATATAAATCAACACATGCCTTAATATTTATTTTTTGGTTGGATCGGGAAGATTTGAACTTCCACCAAGAGAGTCAAAGTCTCTTGTGCTGCCATTACACTACGACCCATTTTATAGATGGTGTACCTGGAGGGACTCGAACCCCCATTAGTCTTGGTCCGTAGCCAAGTGCCATATCCATTAGGCGACAGGTACATATTGAGAGGAAAACAATGAGAGGGTATTTCAAATGTCCGAAGTAACTCTACATCTCACTTCTCAAATAAATTATTGGTAGGCGACCAAGGATTTGAACCTTGTCGACGAGATCTTATCAGGATCTCCGGCATAACCAATGCCCGCCGCCTATTAATGGTAGCGGAAGCAGGACTCGAACCTACGTCTTCGGCTTATGAGACCGAGCTGGAACCACCTCCAGTCTATTCCGCAACTATATTCTATAAACTTCTGCAAATCTACAATTTTGTTTCTTTAGCTTAGGAGGATCAACACGTAAATTTATACTCTTTTGCACAGTAAATCCGTCTTCTTGAACACAATCAACGACAGGTATTAAATATCCTTTTTGTGTTTCATCACACCAAATCGCAATTAAATCAATTTCTTTTATGCTATACGTAAATACAGCACTTTTACTTGTAGTGCCGACTGTTCTTCTTGTATAAGCACGTACTGCGCCATTCTTTATAAGTCCGTTTTTTATCTGTACTCTTTCAAATCCATTACCGCGGTTGATTACTATATCATAGAGTTGATTATCTCCAAAAGGCTGCAAAACAATCCAATTTTTATTTATACATTTCGCAATAATATTTATTTCTGCTTTATCCCCTATATTCTTAGTATTCATATTCAAAAATGGCTCAAGGGAGTTTAGGACCTTACCCAAGAACTGTCCAAGGCGTTAGCTCTCGCCAACCTCCACCATCTAGTTTACTAACTAGCAAAAATACTAAATTTCAAAATCTTTTGCCCAGAGAATACTTGCTTTTTGGTTATTTTTTGGTGCTTGTACTCTTAAACACACATCAACTGTCCCTCTATACTCCTCTATACCTATTCTATATAACTTATTATTGTCTTGACAAAAAATAATAAAACTATCAATTTCTTTATCTGTATACTGTTGAAGTATTGTTGTATTATATTTCCGTTTCTGAACCCGACATCTTACAATTCCATTTATTTCTCTACCAGTTTTTACTTGAACTCTTTCAAATCCATTACCGAAATCTACTAAAATATCATATTTTTGTTCATCCAAATACGGTTTAGCAACATCATACCCTTTTTCGAGTAAATACACTGCTACTTTATATTCATTAACCATTCCACGGCGTTGATTATCATGTCCCTTTTCAATCTCTGTCATTTTATCTCCTATAAATATTTATAAGAGATCATCTGCTATTATAGCAGATATTCAAATTACTGGTCGGAAATGTCGGATTTGAACCGCTCCCAGACGCCCCAAACGTCTTGTGCTACCAAGTTACACCACATTTCCGAATATTGGAAGAAAAGCTAACAGAGGTTTTAATTTCATACTAGGAGTTGAACCTAGAATATGAACCTTTTAAGGGTTCTGCATTTTCCAATTTTGCTATACGATGTATCTCTATTAATCACTATCCAAACTGGTACACGCAGAAGGAATCGGACCTCCATCTCCAGTGTGTAAAACTGGGGTACTAACCATTGTACGATGCGTGCATTAAAAGAGAAAATCGACATTGAGTGTGTTTTAATTCCCATAATTGAAGTAACTCAACATCTCACTACTTTTATTGGTGGACCCGACAGGAATTGAACCTGCATCTCCTCGGTGCAAGCGAGGTGCTAAACCAGTGTCAGCTACGAGCCCAGAATATTTAAGGATAAAGTTGGCAAAAGTGTTCAGTGTTTTACAACGAACTGTACGTTGTGCGGCTCGTTTTAAGTGTCTCCAGCTTCCACTTGATACATAGTATCAATTCATGTATTTTTCGAAGTATCTTTTCCCTCAATGCCTTAAACATAACATCATTATATATGCATAAAATATTTATGCAAGATCTTTAAAAAATTAATAGAGAAAGTCAAGAAAAAGTGTTTTTCGCGTGCTAACATTACACTAACCCTCGATTAATTGGTTGAGGGTGAAGGAATTGAACCTCCTCTTCGTCATTATGTATTGAAGTAACTCTTTCTTTCACTACTATTAAAACTGGTCGGGAAGGTGGGATTCGAACCCACGAAGCACACACGCTTAGTGCACTTGTCCGGTTCCAAGCCGGATGAGGAAAGCCAGACTCCTCCACTTCCCGTAAATTGGCAGTGTGATTTGGTTATCATCATTGGATTTCACGATGTTCTGTCTTTGATCTTCGTGTGAGACATAGGAGTCGAACCTAAGCACTCGGGCCCGTGAAAGGATGAGTGGCAACCAGCTTCTCCGATCAAATACATCTATCAACTACTTCACCAAATACATCTACCGCATACCGGTAGCGTTCTTTTAACCAGATGGATTTCAATATTTTTTCCTACTTGATATTGCTTTCATTATTCTAGAACTAATTACTCACCTCTCAACGTCTATCATCTGTTTTATCTTGCCATAAAGACAAGAGTTATGATTTGAACTATCACACGTAAAATGGTACCCTCGAGGAGAATTGAACTCCCTTTTACAGATTGAAAGTCTATCGAATTAACCAATATTCGACGAGGGCAAAAATTATTAGAGAAAAGTTGGCGTGAGTGTATACTGTGCTAGCCGCTACACTACATGCGGAATTATTGGCCCGCATGCCGGGACTCGAACCCGGCCCAGTCAATTAACAGTTGAAGTAACTCGTACCATCACTACTAATAAATTGGTGGGGACGAAAGGATTTTCACCTTTAATAACCATATAGGCACCTGGTGTACTGTCAGGCTTGCTCATTAAGTTTCGATACTTAATTGCGATGTCCGCTGCCGCGTTCCCCTTTGATTGTTACACGAAGTGGATTCTCACCACACTTGTACCCGAAGCACCGTGCATCAATTATAACTGATTCTACACTATTCGTGAAATTTTTTCATGAAAATGGTAGGTGTGGCGGGACTCGAACCCGCGACAGTCCGGTTAAAAGCCGGAGGCTCTATCAACTGAGCTACGCATCCAAACATCTATCAAAATCTAAATAATCCTCATACCAATTTGTTGTTTTTGTAATTCTTTCATTCTTTTCATATCGGATAACAATACACTTCTTCTTACTAAAATCTTTCCAACTCAAATATATAACTCTTTCAATCTCTGGTATATAATATGCAAATACATCTAGATCTCTTTCAGTGTATGTAAATCTATAATTTGGACCGCTCTTACTAAGCACACAATCTATTGAACCTCCTGTCTTATTATAACATTGATGGTTCTTCACTTGTATACGAATAGGTATACTACCAACTAAAGCAATTAAATCAACTTTTGATAAATCACCTAGCTCTGTAAAAACAGCATATCCTTTCTTTAAAAGATCCAATGCAACAGCACACTCACCTATATTTCCTTTAATTTTTGAATGCATATTTAACCTCTTATCTGTATAGTATATTGCTATAATACACTCATATTAGAAATGGCGGAGACGACGAGAATTGAACTCGCGCTTCTAGTTAGACAGACTAGTGTGCAGAAACCACTACACTACGCCTCCAGTAAAATCAATTGGTGCACTTGGGGAGACTCGAACTCCCATTGACCGAAGTCATCTGGTCCTCAACCAGACGCGTTTGCCAAATTACGCCACAAGTGCAATATATGAAGAAAATCGACTAAGAGTGTTTTTTGAATTAAAAGTTCGAAGTAACTCTTTATCTCACTATCATAAAAATTGTTAGTAAAGAAAATCTAGAAGAGTGTAATCATCACCAAGGTCGGCCGAAGCTGTGGGGGTGTTGATAGGAGTCGAACCTATTATAACCGAAGTAACTCATTCTATCACTATTACTAAATGGTGGAAGCCCCGGGGATTGAACCCGATTGTCTGGATTTTCAGTCCAGCGCATTGACCACAATTGCTTGACTTCCAAAATGGTGGACGTGAGTTTTACAAGGATGCGCCCTCCCCTTGCGTTAATTAACTTAGCATTTCTATTGATCAGATAAAAACACTATGGTGCCCCCACGGGTAATCGAAACCCGATTTCCAGATTGAGAGTCTGATGTCCTGACCGTTAGACGACAGGGCATGAAAATTTAAGAGAAAATTTAAGAGAAAATCTGAATGAGAGCTTTTTATTGACGGGTGTGTTTACCAGTTTCACCACAAGGCAGCTATGAACCACCAAGGTAGGACTCGAACCTACAATATCCTGTTTGTTTGAAGTAACTCATACATCACTACTTAAATTATGGCTGATAGGGCCAGACTTGAACTGGCAGGGATACAAAGTATCAAAGGTTAACAGCCTTCCCCGTTACCATTACGGTTTACCTATCATTCGCGAAAAATGGTGGGCAGAGGAGGACTCGAACCTCCGTGTGGTATGCCAGATTTACAGTCTGGTGCAGTCGCCGCTGTGCCATCCACCCAAAATAAATGAAGCCCCTACCTACGCTTACATTCGTGTTCGACTATGCCTTTAGGGCGCTGACCTCGGGTTACATCACGTATAGATTTTTTACATCACCCCGATATTCTGCGACGGTCGTTTCGAACTTACCTTTTTTAATAGCGAATAAGACGCTCTATCGTTTCTATTTCAAAACAATGCGCAGACTTATAGCGACGTCTTATGTTTTCAGGTACATAATCCAACAAACCTATTAAATTTTGATTTGACACGGTTAAATTAGCATTTCTACTAACGCCCGTTGCTATGTCAAACTGGTGAACGTGGTGGGACTTGAACCCACATATTCTCGGTTAAGAGCCGAGCCTAAATTCCTTTCTAGTCACACGTTCAAAAAATTGCGGCTTTTAAGGTATTGCAACCTAACGAGAACCGCGTCGTACTGATTTCACGGAAGGGCAATTTCCAATAAAAAACCCATCCTGTTGGATGGGCTAATGTAAACTTGTTTGTATTGGCAGCTTACATCAGCACTTCCGTTCCCCCATATCTTCCGCTGTATACGGATGACGATTATTACCTGGGAGGCACTCGTACCCGCTAAAGCGTCTGATCTGTTTCAAAGTTATAAATTGTGTTTCCATATTTCATTAATTATTTATGCTCTTTGCCTCAATTTCCAGCATATTTCATAAATTTCTTTCTTTCAATACTCATATATTATAATAATCAGAATATAATGCAACATAAAAACTAAATTTTATGCATTAACGAATCATATGCCTAGAGGATTAACTCTAGTTAGCTGCTTGAATGTCTCAGTCTTCTTACCTACATTCATTATAGCATGGCCCCAAAAAGCCTTGTTTATTGTACGAGGTTTCTCTGTTTTAATTTCGTAATAACATTTTGTAATAAACATTTGTTTTTTATTATGACCACCACCAATTTTTCGACGCCTATCTTCAGCCTCCCCTGGGATTTTATAGATAGTAGCATGCTTACACTCAGATTGCCAGCCATTACATTCACGATAATAAAAACATCTCATAGTAGGCCCGTGGAAATATCCTAAAATATAACCGATTTTATACTGGTGTTTAGTTCTACGCTTTGCTTTCATAATAATTCCGTAAAGTGTACTGCTATTAGATCTTCAAATGTGTCGTGAACTTCCCATATTTGTGCTTGAGGTAATGTTATTAGTTGTGTGTGTAATTCTTCATTATTTGTTGATTTACAATAAAACCTTGTATTCTTTAAAATAGTTGATCCAATATCTGTAATGTAGTAATCTAGTTCATATATTGGAGATCCTATATACCATAATTGTTTAACTGGTTTTTCATAACCAAATTGTGTAGTCATTCTTGTATTTATAGCCCATATCCACTTCCTCACAGGAGTGTCACAAGATGCCGTTCGACTAATTGCTCTAGCGAGTTGTATGTTTTCCATTTGTACTCAGATTTTGTAAATTCAACAGAATCCCCTGGTTTTAAGTTTTTAGAGCTACGCAGAGTCGATCGTAAAATTTTACCTTCCACAATTGTAACCGTGTGTAAATTTCCCTCTCGGTTTCTATATGAATATCCACCACTAACATGAACATCTCTTAGAATAGCAAACCCATTATCTTCGATACGAAGTTTGAATAGACCAAGAGATGATTTAATGTTACGTACCTTAGGTTGTATAAATGCAAACATTAGTTGTTTTATATAGTGTTAATGTAATTATTTACTGTTCCAATTTTTAGGGGGAGTAGCAAATTTACCAAATGCCGACGGTAATACTACTTGCTCTTTTTTTATCATCGGTACTCCTAATGATTTCAACCCAGTTTGACTTGCATAATATATAACTAATTCTGCAACTTGATTTCCTATATTAAATTCATCTTGCACTACATGTGAGCTTTTTTGTTGTCCCCACGTAGTACCAACACCGAAAGGATCTTCCTTTACTGATGTACAACACTTCACATCTCCGCTATATAAACTTCTAGACTTTGAATTTACTCCATAACAATCTAGCGTTCTATTAGAAGTACTGGAACAGTTAATATTATTTGATACCTGGCTATTATACAGTGTCCAAGGTGGTGTACCAGTTCCGGGATCTATACCTGGAACATATTTAATATCTTTTGCTGAATCACTCGTAATAGTCCAATAAGATGGTATACATATATCTACCTTCTCTTCAAAAATTAAAGCGCCAATTACCCCATTATTACCTGGTGCACCGGCTTCGTTGCAGTAGCTTCTATCTTTTCGACAGAATTTAAACGCACCAACTGTCTCCATATCTTTACGAAAACCTTTAATCTCTAAAGTATCGTTAGCGTTTACTATGTATCCTGTATCGCCTGGTTTTGCAGGCTCTCCAGTAATAGCATTAATACCATCTATAGAAGGAATCGCCAGTATCCGATTGTATGAGTGATTACGGATTTGTAAGGAATATTCAGTTCCAACTCGACTTTCAATAAAAGTATTGTTGTCTTTGTGGAACTCTTGAACAGGATGGCCGTTGACGAGTATACGTAGCTCGTATTGATTTATTTTCATTTTTCTCCTGCCTCATATGAGGACTTCATATCACATCTGTGACATATATATTTATATAGGCTGTAGAAAATAAATCAAGCATTTAATGCGGATAAAAGCATATGAAAAGGTAAAACTTCTGCATTCGGTAGAAGATATTTCATTTCTTTCGCTCCGACTGGATTCATACTATGAATTAGTATTCGTGGTGGATTAGTAATATTATTAGCTATCCATTTTGCTACTTCCCAGCCAGTACCTTCACCAGATGCAACGTACACTTTACCACCTAAATCATGATCGAGAAATATCATATCAAACGGACTATTATCTTTTAGTTGTTCAATGGCTTCAATAGCTGTTTGAGCCCAAATAGTTTCTGCTCTGCCTACCATTGCCTTTGAGAATGAACTCCACCGAGCTGGATCATCATCCAGGAATAATACTTTCATTTTGAAAATCCTATCTTTATGACTGGTGTCTTAGGTACAACATCAATCTCATCTTCGCGTATGGTTAGTGTTTTTCTTTCTCTTCCCTGCCACCAGCTTACATCATAAAATATAGACAAATCTCTTCCAGTAATTCCGATATTTTCTATAACTGCTTCAAATGGTTCTTCTGCTTTTACGATAATTGTGGTACCAGGGGACAAAATATCAAGTTTTTCATGTAAGTATTTATTTACTACCACCGAGTATAAAAGTACTTTTAATGTGTTCATTAAGCTTAGCATTTACATGAGAAAAGTCCATCATATATTTCTTTTCAAGAGCGGCTTCTATAATCTTCATTTTATATTCAACTAATTCTAATGGTACTGGAGTATAATCCCACATATCCGTGCCAACATCAAAAGACAGTGAATCTCCCTCTTTTAATCGACCATGAGAGTGGCCATATAAATGCCAAGCACCATGAACAGAAGATGCCCAAGTATTCATTGAATAATGACATAAAGTTACATCTTTACCGTTAAATCGTCGACGAAGAAATGGATGTACTTCACGAAAGAGATTTTTTACCTCCACACTCATTTTATCGTGGTTTCCTTCAATGAGAATCTTCTTTCCATTGAGGCGATGCAGAAACCATGCATGATTCTTGAATGCAAAATCTCCAATGATATACACAGTGGAACCAGGTTTTACCATATCGTTCCATCTCTGCATCAACACTTCATTCATCTCTTTTACATCTGCAAATGGACGCTTACAGTGACGAAGAATACCTGCATGATCAAAGTGAGTATCTGCAGTAAAGAAAGTTTTGCTTGGATATTTGATCATTTTACTACTCCTGATTGAGAGTTAAATTGGTACGCCCGAAAGGACTCGAACCTCTATCCCCAACATTATTAGTGTTGGCGCTCGCGAAATATGTCGTCTATTATCTAGGTACATCGATAATATCTAACAATAAGCCTAGATAATAAGGACTAAAAAATATTGATATCATTACCAAAAATGAGAAATAAGTCTTTAGCTATAATCTCGGGTACCACCGATCATATATACTGTACCTTATTTCCCATTTTCAGTTCTGAGTATCTCAAAGTTAGCGCTTACTACCATCCATTGAGCTACAGGCGCATTTTTTTGTTCTATTACTTGTGTAGTTTGACGATATGTTGGTTATACATATCTACATGACCACGCAATTCTTTGTTGGTTATTGCCAACTCAGCGCGTAGCTCTGCTACCACACGCTTGAGGTTTTCGATTTCTTTTATCATCACTTCTTCGTTCATTTTGTTCTCCTTTAAATCTATCACTTACAGATTAACTGTACTTTAAACTGTTTACGTTCTTCTCTTCTGTGCGAGCCTTTAGCTGTGCGTCTTTCTGTCTACGAGCTTCTGCACGCATTCTCTTCTTGCGTTTCTTCACACTAGGCTTCTGAAAGAACTCTCTTTCTCTTAGTTCTTGAAAAAGCTGAGTATCATCTACCGCTTTCTTAAACCGCCTTGTCATTTTCTCAATAGTTTCGCGAGGTTTTCTTTTTATTGTTATTTGTGTCATACTCATAATGTCTCTAAAAATATATCAGTTCTTACTTCACCAATGTTATTAAAAATACTGTCAGGATTATTTATATCAAACCTCCGACGTTCCACGTTGCTAGGTTTTCCACCATTACTCGACAATACAATAGATGTCTCTTTTAATGTCCATGTCCCCTTCTTCTTATTATGTTTTAATATAAACCGAATAATCGGTTCTTTTTTTCCTTCGATAATAAGAAGATATTCTATAAGCGTATAAGAAATCCAAGGCATAAGATGATTTTCGAATACATACTTATAATATATCTTTTTTCGCATTATGCCACGTCTTTTTTAGTTTTTATTGGCATGCGCGGAGGGAATCGGACCCCCTCCTAGAGTTTTGGAGACTCTTTGGCTACCATAGCCTCACGCATATCACTAATACTTTCTATTATTTGAACCCTATGTATAGAACCCGCGTTTTGCGCCAAAAAATTTGGTCACGGGGTCTCGGGTTTCAGTTTCATTTTCAATTTACTGGCGGAAGACAAGGGAATCGAACCCTCACCAGACATATTTCAGCCTGGAACGCATTAGCAGTGCGCCGCCACGAACCATTATTAGCCTATCTTCCTTTTTTCATCTATCTTCGCTAAATTTCTCTCAAGCCTTTTAATAAGGGTTAAAAGATACAAACGAACTACCCCCTTCTTCTTTCCAGCTTCTAGTTTGAGAAACTCAATAACATCTACAAGATTAACTCTTAATTCCTTTTCTGGTGTTCTGTAAACTTTAATGCTCATAAAATTACTCTCCAGGGCAGGATTATTATCCTTTTCTAACTCAAAAATTGTTTTCATTCTTATTATAGTATTTTATGATATTGCATACTCGATAGGTTGGGCTCTAAATTTAAATTATCCTCAAATAAAGTAAATATCCTACATCGTTCAAACACTTCTTGAAATTGTTTTGTATCTTTATCAAAGAATTGTTCATACTCTACCAGCATAGGATGCTTACTTACTAAATCTCTGTAATCATAGAAACACTCCGATGTCGTTTTTATTGGATTTTTTGGACAGCTTGGACATATCACAACTCGTCTCGTTATAACACGCAAAGCTGGAAAAATCGTTCCATTATATCCTAATACTCCTTCTTCTATTGTATAATCAATATCATCATATGTCAAGGTTTTCATTTGGCGGAAGCGGAGGGACTCGAACCCCCAGGGCTGTTACACCCAGCTGTTTTCAAGACAGCCCGACTACCATTATCACACACTTCCTTTATAACAATCTCATCTTTAGTTTCGCTTTGTCGTATTTTGCTTTCGTTTTATCATACTCCTCTCTCGAAACATTACTTTTATAATTCTTGCTCTCTAGTCTCTTTTTTAAGAATACTAAATATTGTTCTTCTTGAGCTTTAATATTCTTTTTACTCATTGGTGCGGGTGAGAGGACTCGAACCTCCACGCCTTGCGGCACAAGCTTCTAAGGCTTGCGTGTCTGCCAATTTCACCACACCCGCATTATTTATTCTTTACTATTCTTTTCTTTGTTCTCTTCTTTTGCCTTGGCATACTTCCTGTATACCCTACCTCTTTTAAGAGCTCTTTATGATGTCTAACCCACTTATTCAAATCTTTTTGATTGCTGTCACTATTATATAGAGCCTCTTGTGCTGCTTCAATTTCATCTAGACAATAATCAGTTTCATATTTTTTCTGTTTTCTCGTCATTTTAAATACTTATAACAAATACTCAAACCATCTACTTGTAAACTGCTCTACTGTTACAAATTCTACTTTTGTGTGAAAATTAATACTCGACTTATGTGCTTTAAAATAGTCTCCTGCTGGAGTTATTATAGGGTTTTAGTTGTATATACTTGATCGTTATAAATAACATACTCTTGTTCATATCTTACTTTTGTACCTCGCTTCCTGCAATGTACATATGTATCATCCAGTATTACTATATCAGGGAGAGGTATAATCTTCTTCATGTAATCATCAATATGTGTACCATAATCTTGTTCCTTATCTCTAATAGCATTCATCCGGGATGATGTTTGTCTTGCTTGCCACTTTTGCTTATGTGTTAACTTTTTTTCATTCTGGCGGAAAGCAGAAGACTTGAACTCCACTCCTTTCGGAGCCGACCGTGTTCCAGACGGTGGTAGCACCCTTGCTACTTTACTTTCCCTATTACGTGCATGTCTATTCATAATGTACTTTTAAGTTGATATGCGCGATTATAATTAGCGCCCTTTGGGTCCAAACCTAATCGTATTAACGCTTGTCTTATATTTTTCTCTTCTTTTAGTGCAATACAAAATTCTTCATCTGATACTTTCTTTCCTTTTCCTCTATTGCCACCTTTATATGTCTTAGTTTGACTGTGGCAATTTGGACATAACCAGCGAAGATTCTCAACCCGACAATCGAGTCTTTCACCGTTAATATGATCCATTTCTAATACAATTGTCTTATTATTCCATTTTGTTAAGTTGCAACACGAGCATTTATATTCCTTTATTTGTTTAAATCGCGATCTAATATAACATAAACTTCGATGACACTTTTCTGTAAATATATCTTTGTCATCTAAACTAGGCGTATTTTTTCTCCATCCTCGCTGTTCAAAAGTAAATGTACATTTTTTATTTCCATTTTTATATGCTCGTTTTACACCATTTGAGTTTTTTAAACGAGTGTTCGGGCATTTATTAAATTTATCACTACAACACCATTTACCATTTTTTAATTGGTATTTTGCTTCTTGTAGACATCCATATTGACACTTCATATCTCTCCTTTTAAATACTTATATGGCAGAGATATTTTTTTATAAAAATTGGTAGCCTAGGTGGGAGTCGAACCCACAAACCGAAGCGCCACTTTTTGAAAGTGGTGAGTATGCCAATTTCTCCACTAGGCCAATATCCATATATCAAAGAACTTATCGAGAAAAATTTATCTCGACTTGAGTGCTCTTAGCGTTACCCAACTGCAACCACGGGGAGGTGGCACTCTCTGCAGTCGTTGATCGACGAGAATTGAACTCGCGTCACCTGATTCACAGTCAGGCGCTCTGCCACTGAGCTACGACCAACATTACTTTATAACAACTCAACAAAATTATCTGCTACTAATTTCAATATATCTTCTTCATTAAGCAATCTAACATCATAAGATTTTGCTTTTCTAAGTCTCGTTTCCATTGCACTTTCTGATAATACAAATTGTTCAAATTTAAACGGTGTATGTATGAATTTACCATAACTAAATGTATGAAACATTTGCCTATATCCTCTACCAATCTTCTTCCAAAATAAATGTACATCACACCGCGGAGCATTTTTATTAACTTTACTATAGTCACGAACAAATTGTACATAAGGTGCTTTCATAATAAATCCTCAAAAAAATCTGAAATAAACTCCTCCAGCGACATCTCGTAACAATAAAAAGTTGAATTGTGTAATCCTGATGCTAAAGTTCTACCACTAATAATATGATTATATCTCTGCTGTTTATGCTCTATATACCATCTATATCCGCATTTGCAGACATCTGTCCATCTTTTTATATGATCAGTTGTAACATATTTTATTTCGTATATACGACCGTCTTTATGGTAGAAGATTTCTTCTACATTATAGTCCCATATTCGCCATATTACGTCTGGATACTTTCCCATTTGATCTCACAAAAGTTATGAATTCATTTATTGGTGTTGGCTTTGTCTTATTTATTCTCAAATAAAACGCATTGTCCAGCACATCTCTACTAATCTTCTTTTGTCTTATTTTTGCTATTTCACTCTTTACACTATTATGTTAATCACCAATCTCCTAAAATTAATAACATACTGTTTTCTTCTTGAACTGTCTCTTCATCCACAGCAGCGATTGTATCAAATATTATCCCAACATAATCAGATAAAGATATTTTTTCTTGCTTATCCCAAATTGTAGATATTACCTTACACAATTCATCTCGTTTCCATTCAAGAGCTGCCCGTCTCGGTAAACTTAATCTTTTTAGGTCACTTAGTTTGCATATCTGACTTACACCTCTGCTATTCTTTTTATGAAGTGATATGTAAATTCCTGGATCATCTGCCATATTTTCCCATATTTCATCTGTTTCATCTTTCATGTCTATAGATCCTTTGAAATTAAATCTGCTAGAATAAAATTAACTGATTCAGACTCCCAATGTTGATTAAAACATTTTAACCAGCAATCAAGCTCCAGAGATATTTCTCCTTCAATCTTAAATTGATGTGGTACAAATACAATTCTCGGTACAGCTCTCACAACAAGACAGCCTCTCTGCTTTCCTATATAAGGATAGCGACCATCTCCAGGCATTGCCAGTAAAAAATCAATAGTATTTTCAAACTGATCCAATTTATCACAGAAGATCCAACACTTATTTGGTGACGATCTGAACGCAACATAGCTAATTTTTAATCGCTCTAATTCACTTATTGCTGCTTGATATTGTTCTTCTGTATCGCAGTCAATCATTGGAACTGTTTGATTAAAAATAGATGTAACAATCCAAAACGGATATTTTGGTTTAATGTTAACAGGTTTATTGGCTTTAAGACTCTCAATTTCATTAATTGTTTTTGTTTTATAGTAGCATTGACGAATTCCTTGCTCAAATTGAGCAGGTGTTATAATCGTAATAGGGGTATGTTTATATACCCCGTCTTCTATTACTCCGCCGTTATCTATTGCGTAAATCATATATCTCCATATAAGTGGTAGTCGTGGAGGGATTCGAACCCTCAAGCTAAAAAGCGTGGCATTTTAAGTGCCATGAGTTTGCCAATTTCTCCACACGACCATCTATGCATTCTTTTTTTCTTCAAAGAATGTTTATATTATATGTATTCAAATGTCAAAGATCAATAAAAAAACCCCGGCCTTTTGGACCGGGGTTCTAACTAAATTTATTTAGATAGTTCACACCGGTCTGCGTGGTAGATGCCACAACGAACTGGATGATAAACTCTCTAATATATTTCTCATATAAATAATTATGCCTTCAGATAATAAAAAATCAACGTATTTTAAAAATATTTTTAAGTATTTGTTCCATATGTAATAAACACTGTAATATAAGAACCACAATCTATATATGTTACGTCATTTTTAGTCCAATCAGTTCCAATATTTGTTATAGCATCCTGCATAATACTGGATAAGGAAGCCATATAAGTTAATGTATCGATTGGATTCTTTAGAAACCCTCTACAATATGTTTTTACTGCCATTTTCTCTCCTGTAACTATTTATCTACTACAATAGTACTTTTTTTAATTCTCGTGGTCTTGGTGCCTGTTAAAAATTCCCATAATGATTTACGCTCTTTAGTATCTTCTAATTTCATATCAATAATTTGGTTCTGTAAATCATTAACTTTATACATTGCTGTTGTTAGATTCTCGTTGGTTCTATTTACTTCTTCTATTAAACTTCTATTAACTATATTCAATTGCGCTATGTCTTTCGACATAGCTTCTAATATACTTTCAATACTCTTTCCTTCAATTTCTATTCTTACCATAATATTATTCTCCCATTCTCTGCTTTTACAGGTTGGTTCAGTGTGTGATGAGTAGTATTTGGATTTCTGAGAGCTGTTTTTACTTTCATCTGTAATTTTTTAGTTTGTTCATCTTCTTGGTTTTTATAAAATTCTCTTCTTTGATCAACTACAATATCTCCATTGGAGAACTTATCTTTAAATAATTTTGTTTGAGGGTGCCATTGATGAAAAATAGTTAAATTATCGTTAGTAACAACTTCATATTTTTCTCTAATAGTTTTTACATAATCTGTATCTTCAAAGCCATGCTTCCAATATTCTGGCCAACCACCTGATTCTAAAAAAGTCTTCTTTGTCATAAACACATTACCACCTCCATGGTGAATAATTTGCTTACCATTATCAACTTCATATAGAACTGTTGGATAATAAACTTTACTATCATCTACCATATTAAGTCCGTATTGTATCACTTCTCGGTTAATTATCATATCTGCATCTATAAAGAAGATATACTCTCCATTACACTGTGATGCTGCTATGTTCCTTCCTTTTCCAGCAGAGAAACCTACATCACACTGTACATCTATTAAATGAATATCAATCATCGGAAGCATCGATTCTAGCCATGTCTCCAGCGGCCAATCAGTTGATTCCCAATCAGCTATTATCAACTCAACCTCTGAATTTAATGATAGTGATGATGCAATAGATTCAATACAGTTTGGAAACGGATATATAAAACCTCTATCTGTATGAATCTTGGAACGATTCTTTATAGTTGTACATATCGATAGCATATCAATACTTTATCACATTAAAAAATAAAGCAAATGCTATTAGGTATCAATCTGCCACAGTGGAATAAGTCTTTCTCCTAGTGTGGTATTTATTAGTAGGAACTCTCCATCAAACACAGTGCTTGCAGGTGATGTGATAGTTGATGTAAATGTTATGTCATCTAATGTTAACGTAGTTCCTGTTATATTAGGATTAATTGTTAGAGGGCTCGCTGGTGTACCGTTCCCGTTGATTGTATCATCCGTAGATACCAGTGAAAGATAATTCCCAGCTGGAGATGCAACCTGAGATCTTCCGGTTCCTGTTATATCCTCAACTTCAATTAGCGTCCAGTTTGAACTTTGATATTTAAGAATAATTCTACCAATAAAAACACTTTCTGGTGTTAATACCGGTAATCCATTTCTTAGATCTAACGGTGATAGTGATTGTTCTTCTGATAAGGATGCACTTTGTGATTGTCCTTGAACAAATATAAATCTATGCTTCTGTGATTCAACATCAGCAGCCATTGGAACAGCAACAATCCAAACACTCATAAAGTCATTATTTGACATTGGTGTTTGTGTCCAGATTGTTCCATTGAACTGATTATAGTATGGTTGATTTCCATTCAATGGAACAATATCATCTGATGTTCCGAATACTCCAACGCCAGTTGAACCAGAAAGCCAGAATTGTGTATAGGGGCCGCTTGCTAATGCTGGATTGATTGTTGGTAGATCTTCATCATATATAAGTGCTTCACTAATTGTTGGTCTTCTATTTGCTACAGTGGTGGAATTAAGAGTATAATTGCTTAGGGTTCCACCTGTTTGTCTGTATGTACCAATAACTTCATGAAATTCTCTATGAGTAGTATGCTGCATGACACTGTGACATTCTCTCTGATATACCCAACCACTTGCATTATGGAATGTCCAACAGATTAATAAGTTTTTATAAAAATCGGATGCTAGGGTAGCTGAATCATTCCAAGAAATAGAATTGCCATCATAATACAGGAAGTATCTTTTTGTTGGGTCATCAGTATGAACAGGAGATGTCCAACCAGATGATAAAACTGGAACTAATGTTCCTTGATAGTATGCCTTAACTGTTCCTGTTAGAGTTATTGTTCTGCTTGCTGAATCTCCAGTTACAATAACATCCTCCGGAGCAATAAATCCAGTTGGATCTTCACTATCAGAAAGTATTGTTCTAGGAACATAATCATTGATGTTATAATCAAAATCAAAATAATCAGCTCCCTCGTGCCATACGGGAAATTGTCCAGTAGTTGATAGTGCGGTTCCATTTACATCAGATAGTTCTTCTAATGTATAATGACGTTCTAGGGTTACAAGAATTGAGCCTAGAGTTGAATGAACAACGCCAACGGTTCCGACAATATCAGCATGGTGCGGTTCTGTTGGTTCGATATTAGTTAATTGACCAGCAACATCTTTGGATACATATAACAAATCCCCTTCTGCCCATGTAGTACCCCAAATTCCAGACCCTGTATAATTTGTTTTTATTTTACGAACATACCCGAATGTTGTGATATAACCAAAGTCATTAGCTGTTATGTCTTTTGTACAGACACCAACAACCCTGCATGTCAGTGGGGCATCAGCCTTTGCTAATCTAACATCTGGATATGCCCCTGTTCTGCCAGAAAGATAAACAACTTGTCCATTAGCAATATCTTCATTGGCTCGAACTTTAACAAACATCTCTTGACCAAGCTGCATTTGGATCTCGCCACCATCAAGACCGAGATCAAGTGTACCATCTGTTTCATTCCATGCTAATTGACCTTCTTCAACGATGGATTCTGATGTGAGATTAAATTGTAGAGTTGGGAGTGTTAGATTCCCGTCCATTGTGCTTCCTGCTACACCAACAAATCTCTCATCTGCTTGTACTTTTGAATACCCGTTTTTATATGTTGCTGCCATCTATTCTCCTAATTCCACCATGACCATAAAACTTTACGAGCAACCTTCCTTAACCATCCTAGTATCCCTGTAGGCTCTGTCTTCGGTATTGATATAATTGGCTCATCAGCCCCGCTACTGAAAATCAACTTCTCTGGATCAATTACTCCATATCCCCAAATCGCATCTTTACCGACAATACCTTTGTCATCGGCATATTTAATTAGATGCTCTTTAATTTGTTCAATTGTTTTGCAGTCGTTCATTCCAGTTTCTGCTTCTTGCTTGCGATGTTTAGCCAATAAGAGAGCAACCAGTCCTGTAATGAAAGGTGTAGCCATTGATGTTCCACTTAGTTTAGCGTATTGATTATTCAAGTATGTTGAGTATATATCAACACCCGGAGCACTAAAATCTACCATGGAACCAGTACTGTTAAATCTTGCAGGATTACCTTTTGAATCGAACGCTGTAACACAAATAGTTTCTGGGTATTTACCTGGATAATTAACTGCATCACTACGACCATCATTACCCGCGGCACAGATTACTGGAATATTTAGTTTGTATAGTTCTTTAATTGGATCATGTAGAACAGACTTATCAACCGGCGCACCCAGACTCATCGATACTATATCCGGTTTTGTACGTATAGCATATTTTAATCCATTTGCTATTTCCTCATACGTTCCACCACCACTATCACCCAATACACGAACAGTAACTATAGTGCACTTTGGTGCTACTCCAACCATTCCGATGTCGTTATGTCTTGCTCCGATAATACCACAGACATGAGTGCTATGACCATTACCATCCATAATAGTAGATTCACCTTCAATACAGTTTCTACTATCTTTCTTGTTCATTGCTCCGATTAAATCTGTATGATCAGTAAAGCCAGTATCTAACACCATCACAACAATATCTTCCCCTTCTGTAATAGTCCATGTCTTAGGAACATTTAGCTGTCTTATTCCCCAGTCTTCTACTTGAGATAATGTAGTTACTACATGTTCAACTTTAAACGGTGGTAAAAATATATCTGGATGTCTCATTTCACTCCTTATAGTAATTTTGCTATTGCAGATATTAATGCACTTAATGGTTTGAAAAATATAATTATAATAACTAAAGTAACTATTACTCCTGGAAACCAATGCATTATAAATTTTTTAGTCCATTGCGACCACGAAAGATTTTCTGTTCTTAGTTTTAAACTGTTTATAACTTCTTTATCTTCTTCATTTTGTTTAGCCATACTCTCAAGAGTCGATTCAAGTTTTTCGATTGATTGTGATAGTACTCTAATCGCCCAGACAATACTCTCTTGTGGATTACCATTACCAAACAACACTGTATGATGGCTCGTAACACGGCCATTAAGTTCTTCCAGCGCCCTCTGTATTAACGCGAGAGTAACAACAATCTGTTCTTCTTTATCTTTGGACTGAATTGCCATTACTTTGCTCCTCTCTTAGGGGCTGGCCACGCCTTATCAGCAGGTAATACTGCTACTACTATTTCTGTCTCAACATCTACATCAGATGTAATAAAATGAGGTACATTAGGCTCGATATAGCAAATATCACCCGGCTTGAGCGTCATAGTTATATTACCTTCTTTTAGTACTGTTATCGATCCTTTTATTACACTAAATATTTCTGCAACATTATGTGTATGCTTTTCTAATTCTGTATCTGGTGCAAAAAATGTTCTTGCTACTGCAATGTCTTTTATCTTTAATAGCCCGTATGTATGAATGTGACCTCTCTTGGTAGGAATATCATATTCATCTTTAGTTCCATCATCATTTATATTTTTTACTATTTGTGCATAGTCAATACAAAACTGTGAACTCAATTTCTCAATTGCTTCATTAATATAATCCAATTTAATTTCTTTAGGATTAGTATTCTTATGTGTTAGATCAAACGTCATTTTTGGTCCTAAATAGTGTAATGATTAAATACGCGAATATCTGAATCAGTTGAGCCATCAGAGACCAACCATATTCCAGATGTCTCTCTTTCAATAGAATAATATGTACCAGGCTCTACTACCATGCCGTTAGCTGTGATTGCTTGAGCTGTTGTCGCAGAGTAGTATAGATAGATATTATTTGTACTTTTATTATAAATCTCAATCAGTGATGATCTATTTACAAAAACAAGAGGATAAACAGTTGCTGGAGATGAAATAAACGAATGTACTTCATTTTCGTTTGGTACTTGTGTCTCTACAGTTGCACCACTTAGTGTTGGTGAGTTTACTTGGTATGTTAATAGTGCATATCTACCACGAGATGCAGATAAAGTTTGCATAGTCATACCAAATCTCTGAAGTTCTTCACTTGTCAAGACGGTAAATTTACCACGCTCTGCTTCTGCGCATGCAAACCTAGTATTAAAATTCGGCATTTTTCTCCTTTCACGAGCTATTTGCTGGCGATTTTTATCGCGGGAACTTCTCAGTTCCGGGTCTACGACCGGGTACTTGGATCTTTTAAATATTTAGTCAACTCAGATACAAAGAACAAAAAAAGCCGATAGATTTTAGGTCTATCGGCTTTTTTATTGAAATTTTGAATTTTATGTAAACTCTGTAATCGTCTTAGCAACAAAAGGATCGGCTTCTAACATGGTTATTCCAAACATAGATGAACTCCAACCACTTCTATAAAAATAATAATATCCTGTTGTTATGCTTGAATCAGTGAATATGCCAGACCCAATAGAAGTAGGTGCATTTCCTCTAAATATTGCACCGTCTGTAAAACTAGAACACAAAACAAATGCACCATCACCAATACTTGTTACAGAACTACCTATTGTTAAAGTACCATCAAATCCAGAACAATTAGCAAATGCCCCGTAACCAATACTTGTTACAGAATTAGGAATTACCAAAGAACCTGTAAGTCCGGCGCATTCGCTAAATGCAACTTCTCCAATAGTTAATAAATTAGTTGCACCTGACATATCCAATGAAGTGATATTAGTATCTTGATAAAATGCATAATCATCAATACCAACAACATTATGCCCTGCGCCATCATCAGCAGGGATTACTACTGCTCCGTCACCTAAATTACTATATCCTGATACATATGCATTTGAGCCATCTATTCTATATATTAATGTTACAGCCATTGTTTATTCTCCTTTTATGCAAATTCAGTTGTTACCCAAGTTTTCCGACCGGTCGTAATATGCCATTGGTCTGGTAACATCAAATCAAGTTTAACAGATGCAAATGGCTGGCTTCCTGGATCAGCGGAAGGTCCACTATAAATAGATGCACCATATGCAGAATCATCAATTCTTTGTGAATCGCCAGCAACAACAGACAATTTAACCCCTGTTGTAAACTTGCTGAATGTATAATATGTTCCTAGGTCGTCAAATGTGACATCAGGTAGCACAAATGCAATCGAAGACAATGCATTACTTGAAACACAGAATGTTGTGCTTGATTGCGTTACATCGACATTATATGGTGTTGTATCAACTATAACAACCGAAGGTTTAACCCATTTACTACTATTCGATTGAACAGTAGTAAATGTTGAATTCCAATTACCGGATGAAGCTTGTATCTCTGTTATGTTAGTACTACCAATACCAGTCAAATAAGACCCGTCACCGAAAAATGCGGTTGCGCTAATATTATTAGCGCTCAACGTTCCTGTACTTATCCACTCTCCGCGAAGTACATTTGGACCGGGTGTTATTACTCCACTGGTTCGACCGAGATGTACCTGTCCATCATTAATATAAATCGCGTCACCTTTAGCATCATGACTTCCAGGATCAACTGTACCATAATTATCTATAAACAACTGCGGTGATCCTGCTAAATTTGGAGCACCTCTACCTGCCCAATACCCTACCGCAATAGAGTTATCTGCTGTACTATAAGCTCCAGCCCATGCACCAATATATGTTGATTGAGATATGCCAGGACCTGCATAATATCCGGCTTGATATCCAAAAACATCAACGTCTTGCCCTGATAATCCTTCTCCAGCCTTATAGCCAACAATAGAATTTGCTGAATCAACGACAACAGCATTTAAGAGAGCGTTAGTACCAAAATATTGCCCTTGTACTATATTTGTACCTGTTCGTAAATCATTGCTAACAACAATCTCTTCACTTGCATTTGATGAAATAATTGCACCAGACTCAAATTTAATCGAACTATTACCAACATAGATTGTATCTGCACTAAGAACTCTTGTAGTTATGATATCAGCACTAAGGAATGGAGTAATGATCATATCTGCATTAAGAGTGTCAGCACTTAACCCACCAGTTACATTCCAATCTCCTCTTAATACTCCATTTTCTCCGAGTACAACCCCGTTGGCGGCACTAACAGTAAACTGGTCGCTTGTCGTTGATGATACAGCTGCTGTAAATGAACTCCATACGAATGTTCTACTATGAACTGCTTCTGCATTTAGACCTGCTGCATGTGATATGGCACCTGAAGCTACTGTACTCGCTCCCTCTGAGTGAGACGTACTACCGGATGCTATCGTAGCTTGGCCTTCTGCATGAGCCTGGCTGCTACTGGCGTAATTTCCAACACCTTCGACATGAGATCCCTGACCGGATGCTGTATTCGATTGACCTTCTGCATGGGCATATAGTCCCGTCGCGTGATTTAAACTACCTTCTACATGTGTATAGTCATTTGTCGCTTCGTTCAATCCACCCTCTGCATGGGCACAGTGTCCTGTTACATTATTTACAATACCTTCTGCGTGTGATCTCCGACCAGTTACAGTGTTCTCTCGTCCCTCTACATGAGAACATAACCCTGTAGATGTAATATTGTTTCTATATCCTTCAGCATGAGACCAATCACCAGATGCTAGGTTATAACCGCCTTGTGCGTGAGACATTACCCCTGTTGCAGATACACCAATACCGAATGCGAACGACCCAGAACCTGAAGCAATCACAGTGTATCCTGAGCTATCAGGAATATAACCACCAGCAAATGCTCCATCTCCTTGCGCTATAATATCAGCTGATACTGATGCATTAAATCCTTGAGCATGAGAGCCAGGCCCGGATGCTGTTGTTCGGTATCCTTCTGCATGTGATGCTATTGCGATAGCCGAAGTAAAGTGTCCTTCAGTGTGTGATTCGTTACCGCTTGCTCTTGTTTCATTTCCTTGCGCGTGTGATGCGTTTCCAATAGCTAAAGTACCGTACCCCTCAGCATGAGATTGTTGACCACTTGCTATTGTTTGCTCTCCTTCTGCATGAGCGTGTATATTGGATGCAAGCGTCAACCAGCCCTCTGCATGTGCATTTGCGCCTGTTGCAGATGTTTGCCATCCTTCAGCATGAGCAGCATTACCAGATGCTATTGTACCTCTACCTTCTGCATGCGAGCCGCTTCCGGATGCAAGTGTATTCTCACCAGGTTCAACATACCCCTCCGCATGAGATCCGTACCCTGTTGCTGATATAGAAGCGTGTGCGGTAAATGGTGTTGTTAATAGAGCACCCTCCGCATGTGATCCAGCGCCTTGGGCGCCTATTACACCGTTGGCTTTAGCATATCCCTCCGCGTGAGATCCTTCACCTCTAGCAATCTTAAATCCATTATTCGCTATGCCACCGGCTGATCCCTCTGCATGTGCACCATCACCAGCTGCTATATTTCCATATTCACCACCAGGTACGTATCCCTCTGCATGTGCTCCAATGCCTGTTGCTATATTTCTATGGCCTTCTGCATGTGATGCGTATCCGTGTGCATAATTAGTAGAGCCCTCTGAGTGAGAATATGAACCATATGCTGTTGTTACTTCACCTTCTGCATGTGAGGCTTCTCCTTGAGCTATCGTTTGACTTCCTTCAGCATGAGCAGCATTACCAGATGCCAAAGTATAGCCGCCTTGTGCATGTGAAAATAAACCAATAGCAGATGTCGCGTTGCCCTCTGTATGAGAACCACGTCCTGATGCTACAGTGCTATCGCCCTCCGCGTGTGAATTATATCCTTGTGCTCTAGTTAAAATGCCCTCAGAATGTGCTGCTGTTAACCCGACAAAAGTGCTATCACCCTCAGCATGTGAGTAGCTCGCGAGACTGGATGCATATGTATTAATACCTTCTGTGTGTGTTGCAATTCCTTGTGCATATGTTCCATGTCCCTCTGCATGCGAAGCGATCGACATTGCAGATGTTGATACACCTTCTGTATGTGATATAGATCCCCATGCAAAAGTATTAATACCTTCTGCATGTGCGTATGATCCGTTAATAGCACGTGAATGATATCCTTCTGCATGTGAGCCGTCACCGCTAGCTATTGTCTCTATACCTTCAGCATGAGCATAAAATCCATCAGATGCTATAGTTTCAGCTCCCTCAGCGTGTCCGCCGTTATCTGCTAAAGTTTTCCATCCTTCGGCGTGTGAGCCATACATCTCATCACCAATACTTCCAGTACCAGTTGCTACTGCGCTTGTTTGATAACCTTCTGAGTGAGATGCAACACCGTTTGCTATAGTTCCTGAACCTTGTGCGTTGGCAGCTCTACCTAGCGCTTTTGTATATTCACCAGAAGTAAATGTACTATCACCATCAGCAACGGAAATATAACCTAGATTAACAGGATCAGGCCACGTTTTTTGAGCAGAAAGACCTGATTCAATTCTAACACCACCATTAAAACGAGCCCAGTTCTCTGACCAAAGACCAACCCCAGAGAGCGTAACTACCGCTTCTGAAGTCGGATTTATATTAGATGGAGGATCGAGCCGTAAATCAGGACCAGAAACATAGAATCCACTTAGTTCAAATATCTGTAAATCTGTTGTATTAAGAACAGCTGAAAATGCAAAAAGGTTTGTAGTCCAGATTGAGTGTGCTGTTAGTGCGTGCTTAAAATTAGCATTACCATCAACAAATAACGCAGGATGAGACATATCGGACCAGACGATATTTTCGTTACCGAAACTATCGATACCGATATCACCTTCATATGTGGATGGCGCGCTTATGTAGATGCCTACGGTTCCACCAATAGCGCAAATTGCTGCATTGTTAGATTGAAAAAGACCTGCGTACGCGGAAAGCGGTGCGAACGCACTCAGCCCCCCTGCTAGACAGAAATCACCCTGAAACGGGTCATTTGGATGGGCGATTGGATCATAACCGCCATCTGGTTCTCCTGGTTTGTTGTATGTGTGATGATTATGACGATGCCATTTGTTGTGAAAACGATTACTCAATTAATACCTCCTTCAAGCCACTCTTTCGAGGAACATTACTTAATGTTACTATTTTAGATGGTCATTAAATATTTATACAACTGAGGTCAAATTATGAGTCTTCTCGCCAATATAATCGTCCGTTAGATCCTAGACCGAATCTAACTGTTATTAGTTTACCGTTTATAGGTAGCTGTTTACTTTTATCACTCCACTGAATAGTTGGTTTAAAAGCGTTAATCAATCTTCGTATCATCTTTTAACTTCCATAGTACTATTCCATCCTCACGTAAACCGAATTTAATACTACGTACACCATTAGTAGTATATATATTCATCGGAGATTTGCTCCATTCTACTGACGGTGCTGTCACCTTGAATTTTAGTTGATTTTGAAATTCTTCTTTTTTAGCATCCGTCGCAAGAAACCATATCCAGCCAATAAAGAGGGCAGTTGCAATCCACCTCAGAAACCAGCGGATTACAACCCACCACAAATATATTCTTGTAGCTTTTTGTAGAGTTAACCATTCTTTAATTTTTTTGTATATATTCATTAATCTCTTATCATATCCAATATAGTCTCTTGACAAGCATATAATTTATCAAAACAACGATTAATTGCATCAGCAGTTACTATTTCATTTATACCAACATATATTTGATTTTTTGTGTACGGTAGTAATTTATATTCCTGTGGTGTAAACGTTCTAACAGTTGGTACTGGTATATCATTTATAACATCGTATGTAAACCGTCCAATAATAGATCGTCTAAATACCTCTAAGTTATCCCAGTATCTTGCAAAACTACGATTTATTACCCAATCTTGATTATACTCATTTGGCTCTATATGAATAGAAGACATCGGCCACAAACTGGTTACATCAGTTCTCAAGTTGATAATATCGAGCTTATCCACATACTTAACGATAGCATTAGTTGACACAATGTAAAGATTTCTATTTAAGTCGTGATAGCAACTCTTATAATCACCGCCATATTCGGTCGCAAATATACCAATAATTACACCATCAAACGTAACTTTTAATATACTTTGATCTGTGCATAGATATAAAAATCCACCATCTCTACAAATAGTAAGTCTCTTTGCTGTCTCGTTCTCTAGCTGTGGCAACTTGAATCCATCGATATAGTTAAAACTACTGTCGAATTTGTATATACCTGTCTGTGTTAATACATAAATGTTGTTGTCGACATCCAATGCAGTACTAATAGGCTTATTCTTACTATTAAATATGTCTGATTTAAAAGTGCCTAGCCAAGTACCTGTTCTTGCATATTTCTTAATACATAGATTATTGTAATCTGTTACCCATATCTGATTTTTGTCAGTAACTAATAAATCTGTAGGATCATAAAACTTATTTTTAGAATTAGCACCGCCAAGGCCGCCCCACGAGTACATCAATCTCCATCTATCTAGTTCAAAATCATAATTAAAAACAAGCACCCGATACTTACCGGAGTCTAAAATATATATTCTCTGATCAGTGTCAAAATCTGCATCCAAATCAATTGCTTGTACATTGATAAAATCATCACCTATACCTTTGAATGTTCGTTCCGCTATTTCCGTGGCAAACATATCCGAGGATAATATTTTAACACTTGTTTTATTCGAGACGAAATGAATATTATCTCCTATGCCGTTTACACTTCGAACAACACAATCAGTCAAGTTGTTAAAATACCCAGATTCTGCTTGCAGAGGTAAATCATAACCAAGATTAATTCCTGGCTGATCAACACGCCAATGGAAGAATCCAGAAACACCATCATACATGGTACCAAGCCATCCATAATACGTTGTAGGAGGTGCATCATACAGTTTTGATTTATCCGATAAATAGGTAACATTCTCTTCAAGATTATTAAACGACTTATTTATATTCCAGTCAGTTATCCATTCATTCGCCGGCACTCTACATTGATCAATACGATTCGGTAACACAAGTCTGGAGGCTTCGTATACTCGCTCAATATTCGGATCAAATAATTCAAACTGATTTACAACATTTACAACATTATTAAACACTACAGTCTCATCTGAAGATAATCCATATCCTGTGTATGTAGTTTTTAAAGATATATCATAATCCCCGGGATTTGTAAACACTGTTATGTATGGGCTCTTAGTAGATGATATCCATGTATTTCCTCTATCTGTCCATGTATATTTCTGTATAAGATTAAACACCGGAAGAACATTCTCAAACGCAACCAGTTCACCGGTAACAGTATATAAGTTAGAAGTGTATATTGCCGGCTTTAATGGGTAGGCTGTTGCAGTTGAATATGTAGTACTAAGATTGATTGGCTGTATACACCAAGCTGAAAACGGTGCAGTTAGATCGACCGGTGATATTAATGCAATTACATTTGACTCAATATTAAACACTGTTGGAGAGTACTGACTTACTGTTTCTAATCTTTCACCTTCGCTGCTTACAGTAAAAGAAATAGTTTTCGGTAGTATAGCTGTTGTATATGTTTCACTCCATTGATATGTACTTACTCCCCATGTTGATGTTAGTGCCTGATTTATTTCGATTGGAACAGAAACAGAAAATACCGGGCCAATATCTAACACTAAATTATGTGCATTAACACCAAATGGATTATATGATATAACTGTATTCGAAGTTGATAGATAATCAAACATACTCACCATCTTTATAGGCTGCTTAACGTTTGATTTATCAATATCAGTTGTAGTAAAATTCTTATATAATACAGGCAGTCCAGTTGTATCATCGTAATGATAATTAGGCATATCTATGGGTAGATCGGGATTAACAAGTTTACATGATACACTATGTGTTTCAGTTGCAGATGTCGATTGTACGGCTACGCTTACTAGGTTTGATGTTTCTCCGAACGGATATGGTGTAACATCTTCCACATACCATATGTATGATGCGTCAGTCTCTGGATGTGCACTAAGTGTAAATATTTCTGTGTGGCAATAACCCCACGCACACGGTCCAGGTGTAATACTCTGATTGCATAAAACTGGTACAAAAGTTTCTGATACATCATCCCATTTATATTCTGGATAAATTGCAAAATCTACTGCTGGAAAATCTGAGAGTATGTTTATAGTTTTTGTATCACCTACCTTTGTTATTGGTGTAGGCCATGTGGATGCAGATATACTATCGCCGCATATTTGAATTGTGTATGTTGAATATCCATTTGGCACTTCATGGGTAAAACTAGTAAACCCAACAGGCTGTGCAGATACATCTCCATTACTAAAAACAAATTTTAAATTTCCTGTAGCGTCAGTTGGTGCTGTTGTATGATTATGAATTGTTATTACCCACGGAAATACTAATTCATTTTGATCTCTGTATAGAATATGTGTTGAGCTAAGTTCGTTATTAACACTGAATGCAGGGTAAAATAGAGAATCACTGACCCACTCACTAACATCAAAAATAATATCATAATCGAGTATTAATGAAGAGTCAACAGACTCTACGGCAGATACTGTAATTTGATATGTACTTAATTGTGGTGTAGTTGATACAGTTGATGTTGTTACTTCCAGTCTTAGTGGATCTATATTATATGCTGTGTCTGTGCTAATCGGTCCAACTTCCGGCACAAATGTATAAATAGTATCATACCATCGATTGTATGCAACGAGCCCTCCATAGATAGATTTGTTACCATACATTAATAATTGATCATCGTATAAATTGAACGCTTGATCAATACCATCGATTGTACTAACACCGTAAACGTTTAGCGTCAAATATGTTGTAGGTACTAATTCACCCGTTTTTATTACTGTTGCAGATAATTGCGTTGCACCGGATAGATACAGAAAAGGTCTAAATGGTATATTATTAGTCCATGTGATACCGTCGCTACCGCTAACAGTTATATCATATGTCCCTGACCAGTTCTTTGAAGATACAAATACATATTGAGAATCACCATACGGTAAGGAAGGACCATATCCATCAGACTCAATTGTAAAATTAGGATCACCCGGACTTGATATCAATACATTTTGAGTGTTGTATGGGTATACTTTCCATCTTAATCTAAAATCAGGAGGAAATTCTCTTGTTGTATTATCATAGTATGCAGACAAATAAATAGTATTAACTGTTCTCGACGCAATGTTATATTTTGCATGAGAATTAGCAATGAATAATAGCGATCCTGGAGACCGATATGTTATTAGAATGTCATTATCCGATACTGTTGGCGTGATTGTGTAATAAGTTAATTCAGTTTCGGATGTAGTAAAGAACGCACTTGTTGATGTTAGTGTAGTATCTAGTGTTAGTCTATTACCTAGACTGTATGGGGTTGAAAATATTTCTGCATTTAAATTTGTTGTAGGTATTGCATCCCATCGTATGTAGCTGCCTGATAGTGGATAGTAATCACCGCTTATAGTAGACCAATATGAAGTAACACCTATAGAATTAGATGTTTCCGTTCCAGGTATTGTAGTAACTATGAGCTGTAATGGTGTGTATGCAAAAGAGCTAGCTGCTAGTAACGCTTCCTCTGTAAGTGTTTCTGATTCAAGTTGATCACCAGATGCATAGATATAAAAACTTTGATTAGATTTTGCTGTTAGTGATATAAAATCAGTACCTGTTGATCTTACATATGTTGCAGCAATATATCCTGCGGAGAATCCAGAAGTAAGCGTATCGAGAGTTATTGCACCTGTCGCATAATCGATCGTTCCTGATGCACCCGGTACATTGAGTGATTGTAATTCACCGTATGTAGGTCCTTCATCAAAAACAAAAGTATGCTCTCCGAGGTATATGTAACTTATTGGTTCTGGGTTCCCGGAGATAACTGAACCAATAGCAGATACAGAAACAGTTCCTTCCTTTAATCTACTATAAGTAGTAGCTATGGAATCAGTCGTAGGATATCCACTATTTAACTGTGTTATCGTTAGAAGATAATCGTCAATTTCAGTACTAGTTAAAGCGAAAGGAGTATTCCAATCAAATGTAGAGTCTGAATCTTTAAAAGAGGTATCAAAAAAATTGAAAGCCGTGGTATACGAGCCAAATGTCGGTGAGTATAATACATTCCAGACAATTATATCGTCCGCAAACAGACCGTTTGCAGATAGATTCAAAATCATATCATTAACATATGTGTTATTATATTTCACAATTTATTCCCAAACAATTGTATATAGCTCAGTATGTAAAGGAGCTATCTTCTTTACTGTATCTTTAATAATGTCCTCAATAACCCATCTTAGAGATTGATCTTGAATATTTAACCCTGTGAGCTTTATCTTATAGTATTGTGATTTCTTTCCTGGTAATTTATATTTAAAAAATCGCTCAATTTCTTCCAAATACGACTGCAAACCAGTGGGCATATTCCAAGCAATATCTCTGTAGTCATATTTTAACAAAAAGATATGCGTTAAATCTGAAACAGTTAATGGATAATTATAGATCCGAAAATCATCAATACCTCCTGTAAAATGTAGTTTATCATAAAATAACTCTGTACCAAGTGAGTTTATAGCGCCTGCATCTGCGCCAATGAAAATATTATTTTCATAGTTATAATACATATACGTTGACGGTGAGATAGTAATCGAATCGCGTAAAACAGTATCTATAAAATATTTGAACTTTCCTGTTTTAAACTCGTACGTCATCGCAAAGTGATGCCAATCATTATTATTTAATGAGCATGCCGGAAAGGCTAATGTTTTTTCTCCGCAGACTGGAATTTTCAAAGTACCAAAAAAGGCTTTTGTTTGTATGGCTGGAATACCATCTATTGGTATATAGTTATATTTTCTGTTCCAGTCATAATTAGTATAATTCCTATTATACGGTGCTATATTAAATATGCTTGTGTTCTTTACTTTTTTAAGGGCTAAATCGGTATTATATTTGTGTATTTTTTGGCCTTGCTCTGATAAAAACCATATATAATCTTCGTAGTCCTCAATAGTATTATTATATTCGTTTGTTAAGCTTATATTACTTAATGGATATTCTACATCCAGATGACCTGATAGCGCAACAGACCCATTTACAACTTTAAACCAATTATTTGAATAATCAACAACCCAGTAGTTATTGCTCTTATCACAAGCAATACTCTGAATATCAACACCTGTTAGCTGTGGTACTGTATAGCTGCTATAACTCCACAGTCCACTAAGAACTGCATATACAGCTGTATTATTGTTATCATAGAAAACATCCTGACATTTAAATGCATATGGTTGACCATTTAAGTCTACAGCTAGTTTATTAAACGATTCACCAGAAGGATAAATATACTCTGTTAGTTCTTCATAAGCAACATCCCCGGGCTTTTTCCACTTTAAAACACAATAACCGTTGGTTGAATTATTATAATGTCTTACAAGAAGTGGGTGCACTCCTTCTGTTAGATTTATTCCACATAGAACACCCCCTTGAGTAACAAATGCACTATATGCGCTTGGTCCAATATAAGCAATTGCTTTATCATCTGCTTGCAGAAAAAAGTTATATAATCCATCTGCTGGTACGTGTAATTCTGCAGACCATATAGATGCATAAAATTGCTTATTAAGACCAGGTACGAATGGATAACTTACGTTATTTCTGGAGTAGCTAGTGGTATTGATATTATCATACAGACGGCCAAATACATATTTTGATTCGTCTGGAAATAAGGATGATGCAGTAGGTTGATAAATTTTTACTGCAACGCCTTTTCGACGCCCTGTAAAATTCCCGAGAGTATCAAATGATGATATATTATTTGTGCTTGAGTCTAAGACCCACACATTACTTTTATGATCTAGTTTTATATCTGATAGATTAACATCAGGTGAAAATTCAACAAACGGATCGATATTACTATCTTTATCTATTTTATATAAATGTTTCTTTCCATTATATAGTCCGTTATCTATAACCCATACATATAAGTCCTTATCAATTGCACAATTAATTGCATTTGAAGTACCGGGCAGTGTTAGTGTGTATAATGCTTTGAGATCAGCGTTACAGTCTAATAATACACCTGCGCTGCTAAAAACTGTAATTGTTGGATTATAGAACCCATTATTATAATAGAAGCTCCATCCACCGCGATAATCATGACTGATAAGCGACCGACCCTTTACTCTACTCCAATCTACTGCTTTTGCCCAGAATGCAATAGTCATATCTGTGCTTATATCAAAAGAAGGGTTAAATAGAACTTCCACTTCTTGATTTGTTTCCACGAATAGTGATGTATCTTTAATACGTGTTTTATTTACACTAGTAGGATATGTCATTTTAGAAGTATCGCCTTGTGTAATAATTGTATTCTTAAATGAAGATTTATCGGTTATAGGTAACTCCCAGTCGTCAATGTGAACTCTAAGACCACTCATAGATCCGCTTAGTGATGTTACAATCCCCTTGTTAAAATTGTTTCCCATGTGGTGATATCTATACCATACACCTGGCATTAGTAACATCGTCGACGGTGTATCATACACTGCGGATGCACTCTTTACAAATAAAGCTGTATTTGAATCAATATACCCTGGATCATAGAAGCGATCTATCCAAATTGCTGATGATGCCCCTTGTAGCGAATTACCAGATAGCCATGAACATAGCCATGTGCCGTGCTGAGGGGTAGATGAGTCACCCCACCAGGTATTCTTTTTATAGTCTGCTACCTTCTGCCATATCTTATCTGATCTAAACGGAATTTCACCTGGTGTTGCTCCGCATTCTACAAGCCCCGATGCTGATAAAGGAACTATATTTGCTGAATTGGGATAATGAAAGTATGTGGTTTTATCTGTAGTAAATATTTGTTCAGCAGTATCTGACTCGAAACCGAGAAATGGTGTTAAATGTCCAAATTCTTGATTTGATCCAGTAAAGATTTGTTCATACTCTCTTAAATAAACTGAGCTAGGCTGTAATATCATTTATTTTAACTTCCCGAATGTTCGTAAATAATTTTCATATTCTGGTGTTAGATAGTTTTTCAGATTGGCAACATTCACTTGCATATCCCCCGTCTTTGTCTGGTTGTTCATAGTGATGTGCATCTCGTAAGGTAAATCAACTAATCTATTAATATTTAGTCCAGAGATACAATGCGTACTTAGTAGCTCCACATTCTTATTATTCTCTATATTTTCAACTGTATTATAATATTTAACCCATGTATGATCGCGTTGCATACCAGTTAAGGTATATATCATATCATAACTTGATGCGTTAATTAAGAACGGATTATTTGTTGTATAGTCATCATCCTCAACGACACCAATAGCTCTGACTGCTGAAGAAATGGGGGAGTAACTCCAATATCGTTCAATAACTACAGGACCTACATCATATGGATTATTTATAACTGTTGATATTTGAAGTAGTTCTCCGTATCTTAATATAGTAAACCGTTGTGTATCAAGATCATCTAACCCCGCAGGAGGTTCGGTTGTTAGCCCGTACGGGAGATACCGATCCACTGTAATATACCTGTTATCTCCGTTAACAAAAGAATAGGTATTATCAATATTATAGACTATTCGATAGAATGATGCACTAGTAGCAGATACACCAGTTGCAAATAGTTCATTATTAATGTTATCAATATACGAACCACCTATCTGAAGAAATGCATATGAGCCAAAATATTCATCCGGATATGGTATCTCAGAAAATGCATCAAAATATGATAGTGCTGATGTAAGATACAAAATAGAACTATTATTGATGTCAACGTCTCTTGTTTTTTCAAAAATTGGATGATGAAATAACCTGTAACCGTCTTTCCATTGTATCAATACTGGTTGTAGACTTGTATTTACATCATACGGATACGATGCTGAAAGTGGATACCAATTTGCGGCACTAATTGGGATTTGCATTATTTCTCTCCTGATAGTACAACTGTATACATACTATTTAATTCTTCACCTTCAAGAATATAAACTACATCATTATTTGAATTTTGATATCTACTTTTAATTAAATGTCTAGGCTCTATTACATCATATGGGTATATTATTGGTCCAACACTTTGCCCTATACAAATACTTGCAGAGTTTGTATTACACGCATATACTGATAGAGTAACACTAAATGTTGCAGGTATTACATTTGTATTTGTAAATGTGTGCGATATTAAATAATTTCTCGGATCATTTGGGTCATATGGAAACGCACTAACACTCGTTAATACTTGATTTAAATTACTAGCAGTTGGATATGGAAAACGACTAATGCTTTCTGTAGGTGTACCATCACCCCAATCCCAATCGAGCCTGCAGATTGGAAACGATCCTGGAGTAACACATGATGCTAAGAAATTAATAGTATGTGGACTTACTCCACTCAGCGGCGATCTTATTTCAAAGCAACAATCTGGATAAATTTCTGCAACATACACATAAAATGGTTGTATCGATTCATTAACATATCTAGCACAGCAATCAGGAGTGGAAGTGTTACTTGCTTGTACACAAAGCGTTACATCATACGTTCCTGGCATAGTATATGTATGAACAACTGAATGGTTTGTTTGATTTGTCTTCCAGCAGCCTCTGTCAAAATTTCCTCTTGTTATAATATCGGCTGTAACTAATTGAGTCATACTGTGCTCGTTATAGTAATCACCGAAGTCCCAATGATATGAACTAATAGGGAATGTGTGTGGCTCAGATGAATCAGTAAACCATACAGTAAGATTAGGAGCATACCCTGAAACAAAATCTCTATCTGTTGTTGGTAACTGGACAGGGGGCTGTGCGTCAGTTAATAGAGTATTTATATCCACGATATTTGTTTCATCACTGTACGTGGATGAAACTGTAAACGCGCTAGTTGCCCAGAAGTTTGCAAATGGTTCGAATTCTCTTACACATAAAAACTGAGTAAATGTTTGCTGGCGTCCACTAGCATCACCACTATGAGTGTTTGATGTACTTGCCGTTACGAAAAGTGATACTGCATAATATCCGTACCGCCAGAAGTTGTATGTTGCAATATTTGATAGTCCGCCTCTTATGATAGAATTAATTGTATCCGCTGGTAATCTTGTTGCGTCAGTTGTACTCCATGACCATGTAGTCATATATGAGAATACTGTACTATCAATAGGATCCCAGTTTTGAAGAGCCGACATATAGACATTACTTGTACATATTCCCATTGACCAAGTCTCTATTGGGTATGTTCTAGCAATTGTTCTGTCCCAGAAATCTGCACTTAATGGATCAGTTCCGTATGCTATATTAAATTGTTCGTATGGATTGTCGTTTACATACCCAACACTCTTTTTGAAACGAATAGGTGGCTTAAATGATAATGGGCAATCAAACCATTCAATTCTTGTTGCAGATACTTCATACGGCTCTACCCATAATCGTGCCTCCGGCCATCTTTCCATTATTGTAGAGCTTGTAATATTACTTGTTGTAGAAATAGACTGAAGGGTATACGGATCTATATTAGATGTTATTACAACTCTTGATTCAAAATTACCACTTACCAGTCTACTATCTGTTGTTCTTGTTTGGGGTAATCCTACTTTTGTTGTATCATGATATGTTTTAGCTGGGTTTGTTATCACATCGGTTATGTATGTACCGTCTAGATCATAGCTTTGATTTACTTTATGAAGCTCAGTTACTATGTTCGGTATTAGATTACCATAATCACTCTTGTGATCGTCCATATAAAAATTCCATCCTGTCATAATAAATGATCCAGGATTAGTATGTCCTGAGAGAGTTATAAATAAATCATCATACGCAGACACTGATGTTTGTTGATTATTAAATATTTCTTCATTCCACATATATGGTTCGGTTTCTTCTAGTGGTGATGATTGTCTTCCTTGTGAAATAATTAATGAGCAGTCTGGGGGTGTTGTTTCAGGATGTACGTAATCTAGACTAGCTGGTAATTCTCCGATTGATCCTATCAACAATGAACCAGTGAAGTCAGAGTACATATAAGACGTATTTGCTGCTTGGGCGCCTCTATCAGCTTGTAGTACGTTGGTACTAAAGTATTTAAGTGTATTAGGTGCTGTATAATTTGGATATATACGTATACCAGAGATATTATCTATCTCAGTGCTATGGGTCTCAGCCCAGTCTTGAATTGCAGTTATTGCGTCTGCAATAGTGTTTCTAGACACCTTTGTACCGAATTTATAGCTAACTGATCCATTAATTCCACTAATTACTTCATACGCATCCCCGGTTAAGCTGCACCAGTCTGTATAGGCCGATGCGGTCATTACAGAAGCATCTCTAGTTAAAAACCACTCTACTTCTTTTGTATTTGTAAACGACGGTAGCCACTCATCTAAAGTTACAGAAGGCCAACGGCATTCACCTCCATACGGGTATAAACTATTTTGCTCCATTTTATAGTATTTTGCCAGGCCATGCCCGGTTATCCAAATATTATTTTCAGAGTCCGGTGCAACTCCATATATACGAAACGATATTGGAATTTGTGCATTTTCAACTACTTCACCTGTCGATTTAGTTCTGGTTGCTATTCTTAAAGTATCAGCACCAGTTTTAGCATTATAAATCTGATATCGATCATTTCCTGCATGTGGGTATAGTGTATCACTATCAGTTGCTACACCTCTATTTGCACCACTAGTGTCTTTATACGTTCCAGTCCAAATAAGTTTACTACTATCCCATGTATTTGTTAGCGGTTCATATGCTCCTAAATTAGCTGTAAATATGTGACTAAAGAAAACAGCACCGTCTGGTCCAGATACAATACCATACTCCTCCCCACTGTTAATTGGCCTAGAGTATAGCCACCCTGAAGAAGAATTAATTAATTTAAATATACCTGTTCGGTTACCTCTATGTACTCCATAGTAAATATTAGAATCATTAAGCGAAGGTACTAACCCGTATATTTGACCACCGACAGTTTTTAGTAGAATTCCATTACTATTACCATCTGGAACTCCGATAGGACAAGAGAATACCTTACCATCTGTTGTAAATGTTCCAACGATTGCATTACCCGAGGATTTATCAATAGCAATACCTTGTCCATATCGATCATCTGTACCTGTCCTATAGACATTCTTTAATCGGCCTGTTCTTAAGCTGCAACAATATGCTTCACCTACAGCGCCGCCTCGATCTCTATTGGTTATCCAAGCATGCCCACCTATACCATCTGGCCCACCGTGATTTTCTATGTCTTGATATATACGATTAATGTCAACCGCTGTTCTTGAAACTTTGCTAGGTATACCGCCGGCGGCTGTTCGCAATTTCGTTTGCCATATTCGTTGACCTTCATGGAGTAAGATATTGTGCTTTACCTGATTTTTTGTTGACATACATTGTGCAAGACCCTCTCCAGTATGAGATGTAATAACGTATGGTGCAGTATCAAACACTCCACCTTGAACATAAGATTGTAGGATATAATATATTGGTCTTCTTGAATAGTACACATCATATAATAACTCTTGATCAGTTGCAACCTCACTAGTTAATCCGTATAAGGTTCTAAGAGGTGTTGTAATTGCAGTTCCGTTATAGAAACCGGACATGTCATCCGTCATTGAGGTAATAGTTGGTACGTCTGTAGTGTTTAAAATTACATATGAGTCCGATAATACTACATCATTAGATGATTCTCCTAATGATCCAATCCATCGAAACACTTTTACTCTAGTGAAAGGAATTGATGGTTCGAACGACCACTCTAATGAGAATTCATGTGGAGAACTCCCATCCGGTCTGGCTTGGATTACGTCTGGTGAAATATTTGTAAATTGTGCAAAACTCATTTTATATATTTATTCTCTAACATTGCTTTTCAATGTTATACTGAAGGTGTTAGGACCTTATAGCTATTTAATTCATACGTAGAGCCGTAATGGTTTATATTAATTGTTGTGAAATACATCCCCTGTCTTTCGTTGTTATATCCGATAAATGCAACATTATATTGGTTCGTATCGTTGTTATGTGTAAATACAGGGTCTTCAATAGAAGTTAGATTTACACTAGTTAATGCACGAAGAGACGAATCTTTACCGGTATAAATTTTTGCCAATTGATTTATGTTTAAATCATATCCGTATAATACTGGATAGAAGTAGGTTCCAGATACTGTACTCGTTGATAATAATGTACATACTGTTGCTTTTTTATCTTCTTCAAAGAACCAAGATCCGCCATATCGCCCACCACAAAGGCTGATTATATTGATATTATCACCGATAGTGTAAATAGTATTTGCTTTATAATCGAATGTTAATTTCGCCAGCAATATATAATCAGGAATATAAATCATGATAGTATCAAACCAAATATCAAAATCTAATATATTTGCTGATAATGCACTTGCAAAAGAACTATTGAATGAAATAAACTTATCGTATACTCCTGATAACGAAATCATACCGGGTCTCATTATGTTTCTTGTATCTCTGGTCCATATTTCTCCGGGTAGATTGCGTTTTTCATACACTGATACCCTGCTTGTATATTTTAACAACGAAAACTCATTTGTAAAGATATCAGTTTTCCATTGATATACTTGCTTATTTGGGGGAGGGAATTGATCATACCACTTCAAAATAGTATTTTCTTTTCTAAAATTCGATGGCCAATCTATACTATTTTCCCATGTATTGTCATATTCTTGATACCAAGGATCATATAAATCACCCTGTCGGTGAATACCTGCACTATTATGCTTCTTTATCTCATATTTCGTCTTATATGGACTAAAGTGCTGATGATCTCTTAACCCTATCAGCATACCTGCCTTTGCACTCTCAGTGAGAATACCTTTTGTCCATGTTGAATCTACACTGACTGTGTAGATCGGCATCAGCTGCGTTTCTTTTGTGAGTCCATAGTTGCTATTATAAATCTCTACATTCTGATACGTTCTGTATTGAGTATTCGGAAAGAAAATAATTCCTGTATCTATAGTATTCAACTCATGTGTTCTGTTTTTGCTTAAGAATGTACTGGCGCCGATCATCTGTGGTATAAAATATCCACCAACCTCTGGTGTTGGATATAACCCACCGACATAAGGTACAGTTGCAACTGTTGGAAAATGTCTGTTCGTTAAATAAGCATACGGTGATACAGGAGTGACTAAATCACCACTAACAATCGGCACCCAGACACCACCAGTCGGTGGAATGCCTAGAGACGAATCACTTACTTCCTGAGTCCATGTAAACGGTGATGTTGCGAAATAATTTAATAGTAGTGGATATGCACTGTTAGTATCAAGAACAAGGTCAGTGGTATCGTTTGTTCCGGATATAATCAACTCATTAATATCGTTTCTCATCATACCTGACAAGTTACTGATACCGTCAGTATTAATGATAAGTTTATTCCATTTCGTTTCGTTTGAATTAACCGTTATACCTAGAGGCTGCTTCCATATAAAACTATCTGATGTATTTCTTTTGTAGCTCAAATACGTGTCCATATTGAGTTTAATATCTGAAAATTCCGGTTGCGAGATAGGCGTATAATCATCAACAAACTGAATAGATCCACCCCATACATCTATACCTTTGTATTTCGTCTGTATAGAACTTCTGTCTGTTGCTTTTGCCCAAAACGGACGTGCACCTCGTGATACACCATCAAACGTAAATGTCGAATAATTCCATCCAGACAGCTCAACATTTATTGTGAAGTTAATAGGTGGAGTTAAAAATGTATATGTGTCTACAATCTCAGTTGAAATTGCCGAAACAAATGTACTTACGGTCCAGAGATCTGAATTACCGAATGAACCGCTTACCATAAACGGTACACCCTCTTGGAAAACTGGAATCTCAGTCTCAAACATATCTACGCGAGTAATTACAGGGGAATCCCCTACTATATCCCAAACAGGGGATGATATCGCTAGTGTTTTTGTTCCTTGGCCAGATGTAGTTAAATTTGAATATATGGTTGATGTACTCATATCTGGTAATGCATATGATTCTACATCTGTCATTTCAAAATGAGAGGCAGAGAATCCAATTGATACCGTTTTATGTGTATATTCTAAGTAATTACCAGGAGTTAAGATTAATGTTGTTGGTTTCTCTGTAGATATCCATGCATCATTTAATTGATCATATTCAAGCCCTATCCACTTACATTCTGGTTGATTGTAAGCATACTTTGCTATAAAATATGGTGCATTTTCAGATGGATTACTGCGGCCTATATTTGAACGAACATATCTATAAACCGTATCTTGTTTGAGTTGGAATGGAGTTCCATTATATGTCAGCCAGTTACCTGCACTCCACCCAGCGTCTGGTTCAAGATGATCTTCAGACACTTTATACCAACCAAACTCATCGCTATTTGTAAATTTGTATCCCGCTGAATCTGTCCACGTTTCTAAATTAAATGCGCTCGCTGGATTTGAGACAGATACAATATAATCACAAAATCGATCATAGCTATCGAAATTGCTACCTGGATGCCCAAATGGAGAGTAAAATACTGATTTACATGTACACTGCTGCCATTGATTGTAATCAATATTATCGTTTTGTTCTGGGCGCTTCTTGAATAGAGATAATAGATTTTGTTTTAGATACTGACAATCTTGTTGATGATTATAATGAACAAAAACATCATCTGCGTTTGTCAAAGATCCTTCCCATATAAATACTGTTTCAGTTCCCGGATCTACTGCGAAATATACACCAGGCTGACGCGGTGCAGAAGTAGGCACGGCACCAGTTATGTTTGGTGCGCAATGTGCTCCTGATAGCCATGCGCCATTTATAACTTTTCCGTTAGTAAGTGAGTCAAGTTTAAAAATTGTATCAGCACCATTAACTGCGTTACCAGCTGTCGCCCCTGCAAAAGCTCTGCTAATGTCTATCGCGCTTAATGCCATAGGAATACAAATGGATGAGGTAACGTACGTTGAGGTAGTACCTTCTACACGCTCAATTGGCCAATAAATTTTGCTAGTGCCAACGTTAACAGGTATATCAGTTGTATCCATTTTATACAGCCATGCATACTGTTGACTGTTTGTGTAAACTCCATCTGGCACAGAATCGTGTATTGAATCACTACGAATGATTATTTGATCAGCTTGGTCGAATTTTTTACTTGCGTATGCACCTTCATCGATGAGTGTAGTTTCATGAATAGGAATAGATTCAAACGCAGATACGCTCTGTGCGGTAGTATCCCAATATGTTCTAAGGATAGCACTCTGAACATTTTCATCCAAAAATATAAATGTAGAGTTAATATTTGTTAAAGCTCTGCCAGTCCACTCTATATCTTCTCCGCTTATACCAAATCCTGGAAACGGAAAATTAAATAAGTTGTCACCTTCAACCAAATTAGCAGACATAGTTAAGTGACGAGTTACTTTGTCTGTGCTCTGTAACCATGCACCAGTCGTACTATTATTTCGTGTTGCAAAAATAACATCAGCACTAGTATACTCTTCACCGCCAGTTGCTCCTGAGAAAATTAAATTCGACTCGGCTAAAGGTACCGGATCAATATATTTATCCAAGTTAACTTCATTTAGATATTCTCCTGATGTCCAATAAAACCAATTATTACCGGCAACAAACGGGTAACTCATTGTCTGTTTCCATGGTTTAAAATAACCACCGGATATGATATACTGCTGCTCTCCTAGAAACTTTTCTGTTAACGCAATACGTGTGTAATCCGCAAGAATTTGACTATCAGGTAACTCAAGAGCTGAAATAGGTATACCTGCTTCATATGCGGCTAGTGTATTCTGCACAGACCAAGTAAGAGGATTGTCTGCACACACTGGAGATGTACCTGTGTTATACAACCAATCAAATTCATTTATATTAAAACTTTTCGCCGTTAAGTAATCGATGACTGTATCAGAAGATAGATTAAAATATGTTGATGGAGATGAAGAAGGATCACGATCAAAATAGTTTGTATCATCGTATAGCTCTTCAACTTCAATTCTAAAAGAATTTATGGTAGCTGATAATTCAGGTATTGCGTTTAATGTTGACGCCTCTGTAACTGTTGTTATATATTCATTACCAGGGAACCGTCTCTTTGTAAATGCCTTAAGTAGATATTCGTAGAATAGTCTTTCAAGACCACGCTCTGCACCAGCCATATTATATTTTAGTTTAGCTTTTTTTATAGCTTCACGTTTGTTAATAATATAAATTGCTATCTCTTTTAATTTACGAGCATAAAATGGAATGACTTGCTCAACTTCAAGCTCATCGTCCCAGTTAATGTCTGTTACCCATTCTTTCTCTGCTTCAGTTTGAAATGCTAGACTTATTTGTTTGAGTAGCGCGATGTAATCCTCTCGGACTTGCTTACTCTGTACTACTTTTTCTTGATCGCGATCTTCATACCATTTTAACAGATACAAATCATATTGCTTTCTCTCTTCACCTGGAATAATACCAACGTTTCTTTGTATCCATGCAGAAAAACTATATGGTAACCGAAGATCATTAATTTTTTGACCCTGTAGAGTTTCCTGTATCTGAGATTGCTCAAGGTTTCTTGTCTGTGAATAACTCGTTAAAATTCGCTGTGCCACTTATCACTCCTTAATTAAATCTAAACCTTTATGTAAGATATAATTTAACATCTTTTCTACGGATTCCCCAGAACCATACCAATCATTAACACCGGATGTATTCTCACTTAAAGTTGTATTTCTGTCTCCCCAATTAATTACTCCAGCTACTTGTTGATTGCAAGATATATCAACAAAATCATAAAAACAAAAACGATCAGTTGTCTCTATGAATTCTGTTAGATTTGGTACTGTACTGGTTGCATATATATTCGGTAGTAACCAGGTATAACTAGCAGATAAAGGATAAATGTATACTCCACAAATAACTGGAGTAACTGATGTACAAGGATTAAATGTGTCATCCGAAACCGTCGATATAGGTGGAACAATTATATTGTACTTATCCGATAAATATTTATCCCTTGTTACAAACGGTACATTAGCTGTTACCATATAAAACATTGGATTGAAAGCATTGCCTCTATTCCCTGGGTGGTAGTGTCCACACAATTCGCATTCCGAAAGAACTGGAGTTCTTTCACCGCCTGATATAATTACATTATAGCTGTTTGCATAATTTTGTTTACATTTACATCTGCCGCCCCACAGTTTTTGTTGATTAATTGAAATAATATCCATTATTCGTTCCAGTTCTAGTGGATATGATAATTGATAATCATCAATTGGGACGTCTACTTTTGAAGCTATATCATAAACTTGTCCTATATTACATTCTTCAATATCAGCTCTATTTTGTGTAAAGTTTGCTATACGCTCATATGATTGACGACCAAAAGCTTTACCGTACTCGGTATCATCATTCCCCCATACCACGTCCATATACCCGTCCCAGAGAACAATATTTTCGTTTATATGCGAAGGTATAGCTAAAGAATGAACATACTGGCTTGCATTCCAACTTTCATTGAACTTTCGTATTTCCAGCCCAGTAAAATCTTCAACATTAAAAACTCGGCTCTCACCTTGTATGTATGAAAATCCAGCGGAACCTGCACTTAGCATAACTCCAGGACTATATTTTCTGTAAAACCGATAACCACACCAATCACCGAATGCCTGTGCAGATTTACTCTGTGAATCACCAGATACAGTATATTGTGTTGTAGGGAAATTATAAAAAGAATACTGATTATTAGGAGTAATCTCCATAAAATATTCTAGACTACTATCTTGTACTAGATATAGTACGTTTTCGATAGAATTAATAACAAACACACGCCCATAAATATCACAACATAATCCTTCAAGTGCATTATATTCAAGTTTTTCTGTATCAGCCCAATCAGGTATGGTAGTAACACCTACCGTCCATGAAGTCTTTGCTCCACCTGTAGTAACACGAGTTAATGTATTCCAGTCTTCTGTAAACCATACACTCTCACCTCCATCGATAGCAAGATATTCTGGATTTACCGCACTGATTGAACATAGTAATGCTCTAGTTGTCGAGCTGTACATATTTACACTACCTTTGCGATAGTCTGGCCCGGCGTGATATGTTAGTGATACCCAGACATCATTTGTTCTACCAATATGAATATCCATCGGATTAGAGCACGTCGGTAATGTAATAGATTGGAGATAATTTCCTTGTGAGTCGAATTGCCATAACGCACTTGATAATGAATTTGTATATGAGACCCAAACATTGTTATTCATATCGGTCTCTACTAAAGTTGGCTTGTAGACTGGATCGGCTTCCTCATATAGTGAAAATAACGGATCGATAACAGGATCCGGAAATCCGAAAGAAATAACAGCACATATTTGACCATCTAATGTATTAAGTTTTACAGCAGATTCTGAATCAAAAAATGACACCCAAAGGTATCCATCACTGTCTAGACTTATGCCAGCAGGTGTTCCGCCGCCTAGATTTGTTCCGAACGATGAAGTATCGCTAAAATCTATTGTTGAGAGTAGTACACCATTTGTTGAGAATTTGTACAGCATATCGTTTTCACTATCAGATGCCCATAGATTATAGCAAGGGTCAACCGCAATGCCGTAAATACCTCCAAATCCAGTTAGCCCCATTATGTTAGTTGTAAATACCTGTAGATCAGCTACATCATAAATCGTCTGGGCTGGACTGATATCGATAATTTTACTCTCTTTTAGATATGATGTCATCTGATCAACAAGTGTTTGATCGAAACACGGATAATATAATCTGTTTAACGTGTTATTTGTTGGGTTTGATATCCAATAATATGGAGTGTGTATCCACGTCTTACTAATTGAAACATTACCTGAAACTGTTATCGTAGTAGACAATAGTACTTCTTCAGTAGAGAAGCTGCTTCGTATCCATCCCTGTGCATCAAATCCATTATTATCATAAGCGGACAGGTAGGCCCACCCTGTTTCCGGTGTCCAAACGACGTTTGTAGATAACGGCAATACAGACAGATCACGATCAAGAGACCCTGCAAGATACCCATCATAATTTGTTGGAGGAACATCAAATAAAATGTGTGCACAACTATCTGATATTTTATCTGGGCAGAAGGCAGAAATATAGGTTGTATCGCCGCGTACAGTTATAACATGGGGAATGTTAGTATCCTTCCAGTATAAATCAAACATTGGATATTTACCGTTTCGTGTAATATCAAATTGTAATGGATCGGTACCGTTTATAAAATAGGGCATAACAATGCCTACTTTGCTATTTGCATATCCCGGTACGTTCTCTAAGGTATCGCGGGTATCTAGATAAACAGGATAGTCACTAAAATCAACAATAGCCCATAATATAACAGGACTACATCCTTCCGACTGTCTATCATCGATATAATAGAACTGAGCTGTAGCAATTACGCCTAGTGTATTACCAGAGGCGTCTGTAACTAATGATGTAACAGAAGGTATTATAGACTCGATATAATTTCCGCTCAAATCTGTAAAACGCCACTGAGCAAGAAGATGTGACCATTTATTTTGTGGTTGCTGATAAGGAGCTGATCGAGAGTTCTGTGCATACAAATGAATCGTATGAGGGTTAAGATCCTCCGCGCTTAGAAAGAGTGTAAATGGTTGGTTACCATTACATCCTATAATTCCTGGAGTTGTCGGTATATCTGCCCAAAGAGCAACTGGAAAACTCACGGCACTCTGTAATACAAAATTCGTTATCATTAATATTCAATCGCTTCATAAATTGTTGTCTCAGCTTTAACTACTATCTTCTCAGTAAAATGCTCTTTATTATCTAAATATGGAAATTTGAAATATTCCAGTGAAACATTTTTCGTAGTTAAAACTCTATCAGTTGGATAAATTGGATTCCATAGTAACATTGATAAACCATTATATCTAACATTTGGATTATCTTTACGACGAGTATAAAAGGTTTTTATCCCGTCTACACTTAGTATATTATTTGTTAATGTATTTAAATCAAGTTCTTGACCGAGTGAGATATTATCTCTCGAGAAGTACTCTGTAAATACATCTGCAACATCAAGAGCTATAGAGTTTGTATCTCGTCTTGAATTTGGACTCTTAACGATATATAGTTCTGTATTTCCAGTATCTTCGAGTGTACCGTTTGCGGATCCATCTAGTGTAATACAAACATTTGTTGCAATATAGACAGGATCTAAAACGATAGACTCCGATGTAAGAGTCTTTAGAGACCGTAGACCAGATATAATTAACTCTTTCTGAGCCGGGGTTAAGTTTGTAGTTGGATTCTTTGTTTGTGATATGGTCTTTGGAACAATAACAAAATATACATTATTGAAATTACAACCATCTACAAACAATACCTGGTTATACAATAAATTCGAAACATTATTTGGATCTTTTAATCCAATATCATTATAATAGTATTTTACCTGCTCTTGTAGATACGTCCAGTTATTTACAACCGCAACATCATGAATAAGGTTTGCAAAATTTATACGAATATAGTTTGAATAATCTTGTTCCGTAATTAATCTATATTGAGAACGGAAACCGCCTGGTGCATTTTGCTTAATCGATTCGATAGATTCCTCTGCTTGATAGTAGGTTGAAATATTTGTGTTGTCAAAATAGATATCTTTTGCTTGCTGTGTGTTAATAAAAATAATGTTAGTAGATGTTTGCTGGTTAATACTGTTGATTATTTGATTGAATGTAGTTGTTGAGAACGGGATGATGTTACGTCCACGAATGGAACCAACCCCTACTTCGCCTTCAGCACCATTTGATTGTAAGTAATAAATTGCAACTCTATCATTTGTATTTAATTTTCTTCCGTTGATACCGTTACCAAACTTAATTTCATATTGTTTGTTTTCGTTAAATCTTATTTCATACCCGTTACTAAATGCATCTTCATTATATAGTGACTGCACTCTAGACCACTGTAGCCAATTACCGTTGCTGTAAACATAGACATCAATATTAAAATGGTCTACAATGACGTTATCTCCGAGGGTGAAAAATATAATCTCATTATCATTACCAGCGGCGGAATAAATTGGATACTCACGATATCTGCCCTGGTATAGTAATTTCTGCTTTGTAATGTTTATAAGATTTTCAGTTGCGCCTAATGGCTGTGTTTTTGCAAAAACTATATCTTCATTAAAAGTATATGTTTTTGTTCCGTTTTCAATATACGAATAACGTGGAATAGTATATAGACCTTCACCGAAAGTTGTGCCTGCCGTCATACCAAATGTTAATGTTGATGTCTGGCGGCCTATTGGCTTGTAATCAAGAAGTTTTACAATACGATTCATTGCATCATATAGTGTTGTTTCAGAGAACTCTGAATTCGTAGCTGTTTGATTCAGATAATAAAGTAAGGTATTGAATGCGTACGCAATTATTTCGTTTATAGTTGAAATATATGAACCTTCATAGTTCTGATCCGTAAAAATATTAGTCTCGTTTAAACGATCCTTGATATATTGTTTTAGCGTTAAAGCATCAAAAGATAGATATCCATCTTTTGGTATATTAAATTCTGTTGACATTATCTATCGTACTCCTTAAAATACAAATCCATCTTTTGTTAATAAACCTTCTAAGCCAACTGGCTCCGTTAGAAGTGGACTACCTACATTTAGTGTTATCACGTATTCGTTCCGATCTTCATATCCAACTATATCGAGATTTAATACGCGCACTCTTGACTCCCATTTTCTAATTGCATCACTGATCTCTCTGCCAATTTGTCTCGATAATGTTTCTGTTACAGGCTCAAAAACATATCGTCTTATATCAGAGCCGTACTCAGGTATTAGAAATCGTTCGCCTGGTATCGTATTAAACAAATTCTTTAGAGAATTCCTAATTGCGTTCAAATCATATGCAACTTTAATATCTCGACCATTTCCAATAGTACTTTGGAAATTCGCAGCGGAGCCGATTGGATCTTCTGCAAAATCTAAATAAAAATCAACATAACTATAATTATCCTCGTTAGTACTTGTATCTTGTAGTGTGTTAAAATTAATAGAGCTCATTTTTATTCCTTAAGTAACATAAATATTTATACAATACACTGTTTTTGAAAGGACACAATGGGCATTTTTAATGAGAATGATTTAATATTTGAAAACTATAGAAAAAGTATAGTTGAAAACGGGTATTCATTTCCGGTAACACACAACCCTCGAGCGTATATTGGCGGTAGTATGGTAGAAGAAATAGAATACATCAGGGAAACGATAGTTCCTCTAATCAAATCTGGCAATATTATAGATGCTCTTAAATTATTTCGTACTATTCCCGGACATCAATACGATGACGAAAGAGAAATGAAAGTTTACGTAGATAAAATTACCAGTCCAGCTTTTCTATAAATAGTAATAGGAGTAAATATGAAAAATTTTAGCAGCAATTTTACACAGATTTGTGAAGAAACATTATATCGCTATAACCAAGGTGGTTTTTTACGCGGTGATTATGTAACTATTAAAAAGGACGCCCTTAAAAATGATAAGATTGAGAAATTATCAGATCCCATGAAAGCTCTTTTAGAAGATGCAATAAAGAAGAATACAAGATTTCGTATTAGTTATATTAAATCAGGTAGATCCGAGGCGCCTAGTGGTCCAGTTGATGCACCGAACATTCCTAGCTGTGCCTGGGCAGATGTTGTAATGGAATATGCACCGGGCATGTGGAAGGAGCCTATGACTCTTCCTCTTGAAGTTCTTGAGAAGGTAGAACTTGAAGGGGAGATGGATGGCTATCCGCAGTATTCTGATGAAATTAAAAGAGAAAATGATTACAGCACTAAGGGTGCATCACCAGTGGATCAAACGATGGGGGAAGATTCCAATAGAAAGTTAGCTAGTAAAAACACAAAGCTAGCAAATACAAAAAATCCGACACCTGGTGATAAAAAGACTAAAGTACGTGAATCCGTTAATATGCGCCATGAAAATGAGGTTATATTCGAATCATATACTAATTCGCTCGAAGAAGGTATCGTTGACTGGGCGGCGGATAAAGCTAAACAAGTAAATGATAATATATCCCAGGGCATAGATATTCGTGCATCACTCAATAATCCAGAAAAACTAGCAAATGCATTCTCACAACTTAAACAACAAGATCCAGAAAAACTAAAAGTGACAATTAAAAAACTGCTTGATCAAGGATACGATGAACAAGTTACTGCTGCATTTGACTTCCAGGAAGATATAAATCAAGCCATGGGTGATGAGTCAGATAACTGGCATAATGATACAAGCAGTTATATGAATTAATTTAGTATTTGTAATAGTTGTATTATACAGCAAAATGCATTGATTTCAAAATCCATTACCTGCTGATGAGACTCCATGTAACGACCTACCGTTAACATGGAGTTTCTCTTTTTGTCTTCTGGTATATCTTGTTCAAAGATATGCTCGAATAGACCCTTTAATAGCAACAAGTAATCACTATTAAATTCTAACTCATTCTCTATTACATACTTACGGATCTCGTTTGCACTTTTATTGTCAGATATTAAACTAAAGACCTTACTTGGAAACATAATTTGTGATAGCTTCTCCGGAATCCTTAATACACCGTTAATAGTATACTGCTGCACACAATTAATAGTACTACGAAGATCCGGATATATAAACTTAATAAGTGCAATTAGTCTCTCTTTTTGTTCAGCAGATACTTTAACACCTTCAGTTTTTATAATCTCAACCACGCGCTTTACACATCCATCGAATGGTGGTACGATTTCAAAAATCTGTGTGCGTGAACGAATAGCTCCAATAATTCGGTTCTTATAATTCGCTGTTAAAATGAAACGAACATTATTAATATACTCTTCCATTGTATTTCGAAGAGCTCTCTGTGCGTCTGGAGTAAGACCATCCATTTCATCCAAAATGACTATCTTTAATCCCCCATCAAATGACTTAGTCTGTGCAAAGTTAATAACTTTTTCCCGGATAACGTCAATGCCTCGTTCATCCGAAGCATTAATATATCGATAGGATGAGCCTAACTCTTTTACAATAATCTTTGCTAATGATGTTTTACCAGATCCTGGTGCACTAACAAATAGAATATGTGGAATTTTACCATCCTTGAGTTTCTCTTTAAAGAATTCAAGTGTTTCACTATCTAGAATCATTTCGTCTAAAGTTCCTGGTCTAAACTTTTCTACCCACACATCGTCTAAATCAAAATCATTTAACATGTATTATTATCCCTCCTGGAGCGTATGTATCTCTGTGTTTCCGTTGTTTGATTAATAAATCACAATATGATTACATTAAATCTTTCCGCTTGATCCAAACCCATTTTCTCCGCGCTCTGTCTCTTCAGCTGTCTCTATCCAATCAACAGCAAAATCGACCAATGGGTAAACTGCAATCTGTGCAATGCGCTCTCCAGGCTCAACTACATAATCTTTATCAGACAGGTTATATAATTTGACTCCGGTGTCCCCGCGATATTGATTATCTATTACCCCGGGATGTGGTATTATACCATGTTTAAAAGACAACCCACTACGCGCTTCAATCTTGAACCAAAACCCTGGCGTGATATACCCCACCTTAATTCCGGTTGGTATAATAGCTGAACATTTTGCTGGGATTGTCGTTCCTTCAATACCGTAAATGTCATAGCAGGTATCACACGTTCCTTCCAACACATAGGAGACTTCCCCGTCTTTTTCAACATCCAATGGTATATTGTCGTGATTTCGTTTAGGTAATTTTGCTTTATCATCTGTTTTTACAAATTTTATCTTAACCATTTTCCGTTAACAACTCCTTACCGTGTGAAATTGATTCTTGCATTGGCTGTGGGCGCGTTGCATCTATTGCATTTGATTGTAGCCATGAAATTAGCGACATTTGTTTATCGCTTGGTATAATCCATTGCTTTCCGTTTACAACTATTATTGTTTCATTCATATTATTCTCCTATATCTTCATCTAAAGGCTCTTCAATTGGTGTATTCTTAATTTTCTCTTCTAATAAAGAGACTACAGCATATTCAATAAGAGCTCTATCATCATTTGTAATTCTCTGTAAACCTAAATCCCGTAACATTTTTGCTTCACTGGGGGTTACATCTAAATCGAATTTATAGACAGTTTCTTTTCTTTCTTTACCTAATTCCATATATCCTCCTTCTATACATAATTTAAGAATAACATACATACAGAAAAAATCAACGGGATCTCCAGAAGCCTCTTATAAATATTTAAAATGAATACTACAAACCATGATATCGATGATTTATTGAATGAACTAAAAGATACCAAAAAACTCGGTGGGATGATAATGGTAGAGCCGCCGGCGGCGACTATACAACCGATTATAAGTGATGAAAATATAAATGACTTTATCATGAAGAAGGCGTCCTTGCTTATTCAGCAAGGTATAGATACACTTGAAAAGATTAAGCCAGCTATACAAGGTAGTGGTAATCCTGAAGAAGTAGAGTCGTACTCTAAGCTTATTACAGCTGTTACATCTACTGTGGATACACTTAATAAAATCAATATCCAGAATAAAAAAGCTGCTTCTTCAAAAGAATTGAAGAAGTTAGATATGGAAATAAAACAGGGACAGTTAACTAATAACGGTAATATAAATGTTCTGATTGCACCGAGAGAAGAGATAATGAGTAGACTCTTCAATGATGCATCAGATTTAGCTATTGACGTTACCTGTGAAGAAACAGAAGATCATATAAGTGATTGATGATCCTGCCAGTATTCTGGATCGACTTCTTTGATTGAGAGTATATTCTCTAACTCATCATCCAAAAGAATAGGGAAGAGAGACACTCTGTTCTTTCCTAAGAGCTTTTTAACTTGTAGAATTACTCCTAAAGCCTTTTTACCTTTTCTCGGTAGCTCTAAATAGGGAAGATCAGGGTGCCTCTCTTTTAGGTCCTTACAACTTTTACAATCTTGTAAGCCTAGTATGATCATTTATATTTGACCTTGTTCGTACAACCGTGAATGCTCTTCAATGGAATCCCACTGATGCCATTTTGTACCAATCGCGGTAAGAGAATCAATAGAACTCGTCCATATTCCGTTAATCATTGTACCGGATGCAGCAGATGGTCCTCCAAATAGAGAAGTACCAGTTGATGATACGCTTACTACAACGTCTGTTACAAGAGTTTCCACATGTGCTACAGTATTATCTACTATAATGTAGAACCATAAAGCTTCTGGTGTTGCATTCACACCGTCCCATGTAATCTCATAGGGTAATGTTGCAGCACCAGACAGTGCAATACTAAATCCTGGTAATGTTTGGTTACCGGATATAGAAATACTGTCAATATTAAGTGCGGAAATACCTAATACTGGTGAAAAGGTGTGTGGGTATGTTGATGCTAGTACAACTAGTGTATCACCATTCGCAACCTCTTTATCTAAATCAAAAATCGTTGTTACTGTATAATTATTATCTGCCATTTCAAATTCCTCCTATAGGTTTTAAATATTTAGTCAAAGTTAGAAAGAAAAAAACCCGGCTCTATAAAGAACCGGGTTTCTGTAAATAATCGCTTATTAAACAACTGTCATGAACACTGGACCAGCCGAGACTTGTCCTGTTGTTGTATTTGCAAAGCAAATCTGTCCACCAGAAAGATATATTTCAACCTGCTGGCCTGAAAATGCTGCTGCATCTGTCACTCTTTCAGTCATTGCAACGCCTCCATCAGCTGCGAGTTGTGCCGCAATTTTGCTGATATTGTCGTTTTCACTTGCTGTATAAGCTTCACCTGAATTTTTATTTTCCATAATTTCTCCTTTATAGCTTTTGTACTACTATCAGTGTAAATCGAGGGAGGGGTTGCCCCCTCCCTTTACCGATTATAGATACTGATGTGCCGCGCCAGGAACGAAGCCATCGCCTAGATCCTTAACAACGATTACATGGTAGTATAGATCAGCACCAAAGATGTGATCAACAACACCGTAACGAGTCATAAGACCAACACGTGGGCTCATATCGTTTGGACCGATTGTACGCTGTACCATAACTGGGATGTATGGGCAGTACACGATACCTGTATCGTAATATTCAGAACCCTTATATCCGAGCAAGCAATACTCAAGACGGGTTGTACGCTGGGTCTTATACCCTGGATTACGCATCCATGGCTGTTGAGCCTCGGTACGTGTATCACGGTAAACCGTGAAGCGTCCGGCGAGTACACCAACCTTAGACACACCAACCTGTTGGGTTGAAACTGTGCTATTTACTGGCATAAACTTGAATTCAGGAAGCATTTCCATGATTGTGCAAACTGTTGGGGTTGCAACGATGAAGTTAGCAGCACCACGACGGTTACGAACAGCAATACGATTTGCTTCGATTAGAACCTTCTGATAGAAATCACGGTTACGTTCACCCAACCAACGTGCGTCAGCAGAGATAGGAGTCCATGTGGAGTATCCATAACCAGAGCCTGCATTAAGAGCGATCTGAATCATTCTCATGATCATTTCACGGTCAATTTCGGCCTGAATTTCGTACGACATTGCATTGGTAAGCTCGTTATCAATATCAATACCGTTCATGTTCTTAAGATCTTGCTCGAGCTCGACCGACCATTTTGCTGCCAGACGACGTGTACCAGCTTCAACAGCTGTCTTCTCGAATTCAATGGTCATCTGTGGAATCTGACCAGTCATTTCATAATTCGATAGCCACTCTGCAACACCACCATCTTCTGGCATAAACTCGAAGTCAGAGGCTGAGCCTAGACCCGATAGGTATGCGGACGATGTACCAGTATAACGAGTGTCAAGGAAGTTGTAGCCAACCTCTTTGCCATCTGCTGCAGCCTGCGCTGCGCTACGGTACTCATCTGGGTTTGTTGCGTCGTAAGTACGGCGTGATGGATCCTGCCAATCAAGGCTTGCACCATCATAACGGTAGCGGAGTGCGAACGCAAGTCCGACCGGGCCGCTCATTGGCTGCACACCAACGATTTCGTTGGTTATTAATTCTGGGAATGTACGACGAATCATCGGGATAAGTACTTTTGGCAGACGAGCATCACCCGTTGCGTAAAAGTCTTGGTTACCGACGTTACCGCCCTGATTTCCAACTGTTGCTGGCGAAGCACCATATCCGAATACGGACCCTGGACTTCCTGCTGCTGTCGTTTCTCTTAAACAGTAACGCTCTTGGTTTTCCAAGAGGATCGCTGTATTCATTCTTGTGTGCTCGTTTTCGATTGGCGCAACTGTTTTGGATTCATAATTCAAAACTGGGTCCCATTTTTCAAGGAGTGTCTGCGCCTTACTAGAATCGATATAAGCTGCACCTGGATTTATGTCTTTTTGTCTCATAATAATTTTCTCCGTGCTTAAAGAGGTTTAACCTCTGTGTGATCTATCCTGTTGTTTTAGGCTTTGTAGATATTCGGAAACAGCTCCTTCGTTTTGGTCTGCACTTTCCTGGATAAGTTCAACATCTTTCTTAGGCATATCGACCTTGTTGGTCATGACCTTAGTTTTCTTCTTAGCGTCCTCCGCCAAGACGTGTTGATTTTCGTTCTCGTCCTTTTCGAACATCTTAACTACATAATCAAAGTTCTCTGTAATATAATCAGGGTCTTTTCCGGATAATACCCTCATAACATAGTGTTTTTTCGTCTTATCGAAATTCTTCGTGATACCTTCAAGAATTAAGCTTGACTTTGTAGTCTTCACTTCTTGGTTGAGCTTAATGTTCTGCTTTACAGCTTCATTAAGTTCATTCTTTAGAGCATCAATCGTCTTTTTACCGTCTGCAACTGCTTCTCGAATTGTATCATTTACATATTCTTCATCAATTGCAACTAGGCTCTTAATTTCATCGAGTGTTCTCTGAGCCTGTCTGTTTGAAACAGCCTCTGCAATCTCACGCTTCGGAACTGCATCCTCGAGATAAAGGTCTAGGTAATTGGACAACTGCTTTACTAGTTGCTTTTTAAAGTTGCCAGCATCTTCTTTAATAAGTGTTTGATTCTTCTTAATCAAATACTGTAACTTCTCTGTATGGTCCTCGTCTAACTTTTGTAGTACACCTGTAAGTTTCTGTGTGTGATCTCTATCGATCGCCTCAAGTAGTTGAGAAAGTTGCTTTGTATGCTCTTCGTCGAGCTTTTCAAGTGCGGACTTTACTTCTACCTCAAGTCGATCCGTAGCACTCTGTTCGACAGCTTCGTTAAAAGCATCGATTAGAAGTGTTTTAGTATCTTCAGATAAAACATCGGTACCAATCTGGTCAAGAACATCTGTAATCTTCATTGTTTATTTCTCCTTTGATAAATTCTTCCTAATTAGGTTCTTGACTTTTTCTTTAACGGCTGAGTCAAGACATGCATTTGCACTAGCTAGTTCGCCGTTACAAACATGGTTTATAAACTCACGAATACAGCGCTCATCTGCGGACTCTTTAATAATTTTCTTTCGCATAGAATACTCCTATATTTTTAAATACTTATGGTTCTTAAGAGATATTTTTATGCGTTCTTGAGGGCTTTGAGTATATCAAGAACAGCATTTCTGATTTTTTCTTCTCTTGCAACAGAATGTCTAGGTAAAGAACCTAAACTTGTTTCAAACTTATTATATGATTCAGTAATTGACCCATCAAAATTTAAGATCCATTCTTTTGCTTCCATAATACCGTTTACAAATGCTTGTGCACCGTTAGGGCCAGCGTTTACTGAAGGATCATGCACAACATCACAGCAAATTAAATGAAACCCATTTACTTGATGTGACCCATCGCCCATAGGATTTAGCTTGCCTAAAGCTCTAGATGAAATTCCAAGCTTCACTCCATCCATAATTAAACTGCGAACTACCTGTCCCATAGGATTAGATAAAACTTTCGACTTACCTAAAAACACATTATTTTCTTGCTTTAGTTCGGTGACCATATGACATGCTCGCTCTGGATTTACTTCAACTGAAGCAGGGTGATTAAGTTCGCCGAGTGACCTGTTTTGTGTAACCATTTCTGAAATGTATCTATGTACTTCTGGTACCATTTCATTCAATGTATAAATGCGGCCATTTTTATTCTTTTGCTCAGCCATTAAGTACGGCCCGCGAATGTACATTGTGCTTGCTTCTTTTGAATTTTTCTCATCGAGTAGTACATCGTACTCGTAAACTGGTTCTTCAATTAACAGTTTTAACGGTGTCATAGTAATCTCCTTTAAATTATTTATCTCTTTATGTCCAAAAATACTCAATAAACCATCTATCGTAAATCTTTTTCTGTAAGTATTGCAAAGTGGTATCCGTTTTTCTGGCACCATGCTTTAGCAGAATCCCATTTTTGTTGATTTACTGCCCATTGTATTTGCTCATATAAAATCGTAGATCTCTTTTTATTTTTACTTGTTTTAGGTGGTACTGCTTGAGTACTCGGCTTTACTTCAATTAGATATTTCTTAACACCGTTTGGTGTTTTCATTTTAATATTACCATCAACAAAATATCTATGAGTTTTACCATCTTTTGGACTTATATACGGTAACACAACGGACTCTGAACCGAAACTAATAATATTTTCATTGCGATCGCACCATCGAAGAAAAGATAACTCAAGACCGCTTCGATACACTATAGGCAAAGTCCCTTTATATTTTTCAGGATGCTCAGGATGGTATATACCTTGTTTATATGGATTTTTTCTTCTCATTTAAAATATTTAAAAATTCTTCAAAATTATTATCTAGAACTAAACAAAAGTTATATCCAGCATCTATTTCTACAGAAATATGTCCCCACTTACCAACTAGGTAAATAGCTACCAGTAGAAAAGCTTTCTTCTAGGGCATCGTCTTCGTCTTTCTCATCTTCAGTATCGTCCCCTTCAGCTTCTTCCTCGGTGGTCTCATCTTCATCATCTGTTTCATTTTCAGACTCTTCATCTTCGATCTCCTCGTCCATGTCATCGCCTATTTCAAGTGCAATTCCTCCGAGACCTAGTCCGTCGCCATCGCAGGGCATATCTACGCCAGTTACACTTACTTCGCCTGCTATACCTAATTCATTCTCAACTATAGTTCTAAGCGAATCAAGCGCAGACTGAATAATTTCACTAATATTACCACCGATTGGGCCTGATGTACCTTCAATTGCTTGCTCAATTGCTTCTTCTGCATTCTCTTTAAACAGATCAACAAGGATCTTGTTATACTGTTTCTGCAACTTATCTATTTTACCTGATATTCCAGTTTTCTTTTCTTCTTTCATTTTATTCTCCTAAATAATACAGCTTAAAATATAGCTGTTGTAATATCATAAAACGCTTCATCTGATGCAACGTCTTGTAACTCTCCTAACTCTTTCAACGGTGTGATAAAAATCTCATTTGTCTTTGGCTCTTCTGTTAATTCGATCATTCCTAATTGTTTTAATCCGTGAAGAAGTCTGTAAAATCGATCTTTAAAGCTTGTAAAAGATCGGCCGTATGAACCTTGTTTATTAGGCTTTTCCGTCTGTTTTAAATTTCTATACATCTTATGTAATTCATCGGAAAAAATACCTTTGCTGGATAATCTAGGGTCTTTTCCGCTTTTACTATACCTAGTTAATTTACTTAATGGTACTGTGTTTCCTATCCCCACTGCTTGTAAAATTTCCGCATACAATTTAAATAGAAAATCTCTTCTACCCTGTACTGGCATTCTTTTTCCGCCGGTCTTCTGTATTACTCTAATATCTTCATTTTCTAATACACGACCTATATTAGGTGATAAACGTACTCCTTGAAGCTTGTGTATTTTACCGTTTCTCCATGCTGATTTAAACCGACCGGATGCATTATATGGAAGCCCGTATTTCCTATCCTTCGATCTAATTTTTCCGGTATATACATCATTCGTTATAATCCAAAAATCTCCTTCTTTTATTCGATTCTTATATTCATCTCTTACATTATCTGATTCATCTCCCCAAAAACCTTCTTCATAATAGTATTCGTCATCTGGTATATCCCATGTCTTCCATCTAACAAAATACCAAACAGAACTATTATACCCCTTTATAAGGATATAATATCTAGTATAAACAGTATCAAAATAATCTTCGAATAACATTATATTACCCCAGAAAGAATCGAGCAGGTGTAACTTCTCCATAGCCATTCATTAGCTCTTCTTCTAGTGCCTTCTTTTCTTCCAATCCTTGTGATAGTAAATCGTTATAATTAATAACACCACCGCCGAACATTTGTATATTCTGGTACTTACCGCGAATATTACCGATTGCTATTTTCGTAATAGCCAAAGCATAATGTTCAATCCATCGCTCCATAATTAAATCACGTATAGGCTTCTCTACCCAAGCACCCACACATCCATAATATCTCTGCCCTCTATTAGGTGCAGGTATAATTCTAAGTAACTGATTACGATTATCAAAATCAATATATGGAACTTGAGCAAGTACCTTCTTTCTTAAATCCAACCAGCCTTTCATAACTTCCCAAGTTACTAAATCGAACCCTACGTTACCCAACATATAACTAAAATATGTCTGCTGTGCCATAGCTTGTTCAAGTGTGAACAAAGTATTAATTCCTGTAGACTCTCCTTGCTCAAACCCGAATATATTTATAACTTTTCTATAATCGGCCAGATCGTAATCCCAACAAGCTGATGCACCGTCAAATAAAGTCTCCGCCAATGCAGGGGTAATTGAAAAGAGTTTATCAATTCTTAATCCAGGCTCAGAATATAAATCAGAATGAAATACTAAGTACTCTTCTGTAAATCCAGCATACTTTGTATACCACTCGATTGCCTTGTCTATAAAATCGACAATCTGTGAATCTTCACATACTTCAAGATTAACAAACGGTGCACCAAGCTGATATTTTATACGGCTAATTAAATTTCCATACGTTTTGATCTTACTATTTAAATTTGTACTTCCACCTGGCTCATTAATACTAATACGCTCGTCCTTTGTTGGAGTGTACATAGCAGTGTCAATCTTAATTGAGTCCATTGCTACTGTAGACGTAAACGGAAACACGGTGGAATACATCATCAACGGTATACCGTACCCTACGTTGTTTACTTTTAATGTTACATATCTACCAGTGGATGAAAGCTGTGAGACGATAGTAGGGTTTGTAACATTTATTGGTGCCGCTCTATTTGACTGCGCAATCTTGTATAGTGGTAAACCATACCCAGATGTATTAACAGTTGTTGCTAATGCAGCTCCATAACTTGTTGCACTTGTAACTAAAGTTACGTTTTTAACGTCAATATCTGTTCTTTCAAGTTCAATAATATCCATACTTGGAACGGATGCGGTGAATGTAAAAAGTGGCATTCCTACCTTCTTCTTGTTTACTTCTAATTCAAGAAAGTATTGAGATGAAGTAGTTCCTGTTACTATTGTACTATTTCTAAATTGTAATACATTGCTCATATTCGATCCTTACTTGTTTGCGTAATACCCGGTGTCAATGAAATCAACAACTATTCCTCTTTCATCGTCCTTCACAGAAGACATACCTGGTAGATTGTACCAATTAACGAATAAGTTACCCCAAAGATTATTATGCCATGGAGGTGTTAGTTTTAATCTATATTCGATATCATGCGCTACTTCATGCTCTTGTACAGCATCACTGTAATCATTGTAGTCGTCAGGGCTACATACTACCCAGCATTGACGGTTTCTATAGTTATACCACCCCCCAATCCATGCACCATTATGTTCCGGGAACGGTGATCTAACTGCCCACATATAGTCAAATTTTTTGCTACCTTTCGTCAGATAGTACTCTCTTCTGTTGTCGTCTTTATATTTTGGATGTGTATTAGTTTTTATTTTTTGAATAGCATTGTTTGCGTTACCATAACAACGATATAAATTTATACCTTCTCCATGTTTTAATTTCTTTTTTGCTAATCCAAAAAATACTAATATATTGTAAAATAATCTCATAACTCTCTTTCTTATTAACTGTTATTGTTGTGTATCTTCTTGAAGTATTTAGTTAAACAGTGCTTAAATCGTGTATTTGTGTTTCTCTTAAATATTTGTACGCTTGTTGAACTGATCCAGATACAACGATTGAGGGGTAAGGGTATTCCCGTTGCCCTTACCTTCAACAAAATCTAGTGGTTCTGTATTATTAGTAGCTGGGTTTAAATTATTAACATCTGGACATTCTGCACACGTACCGATTACATAACCATATCTCCCCTGTTCAGTCTCAACTGTATACAAATATTCGTTTTCGCTAGATTTCATATTCCATACAACACAATGAGCCGCCGTTAGTCCGTGAGGTATTGTTCCGAAATTCATTCGGTGCTTAAAAGAGAAGAAACTATCAATTACTGTACATCCGTCCAATAGATTACTATGCGAGAAATGTAAATGATGGCCACTTGATCTTGATCCTGCAACATATCCATCAATTCCCGACAGCCCTGTAGCTCTTTCTGTTCTCTTGTCTGTACATCCGAATAAGACGATACCCGAGGCATTTGCTGTTGATATTAAAAATCCGTGTCTATTGAATTCAGCGATACAGTTCTTAACAAGAATATCATTAGACCTTAATACAAACATACAGCCATTACCACCACCACCATATTCTGTTCTTTGAAAATAACAATCCTCTAATGTTAACTGGAAGCTGTTGTCTACCTGAATTCCATTTGACAATATATGACACGTAGAGGTTGAATTAGATGCTGGCTGATAAGTGTAAACACGACGAATCCATGAATCATAAGAATCATACATTTTTATTACATAACTACCATGCACTTCGTACCCTGTGGTTCCTTCGACAAGCCAATCGTCATTGCCAAATCCTCCAGTAGTATTTTCTACATTGCCTATTGAAAAATCTTCTATCCCAACTTCCGATAAAAATCCTGTCGTTCTTAAAACACGCGCATTATCTCTTTGGAACATTGAATATCTAGTTGGCACGTCGATAGTAATGATATTATTAACATAATCAACAGAAACAACTTTACGAAAATAATTACATGGCTGAGGATATCCGTTCGTTGAGTTCCAGTAAGCTTCCTGACCGTGATCTGCAACCCAACCATCTGTAAAATCCCACTTCAATAGAACTATATCCCCTGCTGAATAAGCTGAAGAATCCGCGACAGGAATTATTTTTGTTGGGCCTGTCAAATCGGATACAATTAATGTTTCATCACTTTCTGTAACAGAGGTACTTACATTTATAATACTCTTTAGACGCATATTTGTTTCGGTGTTTAGAATATATGTTGAGCCTACTCCCTCACCTCTTAGTATGATATTATTTGACGTTATACTGAGACAATGTGAATTGACACCTGGCGATATACTATATGTTCCTGATGGTAGATACACAACTCCGCCTCCTGCTAATGCCGCCGCATCAATTGTATCCTGAATTGCTGATGTAGAATCAGTAGAGCCAGTATTATCAGCACCATAGTCTACTACGTTAAATACAGAAGTTGAGGGTGATGGAATTGCTTCTTCTCCCTTCTTATATCCTGCATATGAAAAATCTTGAATAAATCCATCTGTGTAGAAACTATTAGTATCAGTTGGTGGTGTCCAATCTGAAGGATACAAAGTTGATTCCCACTTTGTCCCATATGGAGGAGAATTTTTATATGGATGGTCACTAGGTAATTTACTAACCAATCCCCACTTCCACGCCAAATAGCCTTCTGTTTTTTCCCTAGTAATATCATCCGCAGAATGAATAACTATCTCACCTATTTTAACCTTACAGTAATTACCACTAGTATTATCCCCACCTAAATATAGTCTATCAACACCTATATAATCGACAGTTGTTTCGTTTTCCCTTAGATTTCCGTTTGCGTATACAATACTGCTTGTGCCCTCTGCAAAAAGTGTAGATATATTTGCCGGTGTCCATGCCGGTGTCCATGCCGGTCTTTCATCAATATACAACCTTGTAGTATTTGTATACCACCTTGTAGCATTTGATATAGAGATACGATTACTCATTTATTCCTTACTTAATTCAACCGAATAAACATCAGTGCCGTCAAAATACTTCAAAAACTTTCCACTTGTAGAAGGGCTATCTGTAATCCATATATCACCAGTAACTCGTTCACTGATAAGTGGGTCAGCGCTAAATTCGTTAACATTAATTACGCTGCCACCGCTTGGACCTGTTGTTATGGACGCGGTTGCTTCTTGTAATACGCCACCCGTATTAGATATAACAATTGCATTATCTCCAGTAAGCGATGGTACGATAATATTATTTTCAACCGTAAGATTTCCAATAAATGTGGCATGTCCTGTTCCTTGTTCTATTTCTAGTAATGCAAAATCATTTCTATCATCCCATATATGAAAAAATCCAGTTGTTGGTCCTGAACTGTAATAATACATATCCACTTCTCTTTGAGCAAGACCATACCAACTCAACCCAGTAATAGTAACATCACTATGACTGTTTCTGAAGTTAATCAAATTAGAATTAACTTGTAAGCTAGTTGTTATATCAATACTTCCTTCATTGGTATTAGCACCGCTTAAGAAAATATTATCCCCGGATATTTTAGGCTCTAAATTAGTTCCAATTCTATTCCAATAGGTATTTGTATCTACATAAGTTTTAACAGCTTGCTCAGTCGGTACTTTATATTGAGCATTACTGATTAAAGTTCCATCATTTGAAAAACTATTGACACCTGCTCCAGTTGGTAAATAAACTAATCCAGTAGGTATTCGACTTCCGGCATAATCCATCAACAACATTCGCTGTGAACCTATAGCCATTCCAAATTGCTGGGTGTTGAGTCCTTCAACTTGATAGAAATTTGGTTGTGGAGCAAATAGACCGGTACCGAACTTTAGATTGGAAGAGCCTAGTGCTCCAATACCATCAGTGGCTAAATTAACACTACCTTCGATGCTAGCGTCACCAAATACGGATAGTTTGTCAAGTCTGTGGTAGATGTAGCTCTGTGCGGGCGCGGCATTGTACTCAAGTGCGATTGTGTATGTGGTACCTTGATCGCTACCTGCACTACCGTCCCATTTGTACGCCCCGACTGCAAGTACACCACCATCAGATGACAGGGAGCAGGATTGTCCGAACTCATCATTTGCGCCTGCGTCGGGTGCTGTTAGTGTGGTTGTGCGCTCTGTCCATGAACTACCATTCCAGTCAAAGATGTAAACTGCACCCTGATTGCTAC